AAAATACCGTAGAATTTGTACCAAACTTTGATAACACAAAGACTGAGCCAACTACGTTAAGTGGACTCATTCCTAATTTGCTTATCAATGGATCATCAGGTATTGCGGTAGGTATGGCGTGCAATTTAATGCCGCATAATATAAATGAAGTATATGATACTTTAATCTATTATATAGACCAGACAATCAATGAAGAAGAAATCGATGAGAATAAAGTCTTTTCTCTTATTAAAGGTCCTGACTTCCCTCTCGGCGGAATTATTGTAGGTACATCTGGAATAAGAAATTATTTCAAGACTGGTCGAGGAAATATAATAGTCAAAGCTAATTATACAACTAAAATTCTTAAGAATGGTACGACACAGATTATTATAAATGATTTACCATATAAGACTAAGAAGACTGATTTAGTAAAGCATATTGATAATCTCAGAGAAGCTGGTATATTATCTGAAATCAGAGAAATAAGAGATGAGTCTTCAAAAGATTGTTATGTAAGAATAGTTATTGACGTTAAGAAAGACGCCAATTTAACTCTTTTACTTAATAAGTTATTTAGTAAGACAAGTCTTCAGACATCTATCGGAGTTAATAATGTCGTACTCGTAGATGGTAAGCCGGAAACTGTTAATCTGGATACCATGCTTAGAGCTTTTCTTGCTCATAGTGTTAATGTAACTTATAATTATATTGCATATGAGAGTGAAAAGCTAAGTACTAAGATAAATACTGTACGTGCGATCATACTTGCTGCTACCAATATCGATACTGTCATCGCCATTATAAAAAATAGCGATAATGAATTTGAAGATCTCAAGAATACAAATATATTTGAAAATGATGAGCAGATAAAATATATTCTTGATATGGCTATTAAGAATATATCTCATGCCAACATTGCTAAATATAATAAGAATCTTGAAGAACTCAATAGTCAGGCGGCAGAATATCAAAATCTTATGAATGACCAGAATGCTTTACTTAAGTATATTAAAGATAAGTATTCTGCGTTAAAGAAGAAGTATGGTGATGAACGCCGCACCACTATTGAAGAAGCCGAGTATTCAGTTCTTGATGAAGCTGATCTTATCACAGAAGAGTCTATCGTTGTAAGCTATACAAATAACGATATTGTTAAGTCTGTAAGTGAGAAAGAATATAAGACTCAGTCCAGAAATGGTAAAGGCATAAATCAGTATATCAATGAAGCAGATAACGATAGTATCAAGAAGATTATTTATATGAGCAATAAGGATGATCTTCTCTTCTTTACTAATATTGGTAGATGCCATATTATCAAGGGCTATCAGATTACTAAGGTTTCTAAGGTAACTAAGGGCAAGCATATAAATAATTATCTTAAGCTTGATGCTGGTGAGAGAGTAGTTAATGTTATTGCCGCCGACACCAAAGTTAAGAATAGTACTTTTGTATTCGCAACACGTAATGGCATGCTTAAGAAGATGTCATTTGATCTTCTCCCTAAGCGCGGCAATATAACCAAAGTCATTACTCTTATGAATAATGATATGCTCGCAGATATAGATGTCATTGAGAATAAAGATACTGAATGCAATATCACAGTAGTTACATCTGATGGTAAAGCTCTTAGTATGACTCAGGATAAAATCAGAGAAACTGGTAAGTCTGGGCGTGGTGTAAGAGGTATTAAGCTTTCAGATAATAATTATGTTGTTAAGGTGATTGTATCTCCTGCTGATAATACTGATTCAAAGAAATATCTTTTAACTGTTACCGAGAATGGTTTCGCTAAACAGACTTCCTGTAATGCGTATGCAAGTAAAGGAAGAAATGGGCGCGGCGTCGCATCTCATAAGATTACTAATGAAAGCGGACAAATTGTCTCAGCAGCTATCGTAGATAACAATGATGAACTCCTTGTATCTACTAAGCGTGGTAAGATGATCAGACTTAAGCTTTCTGAAATAAGATCAACAGGCAGAGTGTCAACAGGTGTCAGACTTATTAAGCTTGGAGACAATGACATAATAGCATCAGTATCTGTTATAGATGTAGATAACGAGAATAAAGAATAAGAATGTATAGTAACGATACAAATCAAATTTCTCAGGGCTTCGATAATTTTATCGGAGCCCTTATCTCTTCCCTTCACGCTTCGCCAGAAGCGTCTAAACAAGCAATAGTTGAAATCCTTTGTAAGAAGATTATGAATCTTATCGTTAATGAGAATGAGATAGATTTATATGCCGCAAGACCATATATTAAATCTGTTCTTACATTTTTATGTAAACGAAAAGATTCTTTGACTGAATTATTAAAGTCAGAGACAGGATCAAAGAACAAACAGATTGATTCTGCCATTGATGATTATAACCAGGTTATTCAATTTTTCAATAATATTTTAGTAAATACAGGTGGTGAGAAAACAAATGACATTACAGGAAAAACTTAAAGCTATAGATAAGATCAGTGATGGCATAAACAGTAAAGCTGGAAAAACCATTATGGGTCGCCTTGGTCGCAGCGAAGAAATCAAAGACAAGCTTAAGATTGAATATATCCCTACTCCAAGCAAGAATGTCAATGATGCAATTGGTGGCGGATTTCCTCGTAAGAGGATGACTATTGTTTCCGGTTTGCCGGATAGTGGTAATTGTTTTGCCGTCATATTCTGATGCTGTTTGAAAGAATATGATTATGAGAATGGAATTAAGCGAGAAGAGATTGTAAGATCTTAATTCGAACCGAAGGCTATAAGTAAAATTATAGTCAGGGGCAACGCATAGGAATTGAAACTATATTTAATATAGAATATAATGTTCCCACGAGGCCGTTCTACGTAACAGCAAATACATAACGTAAAAAACTATGCTAAACTAGACCAGAATCGACTGGTCGATGAAAATGAGAGTAATCTCTAGAGCCGTAGATAAAAAGCTACGGGTTAATAACTATTTGAAAACATCCCTTTTGCTAGAGACAATAGCATATAATCAAAAAAAACCAGAATTCATCGCGTGTTGGCTTGAGAGCGAATCTTCGCTTGAATTAGACTATCTTGTCAATACATTTCATATAGATCCAGATCGGTTCTTATATATAGAACATGATAGAGAGGGTGCAGGAGAAGCTGCACTTGAAAAGATTGAATCTGTTCTTGCCGCATCTGTATGTGATATGGTTGTCATAAATTCGCTTAAGTGTCTTGTTCCAAAGGAAGAAGTAGATGCAAGTATTGCTAAGTCAACTATCGCATTACAGGCAAGAATGAATGCAAAGATGGCAAGAAAATTTACTTCTCTTGTTGCTGAAAGCAATGCTGCTTTTGTTGTAGTAACTCATCTATCAACTGATATAGGTAACGTAATGGCCAGAGACAATAAAATTATCGCTGGTGGAGAGGCTATTAAGTATGCCTCTGCTCTTACTATTGATCTTCGTAAGAGGTCTATTCAGGATTCTGATCCTATTACAGCTCTCGAAGGAATCAAGATTGGTCTTACTGTAAAGAAGAACCATTGTACGCCATCTGTAAATCCATATCTGAAGACAGAGTATTTTGCTATCTTTGGACAAGGTATTGAACAGTATCTTGAAACTCTTCAGAATGCAATCAATCAGGGCATTCTTACTCAGAATGGTGCTATGATTAGAGATATAGATACTGAAACTGGTGAAATAAGACAGTGGAATGGACAAGATCTTGTATGGCGTGGTAAGAATGCTTATCGTGAATTCGTAAAGAATAATCCTGATTATTTTGCCAATCTTCAGGATCGTGTCAATGGTAGAACTGTTGAGATGAGTGAAGCTGAAGTTGCTGCCGCTAAAGCCGAAGAGAATAAGATAATTGAAGACGTCGCAAAGGACATGAGCGATGCAGAATAATATCTGTGAATACGGATATTCCGATTGCATGAACATAGGTGAGAAATGTCACCTATGTTCTGTGAAAGGATTGCATTACAAACCGCCGAAAGAAGTAAAAAAAGGACTGAATAAATCAGCACCTAAAATTACTAAACGCGGCGGTTCTGTATTTGAATACAATAATAATAAAGCTAATAATAGTTTATTGTCTGGTGTGACATCAAGACAAACTCCTAATTCTGGTGCCGGTCAGATAAAAGGCGATGAGCAAATCTCTGGCATTATCAACATTATGGAAGAATTGAAGGAACAAAATAAACTTACTTCTCGTGGAGAAAAGACATTCACAATTCAAAAAGAATGGCTTGAAAAACTTAAACGAGAAGCTATAGCAGAAAATAAAGAATTTTGGTATCTTAAGTTTATTTTTTCTGGTACAGACAAAGATGTTTACTGTATCCTTGATTCTGACATGGTAATGTCAATGGTTTATACTATGGTTGAAGATCGACGCGCTAAAATCAGAGCAGATTTATCTTTGGATGTTGCAAAGAAAGAAAATGAATTATTAAAAGCGAAGCTGCTGACAGCAGATAAAGAGAATGATCTGCTTAAGGCACAGATTAAATTACTATCAGAAAATCTAAATAATGGTCAGCAAAAACAACCAGATATTACAAATAATACGTGAGATAAATCCAGATGATCCAACGAAGTATGTTACCGATCTTGTTAAAGAATTTTCATTAGAAAAAATCAATGATAAGATTCTCAATTGTAATTTGTGTGGTAATAATCGCAATAAGACATTATTGTCTGGAAATGTCAATTCAAAAGTATTAGTAATAAGCGATACTCCAAAAAAGTATCAATTTAATTCGAACATAAAAACTGCACGCACTTTAGAAAATGAGCGTGCAAATATTTTGTTCGATATATTGTCCGAAATAAATATAGATCCAAATTCATTGCTGTATTGCAACTGTATAAGTTGTATTGACAGCAATAGCACTTCCCTGCTTCCATGTAAAAAAGAACTCTGTAATTGTTATAATAATATTCTTAAAAATATTATTAAGATCGTAGATCCAGAAGCTATTTTGTTACTAGGAAATGTTCCATTGAGGTTATTCTTCAATGAGAATTTTTTGAATTTAAGAGGACAGTTATTAGATATAAATGGCATTGAAGCAATGGCTACTTATAATCTGTCCTATTTTGAAACAATGAAAAATCTAAAAGAACGTGAGATTCTTTTATCTGAATATAATTTATTCAAAACTGATATAATAAACTTTTTTGAATACATACAAAAGAAAGGTATAATATAATGAACGCATCGCCACTTGCAGCTAAGTTTAATCCGTTTTTAAAGAAGAATATTAACACTGCCTCTACTACAACTCCTGCTACGGCAGTCACTCCTAAGAATGAAGTCGAAATCAAGGAGTCTCTTGATAAGACACTTCCCGATCCTGTTGCCGAGAATCCTGTACCCAATCCTTTTGGCAAGGAGGCAACTAAGAATCCTTTTGCTCATGCACATGAGACAAAGAAGGAAGAAGTTAAGGTTGAGCCAGCCGATGAATCTGTAACAACCGAGGCAACTCCTGAGTCTGCTGAGGTAAAGGTAGAAACTATTACTGAGCCAGAAGCTACTGTTGAGCCTGAAGTTGTTGAAGTAACAGATTCTATTGAAGAGACTGCCGAGACCGAAGTTGAGGCAGAGACAGATACAGAAACTGCTGAAGCAACTCCCAAGAAGCGTCGCAGAAGAACCAAGCAGCAGATTGAAGAAGATAATAAGGCTGCTGCCATTGCTGCGCAGGCAGAGAATTCGGACACTCCTGCTGTTGAAAACTCTGTGGAAACCCCGGTAAATGTTGTTAATAACTCTACCGTTGATTTTAAGGCAGCGTGCGAAGAGTTTGGTTCATTCTGCAATGATGAAGAGTGGACCGCTTTCGCAGATGATGTTAAGACATCTTATAATGATATTAAGATCACTCCTGACATCACAACCGCTTCTCTTATTGGAATTACTTGCCAGCTTTCAAATCTCAGAGATAAGATCTGGCAGCAGCACCAGTATTATAAGGCACAGTTTGATAGACTTGCTTCTAAGGAACCTGAGGGAGTTATCGAACGCACAAAGAGGCTTTATATGGATGATGCCGCAAATAATGACATGAAGCGCAAGAAGTCTTCTACTGTCGCCTGCATGAATTATACGACCAAGGATGGCAACGTAATTAATCTTTATGAGTTCCTCGATGAAATTCGTGCAAGATATTACTTCCTTAACGCTGTTATGAATAACATTGAGTTCAAGAAGAACCAGCTTGTAACCATCAGTAGTGCGTTAAAGATTGAGAACAGTCTTGCTAATTAAATTTTAGTGGAGATATAATATAATGAGTACTAATGATAATTTTGTATTCCCTAAGAAGATTAAGGAAAAGATTGAGCGCAGGTTAAACCCTGCACTCATCAAGACAAGAGATGTAAGCGGTAAGCCAATGAGATATATTGCCGGAAGCACCGTTGTAGATATTCTCAACGATGCTTTTGACTATATGTGGGACTGGATTTCCGATAAGGAATGGATTGAACAAGGTGTTTCCTGGTACAATAAGTATTGGAAGAATGCTGAAGGAAAGCAAGAAGGACGCTGGGAAGAACAAGGACCTGTTGCTCATGTCAGAGGACATCTTGTCGTCTCTTTTTACGATAACAATGGCAATTTTCATGAGATAACTAAGAGTGGTTATGGCTCAAAATGTATCATAGGAAAACAGTCTGAACAGGATTCAATTTTTAAGGCAGCAGAAACTGACGCGCTTAAGAAAGCTGCGTCTCGTCTTGGTATCGGTCTTGAGCTTTATAGATCAGAGGAAGAAAACGCATATTTTGAGATGGCAAAGGATCCAACTGCATGGACTGATGAGATGCTACATAAGTATGCTAAGGCTCTCGATTATATCAATAATGTAATGGGACAGCTTGCTCCACAAGACCAGATTGGTGTTATTGAACAGTTTGGTTATGATTGTCATTCGCTCGAAGACATTAACCCGACCAATATTGATAACTTTATTGGTTATCTTACAGATCTTGAAAAGAAAGCAGGAGAAGAACAGGAGGCATCTTAATGCTCGACAATTCAGAATTCCTCACTTGTCCGAAATGTAATTATAATAGATTTGAGCAGTTTGACTCTCATTCATATGACATCACAAATAAGAAAGCAACTAATGTGATAGATGGACCTATCATGTTAAGGTGTCTTAAATGTGGTCATACATTTGAAAAGCCAAACTGTATAATCATAAAGAAGTATGATAATTTTTGATATAAAATGGAAAGTTAAGACTGCCGGACCGACTCCGGTAGTCTTAAAAAATACCAGGACAGAGCTATTTCTATTTGGATGCAAAAAGGCTATGTCAGGAAATCCATGTAAGGGATGTTTTAATCCATCTACTTGGAATGCGTCTGCGGCTACTATTACACATCCAGCCAAGGAAGTAGTTTATAATATTATAACGAATCCCAATTTTAATGGTTATTTAACCATTGGCGGCGGTGAACCAACTGATCAGCTTGATGAACTCATCGAGTTATGTAAAACTATGAAGGTATATAGACCAAAGTGTCATATCATGGTTTATACGTGGCATGATCTGTATAAAGAAAATCTTTTTGAAAATGAGAAGTTTTCAGAGTTATTCAATTATATAGATATGGTTGTCGATGGTGAATACAAGGAAGATCAGCGGCTTTATAATGAAACAGCTCTGGATGGTTTTACGAATAGTGTTGGATCTGCAAATCAGACCATTTGGTCCAAGCATTATGATTCTGATATAAAATCAGATATATGGCTTGGTATTGAAATGGGCAAATTAAAGAACATTGAATTGACAGATTCCAACGAACTTGTATATATACTTAAAGATATGGATAATTATTATGAAGTTTGAGTTTACTTATGAAGGCGCACCAGATACTATTGGTTTTAATTCAGAAGATATTGAATCATTATCTGAGATGATGAACGCGTCTTATAGCTATACTATAATTGATAATCATCAGCTAAAGAATCAGATTATTGAAATTGATGGTATATCTTTTTCTGAAGAAGATAATAAGATTTATTTAAATTTCAGTATCTATGATGATGCTAACACTGATTCATGGAATAAAGATAAAGACAAGAAGCTTGTAGTAAAAGATAGGGCGCCTATCGACGTGAAGCATTTCAGTTATATTCTTTATGATGCCATGAAGGATTATGGTGTAATAGAGTTTTCCAAAGAAGACATTATTCCAATGATTTATACTGCCCAGCATAATGGAGCCATTGTTAATACTATATCGACTAACGACGATATTTCTATGCCAAAGTATGCGTGCACAGGAGTCTTTTATAATTCTGATACAAATAAGGTTGTTAGTACATTTAATGAGGTCGATGTAAGTAGTAAGCATATCGCCATTAGTAATAATGATACTATTCTTTTAACAAAGAATTCTGTACTTGCATATGATACAATCTTTTTCAGGATTAGTATATGTGGCAATGATTATTATTATAGTTGGAATACCTCTACACAGTATCACTTGAATGAAGACAATGAAGAGAATGAAGACGATAATAGCAATAAGAATTCAAATGATTTTTCTGGAATTATAATAGATATTAGCGATTTATCTTATTTCAATATAATAAAGAGAAAAGACATAAAGTGCATTGATGCGATGGATGACATTGAAAAGTCTCCATCAAAACCAATCGAGGCATTAAATAAATATAATAACAGATGCGAAGATTATGACTTTGATCTCGCATTTTAATTCACAAAAGATAAGGAATAAATAATAATGAGAGAATGTATTAAAACAACATTCGATTGGCTTATTAAAGCAAAGACTCCTATTATTCTTGTTAATACATATGAAGAAGAGGCATTTATTCGAGATTTGTGCGAATATGCTTATTCTTCTGCATATGATCTTGTTACTTGGTCTATGGCTTCAGGTATGGACAAGTATGACACAGTAAATAAGCAGATAGTAAGCAGTGTGCCTGGCGCGTCATTTATGGTATTTGCAAATACTATTGACGCAAAGCAGAATCCTAAGAATAATGATAATAGCGATGATAATGCTGATTCTGATGATAGTTTGTTTGACAGTAATACAGATAAGAAAAATGTTATATTTGTAATTAAGGATGCTCATGCTGTCTATGAAAATAATAATACTATCATCAGAAAAATCAGAGATCTTAAGGAATACCGTTATAAGGTTTATTGCCCACTTATTCTTATGACTCCTGTTACTTCAATTCCTCTTGAGCTTGAAAAGATTGTGACCGTATTCAATTATGATCTTCCAAATAAGGAAGAAGTAACACTGACTGTAAATGGACTCATTTCAGCGCTTAAGAAGAAGAATGAGGCAGATTTTGTTGAGCCAGACACTGATACTGTAAACGCTACTATCAATTCTCTTATGGGCCTTACGTCTAATGAGATCAGATATATTCTTATGCGTAGTGCTATGCAGTACAATACACTGAATCTTGACCTGATTTCTCAGTGTAAGGTCAATATGGTCGAGAAGTCTGGTCTTCTTGATTATGTTGTGCCAAAGATCTCTTTTGACGACATTGGTGGTAATGAGCCATTTAAGGAATGGATTGATGATGTATCATCTGTTTTGACAGATAGCGCAAAGGATTTTGGCTGTGAAGTACCTAAGGGCTATATGGCACTTGGTATTGCCGGAACTGGTAAGACTGTTATAGCAGAAGCTATCGCGAAGAAACTCGGTGTACCGATGTTTATATTTAACGTCTCAAAGATTTTTGATAAACTCGTCGGTCAGTCAGAAAAGAAAATCGAGCAGGCACTCAGAATCGTTAAATCCTCTGCCCCTTGTGTTCTTCTGTTCGATGAGGCAGAAAAGATTTTTGGAGGATATGGTGGGTCTGATTGTGATGGCGGAACAAGTTCGAGAGTGTTTTCAAGCATTCTAAGATTCTTGGCCGAGAACGATAAAGTATTTATCGTAATGACTTCAAATGATGTCAGAAAGCTGCCACCTGAGCTTACCAGATCTGGAAGACTTGACACCACTTGGTATTTCAGTTTCCCTACTTTCTCCGAGCGCAAAGACATTTTCAGGATTCATTTTGCAAAGGCTGGTCGTACTGATATTGATCAAGACATTTTGACAAAAGCAGCAAAAAAGACAAATAATTTTACCGGTGCAGAAATCAAGAATGTGGTTAAACAGGCTATCTGGCAGTCATATAAGAGATATAAGGAAACCAACGAGAATACAATTACAATAGATGATATTGAATATGCTATCTCAAAGGTAGTTCCTACTTATAAGACTTCCAAAGAAAAGATTGATGCTCTGGAAAGATATGCGAGAGGTAGAGCTCTGTTTGCAAACAATTCGTCAGAGAATAAAGATGTAAATGATTTCGATGACGATGAATTACTCAGAGCTTTAGACAAGTAATTTGGCAGAACAAAATAAATTTAATCCTAATATAATTTCTTTTTCTTCTATAAGAAATAATAAGAAAAGAAAACCTGTTTCAAATAATGTATCTGAAACGGATCTAAAAACAAAAATAGTAAATGCCAGAAACGAAGCACAGAAAGAATTAACTGAGCTGAATAATAAATTCAAAACTTTCTTGGAAAGTATTGAAGATAACAACACAGCCAATTTTACTGGATATATTGAAAGCATTGAAAAGTATCATGAAATGCTTCGTATAACAGCAGAAGCTATTATCAACGGCAATGAAGATCTTAAAGAATATCTTGGAGATCAGTACAATGAAATTCGAAAAGATTTTTATAAAGATCTGATTGCCGCAATAGATAAGAAAAATAATACAGAAAATGAGGATAATTAATTATGTCGCATTGGGTAAAGTACGAAAACAAGACTTTTGAAAATACTAATATGAAGCTTCTTAGTAAGGCTATGAGAACCCTTGGTTATGGTCTTGATAACACATGTAAGTCTATCAGAAATGCATGGGGAGAAAGCCAGTGTGATTGCGCAATCACAAAGGACAATAAGACCCTTAGTCTCGGATTCAAGAAGAATGATAAGAACATTCTTGAACTTGTTGGCGACTTCTATGGAACTGGCGTAGATGAGAGAACATTCCTTGATAAGGTAGCGCAGCAGTATCAGTCCGAGCGTATCCAGAATGTTCTCAGAGACAATAGGTGGGAGATCGAGAATGTCACCAAGAACAAGAATAACGAGATTGTTATCAATGCTTATGAGTTTACTTTTTAAGTAAAATTCGTAATAGAATACACAAGATAAAGAGGTTTTATAAAATGAACGATAAGCGTAAGATCAGAATTACGATTGATGAAAAGGGCGGATATAAGTTTGAAGCAATGGAAGGATTCAACGGTGAGTCCTGCATCGAAAAGACTAAGAATATTGAAATGGTTCTTGGTGGCACAGCAGTAGCCAGCGGTAAGAAGGACGATTATTATAACGGAGATTCTCCTGAGAACGTATTTGTAAATCTGTAATAATGCTTAATGTTTTTCAGATTTTAGCGTCGCTGAATCCTGAGCAAAGGACCGTTGTGAAGAGTATCAACGGTCCTTATTTTGTTTTGTCTGGACCAGGTTCTGGTAAAACCAAATGTTTGGTTTCAAGAACACAGTATATGCTTTATAATAAAATTGCGCCCGAATCTATACTTCTCTTCACTTTTACCGTAAAAGCGGCAAATGAGATTAAAGAGCGTATAGCAGAGTCAATTGATAAATCTGCCGCAGAAAAAATAACTATCGGAACTTATCATAGTGTATGCTTAAGGATACTTAAAAAGTATTATACGTGGCTAGGGTTATTCAAAGAGAATTTTACTATTTATGACCAGACAGATACTTCTGGCATATTAAAGAAGTTATGTTCTTCAAGTACAATTGATCAGCAGACTATTGCTAATTATATTTCTGATCAGAAAGATAATTTATTGTCTCCTGAAGAATCATTAAAAAATTCAAATACTTCTATAGATAATGAGAAGGCTTTATTATATTCTGAGTATCAAAAAATCTTAGTAAGAAATAATGCTATAGATTTTGATGATATTCTTTTTTATACTGTTAAGCTTTTACAGTCTTTTCCTAAAATCAGAGAAGAGCTAAATGAACAGTATAAGTATATAATTAGCGATGAAACGCAGGACGCAAGTACAAGTAATATTTGTCTACTTCAATTATTGAGTCAGAAGTATAATAATATCTGTATGTTTCTTGATGATGATCAGTCTATTTATGGTTTTCGTGGCGCAAATCTGAATTCTATTTTAAGTATCCCTGGTCATATGCAGAATATGACCATATTACATCTTAATCAGAATTATCGTAGTACACAGAATATAGTAAATGGCGCATTATCTGTTATAAATCATAATAAGAAAAGAGAGCAAAAAGAGTTATTTACTTGTAATCAGACTGGTCAGAATATTATATATACTGAAAAGTATAACACTGAACAAGAAAGTAAAAATGCTATAAATCTAGTTAAGTATCTCGTAGAGAAAAAAGGATTAGCTTATAGTGATGTTGCTATCTTGTATCGCAATAATGCTTTAAGTAGGCCATTAGAATCTGTATTGATGCAAAATAATATTCCCTATTCTATTAAGAATGGACTTGCATTCTTTGAAAGAAAAGAGATTAAAGATGTTTTGGCATATATCAGATTCATTCTCAATCATTATGACGATGAGGCATTTAAGAGAATTATAAATATACCTCAAAGAGGTATAGGTACTGTAACTATCAATAAGATTGAAAAATATGTAGACGAACATATTGGCACAGACATTATTAAATGTTGTGAAGAAATTATAGCAAATAAAATGTTTGGTGCCGGTACTCTTTCTAAACTTAAGGAATTTGTAGATTATATAAATACGTCTACAGAAGTTATAGACGATTATATGCCGCATGAATTTGTTACAAAGCTTATAAGAGAAATCAATTATAGCGCAGTATTGCTTAAAGATGATCCAGACACATACGTAGATAGATATGCAAATGTATTACAGCTTGTAACTATGGCATTAGGATATATAGATATTCGTGATTTTGTCAGTAGTGTTGCTTTGATTCAAAATACAGACGAAGAGAATGACAATAAAGTAACTCTTACAACTATGCATGGTTGTAAGGGACTTGAATGGAAAGCTGTTATTGTCATAGGACTTAATGATAGTGTCATTCCAGGTAGATCAGATGAGGAAGAAGAACGCAGGCTTTTTTATGTTGCGATGACAAGAGCAAAAGAGTATTTGTTTTTGTCGCGCCCGATCTTTACCCCTAAGTGCTCTTATGCTAATGCCAAATGCAGATTTATAGATGAGATAGATAAACAGTATGTCTCAGATATATCAACAATCAGAAGGTAGCATGGTAGCAAGAATAAAGCAAGTAGGTAACTTCTGTCATATATCTTTTAATGGAAAATCAAAAGAAGATTTTTATAATTATGCGCAGAAGTTAATTTATATTAACGAAAAATCATGGATAGATTCTTTGGGTGTTTGGGAATGTCCAGGAACCTATTATGACTTTATTGTTTCTCTGTTTGAGAACAATATAGATTATAACAATATTGGATCTGATCTAAAGTTCAAGCCATATGAATATCAGCAAAAGCTTATTTATGACAGCTTGAATCATAAAGAATTGCTTCTTGTTTCTCCATGCGGTTCAGGTAAAACTGTTATAGGTATAGGCACTTTTCTTGAATTAAAGAAAAATAATCTTATATCTCAGGATAGCATAGGTATAATTCTTGTCAAAGCAACGTTAAAGATTCAGTGGCAGAAAGAGATTGAAAAATTTTCAAATCTCAAAGCAAATATAATCAAGACTTCTGCTGATATTGCATCAGCCAATAGGGCAAAGATAAAAAATCTTAAAGCTAAGATAAAAAAACTTAATTCTATAGAAGATAAGCTGATTGTCAAAGATCTGAAATCCAAGATTAAGCAGCACGAAAAGGATTCAAAACAAGTATTCAAAGACCAGTTTATAGGTTATGATTTACTGGTCTTGAATTATGAGGCACTCAAGAATTCTGAAATTTCAGATATGCTTAAAACATTAAAAATAGAATATATTTTTGCAGACGAAGTTCATAAGATTTCTAATAGAAAAGCTCAGTTGTCTCAAGCCGCTTATCAGTTTAATTATATTAAATATAAGATTGGGGCTACTGCCACCGCGATAAGCAATAATCCAGAGAATATATTCGGGTTATATAGTTTTATTGCGCCGGAACTCTTCCCTTCTTATAGTTCTTTTGCTAAGAGTTATATAAAGTTTGCTGGCTATGGCAGAGTTATTGGAGTCAAGAATGAAGTCTCGTTGGCTCGAAGATATAAAAACAATATTGTTGTGTTGACAAAAGAGGAAGTGTCAAAGCATCTTCCGGAATTAACTGTTATACAGCAATATTGTGAAATGACTGATGAACAGCAAGTTATGAGCGATCAGATTCTCGATGAGCTTAAAGAAGTGAAAGATCGTGAATATGAGTTATCTAAAAATGCTGTAAGTCAGGTTGATCTTGAAAATAATAAAGAGTATCAAAACATCAAAGCAAAAATAATGATGTTACAGACTTTTGCCCAGGAATTGGCTGATGATCCGAAATTATTGCAAATATCTGAAAGTGAGTATGCCGCTAAATATTGTCTTGAACATAACCAAAGTCCTAAGACAGATTTGGCTATGGAACTTGTAACTCAGATAATTGAATCGGGCGAAAAAGTCGTAATTATATCCCGTTATGTCAGAATGCTAGACATTTTAAATGAGGAAATAATCAGGAAATTCGGGCAACAATTCAAGATAGCTGTTGTTACTGGTAGTATGTCAGACCAAGAAAGATACGATAACATTTATACAAAATTCAGGGATAGCGACGAATATCGTATCCTGTTAATGTCTGATGCCGGTTCGACCGGCACCAATGCTTCTACCGCTCAATATATTATTGAGTTTGATCTTGCAGAGTCATATGCTACTCAAACTCAGAGACATGGTAGAATTGAGCGAGCTGATTCGATTCATAAAAACGTATTCGTGTATCAGATTATAGCTAAGAATAGCTATGACGAGATACAGCAAAAGATTGTTTCGAAGAAAGAAGCATATGACAGCAATCTTATAAAAATATTCGCAAACAATAAATAGTCTGGAAGGAATATATATGGCTAATAGAGCTGGTTATCGTTTACACGTCAAAGGTAATAAGAAATTTGTAAAAGAATTTTTAATGGCAATGCAATGGCGAGATGAATATGAAAATAATGGAGTACCTGGTGTTTTATCTTGCTATGAAGACAAAATCATTGATTATGATAATGATGATTGTGTGTGTTATTGTTCAGGTAGTTGCAAATGGTCAATTGCTTCTTCTATGAGAAATAAATCAGCAGATAATAATATAGAATATCTTAGCAAACGTTTTGGTCTTGATATTGAAGCTTATTCTAGCGAAAGTCTATGTTGCTTTGAAGAACACGTTTATATTGCATGCGGTAATGTTATAATTGACGATTGCGCCAGCACGTGCGATTTGCTAATAGACGAAGATGATGATTATCAGCTTACTGATGAAGCGTTTGATAACCCTGTATTAAAGGCAGCAGGTATCACAAAAGATAATTATTCGCAATATATCAACGAACATAAAGAAGAAAGCCAAGACGGTTGGCTCCATCTTGGCGGCTTTGACAAATGGTCGTTTGATTATGTAAAATAAAACTCTAGAGAGGAAAGTATTTATGTGTAAACTTCAAAACACTGAAACATTTGAAAGCTCTCTCGCAAATTTTCTCGATAAGGCAGAAGAATCAGAAATTCATGATTATCTGTCAGACGATGGCGACAAGATAACTAATAAGGAAGAAGCCAATTACTTTATCCGTAAGGTTAAGGAAATGACTCAAACAGTTCAGAATATTAACGACACTGCTGACGAAGAAATCGAGAAGCAGACAAAACGAATCAATGAATGGCGCGATCAATCCACAAGGAATTACTCTTATATGATCGAAGAGTATACAAAGAAGCTCAGAGATTATTGGATTGAATATGGTAATAATAAGACTGTTAAGCTATCTCAGGGATCTCTTTGCATGCGAAAGATGAAGGACAAGGAAGAATATAACGCAGATCTTATAAATGAATTCCTTGAGCGCAACGTACTCTATCAGTATACTAATAGAGTTCCAGACAAAGCAAAGATTAAGGAAAATATGGTAGTCAATCCTGATGGTACAGTAAGCATTCCTGATGGAACCGGTACGATGCATCAGCTTGAAGGATTTACTATAAAGAAGCAAGAACCAAGATTCGAGGTAAAGTAATGGCAATAAATTGTTTAGGATGTAAAAATAATAGAATCTGTACAATTTATCAGCAATATAAAGACATTATTGAAATATCTTCATGTACATCGTTTTCTGCAATAAGTAATGTGCCAGAATCAAATACTTCAAGTCTTTATTGGCCTCCTGGCGTAAGAAGTTCTGGCAGCTCGTTACATTCTCGTATTGAAGACAGAAAAGAAATTATCAAGAGTCTTAATGATAAACGTAAGGCAGATATAGCAGCCGCAGATGCTCATGATAATGAAAAGGTTACGTGTGCTATATGTGGCGGAGAATTCAGGCGCTGTGAAACCACTGTTTGCGACAACTGCGGCAAAATTATTTGTATGAATGACGCCAATGAAGATCTTACTACTAATAAGACATTATGCGATGATTGTTATAATGCTGATGAGGAGAATAAGTAATGGCGACCATTATAGATAAACCATTTTGGAGCAAAGAGACTGAACTTTTAACCATAGATAAAAATAAGGCTGAAAAGATTCAGGTTAAGATTTGTGAAAAAGACGATACAAGATATATAGACATTCGTACACTCAAAAAGGACTATGCCAGTGGTGATTACCTGCATACAAAAACCGGCATTTGTCTTTCAGAAGATCTTTATAATCAGATCACAGAAGTGATCAATCAAAATTTAAATAAGTAATAAAACATGATCGATTTAATAGCAAAGTATAGAAGTCAATTTGTTTTTGGTATATCTCCGAAGCAGTTAAAGCAGCTTTTGGAAGATAATACTAAGAGTAATGGCTTTTTTCTTAAAGGCCGCTATTATCCTTGTGTTTGTGAATTATTTGCTCCTATTGAAGCAAATAAGCGATTCAAGTATCCTAATAAAAAGTGTTATACAGTTATTAAAACATTAGGATTAAGTAATATGAACATAGAAGAATACTCTTGCAATAATTGTCTTGCAAGATGTATTGAAAATCTTACTTCAGATAATCCGAAAATAAAATTAAAAAATAACATATAATTCAGAGGTTAATATGAATACTTATAGTACTATTATTCTCATCCTTCTTATTTTGGCATGTATCGCAGATATAATCACAAGAATATTAACTGGTCTTAAGAAGCAAGAAAATAATCAAAATAATCAAATTCTTGAAAATGCCTTAAGCGTGTCTGATTTAATCAATGATATAATTAAGTCATGGTTCTTATTTGCTCAAAAGCAGAATTGGACAAACCCTGATCGCATGGCTTATGTTGTTCAGATGGTATTGTCGGTGTTCCCTGAAAGTGTCAGAGAAATGCTTGGGATGCCCGTTGCTGATTACGTTCAGAAACTGTATGATCAGTTTACCAGTTCATATAAGCAGCTCGATAAAGAGCTTGAAGAAAAGAACAACGAAGATAAGGCAGAATAATTTTTATCCCCGGTTAATCCGGGGATTTTTATTTTTTGGAGTATAATAATATTATGTCGTATGCTAATTCTCGTATAGAGTTTACCTCTGGATATTTAACAAATACATTAAAATCAATTGCTCAGGCAAAGGGTAAGATAGATATACTGGGTTATATTGAAAAAATTTTCACCAATTGTTATGACTCAGTTTTTTATATAGAAGAAATTAAATATATCAATAATGGTTCGCCTTATTCGTCAAGAGAAAAAATCACAGAAAATGTTGGCGATAAGTTTTTTAAAAGTCTTAATAGGATAAAAAGGCTTGCAATAAAATATTATGACGAACTTAAAAAGTTTGAAAATAATAATTCTGAAAATAATACAGAATTTGAAAATATATTATCCGATTCGGATGAAAAAAGAAAAGAACTTGAAGATGAGTATGAAGATATAAAAGAATCTTTTACTCAGACTATAGACCTTTTCTTGAATAATATCAGAAATTATGTCGATTCATATGGATATAATTACAGATATATTCCAAGTGATATGCAAAAGCTTGGCAATGATATTTTTATCTATCAACTGTCACAAATTTTTGGTTTAGTTAAGCAGAAAAATACAAGTATAAAAAATAAAATGCTTACTATTGCCACTACTGATTCTATTGAAGAGTATACAAGAGTTAACGAAAGTCTTTCAAGTGATCTTGTAGAAAAATATGGTGTCTTTTATTCGCAGCCAAAAAATAACAATACACTGACATTTGACAAATATATTATTGGTGATCCAAGTGATTGCAAAATCAGCAATGGTGTTTTTGATATTGTTTATTGCGATGCTTCAAATATATCGATGTTTGAAAACTGCACAAAAACAACTGAATACTCGGCTCTTGTAAACAGTATGAAATTCTTAAAGCCTGATGGTTTGCTTGTATACACAACATATTATTTCAGGTATACAAAAGATGTATGTTCTGTTCTTGCAAGATATATGCGTGATGCAAAGATCGTAACTTGTAAAGAAAAAGGATTTATTACTGTCATCGGTTATAGAAGAAAAGATAAAGTATCTGATCAAGAATTATATACTAAACTCAGGAGTGTAATTTATTATTATGACTTCTCTTCTGATTCATTATCTGATGTTGAATTTAATGTCGAGCCAGCAAATCTGGATGTTTCAATATTCAGAGGAGCTCATGTCACATCAGAAATGATTAAGAACTTGTATGAGTCAAATAATTTATTTGACTCTATTGATCTGACCTATGCAAATGGAAACAAAGACGATAAGCATCCGTTGTTGCCATTCAGCTTGGGACAGCTCGGTCTTGTTTTGACCTCAGGATGTCTTGATGGAGTTATCAAAGAAAAAGATTCCAACGGTCGTGTTATTGGCTGTCACGCTATCAAAGGAGAAGTTAATAAAATAACAGAATTAACAACAGCTGATGATCACAAAAATACCCGAGAAGAAACAATAAGTAACAAAGTAAGTATAAATATTTTTAAGCCTAATGGTGAGTTAATCTCATTGGCTTAATATAATTACGAAAGATAAAAATATGAATTTATCAATAGAAGATTTTTCAATCAATTTTGATTACATTGCATATTCGACGATATATGGTGTTGAGTCATCGAAAACGTGCAGAAACTTTGTTATCGCACTATCAATCGTCAATTATTCAAATGTATTAGCTAATGCAAATACAAGGTTATTTAAAGTACCATATTTATGTTTTGGCTGCACAAAAGTAAAGATGCTGCCAAAAGATAATTATTATATATATAAGTATAAAGACGAGAAAACCGATTTGGTTCACGAAATCTTTTTATATAATAATAAGCAGGCAGCATATAATTATAGAAATTCATATCATATATTTTGGTATAATCATTCCGGTACCAATGAAGAATCCAAGCAGAATTTTTTCAATGAGGTCGTAAGAAATGTAGATATACCCATTCTCGAATCATGGAAAGATTATTTGTGGGAATTTCATTATAATAATACTTATACTAATACATATTACGACAGAGATGTAAGTACAAGGCGTTTATTGACAGTACATAATGCAAGATTCAGTAAACAGGAACTGATTGAATATATTTCAAAAGGTCTATCTGACTCTAAGATTAAAATTGATGAGAATAACAATAATGTAACAGATAAGATAAACAGTGTTACCGGGCTCGATTCTTATCTGAATAATTACAGCGAAGTATTAGCAAATAAGATACAGAATTCTTATGTACCATGTTTTACTCCTGGTAAAGATGCTTATAATAAACGACTTAAGGATTTTGATGATTCATGCTATTTTGGTGGCATGGATCTTTTCTATGCCCAAAAATGTACTATGCAGGCTACTATTAACACTCTTAAAACAAAGAAGAGTGCGTTTATTATAGGCGAACAAGGTAGTGGTAAGACCATTATGTCTCTTGGCGTATGTTATGCTTCAAAAAGTCATGATGGATTCAACGCAGTCATTATGTGTCCTTCTCATCTTGTTAATAAGTGGCAGCGTGAAATAGAACGATACGTGCCAAATGGCAAGGCATATATTATCAAGAGTATAAATGATGTTATCAAGCTTAACCCTATTTTAAGAAATAAGAAAAAGCACGATAATGTCTTTATGATTATGTCCAAGGAGACAGCTAAACTCGATAATGAGTTGCGACCAAACGTTGTTTATAGCAGACCAAAGAAAGCATTTATATGTCCTCACTGTGGCGAGATTCTGAGATCGGCTACTCGGTATGATTTTGAATATAACGACAAGCCAAAAATGACAGACGAAGATTTTTATAAGGAAAACGCCAAGAATCAGGAATGTCTTAAATGCCATACGAAACTATGGACACCGATAAGTGCTAACAATGATAATTGGATTAAGCTTGGCAGCAATGGTTGGGTCAATAAAAACAGAATAAGTGCTCTGCATACAACCTTATCCGGTAATACAAAGAGAAGTAAGTCTGATGCCAATATGCTTTATGCTATAGAAAAGTATCAAGAGGACCAAAGTGAGTTCAGTCAGCCAAAGTATTCGAGATATCCTATTGCTAAGTATATTCGTAAGTATTATAAGGGATACATTGATTTCGTTATTGGTGATGAGCTGCATCTATATAATAGAGATTCGGCCCAGGGAGACGCTTTCGGACAGCTCACTTCTGTCGCTACTAAGGTTATAGGACTTACTGGCACACTGCTAAATGGATATGCTGATAGCTTATTTTATCTTTTGTTCAGAACCATTCCTGGCACAATGATCAAAGAGGGTTTTTATTATAATAGTAAAGACGCGTTTAATAAGGCATATGGTGTTATCAAGAATATCTATACAGATGAAACAGATGGATATAGGACCATAACCAGGAAAGCAACTAAGAAGCTGCCTGGTGTCTCTCCACTTGTATTTACCAAGTTTTTACTTGAGAACGCTGTCTTCGTAAATCTGTCTGATATGCTTGATGGATTACCGAATTATACAGAATATCCTACTAAGGTAACAATGAGCGATGAGCTGGCAAATAATTATTCTGATGCTCAGGATAAAATCAGTGAAGCATTCAGTAAGAATAAGAAGTTGATTGGCTCTATTACAAAAACATTATCAGCTTATCCTGATTATCCTTATGATTTCGAACCAGTTGTAGACCCGGATACAAATAAAGTCATTGTAAAGCCTAATGATATGTCTGATAAAAATGCGCTTTTACCAAAGGAACAAGAGTTATTAAACATTGTTGAGCAGAAGCACGCTAATAATGAAAAAGTTCTTGTCTATTATTCATGGACTAATATAATTGACCTCGATGTCAGACTCAAGAAGATTCTTGAAGATCATGGTTATCATACAGAAGTATTAAAGGCATCTGTGTCAGCTCAGAATCGAGAGCAGTGGATAAGAGAGCATACTGAAGAAACCGATATCCTATTATGTAACCCTTCCCTTGTCGAAACTGGTCTTGACTTACTTGATTATACCACTATCGTCTTTTATGAGATAGGATATAATCTATTTACTATGAGACAGTCAAGCAGACGAAGTTGGAGACTTGGCCAGACTCGCCCTATATCTGTTTATTATCTTTATTATGAAGATACTATTCAGGAACAGGCATTATCTCTTATGGCATCCAAACTTCAGGCATCTATGGCAATCGAAGGTAAATTCAGTGAAGATGGACTTCAAGCTCTTAGTGAAAATGAAGATCTTCTGACCCAAATAGCAAACAGTATTGTAAGTGGTATTAAGTATAAGGTTAACGACAATTGCTTTAAGCAAATTGTTACTGATACATATCATCAGCAAAATACTTCTGCAACACAAGTTGTCGCATTAAATCATGATGATTTCAGCGACTTCGGAGATTTGATTGATGATTCTGTAGATGATGTTGAAAACACTGAACAATCTGTTATAGATATAGACGATAATGCGATAGTCCAGAATATCATCAAAGAGCCTAAGAAGATATTCAGGCGGACAAAATATGAGATCGAAGGTAAACATTACGATCTCAGTTATTGGCAAAAAGATAAAATAAACGCTAATAATCCAATTGCCAAAATAATCAATAGCAAAGAAAATATAGAGGAATTATGTGATTGTGTCGTTTAATCGGCACAATCACTTTTTATAGATGAAGTTATTTAATTCAAATAAAGTATTGTTCGACAATATACGTACGAACCCAGATGATTATAATATAGAGATTGACGACTCTTCCGTTATAGTGTATAACGGAATTAATGAACCAAAGAAATATAATAAGAATGATTTTATCATGATGCTTTTTATAGAAGCAGAACTTAGTATAAAGAATGTGAATTTTATTTGATCGCGGCTTTGTTTCTACTATTGGCGGTAATATAACCAATATAAGGAGTGATCGAATATTTTAATATTAAAAAGAAACACTCATTTTAATGAGTTTTATAGATGCGGAATTTCCGGCGAGTTAATTACTTATGGAGATTGGTATTATGAAGATGACGAAGATCATCTCATAGTTAAAGCAGAAATATATAAGCAAATAAAAGACAAATACAAAGAAGATACATTTGATTACAGCTATCTCAATACTCTGCAATCAGAAGAAGAGTATAGACAAAAAATAAAAGAAATGACGCGGGCAAATAACTATGCCTCTCTTCTTTCAAGGAAGGTGTATAAAGGATGATCGCACCATTCGCTGGAAATTCTTCTTATAGGCTTACATCTAAATTTGGATACAGGACTCTTGATAAGGGCAAAGAAAAACACAATGGATTAGATTTTGTATCTTATTCTAGAAAAGAAGTAATTGCTGTTGATAACGGCACTGTTATAGCAATTATTACAAATAGCTATAACATGGATACTGCAAATCTAAGAGGAAATTATGTAAAAATTAAAACCTCTGATGGAAAATACATTTTATATTATCAGCACTTAGCAAGTGTATCAGTAAAAGTCGGAGACAAAATCTCAATTGGCGATGAGCTTGGTATTGAAGGTAATACCGGTAGAGTTTGGTCTGCTAATGGCGGAACAGGTATTCATCTTCACTTTGAAGTAAGAGATGCAAACACAAATGCAGCAATCAATCCTGCTGATGTTTATGACATATATAATAAGGTCGGAGATTATAATCCATCTGATAAATTTGTAAGAGAAGGTACAGATAAAGCATATATCGAAGACCAGAATAATCAAAATGATGTTAAAGACACTGATGTTGAATCTGATATAAAATATACAGATGAATTAGATGGAAAATATGAGCCAATATATCCTGACTTAACTATATCGCCAAATCTATTGACTAAGCAATATAATGGCAAAATTAAGATAACTAATTATATAGATCCAGAGATTATAAAAAACAAATATAATACCGGCATTATTGCAAATAACAATAGTCCGTATAATGTTGATAACTATATAAGCAGGCTTGAATCTCATAGTCCAAATATAGTCTTAAACAGCACTAATGTAGATAGGCTTAAAGACAATATGCCAACAGAAACTGATGAACAAGGCGTTGAAACAGGCTATAGCATTCAGAATAAGAATAAACTTTTAGAGCTTGTAGAGAGTATAGATAAGCTTTCAAAGTCTGTTGAGAAAAGAGTTGTGCGTCTTGAGAATATTGAGTCGACTACTATGAGATATTTATATAGACTCTCTTCAAGGATAAAGGTCAATTGTGTCTATTATGGCGGTCAATCAGTTTATAATAAATATTTATGTATCCGTTGTTTAGATGATGATCTCGTAAATGATACTCCGGTATCACTAGATCAATGTCTTAATTGCAGCAGATATGAACCAATTGAAGGACAAGTCTATGAATTAGACGATAAAACGTATTTGTCCAATACAGATATTGATAATAGTATTATTATAGACAATAGTCAGGCTGAACGTAAAACTACATCAAAATATATTGAACAGTTAAATCTATCACATTATAATGATAGCTTAAATAAAATATCAAAAAAAGTGATAGATACTTCTACTGAAAAACAAGATAATGTTGAAATCAGATTGTTGGAAACTACTTTGTCTGAGCAGACTCCTGATATATCAAAATATGAGATAGACAATATTGTTTCTCAGATACCAGAATCTTCTGATAACAATACATCAAACGATATAACGAGAGAAGAATCAAGTGTTTCAGAAGCCACCAATATAGCTCCATTTGAGTTGCCTATTCTTAATTCGAGCAATGTTCTTGTACCATCAAAACGTATTGTTCAAGTTATGGCAGACTATGAAAGTTTTCAGCCAACCAGATATAAAGATGGACTTGATCCAAAGACTGGTAAGCAAATGTATTCAATTGGCTTTGGGCATCAGATACTTGATACAGATAATTTGGTTGAACCAATTTTATATCAGCAAGCTATGGATTTATTGTTCAATGACTCTATGTCTAAAGCAGGTCTGATAACAAACAACATGAGACGAGCAGGACTTTTATATAATATAAGACAGTGCGAACTTGACGCGCTCGTTTGCTTTACTTGTTCTTGCGGCGGACGTTCGGAGGTTACTACAGCAGTTATTGAATATATCAAGAACAAGACTTCTGACAATGAGAAAAAGCTTTATGACACTTGGACTTCTAATGGTATCTATTATGCTTATTATGAAGATGGTGAAAGAAAAACTAAGTTGCTTCAGCCTTTAGTAGAAAGACGTAAGCGAGAATTTAAGATTTTTACTAAAGGAGATTATTCGAAGTGATAGAAAAATATAAATTAGCAGACACTCTTCTTGCTAATAGAGGCTATACAGAAGAAGAGCGTCAGCATATTCTTCTTGAGCCATATAAGAGCATTCAGAATCCATATAAATTAAAGAATGCAGAATCTGCCGCGAAACTGATTAAAACATTCTGCGATAATCATAATTCAGAAATATATGTTTTTGCTGATTATGACGTTGACGGATTAACCTCGGGCTTTATTATGGGAGATGTACTTAATAAGTTATCAAAAGGATATGTATCAGTACTCTTCCCTAACAGATCTGATGGCTATGGGCTCAATTTTTATACGTGTCAGAAAATTGTTGAACATAAATCAGAAGACGACAACATTCTTGTAATCACAGTCGATAATGGCATAACCTGCGTTGAGCAGGTTAAATATCTTAAGGATAATGGTATTCAGGTTATTGTATTAGATCACCATGAGTCAAAAGATATTGTTCCTGATTGTCTTATTGTAGACGCGCATGGTCCTGATAAGGATCCAGCACATTATCATTTATGTGGTTGCAGTATTGTTTTCAAGGTGTGCCAAATTTTGATGGATTTATATAATAAATATGATATGTTAGATTACACTCCGTTTGTTGCGCTTGGAACTTTAGCAGACATGATGGATCTGACCGAAGAGAATATAAGTTTAATCAGATACGGTATAGACTATATGAATAGCGATGATATAAAGAAATGGAAAGGCTTATATTGGCTCATAGATTATTGTGGGCTGAATGATAGAGTTTATCCCAACAGTCTTAAATTCGATATTATACCAAAGCTGAATGCTTGTGGACGTATGAATAATATCGAACTCGCTTATTCTCTGTTTACTGCTGAGTCAGACTCTGAATGTGAGAGAATTACAAATACAATAGCAGAACTGAATGATAAACGCAAAGACTTAACAAAATCGGCTAAAACACTTGTTCATGATGCCATTTACGCGCGATCTGACGAATGGTTTGATGACCATGTATTTTATCTTGCGTTGCAGCCAGAATATTCTGGTATTTGCGGCGTGATTGCCACGCAAGCTTTTCAGGAACACGAGAGATTACCAATATCGTTTGTTATAGCTCAGAATTCAGATGTGTATACAGGCTCGATCAGAATCAATGATATATACCCATTTCTTGATTCTCAGGAATTATTGAATCAAGAACTCAATGCTGGCACAATAAATTTCTTTGGTGGGCATAAGTGTGCAGCAGGATTTTCTATGCCAGCAAACGAAAACAATCTTAACAATTTTGTTGTTCATATCAATGAGTATATAAAGAATAAATTCAATGAATATGTAAGTGGTAATGGTCAAGTCAGTACAGATAATTCAATTTATTATGACACAGAAATTACTTATGATGACTTCTGTGAAAGCTTTTATAAGTCTTATGCTTTTATCCCATTTAAGGATGAGCCAGTATTCTATTGGAAAGATGTATATTGCATGAGCAGTCATACATCTAAGAGTAACCCACTTAATATAGAATATAAGTTTGTCAAAGATAGTAGAATCAAAGATATTTGGGTCTGGGGCGAAAAAAATAAAAATATAGATAAACAGACTGTAGGGCTATTAGGCAACATCGTACCAGACTTCAGAAATAGGAATAGATATACTATGGATATACAAGACATAGTAAGATAGAGATTATTCAATGGAAACTAATGAGAAAAATTTTACGCACCTTCATGTGCATTCTTCTTTTTCACTGTTAGATGGCTATAGCTCGCCATTAAAACTTGTGACAAGAGCTAAAGAATTGGGTATGACAGCTATGGCTTTGACTGACCATAATCATCTTCTTGGCATTCCTCAGTTCCAGAAAGCATGTAAAGACGTTGGTATTAAACCAATATTAGGATATGAGGCGTATTATACTCCTGATATGTCTATTCTGTCTATGTCTGCTGAAGAAAGAATTGAATGGGCTAAAGACCAGGCGAGAAAATTAGGTCCGGCAAATGGATTCTTTTTCGATACTGCTTATCTTGACCTTGAACAACCAATGGGCAAGAAAGGTGTCAGACTAAAGAAAAGAAAAGTCCCAATGAAGGATCTTCATGGACTTCTTAAGGATTATGAGTATAACACAAAGAGTTACCATCTTATTTTGATAGCCAAGAATCAGACAGGATGGAAGAATCTTGTAAAGATACAATCTGAATCTTCTAAATATTGTACATATAAAGGCAGATACCATTGTGATCTAAATCTTCTGAAGAAGTATCATGAAGGTATTATTTGTAGTACTGCCTGTGTTGGATCATATTTTGCACAGATGATTATTGCTGGTAAGTACGAAGAAGCAATATCTACCATAAAGGAATTTCATGACTTATTTGGAGAAGATTTTTATCTTGAAATCCAGCCGCTTAATATTGAGAAACAGCATGCCACTAATTTTTTCTTAATGAAGTACGCAAAGCAATTCGGCATTAAGTTGATAGCCACCAATGATGTTCATTATGCAATGAGAGAAGATCATGATGACCATGCTGTCATAGTCAATATGGGTCTTGGTCGTACAGCAGATGGTTCTTCAAAGAATAAGAAAAGTGAAAGTGAAGAAAGCGACGACTCTGACATCAATACTCCTATAACAAATAACATGGTATATTTAGATGATTATTGGATCAGAAGTTACGATGAGATGATTGATTATTTCAAGATTCAAAAAGACAGTATATTCAGTAATGACAAGTATTGCGTCGATGACGATATAAAGAATCATTATATGAATTATGTTTCTGAGGCTCTCGAAAATACCAATCGCATTGCAGATCAGATAGAAGATATAAAATTAGGCTCACCGGTTCCATTATTCCCTATTTATAAAGATGTACCTGAAGGATATACTGAAGAATCCTATTTTATAGAATTATGTATTCGTGGACTATTCTCTTATAAGAAAAAGCATCCTGAAATAGATATAAATATTTATTTCAAGAGACTTTTTAAAGAGATAAGAGTAATCAAGAAAAAAGGATTCGTTCCATACTTCCTTGCGGTATATAATTATACGAATTGGTGCAAAGAAAATAAAATTCCTGTAGGTCCGGGAAGAGGATCAGCAGCCGGAAGTCTCTGTCTTTATATGCTTCAGATTACATCTAGTATAGACCCAATCAAGAATGAACTTTCTTTTGAAAGATTCTTGACAGAAGATAGAACATCACCGCCAGATTGGATTCATAATTATTATGAAAACACAGTCGAGCCTAGTGGGAACACTGGGTGTTAAGTGCCATGAAATGCTGGGACAACTTAATAATCAATTAACCATAATATCATATAAATAGAAATGGTCACGAAAGTAGAAAAAATAATTGATTTGATATATGTGGAAACGCTAAGTATTATTTTACAATAGTTAATCAGCAGCTAAGTGTATATTTTTTATAATATATAAAAGTTCAACGACTAGTTCGAAGGAACGTAGGGCAAGTATGCAGCCCGAAGTATGGCAAACCTCTCAGATACAAAATATAATTTGTATGCTGGTGGTTAAGATATAGTCTATTCTCTATGGTGACATAGAGCGAGGAAAGGTTGACCTCGATTTTGCGTACACCAAACGTCAAGACGTTATTAAGTATCTTCAAGATTATTATGGTATAGAATTCGTATCTTCTATAGGCAATATAACAACGCTCGGTGTCAAGTCTGGAATCAAAGACATTGGTAGATATTTTAATTATTCTGTAGAAGACATGAATAAACTTACCAAAGAGATTGATGCCTTATTTGATGTTCCGAGCCTTACTTTTAAAGACATTGACTCTTTAGCTGATTCTGATGATGCTAAAGATAAAGAAGCGTATGCTTCTTTTAAGAAGCTTGAAGACAAGTATCCTAAGCTTTTTGAATATGCAAGAAAGTTTGAGGGCAATGCAAGAAACCTTGGTGTTCATGCATCAGGAATTTTAATAACTCCTGTACCAATCAATGATTATGTGCCTACAAGATATGTAGATGGATTATCAGTCACATTGTACGAAGGACCAACTCTTGAAAGTTTTAACTTCGTAAAACTTTGCGAAGTATAAAGTGGGTAATATGCTGGAAACTCTTTATATATGCTATGCACTTACAATAAAATGTATTTATTGTAATTGAAACAGTTAGCATCTTAGACAATCAGCAGGCACGATAAGATCCGCCCCAACGACTATGAGAATATCTCAATGTTATTAGAGTGATTTAATAATATATCCCCACTAGTAAGTATTATACTTATGAAAGATATAGTCTGTTCTATTGCGAGAGCAATAGGGTTAAGTTGAAAGGCTTAACAATTCTTATAATTTAAGAATATTAACACAAAAAAAGTTCGACATATTAGGTTTACGAAATCTCGATGTTATCGATCTTTCAATGAAATTGATCAACCCCGATTACACCTATTACGATGTGTATAAAGTAGTCAATGGTTTTGATGATCACGCTACTTATGACCTTATTTGCGATAAAAAAACTGATGGTCTGTTCCAGCTTGAATCAGACCTGTTTAAAGGTACTATAGGAGATATGCATCCAACTAATTTAAATGATATTGGTGCATTAAACGCTATATGCCGCCCTGGTCCTCTTTCGGCTGGACTTGATAAGCAATATAATAGAACCAAGAATGGTAAAGAACCGCTTGAAGAACCATTGCCAAGAACATTAGATATAGTTAAAGAAACTTATGGCGCTTTAATATATCAGGAACAAGTTATGGCTATAAGTGTTAAGGTTTGTGGTTTTAATGCGAATCAGTCAGACAGTATCGTCCGTAAAATAGTAGCAAAGAAAAAGAAGGACAAGCTTGCTATGCTGCGCCGAATGATGATTTATGGCAAAACAAATCAAGAAGGTCCAGAAGGCTGGCATGATAATGATTTCCTTCCCTGGTATGATCCTAAGAGAGAATATGGCGATGAAATAGATGGTGCAATTAAACGTGGCTATACTTATGAACAGATGGATAACTTCTTTACTATGCTTATGGGCTTTGCGGAATATTGTTTTAATAAGTCTCACGCAATGTGTTATGCTTATATAGGATATATCACTGGATTCTTAAAGGCACATTATCCATTACAGTTTATGACTGCTCTTCTTAGTATGCAAAAAGATCAGGATAAGATAGAACACTATATAGGTGTTGCAAGAGATGATCTTAATATCAATGTGATGGTACCTGATATAAACATATCTGGTGAACAATTTACTATTAAGGATAATGACATTTATTTTGGCTTAGGCAGTATTAAGGGTGTCGGTGCAGCCGCAATTCCTGAAATCATAAGCCATAAGCCATATGCATCATTTGAAGACTTTTATAACAAGACTAACCATACTCTTGTTAAGAAGAATGTATTATATAATCTTATCTGTTCTGGTTGTTTTGATAAGACTGATTCTACTGATAGACATTCTGTGCTTTCTGAATTAGTAGAAATCAAAGCGCTGCCAGAAGATGATGACATCAGCGTTCAGGCAGAATCTCTTTATACTAAGTTATCTTGTATAAAATATGAGAAAGAATTACTTGGCATGAGTATTACATATATGTCTGAATGGGATCAACTTACAGTTGGTGAGAAATCTACTTTATATGGTTCCATAGATACTATAAGAGAAAAAACAGATAAAAATGGACGTCTTATGTGTTTCATTGATTTCATTACAAATGACGACGCAAAAGTAAAATGTTTAATCTTTGCTTCGACTTATAATAAGTGCAGAGGCGAAGTAAGCCTCTTTAATACAAATGATGTCTTTATCATTTATGGTAAGAAATCAGATAAGAATACATTTATAATAGACACAATTAGAAAGAATCAAGAAGAAAAGCAAGATGCAAAGCGACCGAATCCATTCAATAACCAATTTGCTGAATTATTATGTATGTAATTGTTTAGGGTATCAGCCAGATGAAGCTCATTTTGGATGTACAAAGAAAACTATTGAATATCTTATAGACTGTGGTTTTAATGATAATACAATAATTAATGTACTGAATACTCAAAATGACTATAGTTCAGAATCTTTTTCTTTTGAAGATCTCCCTGATTCCTTGTGGAAAGATTCTTTATTAGAAAAGAATAAGTTTTATATTCATCATGAATTACATTTAAATAATAATTCAGATGTTATAGATATTTTTTCTGGTTCGATTCAGAAAACTTCTAATGCAGTTGAGATGAAAATTATATATACAGCAGAAGACGTATTATTGTATTTTTGCTCTGCATTTGAATTACAGTCTAAAGACTTAGATAGGAATAAGGAAATCGGCGCGATAAATTATCTTTTAGACTTATTTTTTAAGCGGTTTCCTGATCTTAATAGTATAGATATAATGCTATATCTTATAGATGAAGTATCTAATTCCGATAAAAAATGCTACAATATCTTAGAGATGCAAGATAGCATTTATCCAACAGTCGAAAGACTACGAATAATAAATAACGATCTTATTTATAATAAAACAAATAAGATAATTTGGAGATAACAACTATGCCTTTTTATTGTGAAGGTGGTGGTATGCTTTCTATTAACGGAGATAAAATATTTACCAGAAATCTGATTATTGAATCAGATAAAACAGAAAGCATACGTAAGCGTTTTAATAATAAGGACTGTTATATATCTGCTTATAGATATGATAGTCAGGATCTTAAAACTGCCAATTTATACGGTGCATATTATATAGATCTTGACTATCAATTAAATAGTACTGAAGACCTCAGAATTTTGCAATACGATCTTTTACAGATTATTGCATTTTTGAGGCATCAATGCGATATACCGTCCGAATTTATTAAAATATATTTTTCCGGATGTAAGGGGTTTCACATTTTAATAGACCCTGTTATATTCGGTATAAATTCTGTACAAACAGATTTGAATTTAAAATATAAAGCATTTACTAAATATATCTCAGATAATATTATTAGTTATAAGACTATTGATTTGAAGATATATGATCGATCACGATTATTTAGAATGGTAAATTCAATCAATATGAAGACAGGATTATATAAAGTTCCTGTAAATTTTGAATTTGCGACAAAATGTACTTTTGAAGAATTGGTCAAATTTGCTTCTCATCCTAAATTATTAAGTATTAAGCGAGAACAACCACTCCCGATAAATAAGGCTATAGATAAGTTTAATGACGCTGTTTCGTCAGAAATGGTACAGATCAATAAACGAAACATAATTAACCGAAATGGCAGAATATTTGAAGTTTTGCCATGTATCAATGAAATGATTCGCGTCGGAGCAACACAAGGTAATAGAAACAGTACTTGTATTATAGTTGCTTCAGCATTATTTCAATCAGGAAAAACAGAAGAAGAAGTATATGCTGCGTTACAAGAGTGGAACAGTAATACTACTCCGAGTCTGTCTGATAAAGAAATAAGATCGGTTATTAAAAGTGCAATTAAAGAATATAACTCTGGTAAAGGTTATGGTTGTTATTCAATTAAAATGGCTGGATACTGTTTAGGAGCAGAATGCAGATGCTATAAATAAGCGAGTTTACAATAATGGAAAATATAGAAAACATTGATGATCTTGATCTGGACACGATAAGTGACGATTTGCCTGACGATCTAGATCTTGATAATATATTCGATCTTGATAATAAGCCTGATATTGATGATCAGGCAAAAATTCAGGAAGCAATAGAAAATCGAAAAGGCAAAGAAGGTCAGACTGTTAATCTGAATCCTATAATAGATATACTGACAGATAGTGATTCGGATATAGAAGATAAAAAGTCTGATATTTTAATAGGGCCAGAAAATGACCCTGTAAGATCAACTATAGAAGCATACAAGACATTCGATAAGATAGCATGGAATAAGAAGTCGGGCTATAAGCTACCGCACTTCCCTTTTATGCAGAAAAGGCTTGAAGGTTTGGACGAGGGATTATATTTGTTTGCTGCGGAAAGTAACGCGGGCAAGACCAGCCTTATGTCAAATATTATGTATGACGCTTGTATGTGCGAAGAAAATCATCTGGTAGGTTTATATTTTTCATTGGACGATAGTAAACAGCTTGTTATTCCGAGAGTCATTTCAATGATTCAGAATATTCCTATATCTGCAAGTGCCAAACCATATACTTATCAAGACTTATATGATAAAGCAAGTGATTCTGATCCAAACAAGGAATTGTATAAGTCATATCTGGATAAGCGCGAAGCAGGAATTCAGAAGCTTATAAATAATGCAGATAAGTTCCAGATAAGAGATAATAACGATGCAATCACTTCATCCGAAGACATTTATAAGTGTATCCAATCTATGGTTACTTATGTTAAGGGAATGTATGGTGAAGAATATAATGTAATAGTGGCTATCGATGCGCTCGATGACATCAGATTTAAAAATGAGAAATTTCAGTCTGATACCGATAGACACAAGATGATTGCAAAAACCTGTAAGGATTGGGCGACAGAATTTCACATCCCGGTCTTTGGTTCAAGACATTTAAATAAGATAAGAATGGATAGAAAACCGTGCTTAGACGATTTAAAAGACACCTCAGAATACGTATACGAAGCTACCTTAGTATTTTTACTGTATAATGAAGTAGGTAAGAAAGGACAGTCAGCGAATGTATTTTATACACGCGCTGACCAACAGACTTTGCCTGAGAACCAGAGAGAAAAGCAGCCGGTTATTGAAATTGCCTGGGCAAAGAATAAAGCTTCTTCTTATAAAGGAAAAAGTTATTGTTATTTTATTCCTGAGTTTTCTAAGATGATTGAGGTATCAGAGCAGGATAAGGCTAAGTATGATGCCATTTCGTATTGATAAGATATAATAGTATATGGATAATTTAATACAAGGTATTTGGATTATAAATGTCAGACAACAAGAAACAGGTAATATGTCATTAGTAGATTATGTGATGACATTTATTTTAATTTTAATAATAATAACTTTTCTTGTACTTGTTTTAGAATTTATGATTTTATCAACGCTAGAAGGTGCATTTGTTGGTTTAAATATAGATAATAATTCATACAAAATAGCCCTTATCATAGGGGCGTTTTTGTCGATAGTATTATCTGCCATTATTATTCCAATATATTTGGATGAACACAATAACGAAAAATATGAAACAGTATATGATATTATAATTGGCGATGAAGTAAATTTTAATGATTTTAATGAGCATTATGAAATTATAGATCAGAATGGAAATATCTATACAGTAAGGGAGAAAAATAATGATACAAATGTATGCGAATAAAAGTCCAGCCTCTTTTAATTGTGATGATCGTTATTTTCGAGCATTAAGAGAATATATCGCAGGCAAATATAACAAAGAGTTTGGTATATTATATGCCAGATTTAATAATGCACTGATATTTAATAATTTTGATGAGATCAAAGAATATGAAGATAAAATCGCACAGTATATTTTAGATAATCCGTTGCGCGCTAAAGATTTCGATATATATCTTTTTTTGTTTAATTCTAAAAAAGAGAGTAAGGTATCTAATCGTACTTGTAAAAAGATATATGATTTAATAGCTAATGATGATGGTGAGCATATCGGCGTAAATCTTCTTAGGTATATGGAAGACAAAGAGAACGGCTTTGAAAGTCTTAAGAGGCTTCTTTTGTATTGCTATGAATATCGTTGTAAGCTTCGGATAAAGATGGAATGAACGTAGAAGAAATAAATAATGAAACAGAGGCACCTACAAAGGTGCCTTTTACTAAAACTATAAAACTCAGATTGTATCCAGATTCAGATCAAGCTCGCAGTCTTGAAGAAATGTGTGAAGAATATAGAAAAGTATGTAATTATGTATCTGAATATATATTTAACAATGATTTTGAATTGAGACCATTAAAACTAAACAAGCTTTTGTATTATGATCTGCGTAGTAAATATAATCTTGGTTCGCAAATGACACAATCTGTATTTAGAACTGTTGTCGCAAGATATAAAACATTAGAATCTCAATTAGCACAAAAACCATATAAATATAAAGATGAAAATGGTAAGTGGCAATTCGAGAAACGTACATTACATTGGATTGAAAAGCCAATATATTTTGCGAGAATACAAGCAGATTTAGTACATGGAAGTAATTATAGTTTCTTAAATAATGGCACAATAATAAGTCTTACTACATTAAATAAAAGAGCTAAAATGTCTTTTGAAAAGAGGCATTTTGGCTCTTATTTAAATAATGTATGGACTCTTGGTACAGGGAAACTAGTAAGACTTAAGAAGATATGGTATTTACATATCCCTGTGACAAAGAATATAGATGTGTTTACTAAAGAAAATGTGAGTCATGTTGTTGGCATAGATCGAGGATTACGATTCTTGGCAACTACTTATGACGACCATAAGAAAACGACTTTTATATCGGGTAAACAAATCGCGTATAAAAGACATAAATTTTTAGAAACAAGAAGACAGATACAATCTAAAAATACCAGAGCAGCTAAAAGAGTATTAAAGAGACTGTCCGGACGAGAGAACCGTTGGATGTCTGATATTAATCATCGGATCTCTAAGACACTCGTACAGACATATGGTCCTAATACTTTATTTGTTCTGGAGGATTTAACTGGCGTATCTTTTGATAATTTAAATAAATCGAAAGAACTTAATAATAATATTCGTTCGTGGGCATTTTATCAATTAGAACAGTTTTTGATTTATAAAGCTCACGAGAATCAATCAGAAGTTATTAAGGTTAATGCACAATATACTTCTCAGAGATGTCCTAAATGTGGTATAACAAATAAAGACAATAGGCACCATGATACACATGAATATGTATGTAGTTGCGGTTATCATTCTAACGATGATAGGATTGGTGCAATGAACATACAATTATTAGGAACTAAATGGATCTCTGGAGAAAAGAATCCGGTTTTTAAAAAATAAATATTATCTGGATATATTCTGGATAATGAGCGGGCGTTGCCAATCGTCCGATGATATAACAGAGGCGAAGGAGATAAATTTTTATTTATCGTTTGAACTTCGATTCTATATTTATTATAGAATAAAAATACTTTAATTATAAGTTTTATTGATTATATTGTTATTTTAGCAATTAATGATTAGCAAAAAAGGTGTGCTATAATAAAAAACAATTGGCGTTCTGATACGTACAATAATAAATAATTGGCGGCAAACATATTTCTTTAGGGCGTTTTATACGCCCATTTTTTGATGGTATGTTGGAACAGGTATACGAGGTGGTCTCAAAAACCATTTATTGCGGGTTCGAATCCCGCTGCCATCACCAGTTACAAGAAAAAATATTTTTTCAAAAGTACTTGACAAAATGGCTTTCTTGTGATATAATGATTATAATAAAAATATTTTACTAAAGATATTCTCTATTTTAAGTAGCAGTCGTATATATGTCTGCTATTTTTTTGTTACTCCGGATATACAATAAGAAAGTCGAAAGTAAAATAATGCAAAAACAAAAAACTCCACACGATGTTAGAGGTTTTCAAATTAAATGCGTTAATTATATTCAATGTCCTTTATGTTACGGATGCAGGAATTATGATTTCCGAGATCCAGAATGTATCAAGTGCAAAGAATATAATTCAAAAAAGAATTTATGTAATACAAAATTACATCGCGGCGATTTGATAGCCAAGATGCTAACAAAATCTACTCTAGATATGCGTAATGAAGATGTACAATTTAAGTCATATAATGACTAACTAATATCATATATAAAAAATTGGAGAATTTTCAATATGACATATACATTAAATAAGAATTATGATGAAATCAAGAATCTTATTCAGAATGAGACATTAAGAGATCTCGTTGATGATACAATCACTGAGACAGGAATGGATGAAGAAAAGGTCAACTACGCAACCGAAGTAGCGCATTGGTGTTATAAACTTCTCGAAGACAGAGGAGTTGTAACAGACAATGTTCATCAGGGATTTGTTGACGTAATTCTTTTTGGCGCCTTAATTCATAATGCTTATACAACATTGAATAAGGATGATCCAGATTCTCATATTTACGATGTCTTTAAAGCTCGCGAGAATCTTGATGATTTCTTTGCTAATAAGGGTGTACCGAGTGATTACAGAAACTCAATCTTTCAGTTGATCGAGTCTCAGTACGGCGCAACCTTTGAAATTCCTTATGTCAGACCGCAGGCAGACAGTCCTCAGTCTACTCTGGCTACTGCTAAGTTTATTGTTGATACAATAGAAAATAACCTTGTAAACTGTCACGATGATTCCGATCACTGATGAATCAATTTATAAATAAAGTAGGAGAAATTCATATAACTGAACAGCAGCTATTCGATTATATGAATTGTCCTACCCTATTTGATATTCGGAATAGTAGTCAGATTACTATTCCGTATCAGGTTACTCAGCATAAACTTATTTGTCAGGTTATGAGATATTTCCTGACAAATCTTCAGAATGGAGTTATTCCCACTTATAAGGAGCTGCAACGTAAGTGGGACTCCATTTGCGCCGAGAATAAAGATATTATAGATGCCAATAAGAATATATCTGGTTGGCAAAAAATAGTAAACTTTGTTACATGGGCGCAAAACAACAAGATTGCTGTCGGAGACATAAGTATTCCATTTATCATAGATTCAAAAGATGTTGTTCTTCATGGATCTATAGACCAGTTACTTGTGGATCCACAAAGTCATAAGGTCGAATTATTCTATCCTAATTTCACTGATAAGGAATTCGATAAATATACAATAGATACACGTCTTAAATATACTATAGATGCGTATGCTTTCAAAACTATATATAAACAGCCAATAGATGGCATTCATGTCTATAGTGCAAAGACCAATCAAAACACTTATACCTATCGTGGTGAAGAAGACTTTTTGCGGTTAAAAACCTCGATATATAATATTGGTCATGCAATAGTGAACAATTGCTTTTATCCAAGAGAAAATGCTTTATGCTCCTCTTGTCCTGGAAAAGTATATTGTAAATATTGGCACAAGGAGATTTGAACAGACAAATGGCTTGTAAATTATATTCTTTAAGTGAAGCTATAAGGCTAACAAAAAACGAAGGTATGTTTTTTACCAGATTAGCATGGCGTAATCAGGGTTTTGACAGGATTGTTCTATTGTTAAATAGTAATGACATTGCTATTGATTTGCTGAATAAGTATGATAAATGCTTGCCTGAAATTAACGATTATAATATACTTCTTCTAATTGATAATACAATGAATAAGTATATTTTTAATTGGCAGCCAAGTGTTTACGATATAATGTCCGATGATTGGATTGAAGTGATCAGAGAGGTTAAAATTCCAATGACTAAAGCCGAAAAAATAGTTGCCGAATGCAATGAGCGCGAAGGCACTCACGTTCTTTACAAAACTGTAGCAAAACTTCTATGTGACAAATTTCCAGATTGGACTATAGAAGAAATCGAAAATTTTGCTATTGAATTGTACAAAGCAAGGATGGAAGACTACGATCTCGAAATCGAGGAAGGCTTGTAATTACTAAAGATAATACGTATTATGCGTATTAGGAATGGCATTAAAAAAAGTATCTAAAACAAAAGCTAAGACTAAGTCTAAGTTAGGAAACAAAAAAACTATTATAGATGATATTGAATTCGACTCAAAACTCGAAGCCAAATATTATCTATACCTTAAAGAGCTACAAAAAGATAAAAAGATAGATCATTTTGAATTGCAACCAGAGTTCACTCTTATCCCTCCGTTTGAAAAGAATGGTAAAAAATATAGAGCGACCAAATATATTGCAGATTTTAAGATCTATAGATCGAAAAATGAGAATGATTTTTATCTCGTAGATACAAAAGGATTTGTTACAAAAGATTTTGCGATTAAAGAGAAACTGTTCAATCATATCTATAGAGATATAGATTTGCAGTTATTAACCTTTTATACGCCTACTGGTGAATGGTTAACTCTTAAAGAAGCAGAAAAACGTAGAAAGAGCAAATAATTTTTACTAAAGATAATCACGTATAACTTTATACTTAAGATAAAAAATATCGAGCAATAAAGTCTCAGAGTAGATGTGATTATTATCAGCGAAGCCACTAATAAATACCCCGAGCCCACTTTTGAAGAAAAGACTCAGGAATGGCTTGAAATTGAAGCTCTTGTTTTAAGATACCAAAAACAATTCAAAGATGAATTTAAAGGCGATCCTGATATTGAGCAGGACGCTAAAGAAGCCGCAGCCGAAATCTTATCGCGATTCTATCCATTACTTAAAAAGTATTTGACCATTGTTACTACCGGTATTATAAATTGGCAGGATAAGGAGTCAAAAGACTTTGTAAGTAATTTTATAAATGACCGTGCACAATTAAATGCCTTACACAGAAAGAGTCAAACAGCCGAGTATCGTCGGGCTATTTATGACTCTTTTAATTTTGTTAAGGAAACTTATGGTAATAATGACCCGGAAGAGATTATGACTGATCTTCAGATGCTTCTATTGGTTGTTGCTAAACGATATAAGCAAGTAGGTAAAAACTTCTGTGCTTATGTTACCAATAGCTATAAATTCGAATTAGCACGACATATCAAGAACTACTTCAAGAATCCTCTTAATGTCACTTATAGGCTTTCAGAATATAGTGTAGATGCTCTGAAAGACGATTCATCTGAGATGTATGAAGACGAATACTATGAAAGTGAAACCGGGATCCCTTCCAAGGAATGGATCAACGGTTATTGCAGTGACGCATTTCAATCATTGACTCCTGTTGAAAGAAAGATATTAGTTAAGTATTATCTTGAAAATCTCAATGATAAACAGATAGCATATGAGTTAGGATTACATCTGAATACGATCAATGCTAAACGACGTAAGAGTTTAGCTAAGTTATGCGAATATTATGGAATCGATCCATCTACTATCAAGCGTAGCAGGAAATCCGGTAAAAATGCAGTCACAATGACTCAATATTAAGGAGATTAATAATAATGAAGATTACAGCAAATATGAAGTGTCCAGCAGTTAGAGAATATATACACAAATATAGTAAGGTTGCACCACAATTTGTAGATGTAACACGAGAAGAGTACCTTGATTTCCTTGATAAGTATCAAGGAAGATTGATTAAGCAGCCAGTTATTGCTAATGGTTGTTATGGTGGATCTTGGTATGATCCTGAAATGATAGACGTATCGCTTATTGTCGCAGAAGGGTTCCATTGTGATGATAAATCATCATATCTTAATGACGATGTTGAAGACCGTTATAGAATTCTTAAAAACTATAAGCAGTATATGGATGAGATCAGAAGATTGGTTGAACAAGGATTAACTCCATATAAACCATTGTACAATATATGATACGAAAAATATTTTTGTATTTTAAATACTATAGGACATTGAAGTGTATTTATTCTGAGATGTCTGAAAAATATAATATGCCTTTGTCAGAAGCAAGAAAAAGCGTTTTTAATTCATGGATTATGGATATGTTGGAAGATCCTGATATGGTTTATGAAATGCTTTATCATTATGACGCTGAAGTATGGGCAAAAATGATTGTAGAAGATTATTTTCCCGGAGATAAGACAAATGATTAAATGCAGATCAGACGAAAAGCCATGCTGCGATTATTGTAAATACTGCGAGCATGCTATTGTAGAAACTCCGATATTTGCTCCAGACGAGCCAATGTATTGCAATCTGCACAAAGATCATAAGCATATGATGATAGTGCAAGATTGCGGATATTGTGATGACTTTCATTGTATACATGCGAGATAAAATAAATTTAATAAATCTATATATCAGTTCTGTTTTTGCTGGTATATGTATATCTATTGGATGTACAGTTAACTTATTGGTAGATAACAAATATATCGGCGCACTCTTGTTCTCTTTTGGACTGTTGACAATATTATCTTATAACCTTGATTTATATACAGGTAAAATATGTTATCTGTTAGATAAAGGTGTAGATTATCTAGATGATTTAATAACAATATGGGTAGGAAATGTTGGCGGCGCATTGTTAACTGCTTTTATACTTGAACCAACAAGAATATATAACACACTGAATTTAAAAGCAAATAAGTTGGTAGAATTAAAAGGCGCGGATTCATTACCAAGTTTATTCTTTTTAGGTACTATGTGCGGTATTTGTTTGTATATAGCTGTTATACAATACAATTCAAGTGAAAACATTTCATTTAAGAATATATTCATTGTTATTATGTCTGTGAGTATATTTGTTATATGTGGATTTGAACACAGTATAGCAGATATGTTTTATGCGCTTATAGCAAATAATAGATCATTTGATTTCCCACATATTATTGTTATAACATTAGGTAATTCTTTTGGATCTATGTTATGCGCTTTTTTTCATAGATAAAAAAAAAAAAAAAAAAGGGGCGGATAACCGCCTCTTTTTTATCTTGTCGTAAAATTAACGCCTATACTGACAAGTGTTCTGTTATAAACCTTATCATCAAGTTCGAAATCAATAAGTGGTATCTTGACATAAAAACTCGTAAAGTTTCCCGGGAACGAGTTTTCGTCTAATTCACTTGTTTCGAGCTGTATCACATCGTCATAAAAATCTGCGTAGAAAGTTATACCATAGTTTTCACATAACACTTCTTCAGTAGAAAATGGTGTTCTGATCTTTACTTTCTGATTTATTGAATTAAGTTCTGTGCCTTTAGGCAAATCATATTTACAAATAATATATGATTGAATCTCTTTGTCAGACTTCTTAGGGTCAGTCAAATATTGATTATAATTAGCATTATATAAATAGATATGTTTTAATCCAAACGGATATATAATTGCATTGTCTTTGTTGTATCCAAAATTGAGCTTGCATCTTATAGTGATCTGTTGAAAATTATATCTTTCAGATAATGCTATTCTGATCTTCCCTGCCTGACTGATAAGAGTATCTCCAGATACAATAGGTATAGGATATGTTTCTTTAAGTGAATTCTCTATATCAATACTCAGTATATCAAAAGAGCCTTTCAAGAATGGATCTATCTCTATTGTGTTGAAAGTAGATGGGCCAAGCTGCTGAGAAATATCTGGCAAAAGAATCTTAATTGTTATGGTATTATTTAAGTATTCGTCAAACACAATATTCTTTTGTAAAGAATCATGCATCAGAATACTCTTATACTCTTCTTGGAAATTATCTTTGTCTGTGTCGCTTATAGACACATCAACATCATTTCTGAAAAAGTATTCATTTGAGGACGCCACTTTAAGATTAAATACATTTGATGGGACATCAATAAATTGTGGATGCACTGTCGCGCCATATCTCTCATAATTCCCTTTTATTGCATCGACACATAATATGTTATGATAATTTCCCAGACTTTGCTTGTTATCAAACTTATCCATCAAATATTTAGCATATTCAATTTCATAGTTAATAATTTTTGTTTTCTTTGTCAGGTCATTACATATTTCAGAGAATTCATTTATTTTGTCATTTACTTCATTATAGGCATTTATAAAAATGTCGTTAAGTTCGGAGGAATTTAATTTTGGTATCATCTGATTTTATGTTTCCTCATATACTAAAGCGTTCATGTATATATCATTTGCTTTATCGAGAATACTATTATATAGACTGTTAAAATTATTTACCAATCCATTGAAGTATTCGCTGTCTATGTCCTTTTTGTAATGCTTCACATAATTACAAAACTGAAAAATGTTATATACAAATTTATCGTATTCAAGAGGGCCGCGTTCCCTCATGTTATAAATAATCATCTTGTTTTATCTATTATTTTATTTGACTTTATTTATTGCTTATTTGTTGTTCTTCACGCAGTGAATAACTCTTTTATCAAGATGCTATCAATTTTCATATGTGGATCTGTTATATTATTTATCCGCACATTTATTTGATACTCTTCTTGATTCTTTTCTTTATCATATTCGTAAACAATAAAGTCACTCAATTCATGATTGTTGTTTATTGTAAGATTATTGAGCCCGATAGAAATATCGGTTATCTTATTAGCGTAGATCTCTCCTGAATCCACGGAAATATCAAATACGAAGTCGCTATCACATTCAATGAATATTCTGTTGTTCTTTGAAACGTCGGCACTGTTATTGATAAGCTGGAAGTTAGTATTAATTGGCTTTTTGTTAAACGTAAAAGTGATGCTATTGCCACTTAATACATAAAACTCAATGAAGCTATGCTCGCTTATCTGACAAGCCGTGTTGATAGGCACGTCTTTGACTTCACATTTTCCGGTGTCCGCATTTCTGATTATAATCTTATTTTTGCCGCCATAAATATCGTACTTATTGTCTTTATTATAAGTACTGCCGCTAAGATTCAGGACGGTTTTTCTGTTCACTTTTTCATTGCCGCTTAAAGAGATATTATACTTGTTGTATATCAAATCTCCTGGTACATTGAATGTGTTGTGATCTATGTTGTAAACAGTAGAGTAATATGAGTCGTTTGTTTTCTTATTCAGAAATTCTACAATAACATCGTCTTGAGATATGTTATTTGCTGTTACAAAACAAGCAAGCTTAGATTGCTTGTATAGCTTTATAGAATCGCTTAATAATATATTACACTTATTATTTATTATACTCGGGTACACGTCATTTTTATTAATCAACGTGTTACCAAGAGAAGTGCTGTTTTTTTCAATCAAGGCTCGCATATTGTAAGCATTGGCTCTGTTTTGCATATCTATAAGATGCGACTTCAAATAGGATTTAAGGTAATTCAGGCGCGACTTTATCGTAACATTCGTAATCTCATAAAGATACTGAAGATCAGTATGTATCTGTCTTAATGTATCATTATACTTTGCAGTATCAAAGTCGCTACCCTCATGAATTTTATAATCCTGTAATATGGGCAGTGCCAAATCTATTCTATTTAATGTTTGCTCTATTTGTGAATTCTTAGGATATATTCCTCTCTTAATATAATCCTGTATGATTACATTTTTATAATAATGATATTTTTTTATCATGTCATCATATCGTATTGTATTCATACGTTCACATCCTCGGCAACTAATAGTTTCATGTTAGATATATATGGCGAATTATATTTATCTATGCAATTCAAAATGACCTTTATCTTCATACTCTTTATATCATCACTGAGATATACAGTGTTTTCAGAGTTTGAAAGATCATTTTTTATTCTTATAATTTTGGTCTTATTTGTATTGCTTGTGCTGTTTCTGTTTATAGGTATAATAGGATATTCTGTTTCATTTATGATGATAGAATACTTGATATAATCATCAATAGCCTTATTGTAAGACTTTGTAGTAGGGCAATATTCTGCCGCATATAATGCAATACTGTTAATAGCGTTTGCTTTTACTGCGCCGACCAAATCGTCAGTAAGTATCAAGCTTGAAGATTCATATGTCTTTCTGAATGCCTGGATCGCATTTATCTTTATCTTATACCTATAGGCATTATTTATAATCTCTGTCTTCTCTTTTACCGTAGAGCCGTCTATTGTCTTATTCTGATAAGCCAATACTTCTTTTGAGTCATATTCATTTGACTCAAAAGTTATTTTTATGTATTTAGAGTCCGGAAGATTAAAAATGCCCGATCCAATTATATAATTCTCGGTATTATACTTCTGAGTATCATTATTGAATTCAAAGTTATGGAAATCAGATAATGTCGAATATGATGCGCCATCCAGAGAAGTAAAAATATCTACTATTTTTAGATGCTGTTGATCACTATCTATTTTGATTACATTGAATACAGAATCTGATTGCAGATAAAGCGAGCATTTTGCGCCGTTACTGTCATAATTTACATCACTACATGATACTACAGTATTGCTATTGCTTGATAACCTCGAATATTCAAAATATTGTCCGGTATTTGCATTATTCAGAATACTTTCTACTTTTGATGTATCAAATGTATCAGATAGATATTTGCTCGTAGAATTATCATAGACATGACCATTACCAGCATAACCATTGCCAGATACGTTTGATATTCTCAATGTAGCAGGCACAGAAGATAATTCCTTAGCATGGATTATATTATCTGTGATTGTACTATCATCAATATCCATTATATGCTCTTTGGATATGCTCACGAAGTTATTGCAGCTGGAATATGCCGAACATAGCATATTCATATCATTCTGAGCTTCAAGAGTACTATTGATACTGTTTTGAATTTTCTGGATGGCACCCTGAGTATCTTCTATAATCTCATAATAATCGTAAGCGAGTGTACTAAGCTCCGCATTCAATCCATTTATATCTAAGCATATCTCATGAAGCATGGTGTTATGCTCTTGTACAATGGGTTCTTCGTCCTCGTGAACGATAAGAGGTTTATAAATCGGCTCAGAATCATCCTGATCACTTAATTCTTTTGCTCTTTCATTTTGGTTGTAAATAACCAGATTTGATATATATTTGTCTTTTAGGTCAGAGATATATCTTCCCATAATTCTCCACCTCCAGACTTAATAAGAGAAATAGATTTTATATATGGCGCACCAGAATCATCTCTGTATTGACGCAAGATAGCCTTAACCTTGATACTGGAATTTTCAGGTATATAATCTGTTTTTACGGGTTCATAAGAAATTGTATACTTGACATTTTTATCGCTGAAATCAAGATCTGAAAGCTTAAGATTTGTAGCCTCGTAATTCTTATAAATAGTATATACGTTATCTTTTATGTCAAATCTTGTAGGAAGATTCGGGAATAATAATTCCTTTTCGATATATGATATGTTACTATTTAAGATAGGTATTGTTTTATTGCCATCAATGATATAATATTCAATAGAAGTGTATTCTGGCATATAATCGGACGCATTTAAGATAACCTTCGAAGCATCTGTTATCTCACCAATATTTATTATATTAGATACAAAGCATCCAATATTACTTATAGTATTATAAGAGATTTTTATTGAGTCAATTCCAAAACAATAATTATATAGCTTATAATCAGTATAAGTAATTACAGGCGGAGATGGTGGATCAGGTGTATAATCATAACCTGAGTCATCATAATCATAACTGTTATCACTATCGTTATAACTATCATAAGCATTCTCTACAATAATTTCATAGGATAGTTTTCCATTGGCATCCTGATGCTGCTTAACTTTAGTAACAGTTCTGGTAGATTTTGAGCCGTTCTGGACTATATTAACACTATTGGTATCATTATAGTCCATAAGGCGTTCGCCATAAATCTCGCCTGTTTTAGGATCTTTTCTGGCAACATATGAAACGCCACCATACTGGACAATATCATTCTGTCTAAGACGATCGCCTTTGTCAAGATTCATCTTATCAGAAGAATACTTGTTAATTACATTGCCATTTTCATCTTTAACCGTAACATCATTACCATGACCATTCATGAGCAGAGCTGACATGAATTCTTTTGAAATAGTATCTGGAGCAGAACTCTGACTTGGAGATGTAACTCCTTTGTCATAAGTTCGGTTTCCACTTGATGAAGCTATAGAACCTTCCATAAATGCGTTACTTGCATTATAGTCGCCTCTTTCGGCCTCAGCCTGATCGATCTTGTCTTTCAAAGAATTCATTTCAGCGATCATCGACTTGTATTCATTCTTAGTACTATTAGTCAGTCGTCTTTCTTCGGCAGATTCCAATTTGCTTTGGAGATTCATTCCAGCAAATTCATTATATTGCTCTTGCATCTGTTTCAGCTCGGCGTCTGAAACAGATGAAGAGCTTTTACTGGAACTAGATGATGATTTCGAAGAACTTGAAGAGCCTGAAGAATTTTTAGACGATGATGTGCTACTATTTTTTTTACTGACAGCAGACGCTACGGTTTTTATTAAACCTAAAAGCGACATTATACTATCTCAAAATCCTTCTCATCAAAACCTAAAAGATATAAAGCCTCTGACTTAGTGATCTTGATTTTCTCATGCTGCTTTGTTTCTTTTATTGTTTCGATCTTCTTATCATGAATATTCTTAACATCGTTTTCATTGAAATCAGTAGACTTAAGTTTAGAATAGCAGTTTTCGCAACTTGTATCACAACTATCACCGTCATCTTCCTGACAATCATTCTCATCATCTTCATAGCCATAATATTCTGCTAAGAGATCTATCAGATTATAGTAGATTTCGGTCAAAGCATCATCTTTATCTGATTCTTCTTTAATCTTTTTATCTGACTCAATGTGCTGGTTTTTGGTTTCATCTTTATTCTCATCGTCAAATATATCGAGAAGGTCATCAAGAGTTAAATATACATACTTCATAAATTTATATCTCCTTAGTGCCATATATATTGGCTGTTTCAATTTTTGGGTAGGGATTTCCAAATCTGTACGACCCGGATTTATCCATATATTGATCAGGGTCGTTTGCATGTTTAATCAGCGACTGATCGTCATTATAAAAACCGCTGTTTATGCCATCATATTTATAGACGAGCTTATCATATTCTTTTACATTGTCTTTATACTTTTGATTCAGTTCTGCTTTTATGTTGCTATAAAAAGCCTGTTTCTTTAAATCATAATAATAATTTGGAGATTCAGTATCAGGCAATGTAAAACTATCTATACTTGGGTTGGCACATATAATGTCGAATTCAATACCTTTTAATAATTTCGAAGACAATATCGTAGAGACTTTATCTATAGATATTTTAGTTGAGTCTTCTGTTATATATATGAGATTATCATAGTTGCAATTAGATAGTTTTAAATCAAAGTCATTCATTTTAATGGGATCAGTAAAAGATATTGTGACTTTTTCTTTTATGGTCATTGGAGTAGTAGACGCGTAGTATACACGATACATTCCATTTTCAGTAAGTCTATTGATTTTCTTATACAGATATGAGCTATATTGATTATATTGGCTTATTAAGATATTCTCACTTGTTATAGGAACATTAATAGTAACAGCAGGTGTAAGAGTAAGTGTGCCGCCTCTTATATACGCCTTTTTATCTATGATACTATTATCTCTATCTGTATAGTCACTATTGTAATCACTTTCAAAGTCCACATTGAAAACAATATCTGTGCTTCTTTTTAATATGTCCCTTTGATTTTCTATCTTTTTGATAGAAGCTTCTAATGTATCAAGCGTACCATCTAAATATTCATGAATATATGTTTCTACGTTGCTATCAAGATCATACAGAAGTCTTGTCTTTTCATATAATCTATTTAATGATTTATAGATATTATCCATATCTTCATTAAACGTATCACTATTCATGTTTTTCGTCTGATAAGTAATGTCGCTGTTTATATTATAGTCGGCATCACTTATCAAATTATTTATGATGGTTTTTATATTATCAATTCTGTTTTGTTTGTTATCCATTTTTTATTTTATATTATATGGAGCGTTTGTGTTGATTATTGCTTTCAAACCTTCCTCTTTACTCCATATGAAGCTCTGTGTTTTTGTGAGAGCCCCAGTGTATCCATTATCATAATGCCATACGTCAGTACCGGTTACAGAAGGAAGAAATCTACAGATTGAGCCGCAGCTTTCAATTATAGATTGTTCACTATGATAATGTGCCGCATGAATCTCTCTGTATAATGTTGAACCCCACTCAGAAGGATATTCTCTTGCTATAATGCCGTTGATCTGCTTCTTAGGCATATCACCATGCATAAAGTAGATAAGAGACTTGCCCCACATAACAAGCTTTCTGGACATGAAAGAATAATCTATAGTTATATTGGGATTATTGCGGAAATATCCATTCAGATAGCAAGTAAGATAATATGCGCTTTGTTCGTCATGGTTCGAGCCAATATAAAATGATTCTACGGGCGCGATTTTCGCAAGCTTTTCTATTGCGTTTACAAGGAGATGGCATCCATCCTGGAATAGCTGCTGCCAGTTACTATCATAAGATTGTGAAGTCCCGGCAGTAGTCGTATAATTTGCAGTATCATAATTGAAGAAGTCATTTGAATAGACAAACAGTATCTTCTCAAATTTATAACCACTTGTCTCTGCTATAATATTATCTATAATTTTATTGAATACATCAGTAGCTATCTGAGTATTGTAATCACAACCGGTTATATCCTTATGACACAACTTACCAAGATGAAGATCGGCGATATTGATTTCAAGCATATAATCAGATTTAGTCTGAAGCTTATCTACTTTAACACAATCAGGGACATTTTCATTGACAAACTTTAAAAAGTCTTCTTTCAGTGCATCGAAGCTAACATTATCAGTTCTCGGCTTAACAGTAATTTTACTGGAATACAGTGTCACAGGATTATTTTTGTCTTTCTTCTGCGAGTGCCACATAGTATTCTTTGCGCTGACAAGTTCGAACTTATTTTTATCAAATCCATGCTTCTCAAGAAGGACATCAGGAGACTTCTGATCGTCTTCGCTCAACTCAATAAGTTTAGTATTAGTATATGTACCATCGCCGCGAATTTCGCTTATAGCCTTAAACAGTGTATCATGGTCAAAAGAGCTGGCATCGTATTTAGAATCTATTTCATCAAGAATGTCTATCGCAAACTGATTTCCATCAAGAGTTAATTCTGGGACTTTATTAGCAATCGTATGAGACGAGTGTCTGTCATAAGTCATCTTACGAGCTTTTTCGCCACGATCTTTTCCTGTTATACCACACTGATCAGCGATCTGATTCCATGATAGATCAGTAGTGTGTTGTCTTTTCTTATTAGCGAGTTCTTTGAGGAGTGTAAAATTTATCTTATCCATATTTATAAAAATAATAAAGGTAGCCTTTCTTTAGAAAATTGACTACCTTTATATTACTGTTTTCAAGATTATGATAATCCCAAAAATCGTCTATTTAGTTGTTGACAAATTGTAAATTATCAAGCGGGCTCAACAAGATATATCTCGCTGCCAAGGACTGAGCTTGAAGAAACTATCAGACTATAAATTCTTCCAATGAAGTTTGAGTTAGAATATTCGCCTTCGCTAAAATACTGTTCAGGAACAGTAGATTCCCAGGCAATTGATAATTGTGCTTTACATGCAGGAAGTCTGGAATAAGTTTTTTCAGTATCACTGTTTTCTTTTTTGCTTCCCATTGTTTTTAATGGAAGATTTGTTTTGTAGTCGAAATATAAATTTTCAATGTATTCTCTTTTGGAATCTGGCCAATGATCGTCATCTATTTTAAATACAAGCTTATCAGACATTGTATCAATAGTCTTCTCATTATTTGGAATAACTTTGACTAATTGTAGTGGAATACTCATTGGAGCATCTTCATGAACTTGATCATAATGATTTAAACATAAACTTTCATAATCAAGTGTCAGCATTAAATGTGGCTTATATCCAATTTTATATATCTTATCGCCAGCATTTACTTTGATATTATCTTCATTGATAAATAGTCTGTTGTCAGAATTTTCTTTCTTGACAGTAACTATTTTATCACCTATAACTAATATATCTCCAGCTTTAATACCATAGTTATATCCCAATGTTGTAGTATTAAGTGATTTGACACTGGTATCTAATTCTGTTACTATAGGATCATTATTAGAACCATTTATAGTAGCAGATGTCGCGACACGGAATAAACCTTCTCTGTTAATAACCATTGTAAGTTCAAGATCATTGCATTCTTCAAAATTGAATTCCTGAGAAGTATATAATCCATTATTGAAACCTATTTCTTTTTCGTTCAATACTTCTTCAGTTATAATTGAATAGATAAGGTCATAATGATATTCTTTCTCAGTGAATACATATTTGCCATCAGCATTTCTATGATATGTATACAGCTTATTATAAGTCTGGACATCATTATTAGTTGACGGATTTCTCGAACACAGAAGGTTCCAAGTACCAGTGGCTTCTGGATTAGTTTTTACTATGACAATAAGATAAGTGTCATTTTCAAGACTTAATTTATATTTGCCATCAGACTCGTCTGCAAAGTCGAAAGTGATCTTGTTGTTTACATTCCATGTATCTGATTCCCTCAGAGCTGATAAGAAGACTTGCTTCGATCTGCCAAGAATGAGAGTGTCATTGGCAGCATATCTCTCATCAAGAGATGTAAGAAGTTCATCGGCACGATCAGAATCCTTTAAAACATAACATCTCAGGTCACTTGCATTACCATCGGTATTGCCATAGATAGATAAAGTCTTCAAGACACCAATTTTATTTGCAGGAGCTCTGAACGAGAAAGCAAAAGCTGGATTATTCCCATTATCAATTGCTGGAACATTTACAGTAAGAGAATCATCATCAAAGCTGATTTCATTGACTTTGCCAGTACCAACATAAGTGTCTGTCTTAGAGAAAGAGTATGTATTGTTAATATACTGTCCATGCAATGATTTTAGTTTCATAGTTGGTAACTCAGTATACAAATCATCTTTATCTTTCAGATTAAGACCGACATCTGAATAATTATAATCAAATACGGTACAATCTATCAGCTCATTTTCCATATTATATTTTATATCAGATATACAGACAATAGAATATAGATCCTGATTATTAGTATCAAAGTGTTTTTCAACTATATACCATCCAAATGGCTGAATCTTCTCTGAATCTTCCACAGATATATATATATGCTGAGTGAAGCCAGCAGTAATTGCACCGACCTGTGCAATATCACACACGTCTTCAATGCTACACCTTGGATCGAACTTATTAAATGGATCAAAGAATCCATTCTGTGCATAATAGTTATTCAAGATACCCTTCTTAGAAAGAGAATTAAATAACGCATATAATTCTTCTCTAAGAGACATAATATCATAAGAAGTCTTTTTATGTGTAACTGTTGAGCTATGATCCATATTTGTAATCAATAAATCATTGAATTTATCTTCGTCAACAATATTGTCGGCAGGTATTTTTTCGTTTGTTTCCGGATCAAAAACAAATAATGCTTTCTCGACTGTATCTCTATCACTGACGAGAGTATCTTTACCATCAACAGACCTTGTGGCAGCTTTAGCGATAAGCCCAGCTTCTATATCAGCGACATGAGATACATCATTCTTCTGTCCTTGATTGAAGTCATGGTTCTGGACAAGTTCTTTTGATAACAAGTCCATATCTATATTAGATGGACGAATTTTTGTATTTGGCATTTTTATCTCCATTCAAATGTGACATAGCCATTATCAGCCTGAGCAGAATCGAGCAGAAGCTTTGCCTCGTCACATAATTCAATAGTGTTATTTATTTTATCTATTTCGTAGCACGACCGATCTCCTAATAACAATCCGTTGATATATACTAACACTGTATCATGGTTTATGATAAACTCTTCAGGGAGATATGATGTGCCTAAGTCGCTTGTATATTTTATATCGGCATTCCAAATAGTTCTATCGAATGCAATTGGCATTACATTTTCTCTTAATGTATAATCATTTCTTGACTCAATAAGAAATACATCAGAGTCAACAGAGTCTTTTATGTAGATAGTATTAGGACTTTTGATTTCAAAATCAAAATTATTAAGTCGCACGCCATTCTTGTATACTTTTATATATCCATTGGCAAGTATATTATCAACAATATATGTATTCTGGTATGCCGCGAGTTTGTTTTCATTATTAGCTATACAGTATTTATAGCTCTGAGTTTCAGTACCTTCAAGAGGTTCTATCACATAAGTGATAATCGAATCTGTTGGCTTATCAAGCTTAAAACTAATAGAATTAAGCTCTGTGTATGTATCAGGATATTGTCTTATACCGTTGATATATATTGATAATGTATTGGCGTTTACAGTGTATTGGTCAGATCCATTGAGATAATATACTCCGTCTTCGCTGCCAACACTGCCGTCAATTTCTCCTGTGATAATAGGCTGCTCAACGACATTACCATAAGTATAAGAGTATAAAGCATATTCCTGATTCACATAGCGATCATCAAATTCTATAGAATCATTCTGATACGTAAAAGCAGTTACAATTTTGGCTAATGTATTATTCAGTTTTGTATCATGTATTATATAACGCAGACCATTTTGTATAAATGCATATGAACTATCGGTGTTATCTATACTAACAATTTGATTATTATAGTTTGCCTTTGATAAATTGACTTTTGCCTTGTTGAAGACCGGTTCACCATTAACATAAACGAGCATATCATCAGCTCTGTCTATATTGATTTTCTTGGACGCAATATTTTCATTTATAATAAAATTAGAATTATCGAGCATTACGATATACTCTAATCCATTCTTTATATATTTGCTGTAAAGAGATCCATTGGTTTTGTTTCTGACAACATCCTTAGAGTCATATGGTATATTATCTATGATTATAAAATATGAATCGCTTGTTCCAACATCTTCATATGTGCATTCGATGCAGTTATTTTCGATGATACCGGTTTTAATAATGTTAGAAGATGTCTCAATAATATCCAGATAATCTATTGTATGATAGTCAATTTCTATCATATAAGAAGAGCCATCTGTCAGGAATTTCTCCGCTGGATGCATCTTATCGTTGAAACATATCATCGGTTTATCAAAGCCATTAAAAAGAGTCGAAGGCAAAACTATGATGTTATCATCATTATGCGGAATATCAGTCATATGTGTCTTTTTGGCGCACGAAATCAACTTTACATTATGACTTCCATTAAAATCAGTAATCTCAAAACGATTATCAGTGATTGAATAATGTGGAGTATATTCAGAGTCTACTATTAAATAAGTATTGTCATAATTTGCGCCAGATCCAATTATAATACCATTGTCAATATCATTGATAGTATTTACAATTTTTTTAACAGTGCCTTTTGTCTTAAAAGCTTTAAAGCAGAATGTTAAGACTATAACAAAAGACTGTTTTTGAGTACCAGTAAAATATTTTGACAATGCATTCTTCGTAAGCATGATTCCATTTGGCGTTTCTACGAAATCAGGCGAGCCATCATATTTTACAAGCAGCTTGAGCTTATCATCGCTCATGTCATAGATATAATACTCTGACCATGTATTATTTGCTTCAGGCTTTATGTTTATATATGGTTGAGATTCTGAGACATATATTATATTCTTTTTAATGTCACTGAGATATTTAGGGTCAACGTGCGCCAAAGAAATATTCTGACCATTTATGAGAGAAGAATCAATGGTCATTGTAACATCATTGATATAATCATGTTTCTCTGTTTCGAGACCATCAAAGAATACCCTGTCATTCTTAGCATTAGGTACTAAATAGGTTTTGACCTTGGTATTATTCCCTATCGACGAGCTTGACTTGACACCTATAAGATCAATCGTTATATCTTTCGGATCATTGATATAGACAATGATATTTCCTGAGGCATCAGTGGTTATCTGAAATTCAGTGTCGTCAAGTTCATGTTTATAATATGTGCCAGAGCCGACCAGAATATCGCTGGTCAGAAGATAAGCAAAATTATTTTTTAACTGATGGTCAGTCTGAAGGATGGTATAATAATATACATTGTTCGCGCCTGTATACTGCCAATCAGCTTTATATACTGTCTTAGAATAAAATGTTGAATCAGAAACATCATTGAGATAACTCTCTCCATATTCTTTGAGACAGTGAATTATGAGATAATTATAATAGTCGAAATCTGTTATCTGAGACTGAACAGTATCTGCTTTTAACGTCGTAAATGAAGATCCATCAAAATACTTTAAGATTCCACGATCAATCCATAATTGTCCATATATTGGATTCTCGGGCTGAGTCGCAGAAGTGATGAACTCTGTTATCTGGAATTTATCTTTGTATAATGGATTCCACCTGTTATTGCCAGCATATTTCAGATTGTCGCCATCGAGCCATAACGCACCGGCATATGACGCATCAGGATCAGACGAACCAGTATAATTTATATTCTCTATGATCTTATGCAGATCAAAAAGCTGTTCGTTGTATAATCTATATGAAAAATGTCCATTAAGGTCATTTTGTATAGGCATAGTCTAATGTCCTTTCTATGCGGATTTATCACTTATACTATTACTATTTAAGCTAAGGATTTTATACAAAAATAAGCCCGGCTTTCGTAAGCCGGGCAAAATATTTTACTGTTTATTATTATGCACTGGTAAGTTATTTACTGTTCGCATATCTGCGTCGAGATGTCCGTTCCCACCCAGTTTATGATATATCTCATGCATATCAATTAAATCGCCACGTTCATCAAAATCAATTGAACCGTCATCTATATACTTTCTGCATAGCTGTCGTATATTGCTTTTTAACGATTGTCGCAATGCGTCTTTTAATAGATTTACGGTAGTATTTATTTCACTTTCCTGATCTTCTTTTTTATCATTTTTCTTTGCTACACGATCAAAAATTTTACAGAAAATAGCTTTACCGAATTCAATTAATGCGGCAACAACACCGGAGCCGAGAATAATTGGAAATAGATCACTCATTTTATAAATTCAACTTTCATCAGATAAATATTGTATATTTGGAATGTCGGCAACAGTTTCAACCGGAATATGATTGAGTCCAGCAAGTGTTACCTTTGTCCACTCATATTGTTTTGTCGTTTTATCTAATATACATTTATAAAAGTTATTGGTTTCAAGCTCTCCATTACTCTCTCCAATATACATATAACATATATTATTGTATGTTTCGGATGGATCTGGCAATTCAGTTGCCATGAATGAATTAGATATATTTATCAAATTCATTCCACTATCTTTTATGTTACCGTCTTTGCAAATAATTGGAATGTTATTTTCTGTACAATTATCAACCTTATTGATTCTTTTTGCAAGTTCATTGTCAATAATATCTGCATTAGAATTCGTAACATCATCCACATTATATAACTCAGTTTTAACTGGTTTGATTAAATGATAATTTTTAGTATAGTTTGGCAATTTGTCAATCTCCTTCCTTTTTATGGATTTTTACACCGCTATTAATTGCTTTGTGCGAATAACGGCTTAATGTGTCATGGTTAAACCTCTCTAAATATTCATGTGAGTTAATTATAATTCCATCAAAAAATATTTTATATGGTTTTTTATTAAAAAACATCTTTGAATGAGCGCTGTTTAAAAATATTATTTTTTTCATGTTAACTCTACATCGTCAACGTCTTTTAGATCTTGTGCAGTTATATATTGAATATCATCGTCTTTCTTTCCACTTATTGTCTCAATAGTAAAATTACCATTATAAGAAAGAAGATAAATTGTTGATGGTGATATATTTTCAATATTATTGCACGTTGCAGACGATATTAAGATAGCTTGTACACTATCAGTATTTTCGTACTTTTTTAAAGCAACTAAAAACTGCTTAACATTATTATAGTTAGTTTGATTAGATATATAATATACACTTGCAGAGGTATCTTCGAGCAGAAAAAGCTCATTAGGATATTGAGTCATATCGAACTCATTATCGCAAAATACATCTTCGGAAATTTGATTTAAAACCAAATCAATATTTGATTGATTCTTTGCAATACTCATTCGACTGACCACTTCCTATAAATTATTTGCCCAGAACCGCTACCAGCTCCACCACATGATTTAAGAAAGTTATATACATATGGATCTTCTGATGACCATTCGGTCCAAATACATTTTCCCGCTGCAGTTGGTTTCAAATAACGTCCCATTGCAAATCCTATTGACGTTTCGTAATTATTTTTAGGATCATTTAATATGACAGAAGCATTGATAAGATAATATGTTTTACATCCAGAAAATGCATCATAGTATACACATTCCAAAAGATAATAGTCTTTGCCATCTATATTATAGCTTACACAGTGATTGGGATAATTTATTTCCGTATCAAAATCCGTTGGCAGTGTTAAATCGTTATTCCCTATTTTATATATGTCTTTAAGATATTGATCTAACTCGTCTTGAGTTATTGTGCCGAGCTCTGTATCAGGAGTAATCATATATCATTCTGACCTCCTTTAAAAATATTTGCAGAACAATTTATATTCTGCTTTTGATTGTCCAAAAAATCTATATCGTATATAATCATCAAGCAATATGGCTATAAGACTTACAAAGAACCATAGTATAGAAAAGTACAAGCAAATCTGTCCATGAAAATTGAATGGCAAACCACTGTAGTCCCAAACATTCAAACCGAGTCTGATATTCAATATGTATCCAGAAATCAGTTCAATAAGTGTAATTATTATACTACCTAGACCCATTTGATAGAATAATGGCAAATTCTTAAGTTTAGGGATTTCATTTATCTCACCTATCAGTAAAAATGCAATACCACCAACAAAGAACATTGATACATGAGAATAGCCCCTAAAAAGCATTTCCATGAATACATATGTAAGTCCACCGATAATAAACAGTATAATCTCTTTCGTGATATTTTTCACTGTTCTGTTCTTTATCATACATTACCACTAATAATCATTTTTACAATACTGTCTTCAAGATTCTCGTTTGCAGTTTTTAACATGTTGATATTGGACTCTAATTCAGCATTTTTGTCTTTTAAAATGGCAATTTCATCTATAGGTTTATGTGGAGCAGTGAGTATTTTTATATATGCTTCGCAAACTTCATCGTCAGTTTTTGATTCGTCAAGTTCTGTTTTTGATCTGATTATAGATATTGGAAGTATATCATAGATACTGCCATCATCTCTATAAAATAAATAACTGTTTTCAGAACCATATAATGGATTATTGATTATTGCTTGCTCGGCAGTGATGTCATATATAGCAGTTTTCTTGTTCCAAAGTTTATATATCATAGTAAATACTCCTTAGAATAAAGGCAAGTATGAAATTGTACAAGCAAATCCTGTAGATCCAGAAGATTGTAATTTCATACCACCAATAACCGCGACAGCCGTTCCACCAGATAATTTACCAAGCGTTTCAGAATCAAGTGATAAATCAACATCAGGGTCAGAACCATAAATACTTAGTCCATATGCTTTTGCATTATCTGTATCAATAATACCCCAACATCTATAACCATTATATCCATTAGTATCTTTAATATATACAAGTGCCATTGAAGCCGGTATTTTTATCATATACTGTGAACCAGCAAAACTTGCAGTAGTCACATTTATTGTAGTCCATTTATTTTTGCTTTCTTGTGTTGGATTTAAAGCTGCATCAGAAATTTTACCAAGATATATCCATTGATAACCACTGTTTTCTCCAGATTTAGGATATGTGTCAGAATTATCAGAAGAAATTAATTCCCATGTACTGCCAGATGAGCTTATTTTAGAGGTAACCAACTTTATCGCCGTTGCTTGATTATTAGAATTTTCATATTCACAATCGGTAACAACGTATCCACAACTATTTATTGATATTTCAGTGCCGTATTTATCAGAAGAATAGTCTGTGTGCATATATGATTCGTCTACACCACTTGAATTAACAGGAATATAATATACAGTATTTTTAGCTTGACCTATAAAACCAGTAACATATTTTCCACGTAATGTGGAATATATAGATGATGTAATATCAGAAGTGCTATTTATAGTTAAAGTAGATGGATTTGACAATGATATTGCACCAGTAGACTGATTTATGTTGATTTTATTTGAATATGATAGCGTAGCAAATTCTTCAGCATCTTTAGATTGATCATGTCTATAAATAGATACATGTAAATGATAGCTCGTTGATGTTACACCATGAAGTGCATGATTATAAATATCGCAATCTCCATATGCAGATCCCATAGGTATATCTTGTTTTAATTCAACATAAGATCCAGACAATGGTCTTCGTTTCCACCAATATGATGAATATATTGCAGTTTGTTCCTGCATTTTATTAAGTAATTTTTCTGCTTGAATATTGCCAGAATAATTAGTAGGACTAAAAATCATCTATAATCACATCCATTCAGTCAAGAATCAAAACGCATACAGTTATGTTGCCAATTGGTATTTCTGAGCATGTAAAAGTAATTGAATTTAAACTCTGAGAAGAAGGCATTATCAAATACTTTCCCCAATTGTTTGCACTTTCGGCAACAGGGAATACAAAAATATCATTTTCATCGTTAGCTCCAGATGCTTTGACTCCATTAACAGTAACAGTCTGTGTGTTGTCTGATCCCCATCCATCAACCGTTAATATAACTTTTTGTGTTTTATGTTTTCCTTCTGCGCCGAGGGCTTCTCTTGCACCTTCAGCAGTAGACGCTCCTGTACCACCAGATTTTATAGGAATTACTCCACCAGAAGATGATATATCTGACTTAGATATATTAAGAGTAACCCATTGAGTTCCATCGTAGCATAGCACAACGGGTTTATTAGCAGTGAGCCATGACACAGAATCACCAGATGCTACAGAATTTGTGGTATTAGCAATTCTCTGCTTAATAAACTTTGCCCCTAATGAATTTATATTCAGTGTAGGATTAACAGACGTACTGACAACATGAGGTATTATAGTTATCTGTAATCCATTAGTAAGTTCTGTCACATCAGGAATTGTTGCAATATATGCTGCGCCTGTTCCGGCTGTTGTAACTGCTGTTACAGCAGAATTACTATCATGCATATATTGCTTAGTATAAATTTGGCTCACTAAAACAATTATATCTTCTGTTGGAATAATCTTTGCAGAAAACACAATTTTATCTTTTAATTGCGATACAACAGTTATGCCAGCATTATTATATGTAGTTACATTAGATGTCAATGTGGTACTTGGAGAAATCTGTATTATTTGATGTTCTTCATTGCCAGTGATACCAAACACAGAAATACTTTGTGTATGCGTAGTGGCATCCCAGTTATTTTTATTAAGAGTAACAGTTGTTATATCGCCAACAAAAGACGAAGTAGCTTCTTTTACACTTTTGATTTCATCAGATATTGTTTTGCCACTGCTAGGCTCGATTACAGAAGTAGACAAAGTAACTGGATATATTTTTTGTTTGTCTTTATTATATAATTGAGAGATTTTTCCCATTTAAATTACTACCTCATTATTTCGATGGCACAATTTCATCCAATATATCTCTATCAAAAATTATACTATCAAGTTTATAAATATTCGATGGCAAATCGACTTGTATAATAACATCATTGCATATATCATATTCATCGCTGTTATATGAAGATACTATTGGTATATTTGTTTTTGCATTAATTAAATCATTGGTTATTGAGATCGTGTTTTGCGTATCTGTATTTAAGGTTATTTTTGCATTAGCATTAATTGCAGAATTGTCATTTGTTTGAGATTCTGTTTTTAATGCGATTTGGTTAACCATTTTTGCAGAAGCAATAGAACCAAGATTCAATGTCTTACTCAAATATATTCCAGTTATATAAGATGTATCTTCAGTGCCATAGCTATTGCTTTGAATTTCTTCGAATGATACACCATCAGGAGCAACAAAAATTGAGTCTGTTATAAAGAATTTTATTTTGTAACCGCCATCATAAATATAAAAGGCGTAATTATTCAGATCGCATACTATGGTATTATATTTAGCATTATAAATATATAAATAGTTTTGATCACCGTTATAATACATATCATAATTATTCAATGAGATATTATTTGATTTTAAATATTGCATGATATAATTAGGAAATGTAATATTATTTGACGTTACATTGCCATCATTGTCAATATCAAAACATTTTATAAAATTCTGATAAGCAATATATATGCTATAATTAGAGCTTGCGAATAATTTCTTATCTGAGTTTAATAATGATGTATCATTATAAACATTTAATGCGTCAACTTGATTACTATAATATTTGAGTTCATCACCAAGAACCACTTGAGATATTTTATATATTACAATACTTCCGCCTTGTGTAATAACCGCAAATTTATTATTGTTTAATGGTGCAATGCCCAAGATTTTTGATCTTAATGTAGATAAGTCTATCTTAGAAGAAACTGATTCAGGAAAATATAATTGATTTGAATTAAATTTAGTCTCTTTGCAATCAGAATATCCAGATAGATATATGCATGTATCTGTATATAAACACAAAATACTAGCACCGTTACATGCAACATTGGCTATCCCATTTGGATATTTTATGCTTGTATCTTTATCTATATTTCTGGTGTAGTAAATTTCGAGCAGCTCGTTGTCGCCCGAGACGCCGGAGTAGGTCGCGGTGGTCGTCACGTAGGTGTAGATTCCGGCGGTTCTGACCGAGTAATCAGTCCCGGCGGCGAGCTTGTTCCCGCGCACATAGACCGCGTCGACCGACACTTGTTCAGGTATCCGGTAATCGCGCGAAGAACCGTCGGCGATATAGGTCGCGCGGACCTTGTTTGTCAGCAGATTTTCATCCTCATATTTAGTTCCAACACCTAAATTAGTTCTATTACGTTCAATTAATGGTATATATGGTTCGATAGTTTTAAAGCTAGAAGCAGTCAAATGATCATATCCATATAGCTTTCCATTGCCTATAGCACATATAGTCCTTGTATTGTTAGTAAAGAATTTATAATTTTTTGTTGGCGCTGGTAACGATAGTTTCGTTACTATGTCTTCGTATTTACCAGTTTGGTTATTATAATGTATAGCATTGACATATGCTTTATCTTCAGATGTTTTCAGATCACTATCTTCTATAAAATAAATAGCACTATCAAATGAATCGCCAGTATTAAACATGCTATAATATGCACCTATTGATGATACGCCAGTGTACTTATAAGCTGTTTTTATACTGTTTCTTTTGCAGAGAGAACCATCTTTGTCAATAAACATATTTTTAATCATATTGGTAGATTTAAAATCAGTATATGCATATAAATGGTTACTTTCAAAAGAAGATACGATATTATTAGAACTATCCTGTTGAGTATTAGAGCCAGTATTAAATATCAAAAATATAACCTCCTTTAAAGCAATGCAATTTTAATTTTTATGTCGTATTTTGGTTTTTTGGCACACTTGAAAATTATTTTCTTGTTTTGATCTTGATTATCATCACAAGATATTTTACACATTTTTATATACTGATAATTTTCATCACGCACAAGTTCCCAAAAAATAGTACTTGAATTACTTATTTTATCAGATTTATAAGTGTACGTTTTATCATCAGACCATTGATCTTGAGGAATAGTTATAATTTCAGAAACGCACTTGTCTTGTTTTTTCAGTATAATAGAATCCAATTTTTCGCCGTTTTTATTGTCATATATACTATCAACAGTTGTGATTGGATAAACAATGTTATTAATATCACGTAAAAGAGATTTTACTGCCATATTGTGTATGCATCCTTTTATATTATTAATATCTATTGTTACATTACTTAAATACTTCAATTATGTTTATACGGGCAATGTTACATGAATATAAAAAAGATGTATATTCATGATCCTCGTAAAGACCACGAATATACATCAAACTATAATTACTTTTTGAAAATATTATGATTCTGATAAGATACCGATTGTCATCGCTTCAGTCTCAGGATCATACTCAATTTTCAGTTTATTATTATTGATTTGAGTAGATACATATAATAAATTTACTACATCATTATTAGCGGTAGGAACAGATGTGGTCGTAATCTTATTGCTACCAACATCTACATTTTTATCAATACTGAGACCGTTTTCAGAAGATGTAAAAGTAGTTTTTTTATTTTTGAGCCCGATGGAGAAAATATTATTGATAACACCATCAAGCTTTTTAAATATCTTAGGCATTATTCATCCTCCATCAAACTCTGTATAATTTAAAAGTAACTAATGCTCTTCCCTTAGTCGGAGAACCAGTAATGGAAATCACAATTGGGTCGCTTACATTATAAAGCAATCCATCATCACAGTATTGAGCTGATGTTTGTGCATCGATGTCTAGTGCCGACATAACAGCGTTTGTGTCGGCACCAGTACCAATACTTATTGTAGCATTATTATCAAATGTATCAACGATATATGTCGTCACTTCGCAAATCGTACTGCCTTTTAATGATGAAATCGTAGCTTTTGGAGCATTCGTACTCGTTATCTCAAATTGAATCTCTGAGATAAAGTTATCATCATTCTGAAGAAGTGTAGTACGATTTACAGATGGTAAGTTAAAAGTTGATACTATTGCCATTATATAATCCTACACTTTATAGTTTATTATTCTGAGACTTTAGCGGAAGGAATAATAGTTATATTAACAGCAATATCAGCAGAAGGCTGCGAGCCAGCCTGAATCTCGATATATCCATCAGCGGCATGATCAACAAGAACCTGCTTGATGTGCGCATCAAGAGCAATCTCACCATCGTCATTAGTTGCAGGAACAATATCGATAATGCTATTCTCAGGAGCAGTAAGATCTACTCTGTAAGTAAAACCTGCTTCTGCACTGCCAGTCCATGAAGCCTTAGCAAGTGTAACTGCCTTGATGATAACCTGATCCTGCTTCTTATTGATCTCGGTAGTAAGTTCGGTCTTAGCTTCTGCAACAGCATCGGTAAGATCCTTAGTATGTACAAGATCAGTAGGAACATCAGCAAGGTCATTGAAACTTACCTTCGGAGCGTCAGTACCATTATGCTTGTGAGCCTTGAAAGCTTCATCAAGAGTGTTATGAGCGGTCTTGATAGCAGTAAGCTCAGTATTCGTAGACTCAGTAAGAGCTGCGATTGCATCGGCATTTTCCTTATGCTTATTAGCGATCTCTGTATAAATGGCAGTCGTATCAATAGTAAGCTTGCCATCAGTATCAATAGAGAGGATAGTGTCAGCAGCGAGGTCAAGCGCAGCAGAAACCTTATTATCCTCTGTAATAGTGACAGTAACTGCCTTCTTACCAGAGTTATCAGCAACATAGGTGTCGATGAGCGAAGCAGCTGGAATTACGACTTCCTTAGAAGTTTCGCCATTACCAACAGTAAGGACGATAGCTGCAATAGGATCTGCATCTTCAGCAGACTTATAAGCAGCTTCATAACGACCGGATCTTACGAAGTTATCCTTCGGCAGATTGATAACGAGAGTCTTGTCTGCGCCATCAGCATCAACCATAGGGAGAGTGAGCTTAAGGCTTTCTGCGTCATAGGTTGCGTCTTTTACGTAGCCCTTAAGAGCATCGGTAATCTTGCCATCAGTCTTATCGACATCAGCACGAAGATCTGCAACATCCTTAACGAGACCAGACTCAGCACCACCAACAGTAGTCTTAAGATTGCCGACGTCGGTCTGTAAAGTACCAACAGCGGTCTGAAGACCTTCAACCGTAGTGGTATCTGGAACAGCCCATGTAATGGTGCGATTACCATCGCCGTCAACAGTTACCTTAGGCTGTGCACCATTTTCAGCAGCAGCGAAGCCAGCGAGTGAGAGCTTGCCATCAACAGTCGTAACAGATGTGCCATCGAGAGGCATACTGTCAAGTGAAGCAAGTGTTCTATCCTTATCAATCTTATAAATTTCTGCCTTAGTAACTGCATCGCCAGAAACAGTAAGGACAGAAATGATCTGACCGATATAAGAAGTAGTGCAAAGATTACGTGAATCGGGGTCAGCAGCATCACCCTTAGCATACTTTACAGCGTCTTCATAAGAATAGAATATAGAAGATCTATCGAGCGCAAACGCAAGATCGCGCTTGAATCCCATAGGGAATCCTAAGAACGAGAATTGAGTATCATTAATAGCCAATGTTATTTACCTCCAAATATCCTATTCTCATTATATAGTAACAGTATAGGTACGAGCAGTAATACCGCCAGCAGCATTAAAGACGTAAACCTTATACTTGATGCCAGTGTAATCATTAAGACCAGGAACCGTGACTTCAAACTTGTTAAAGGTATCCTTAACGTCTGAATTCATACCTTCCTTATAAATAACACTCGAAACATCGCGGAGAGTAGCAGGATATGCAAATACACAAGACTTAACACCCTCAGGAATGTTGATTACAAACGAGCCGCCTGCGGCAAGTGCCTTGCCAGTCTTAGTAAGTCCTCTGATAGTTGCAGCAGCATCAGCAGCAGTTGTATCGAATTCATCTGCGAGTGTGCCATAGAATGAATTACGGAAAGGAGTATATGCAGAAGTTGTCTGGGTCTTAGTACCAGCAGGAATCTGAACAACAGGATCAGATTCGCCACCAAGATTGTCCTTAGCAACTGCGCCAGCGTCATAAGCAGCAGTCACAGTATACTTAAGGGAGTTAACAACATTAGTGCCACCCTGATCACCAATAATAAATCCGTTGCCAGAGTTGTCATCAGTACCAGAAGCAGCGGTTGCAACTTCAACACCATTAAGATCAGCAACATTAGTCTCACGCTTTATAGAGAAAGACTTAGCGGTAATACCAGTAGCAGGACCATAAGTGTATGAACCAGCAGAGAGTTTAGCAGTACCAAATGAAACGGAAGTTAACTTAGTACCAGCTTCAACTGCGCCAGCACCAGTGAGAGCAAATCCAGTAACACCGGGATTAGCGGTAATCTTAGGCTGTAGCTTCTTAGTGAAAATCTCAGTCATAATTTGAGCAAGAGTCTTGCCCTTTGCCGCAAGAGTACCAGACGAAAGCTTAACATTACCGACAGCAGTATAGTCACCAGCAAGGGTAATGTCTGACGAGAACAGGACATCATCAGCAGTTAACTTACCGCAGAGAGCGTGCCACTCCTCATCATAATAGATATACGAAACAGTAGAATATGTAACGCCGCCATCTGCTCTTACAATGATTGCAACATCATTAGATTTAGGAGCAGTAATCGTAGCAAGCTTGTCCGCATCAGCATCTTCAAGAGTAGCAGTTAAGCTATAAACAATGGGCATCTTAACGAGCTCATTAAGAGTCGTCTTAGTAACATACTGATCAGCTGCAACATTATTAAGTGTTGTAGCGTCAGCAGCGTGCTTAATAGTAAGAGTACCATCAGCCGCAATCTCTACATCGTCACTGCCTTTAACAATACCAGCAACGTCCTTAGTAGCAACAGTGATAATGGTCTGACCAAGATTAACCCAAGTCGTACCATCATACCACCACTCGATACCAGCATTATCAACAATAACGTGACCAATTGCAAGAGTCTTGCCTTCGCCAAGAAGTTCAGTAGCCTTAGCGGTAAGCTCTTCAGCAGTAGGTGCATCAGAGTCAATCTTACCAATATAAACGTATGCGCCAGTTAAACCAGCAAGAGTAGTTTGAATGCCCTGAATTGCGGTATCAGTGGTATCAAACTTTTCTTTAATAGTGGTAGTACCACCAGCATAAGTCTTTGCATCCTGAGCAAGATTTTTATCTGCATCAAGAGTTGCAAGACCAGAAGCCACATCTTTATCTGCGTCAGTTAAAACTTCATCCTTAATGTCGACCTTGATCTTACCATCCTCACCAACAGTAACAGTGGTTCCGACAGAAGCAGCGTCGCCAGTAAACATCTGGGGAATTTCAACTAATGAAATAGTAAATAATGTTTCTGCATCAGCGGCAGATCCGTTCTTTACAACGATCTGCTTGTTGGCAGCGTCATAAACGCCACCCTTAGCAATAAGTTTAGTAATTTCGCTTTGATCATTCTGGCTCATACCAGAAGGTAAATGGAAAGTTCCTATAATAGCCAAGTTTGTATTTCCTTTCGAAAATATTTATATTTTATGGTGAGCTTTTAATCTCACATCATATTTATTACTTAATATCTCTTATTTAATAATATTTAAAAAATAAAAGGCAATGATACATTGTAATTTTAACATATCATTGCCATATTATATTTGATTATTGGTTAAGCGTTCTCTTCGTTAGTTGTATTTTCGTCTGTATTATTTTCAGAAGCAAGAAGCTGCTGCATTGCCTCGACGATACCATTAAGACTTGTTAAAAGATCATCAGGAAGAGTGACACCATATGTAATAGCATTGACTTCATCTACTGTGGTACATCTGTTAATCCAAGTCTTAAGGTGATTGAAATAAGTGGTATGATAAGTCTTATGGGCAGTAGCCGCAGTTATAATCTTCATAATATCTGCTGCGCTGTAGAGTCTACAAAGTTTGTTGTCAGCGTGATACGGGAATGAAGGTGCGCCGCCCTGAATTGCCTTTTCTGCTGTCGCGATATTAATCTGGTCTTCAGCAGTCCAAGCAAAATGCTCTACAGTGCCATCAGTGAGAGTAGTATCACAACCAGCTATAATAGCAGCCGAGCAAGCCTTGTCACATTCAAGGATCTTAGCCTGCTTAACATTATCAAGTGACTCAGTAAACTGCTCACCAGTAATATCGAAATACTCCTGGGCAGTAATCAGATTCTTTTGATATGCAGTCTTTGGAATTGACTTATCAAATCCAGACTGCTTATATAATCTCTTTACAGACGATGCAAAAATTGAATTAGCCATTATTTTTATATCCTCTCTTAGTTAAGTGCTTCTTTAATTACAGTATCGGTGATAAGATTGTCGACAGCCGTTTCATAGACAACTGGCTTAGACATATAAACAGTGACCTTGCCATCTCTATGATCTACAATGTCACCGGCAACAGAATACTCAGACCAATCATAATCAGCATAAGTCTCAAGCTCTTTGCCTTCATTGTCCAGATCGAATTGTCTGATACTATATTCAGTATTATCTACGAAATACTGATTGACATCGGCATACGATGCCAAAACAGTGATTCTTAAAAAGTCTCTATTGATACCATCTGTCAGAATCTTCTTAGAAAAGATACATGGCTCTGTTTCTATCGGATACTCAACAGAAGTAAATGTTTTACCATCTTTAAAAACTATTTGGTTCATTTATAAAACCTCGTATAAAAATATATTATATTTTAAGAGTAGACGCCTAATACACTACCATCACCTGTAGGCAAAGAAGCACTCGTACTGAATGCCATATTGCGCACCTGATAGGAAGTATAATTGGCGTTACTTTGGGCTTTTAATTCGCCCTGCATAGTGCCGCCTAATACATTAAGTTTTTTATTAAGTTCTTGATTTACTACTTTATTTTGAACTGGATTAGTGGATGTGTCTGAAATAGCATCATCGACATCTATTTTGGTCCTATTTTCAAACCAATCAGACCAAGTATTTTTAGAATAAGTTCTTGTATAGATTATTCTATGGTCCACTATACCTAATCTTTCAGCTACTTGAAGAATATTGGTTCCATTTTCAACTACTAATAAAGACCAGTCACCATATACCGCACCTGCACCAGTCGAATCGATTGGCCAAGATGCATCTATCGGAGATTCTTCTCCGCCAACAAAAGTATAAACACCTGTGACAACAGCTTTATCTACACATGTTGGTTCTGTATGTAAATTACCAAGACTTTTGGTATAATGTATCGGGGCATTGAACAATGGTTGGACTATCATTATTTTCGCCCTTTGTTTTATTTTTCTATTTTATATATTACGCGAAATTGTAATATGTTTTGATATTAATTAAGCAACTTATAATATGTTTCATTGCCATTTGCATTACCAAATGTTCCGTAACTGGGATCTGCATAGTATGTATAAGACAATGAATTAGATCCAGCATAGCTTGTGCTTGTATATTGTTTTGTATCACAATCAATATACTCCGTTTTGGACAATGTTTTTATAACATTTATTTTTGGTACAAGTGTACTACTATATCTTACTTCATTTCCACCTACAGATGATGACCATCCAATTCCAAACCATGTTAGTTTATATCCCAAGTGATCACTACCTCTTCCACTACATGTATAAGAAGTGTCTCCATTATACAATACATAATATCCACTAATTGGAGCAGAAGAACAATTATAACGATTACCATCAAAATAGTAAGATTCGAAATTACTAGCAACATCAACTGTCTTAGGGTTATTTAATGTAATTGTTATTGATGAGTCAGATACACTTACACTGTATGATCTGGCGATATAAAAATCACTTAAAAAAACGGAGCTAATTCCACCATATGACTCTTCATCAAAATCAACAAGTACATCATCATCAGTAAAACGTCCAGCTTCATATACACCGGCTAATGATCTACTGCTATATGAATAAGTATATTTTGCGTATTTGTATGTTCTTTTAAATATTTGTTTTTGAACATTGTTTATATTGGCATATGCAGATATAGTATCTTTTTTAGAACTATTCTGATTAGTGTATATTGAAGTTAATTGAGAGGATGCCCCCCCCCGATTTATATAAATTGGCATATTATATTCCTTTTATTGTAATTGAATTTTATTCCGCTCCAATATATTCAATTTTGTAATTACTATATACACCTTCTGTATATGCATTTCTATTTTCACTTGTCAATGTGCAATCATACTCCCAAGTAACTCCATCAGTGTAATTACTCGGATCTAAATTATACGAATCTGAGTAATTGCATTTAATGTCATTTGAGCCAACAATAGACTCAAAACTTTTAATTTCAAATAAATATATATAACTTGGAGCACCATTGCTTATACTATTTTGATAGCTGCTTATTGCAGTTGGCGTATATCCAGATCTAACGCTAAAAGGGTCATTGTACAAAAACATCTTTCCTGCATATGTAGTAACTGTTTTATGAGACGTTGCCGCACTAGATGACCCTTTAACTTCGCTATCAATTCTTACATCATTGTCATTACATGTAATTGAATAATAATTTGAACTAGTATTTTGAATGATAGTTGGACTATTAGCATAATACAATGTTGTAAAATAATTAGTAAACGACCCAGATCCTAATGATTCCGATAAACCAGCTTTTGAGATCACTTTAGTGTATCGTTTCCATACATATTTTATTGCCGGATAAATTTTCTTACTAGAACCATTAATATTGGTATATACATTACTTAATATTTTTGACGATCCATTATTGTTGATATAGAGAGAAGTAAGCTGACGTTGCCCCCCCCAATGTTGTTATAAATTGGCATATTGTATTCCTTAGCAGTTTAGTTGTATGTAGTTCCGTTGTATTTATATAAATATTTATCCATCATAGATGATGAATCATATGTTGCACTGGAATATTTATAATCATTTGATATTGCGCTATCAAGTGCAGCAGTATATTCATCTTTATTTTGAGTCAATATAGTATTTTGGTATTTATATTTCCACAAATAATAAGGTGTATTGTATGGGGTTGTTTCAAAATAATCCCATCTATATTTAACATATAAATTAGCTTTTTTTGTTGAATCGTATTGTTGGACAAAATGTTCTAAATACAATAAATACCATCCATAATGTACTCTGTTGGGAGAATCTGGAACATATGGACTTGACCAATCTATTATGGCTTCATCATTACCTGCGTGCAATATTGCATAATATCCAGAATATTGACTATTTGATGTTCTGTCGGTTAGATCAGTATAGGCAACAGTAATAACAGGCGAATTAAGTTTAATCTTTTTTGTATTATGATCAAAAGTATATGACCTACTTAAGAAAAACTCAGCATCAACGTCTTCATCTCCGGAGTTTGATGTATATTTATATATATAACAATGAGATGATGTTGTGCTTATATATTGTGGTGTATCCCTTACAAGATCCCACATTTTGTTACCGTCAGTAGTTAATTCATATTTACTGAAACTATGATATAATTGACGTCCATATATTTCTTTGCTTGCATTATTTATGCATGCATAAACATTATTTGTTTGTTTTCTAGATCCATTTTGATTTATATATAAAGAGGAAGATTGTTTAGAGGGCCCCCCCCATATTTGTATATATTGGCATATGTTTGTCCTATTTTAATTATTCTATAACTATATATTTTATGTCACAAGTATTATTGGTTATTGTATCTGATGGAAAAGTCGTGATTAATCCATCTTGGATTTTTAGTATATTACATGAATTTGTACTACCATAAGACCCAAACAAATCTAATGCCAATATATTATTAGCATTTAATGAGACGTTTTCATGAGTAATGTAATGATTCATTGATTGACTACCAGTATTACCATATGTTGCGGTATAAGTTCCAATCAAAAAATTATTTTTTCTATAATAGCAACATAGACATGAAAATTGATCAAGATATGAAACAGCTCTAACATTGATCTGAAGTATTATGATATTTCCTGGCAATTGTAATGTTGCTTGTGCTCCTAATGATGTTACAGACTTTGTTCTGTTTGAATCAGGGATTGCCCCCCCCAATTTTCCGTTAATTCTTTCTGTACTCCATTTATGTTTGTATATATAGCCATTTTTATTTATATTCCTTATTTTTTATTTAATAATGGTATCCATCATATACCCATCTATAATCATCGTAGAACCTACAATATTCATTACCATTATCATCAATATTTTTTGAATATGCATATCCGTCGGAATCAAGATAATAACCATATCCCGTGAATAGTGTTCCATTAGAGTTAAGCTCTGGTGCATAGCCAGGATAATAACTATCAGTATATCCAAGAGTATAACTAGAACTATATGATACAGGTTTCCTATATCTAATCGTATCAAAAGATATAGCTATACCAGAACTGTCACCTATTGTCAATATATATCCACCAGTTGCATACATAATGTGTCCCTTAACTCTTTGTGTAGATGAGGAATTAGAATATTGATAGAACCATCCAGAACTAGATGATGAATATGATGAACCAACATCGCCTTCATCAGTAGAGTCTTTCCAGCTCATACTAAATGAATTAGACAATGTAAATATGCCATTGGTAGAATCAAAGCTAACAGATCTATAAAGATATTGTGTGCCAGGCGTTACACTAAAATAGTTATTATCTGTTTCATAATTCTGATCTGTATCACTATCATAAAATCCACCAGTATAGTCTGTATATGTCCATTTATTTATTTTATAGTATTTCCACCAATGGCGTTTTGTTCCAGTAAAAATCTCTTTGCTACTATTATTTATATTTGCGTAAGCATTACTTATTGCTTTGCTACTTCCATTATTATTTATGTATATGGAGGAAAGCTGTTGTTGCCCCCCCCCAATGTTAGTATATATTGGCATGTTAATAAACCAACCTATCTTTTTTATTAAATAGATTTATAAAAATATTGCATCCCTGAATCGCTATTATACCAATTCAAGTAAAAATCTGATCCTAAATCACTTCTTTTACTTGATGTATATTCATTTTTATTGGTTGAATATACTATGGTTTGGCTCAAATATTCCATTTTTCGTACATACTGGTTAGAAATTGTACCAGTACATCTTATTTCTATAGGATTAACACATATCTCGGAAATTCTATATCCATATACTCTTACAGCACCATAATCTGTATCTGACCAATCTGCGCTAGATGTAGTGCTATTAAAATTACTTTTTAATAATGTCCATTGTGGTACTGTTGTTATACTTGATAAATACTCGGACGGATAATTTATATTACCATATTTTAAAGTCATAGAATTTACTGTCTTTAAATATTTGTAATTTACAAGAGAAATTGTTTTAGAAGATTCATTAATTGAGTACGATGGCGCTATGTATAATCCATCTGCTAATATATAACCAAGTTCATCTGTATAATCAGTTTCTTCACCAGACCATGTTGATATACTCGGCCTGGTTTCCTGTGTGCTTGATCCATAATAGGTGTATTTTATCCATCTATATAATGGTGCAAATATTTCTTTGTCAATTCCATCTATATTTGCGTAAGCATTTGTTAATCCTTTTCTTGCATTGCTATTGTTTGTGTAAATAGAATGGAACTGCTTAGATGTACCATTATTATTAGTATAAATAGGCATTACGAATACACTCCTAATATACTTCCATTACCAGTAGGAGTTGAAGCAGATGTACTAAAAGCTATATTACGAACTTGATAAGTAGTATAATTTGTGTTTGCTTGAGCAGTTAATGCGCCAGTCATAGTTCCACCTGATTTATCAAGTTTATTATTTAGCGCTGTTGTGGTAGCATAAGTACTATGAGTATGATTAGTATCCGATTTACCTGCAAGAGCGGTAGCTACTATTTTATTCTGGACAGGGTTAGTAGACGTAGTAGAAAGTGCCGAATCGCATTCTACCTTTCCACCTCCACCGCCTTCGCACCAATCTGACCAAACCCAACTGCCACTATTATTTATATATTCTCTATACCAAATATCACGAGATGCATTATTGGTGAGCGTTGTGCCCAAACGTTCTATAATTTGTATAGTATTAGTCGGAAAATCCACACCCAATTCAACAAGAAAATCATTGGTGGCTAAATAGTTTTCTGTTTTAATTACTTGCAACGTATATACAAAATTTTTATTTGCATAATTAGAGTCATCTTGTATATTTGTTAAAAAAGTTAATGGCAAAGACTTATTATTTTCGACTACAAACAAATATATTCCGGACGCGGTAACTTTATCCAATAATGTTTCATTATTATTTAAAACGCCAAGATATGATATACCATCAGCAAACTGTAAAGATTTTAACTGATCTAAATTCGCCAGTATTTTTGGTTGTGCCATAAATCACATTTTCCTTTCTATGGTTATATTACCATCAAACAACTATTTTAAATTTAAGAGAGTCATTGTTCGAACTTTGTGAGCTATCTTTAAGATACTTTATATCTACATAGCTTGTACCTGTAGGCACAGAAAGCGTAACAGTTTGAACACCAGATGATGAACTTCCCTTAAACGACTTAGTATATGTGCTATCGGCACTGCTACTAGTACCAAGAGAAGTATTGATTTTTCCTATAATACCATAGTCGTAATTTGCTTCAGCATAGTTTATACAGTTAAAGGTAACAGTATAAGCAGCTCCGGTATTGTTTGTAAAATTAACACGGCAAACAGCAGCAGAACTATTTACACCTGCATTGTTAGATGTATAATATCCATCAGATGTAAGACTAAAACCATAAGAAGCTCCAGATACTTTAGAAGTAATTGTCCATGTAGGGACTAATGCTTCTGCTGTGAATGCTTTATTAAGAATTTGTCCGCCATCATGCATTTTCATTAAACTAGTATAAGATGTAACTACAGTTTCGCTACCAGCACTAAAATATCTACCTGAAACATCTATTTTAGTGATTGGTATATCAAATCTACATGTATATGAATTACGAAATACGGTAACAGTCAGAGTATAATTTCCGGCAGCAGCTGACATTAATGCTGTAGAAGTAACACTAAAACGCATTACATGATCATCACCTACAGTCATTGTAGGATTGCTACTGGCTATTTCAGTACCAGATGAATTGGTGATTTTAATAGATGTTAATGTACAATTAGATGATAAAAGATTGGTATATGGAATACTATATCCATAATCATAACCATATTTAGCTAATTTATATGCGTCGCTATCTCCAGGCTTCATTAATATGTTAGCTTCAGCAGTAAGTACTCCTTCTAAATTCATAGATACTTTTGCATTAGCGGCATAATTAGTAGAATTATTCCAAACCCACTTAGCATTAGTATTATGATCACTATCTGCGTATGTAGTTTCAATATAGGATCTTTTTGAAGGAGGAATTTTATCTTTTGTTGATGAGTCACTACAATAGAATTTATTTTCTATTTTTTCATAGAGACCAATCATGTTATCTGAATTACGTTTTACTGGAGTAAAGAACCTTACGGTGACTCCATTTTTAACCATTTTAAGTCTATAGAGTTTAAAACGACCATTACGAGTAGTATCAGCGGAATCTGGAGTTGTAAATATATGAATATTATTTGTACTATTAGATCCAGTGGGAGTAAACGTATATGCTGTACCATTAACAGTAACGCCGTCTTTTGAACAAATGAACGTGTTGCGCGTAGTTGCATCTATAGCAACGTCTTTATACGCTCCTCCATAATGCCATCTTAAGCCACCACCAGCACTATAAGCTTCAAGTATATATCCTCCATTAACAGACCAAGAAGAACCAAATATTGCATTCTCAGTAACTCCATCAGATAGACATTGAAAATCTATAGTGGTAACTAAATCATCAGAAGGTTGAATCCCAGTATCTATTGTTTGTATACCATTAGATTCTATATAATCAAGGGATGTATATTGTTCTTCTTTAAATATATAAGCTTGAGATATTTTCTTATATGATCCACCTATATTAACGTATCCACCAATAATTGGTTTTATACCATTATTGGCATTTACTTTGCCAATTATAGGTTTATTAATTATAATAAATGGCCATCCTGTTCCAAATGGCCTGTAAAAAATATCATTTACATTATCATATAATCCTATATGTTCGGAACTTTCTTCGAGGCATGGAACAAAATCGCGAACAAGAGTACCGTTATCATATATCTGACAAGAGTAAATTCTCATCCTAGCATAATTATCCAAATTAGTAATAGATGAATTACTATATTGATAACTCGCACCTAAAATTAAAGAACCAGAGGAAGTAGTACTAGATGCGGTCATTGATAAAGTATAATCTGAACCAATTTTAACTGTGCCCATATTATTATCAATAACTAATCTCTTATTAGCATCAGAATAATACCCAGATGTACTTTTTGATGTTCCATAGAAGTCTTGTCTATATGCATTATTAACAAAGAATAATGTATTTGCTTTTGCATCAGTAGCACTTACAGCAGTTCTTGCGCCGCAATAAAAACAAAAAGTCTTAGAAGTATCAAGCTGCATACAATCAAGAACAATGCGAGTTTTACCACCAGCATTAAACCAAGTATTTATGTATTCATTGCCTGTAAGTTCGAGATAATCTGCTTGAATAAATCCATCACGCATAAGTTAAATCAACTCCTATCTGTATTAGGAATTACTATAGACAAGTATAATGTCTCCATCATTTCCAGTAGTAGGAAGAGTAGCATCACTTGCATACACAGCTATATTTCTCACATGATTACCAGTGCTGGTAGATTTAGCAACAAGATCTCCTGTCATAGTAGCACCAGTTGTCTTAACAACATTGGTAATATTTACTGATCCATCTGTTGCAGCAGCTACTGTAGTTCCATTTACCTTAATAGTTGGCGACGGCACATTTATTGAACCATCAGAATCAGGTGTAACAGCTGTACCATTTACTTTGATAGAAGATACTACGCCACCATTTAATTTTGCACCAATTTTTTGAATAGCATTTTCTACGTCAGATACATTATCAAAATATCCATTAGAATTAGTCAACGTAATATTCGAAGCTGTTGCATTTAGTTGTACATCAACACCAGTAGTTTTAGATATTACAGTAAAGACATCGCCATTAGATGGATCATAATCAATTGTTTGAATATCACCTTGGTCATTTATTGTATAGTTTACGTCTTTTTGTAATAATATACCGTTTTGATAAATCTGTGCAGAATCTGATATTGGTTCAGACAATGGATTAACTATAGTTCTATCACCAGAATAATTAGCTACAGTAGTACTTGCAGAAACAATTACGCCACTATCTCCAACATCTTTTTCTGCATAACTCCATGTTGTTCCAATACAAGTAATAGTGCCAATAACTTTAGAAGTAATACTGCCAGAAGCAATATCAGCTTTTTTATCTATAAGACCATTAAAAATGCAAATAGCATTATCAGCATTAAAATACGAAAGTTTAAATATATATCCAGATTCTGTCATTATGGCAATATTAAAACCATATGTACTAAAAAATTGCTTTAGCTTATTGTATCCACTAGTTTGTATTGTTGTGTCATTAAATTCTATTTTGGGATCAGTCATTGTAGACGGATCAGTTGCGTTAATTATATAGCATGGATCAGTACTATCAGGATCTCCCCATACAGCAGTACCATTAGCACTCCACTTTAATATATTACCACTTGCACCACCCGAAGGAATATGTTTATTGCCAGCAGTTGTAGGGTGAGTATATGGTGTGCCCCATGTTCCATTGCCTTTAAGGTACTTATCTTGATTTCCTTTAGCAGGCGCAGGCACTAAACCTTTTGCACCATCAGCAGAAGAAGTGGCACCAGTAAATACTTTATCAATTCCAGTTATATTATCATCAACATACTTCTTAGTAGAAGGATTATAATCAGCAGTAGGTGTATATTCAGTTGTATTATCTTTTAATAAGACAGTATCTTTATCTGCTTTTTCTTCAAATAAAGAATCTAATGTAGTAGCAACAGGTTTACCATCTTTAAAGTAAACAGGAGTTTCGGTGTCGCCGACATTATACTTACCACTACTATCGGATAAAGCAATAGCATCGGTAGCACGACCATTTAACTGCGTAGCTGTTATATTAGCTGGGAAAGTAATATTCTTAGATGTATCTATATTATAATCTAATCCAGTATTTAGATATGTGATACCTGCACTATTCCAAATAGGATCTGCATATGCACGGATATTTTGAATAAACGGCACATTACTACTATAATCAGCATTAATTTGTGCAATATTAAATGTAAATCTTACCGAGTATCCATTTGTTGTCTGGTTATCGCCTCCTCCAAATTGAGCTACTCCGCCAGACATATTAATTATATTAGGACCACTCCACCCAGCTACATGTACATCTGACAGAGTTTTTGTAAAAGTGGTCTTAGCACCAATTGTAGATCTTTCAACATCACAACTTATATTATGTCTACTAGCAGATAAATATATATAGAAAAATTTAATATCACCATATCTACCATCAGTAGGACTAAAGGTGAATCTAAGCTTGTAATCAGTTGTAATAGTAGTTGTACTATCAGGACCGCCAAAGTAATAAGTATGATTTAAATCATTAATATGATCAGTAAGTCTTAATTTATTAGTAGCCGCATTGCTATCTGTATATTCAGTCCATGTAGTACCACCATCAGCACTATATTCAATATATATAGCATCAGGAGGAAGATACCTGAATATATTTTTGGCGGTTCCGGTTATACCTGCATAGACAGGAGGAACAGATCCGGCACTATTTCCAGTACCATAAGCAATTTTGGTTGCAATAAGACTATCAGTAATAGCTTTTCTGGTCATAGTACCATCAGTACTTGAACCGGTGCTAGTATAAAGCTTCATTATACCGGCTTTAGAATCTGTTGCAGTAGGAACTGTAGGGATGTCTGAAGTATATGCAACAGTATACCAATCGCCCCATCCAGTTGCCGTTTCATACTTTCTTCTATAGCATCTGGCGCTATTGGTAACAGATGCCACTTGTATAATAACACTGCCATCTACAAATACTGAAAGTGATCCGTATCCAGAAGCTAAAGCAAAATTAGATACAGTACCATTAAATATGTAAACGCCTTCAGCAGTAGCTGCATTAAAATCAGTTATCGCTCCGCGATTTTTTAAATACTTTTCAGTAAACTTATCTCCATCAGTATCTTGTACAGCAGATTTAACAGCCTTGTCTGCATCGGCAGTATTATCTACCTTATCAAGACCTACGTCGTCTTTAGTGAGAGCAGCAATTTTATCACTTGTCCAATCCTTAACAGCGCTTAATGATGTTTTGAGTTGGTCAAGATCTAATGCTTTCTTATTAGCCATTTTATAAAATTATCCTTTCTTGCAAGAATAGAAGTTTAATTGTAAAATGTAATGCGGCGTATTTTGCGCCGCTGTTTTTTCTAACTATAATATTACTCTGTTTTTCATATGGATTAATACATCCAGACTAAATGCCATTTTTGAATTGTATCGTGATATTTTTTTCGTAATCTGACGACATTGAAAAAATAGCAAATTTTTTCCCAAATTTGCTATTTTTGCTTGTTTTATTCATATTTGTGTGGTATAATATATTTGTAATCAACAGGAATAATTTTTTGTAGAGCATTAAGTATTTTTATACATTTATGCGAATATTTGTTATTGATACACAAAAGATATAGTTAATTGTTTTTCATGTTGTGATATATAGACAAATTATTTGGTTAGTTTTTGGAGTAAAAAACTATCGCTGATTCGTAATCAGCAGGTCGTGAGTTCAATCCTCACCACCAGCTCCAAGAAAGATTACTGTCGTTATCACATAAAACCGAACATCAAACTATACTGTTACTTATTGTTAGTTATTAATTATCTACAGAAAATTATACCGTTTATTAATTAAATTATAAACGGTATTATTTTCTTTTTTTGTAATCAGCGGGAGTACTTTCTAAAATCACGATAAACACCAAAAATGACAAAAAACGGAGATCATTAACATGAAAAAACTTATTAGAGACGTCGACGACACAAGCCCATCAGTAGAAGCAGCATTTGATATGTTCATAACAAGTAAGAGAAGTGAAGGGCGCCAAGAGGCAACCATTCGCTCCTACAGAACATCTTTTAAAGACTTCAAACAATTTTGTAACAAAAATAAAATCACTGATATTTCAAAGATAAATAAAAATACTATTGAATCATACAAGACACACCTATTGGATCTTGATGTTACAATGGAGACAAGAAACACATATTTGCGAGCAGTAAAAGCAGTTGTATACTACTTATTTGATGCTGAAGATCTGACGCCATTTAGAATAAAGCTATTCCCTGCTCCATCTAAAGAACATATTTCAACATACGATGACGATGATCTAAAGAAGCTAATAGAATGTGAATACAAAGACTCAACAAATTTCAGTCAAATACGAGATTATTATATGATGATTACACTATTACTTACTGGAATAAGAAGAAGCACATTAGCAAATATGATGATCGAAGATATTGACTTTGAAAATAAAAAAATATATTTAAGGCATGTAAAGCGAGACAATGAATTTAAGTTAAAAGAGATACCACTAAATGCTGACTTAGAAAATGCTTTGAAAAAATACTTAAAGCTTACACGCCTTAAAGAGCAAAAAATAAAATATCTCTTTCCTAATGTAGAAGGAAAAATGCTTATACCAGATACAGTAACAAAATGTATTAACAAGTTGTGTAAAGATGCCGGTGTTTCTCCAAGAGGTTGCCATGAGTTCAGACGTACATTTGCTACTAAATGCTATGATAAACTCGATGATATAGAGAAGACAAGAAAGCTTATGTTAATAAGTGATTCCAGAGTTTTAAAACATTATATAAACGAAGATATAAGTACACTTCAAGAAAGCTCTCAGCAATTGAATTTTGTTACACAAATACAATCACCGCAAGTTTTAAAAGACGCAGCCAAAAAGGATCCACCAAAGCCGCGCAAAAATACTAAAAAAAATTAAAATTAATATAGAAAAGCCGTGGGAATTACCCACGGCTTATTTTTTTTATTTTTACGCAGTAGTTAATCCAAGCTCAGTAAGCATCGCAGTGATTTGCTGATCAGTAGCAAATTCAACTCCAAGGTTAGTGAGTGCCTGAGTCTTCTGTGCATCAGTGAGAGATTGCGAAGAATATTTTACTGCTGTACCAGCGGCATTGGTTATAGCAGTATTCATCTGGGTAGTAGTAGAATAATTAGTAAGGTCTACGCTGACATCATCAAGTCTCTCAAGCTTGTTGTTTATCTTAGCATAAATATCATAGTACCCTGTGGTAGTATTCTTGAAGAGATACAGGATATTTTCTTTTGCGTCGGCCACTGCTGGTAATGCAGTTACGATGGAGAATGATGCGTGCTTCGAATTTGCTATAGCAGTATTAACCTCAGTGGTTGTAGCAAAGCTCTTATCATTAGTGAAGTCACTGAGCTTCGTAGGAGCATTCTGGAGGTCTGAATAATTGCCGGAGAATGAAGACGCGCCAGCGCCGATATTTGCTCTTACCTGAGCTTTCTGAGACTCTGTGAGCGTCTGTGAGTCATATAAGACTACATTAGGCTTACCTGTAAGATCTGTATATTTGCCAGAGAAAGAAGAAGTACCAGCGCCGATGTTCTCTCTTGCTTGTGCCTTCTCATCGTCTGTTAAAGTTTGCGAACCCTTAGATATTACATCACTTGCATTCGCTTTAGTATTAAGTTTAGCTACTACAGCAGTTAAAGCTGATTTAAGATGTTTACCTAAAAGTACACTTGTGTCGAGTGTTGCCATATTAATTTACCTCTGTTTTTAATTTATTGCGTTTGGGTTACTTCTATATTTTATTCCAAATATTTTTATTTTTCCACCAGGTTTGATTGCGGTATCTGATGTAAATGTAAGCTTTGTAATAAATGAGGCAGTTAAATCATTTCTGCCATTCATGTTACTATTTGGAGTCATCATGTATGGAGTGGCTTGTCCGCCCCAAGGTGCATTAATCATTACTGCACCTGTTATTATAACTTGATCTGTGCCTCGTAAGCATTCAATAGTTAATGTTGCTTCGGCGCGATCATTCTTTACTAATCCTTTTAGGCTAAAATTGTCTTGAGTATTTTCATTAAGTTTAAGAATTAAATCTTTAGTAGAAGTTCCATCATTAGCTGAAATACCAGAGAATAATGCATATACTTTTTGTAGATAAAAGATATTGCCATCACTATCCTTATCAATAGTAAATCCAGTTATGTTATTGTCTGAATCTGTAATCCATGTAGTAGTAGTATCTGTAGTTGGATCTTCTGGAATTGTTATAGATGCAATTGTAACGTATGAGTTTGACTGTAGATAATATTTATCAACTTTACCCTCATTGTTTAAATGTGATACACATACAATATCTCCAGAACTAGCTTCATTATAATCTACAATATTTTCAATTGTTCTTATATTATCAATTTTATCGTTTACATATGATTGATCTATATATTTAGATGGAATAATAGCAGGAGCGGTTTCAGCAACTTCTTGCCGCAAAACAACTACTAAATCATTAGTGCTTGTCGGGTCATCACGATCATAAAGTATATAGCTTTTATAATATTTATCATATTCAATCATATATATTATATCTGATGAAGAATCATCAATAGGGCCATCTAGTAATGGAATAATATATGTTCTAATGTCATTGAAATCTTCTGCATAAACTTTTCCAAAAACATCTACACCATTTATTGTTCCAGATATACTAGCACCGTTAACAATTGGTGTATCAAAATCAATTAATGCGCAACGTATTGCCATTTTTATAAATGAACACCGCCTTTAGTTACAAAATCTTTTTTCAGAATTACGCAATTAAGAATTGTTGTAGTATTTTTTTTGAATATCATACCCACCTTTAATTGTAGTTAATTCTGCTGGTATTTGTGTCAATACTGTAGTTGCTGGCTTTAGAATAGATTTAACATATTGATTGTCGAGTTTAGGAAAATAAGTACCAGGCGAAGGAACAAAAAATGTTATTTCTTCGCCAAATAAATCTGTTGTAAATTGTCCAGATTTACCGCAACTGATAAATACATCTGACATAACAAGGTTTTCATCATTTGTAAGATCATCTGAAGTTAATGTTATTTCTTGGGATCGTTGACCATCGGTAATTGTAATAACAGCTCCAATTACATCTTGTTCATGTATTATTATATCAGAAACCTTATATAAATTGTAGGAATCGAGATTTATTGTATCTCTACCTGTTATATCTCCATCCCATGTTATAGTAGTTGCATCATAATTAGTGTAATATCCACCTATTCTATTTTTTATATAGTCAGGGGCAGTAGAATCATTTTGGGTCCAATCTGGTTGAGTTTCTGGTTGAGGATTATTAGTAGTATAATATTTACTTTTTACTTTTATATTTTCTTCTGCCATTTATTTCATTACCTCAATTACTATAATGTTTATATAAAGTATTTGTGCTGAACAAACTACTATAATCAGAAACGACTTTCCAAGTATCATCAAATTTCTGATATACTTTTTTAACGTCTATCCATGTATTATCCTTCTTGATTTTCAATGGACAATACTCTGTATAATCTAATGTGATTTCATTTACACAAAGCCATTGATTTGAGCTTGTTTCAACATAAATACGAATATGTTTTATTTTCTTTATATTAAGATCAGTAAACGTAGTAGTTGTTTGGCCCGTAAAATTACCTACTGTAGTCCAATCTTCTCCATTTACTGATGTTTGTAATACTGTACCGCTTTGAATGCAGTCGCCAGTATTAGTTGTAGTAATGGCGGTCAAACCATTAAAATTTATATATTTATTAAAGCTGAATTTAACGAAGCTGCCAGAGCTCTGAGCATTATTAGTCCACCAATAAGTAGATGTATCTCCATCTGTAAGATTTGCTATAGTACCTTCATATGTACCATAGCTGGTGGTATCTACGTGATGTAATGGTATATCACCAGAATTCATACTATACCACGGATCTGTAGGTACAGTAAAATCTTCTGTATATAAGCAATCACTTGTTATTAGTATATCATCTATATAACCAGAATAATAAGCGTCAGAAGCAAAAGTAGATGGACGTTTTAATGCGCCGAGATAAACAGTTGTTATTTCAGCGGCATTAGTGCCAGTAAGAGTTGCGACTTTTGAACCATCTATAAAAAACATGTGGCTTGTACCATCAATGCATAAAGCAAAATGATGCCATGTATCTCTTGTTATTGCTTCAGTGCCATATGTTCCGTTTTAGTGTAGACGATGATGAAGAAGAAATGTTATTTACTCTGAACGCAGGATAAGTACTGTCTTTAGCATCATCAATATGCATATAAGTACCACCAGAAGTATTTGAACCACAATTAGTACTGAATAATGTCGGCCACCAACCAGATGTATTACTACCGGTTGGATAAAACCAGAACTGTATTGATTTTGCCGCCGCTGGAAGATCTATTGTAATATTAGTATTAGATGACTTATCAAAATAGATACTAGGTGAATCAAAATGCTTCTGATTTTCTGATATAGTCACACTTGTGTTTGTAATTATGCTCTGCCCCGTTATATCATAAATGGCAGAGTCGCAATTTATTAAACATAAAGTTGTATTTGGAGCTTCTGCCATTTTAATCTTACCTTCTTAATCTTACCTTCTTAATCTTAATATACTTATTCTGTAACAAGATATATATCGCCATCAGAACCAGTAGAATTCTGTGGCTCGGATGTACTTGAATAAAATACTTGTACTGATTGCCAAGACGGTGCGCCATTCACTACCATCAAGACTTTATTATTATCTGTAGTGCTAGTATCCAGTATAGAACTTATTGCATCGACATCTGTTTTATCAGCTTTACTGTTGATCTTAGATACAAGCTTTTCAAGAATACTTTTGAGTTTGTCAAGAGAAACAATTGTAGTCATAATTATTATAAAGTCAGATAATAAGAATTATAATTCTTGTGAAGTTAATGTTCCAGTATCATCTATAGTTAATTCAAATTGCTTAGTAGAATCTATGGTATTTGAATTAAGAATAATAGAAGAAGGTTGCTGCTGCGTGCTATATGATCCTAAGACTTCTGTGATCATGGTATTTACATCATTGTCTGAAGCTATATCTAAAGTAGATAGCGATTTTTGATATTTTACAATAGAGACTTTTGTAGGTGATGCAGAACTATCTGATTCATATAAAAACGTAAACGTAACATCATACTCATCTAAGTTCATATCATTTATTTTTGCGACAAATAAACATAGTACATTACCGGCTTTCCAGTTTGTACCATCTTTGTTATATGTTGAAACAGCCAACAGTCTTGCTTTTCCAAAATGATAATATGCTTGCGGCATTTCATCACTACTTATAATGCAATCAAAATCACGTTTTTTGTTCTTTGTAAGATTTTTTATTTCGGCAGCAGAATATCCATCTGTTTTAAATGGTGAATATACTCCACCGCTATTTTTAGCTGTACTAAACTCAACTTGTATAGGGCAATTTAATTCATATACAGCCTTAGCACTAGGGATTTGGTCATCAGCAGAAGCAGATGTTATTGAATCGGTTAAATTAGATAAACTTTTTAATGTTCTATCAGCATCAATCTTATAATAATTTACTTCATCATTCTCATAGACACAAATCTGCTGTCCTATATAAGACGATCCACAAAGTTCTCTACTATCAGGATCAGAGGTGTCACCTTTAGCGTATTTAATAGCATCTGCAAGTGAACTAAACATAGACGATCTGTCAAGAGGAAACTTTCCAGTCCTCTGAAAGGGCATCGCCCAATCCAATTTTATATTTGTAGATTCTTCGTAATTAGCCATTTATCTCACCTCACCCAATAGTTACATTATACTTATTTGCACCAAGAGCAGTGTCAGGAGCATAAGTATACACATCGTAATCAATAGCGTCATAATTATTAGCACCATTCACAGAGACTGTAGTCTTAACAAACTTACCTACTATATCAGTACCGAAAGCACCTGTGTCTTCGACCTTTTTAAGAGTTTTGTTTATATTAGTTGGGAAAGCGACTATGACATATTTTGCGCCTTCCACTATATCCATACTGAATGTCTTTGAGTTACCTACAGCAGAAGTACTATTAGTGAGTCCACGAATGCCAGCAGAGGTTTGTTCAATAGCCGCGACACTGGATCCATAAAAATACTTCCTGAATCCTGTGATTGCACTGGATGTAACCTGTGCAGTAGTTCCTGCCTTAATCTGACCAGCACTATATGCATTACCAATATTGGTCTTAGGAACTATACCATCTGTATATGAGGCAGTTGCCGAGACTTTATAATTAGTAGAATCAGTTACAGTAATTTCAGCAAATGATCCAGTAGATTCTGTTGAAGTATGCTTATCAGTATCTGTGATAGTCCAACCAGAAGCGGTTACTCCAGTAGAAGTATCATATGTATATGCGCCAGAATTAAACGAAGCAACATAAGCAGGAGTAATTTTTGTGCCGACTTCCTTTGCTCCAGCGTTATTAAGCTTAATAGATGCGCTTGGCTTGGTAGTGACAGGATTTTTCTCTTCAGCCAAAATCGAAGATAAAACAGTGGTTGCATTCTTCCCTGTTGACGCAATTTTACCTGATCCAGATGTCGGGACAGTCAGAACACCAATAGGAGCTGTGTAAACAAGATCCTTTGTGAAATATACGTTATCAGCACTATAGTTTCCATCCATAGCTGCCCAGGCAGTACCATTATAAACGTAACCAGTATAAGCGTATGTATCTGTGCCGATCAATGTCTTGACAATAAAGATCGAGCCTTTATCTACACTTGCACCATTCAAAACTCTTGTAATAACGGCATTGTCATCAGCGTCAGAAGCCGTCTTGACACCTTCATGATACGAGAATTTATTTGAACCATTCTTAACTTCATTTATTGCGCCGACAAGTGTTTTATTAGTTGTATCAAGATCGTCCTTACTGCCAATAGTATCACTTATTGTATTGATGCTACTTCTGGCAGTTGTATCTTTAATAGGCTTACCATTAAGAATAGCTACTTCTTGAATTGTGGTAGGCAATTTAAGTCCTCCTTATTTTATATAACAGAAACATGAATTTTTATATCATGTTCTGGGATATTCTTGGCGCGGATAAGACAATATCGTTGTCCGCTGCTGTCAGTAAATGTATCTATAGCTGGGAACAATTCTGCGCTTACCACATTATCATATTCTTCCAATGTTTCAACAGCAGGAGTTATGTGAATTTCTGAGTTTTCTTTGATATTATCATTTTTATAATAATACTCATGGATTGAATTATCACCATCAGTACTGAACAAATCCCAGTTTGCTTTATACAGGACATCATCATAGTTCTTGATTTTGTCTTGCTTGTTTTCAGTGACCTGTTCTATGATTTCATCAATTTCATCTTTCGAGACAATATCTCCGGATTCAATTTTATCCTGAATCTCTTTGATATAATCTTCCATTTTAGAAGCATCTTGTCCGCACTTGACTCTTGACTTATTTGTATCTATGAAGAATTCATTCTTCTCAATATCAAATACAAACTGTCTATCAATGATTTTGCGGGCTTCAACTTCTTTTGTATTTCCACGGAATACTATAATTCCGGGAAGCTTCTGTGTCTGAGCCATTTAGATACTCCTTTTAATTTGATTCTATATCGAGAATAAGATTCTTGATACCTTCTTTGACTCTATAGTCAATAGAGTTAAATGTGAGTTCTATGTCGCACATATTTCTATTCGTAAGCTTATATTGCTCACTCTCTGTTCCGGTGTTTTTTGCGCCGGAAAGCGATCCAATAGATATACCATACTTTATATCATCATACTTAGTAAGTGATTTAACCTGATTATTTATCTTAACAGTCAGATAATCAAAGATATATGAATCATCTATTGTAAGCGTTTTTATGACAAGTCTGGCGTTGGTAACGTCTTTTGCATCATCAAATCCTTGATAATTGTTCCATGCTTGAATATGAACGGTAGTAGTATTAAGACCATTGACATTGCCGAGATAATAATCATAGGTTATTGTCTCTTCATTATTATCTTGTTTTATGATCCATGTAATGCTCGCGTCTTTCATCCTACCACCGCCTCTTCTCCGATTATTTTGATTACATTATCAGCTTTTATTTTAGTGACATTTCCATTATCTGTTTCAATGACTCTGAGGAATTGACCTTCTATCGCGCCTGAATCAATTATCTTAAGCAGGCTGGAGCTGTAATCAACGCCATCAAACTTCTGCTTGAGTCCTACAAGATATACACTGTCGCCAATCTTAACAGCAGATTCGTCTATGATATGGAATACAGACTGATTAGCATCCTCATTATGAATTATCTCATAATCGGCATTGTCTTTAACATTTTCAGTCTTCCTTATAAGAATACATCTGTCAGATTTACGAACGGCTATTACAAATGAGCCATCATTAAGTGCCAGCGATTCAGGTAACGCAATATCCTGAGAAGCGTTATTCCTTGTTATAATAAGATCGAATAGCCAATAACGGCTATTGTCATTTTTGAGTTCTTCATAAGAATATACATTCGTATTGATTCTGTATGTGATATAATCTGATGTACTGAGACTTCTATTGATAGTAAACCTGTTGGTTTCTTTTGAGGTGGCATTCATCATAACTTCTGAATAATCAACATTCTTTATAAGCTTGATGCCATTGATAAAGACTTCAAGTTGATTTTCATTATACAGATAAGACGTGTCAGTGGTGACAATATACATCTTATTGTCTTGGTCATATGCAATACAAGTACTTTCAGGAGTTATTGTCTGCTCTACTACATAGGTTGATACTCTGTCTATCTTTCTCTTAAGAGAGGGAGTCAGATAGGATTGTGTAACGACAGCCTCGACATATGGTCCTCTTACATAACCATTATAAGTAAACTTATATGTGAATGCCTCGACCATTTTGAAACCTATACAGGTGTCATCTTTTTCACCTACGACATTGCCCGATGAGTCAATCTCATATAGCAAACTAAGAAGATTATTCTTTGTGTAACCACAATTGCTTATATACTGTACAAGTTCTGGATCAGAGTTTGTCTGGAAAATATCGTATATGTCTCTAGCAGTCACTTCTTCATACTGGTCACTATGTAATATAGTATTATCTACAATGACCTTAAGAGACTCAGTCTTTGGTTCGAAATACAAGTCTTTTTCAAGATTAGTAAACAAGAAGTACGAAGGATGCATCGTATCCTTATTATAAGTTAAATCGTTTGTTGGATTCCATAGTTTCTTCTTATTATGCAAAGCATAAGTATAAGTACTTATTGGGTACCAGCCGCCGATTCCATCTATAATACGATATACGAGTAATTGGTTATTTCCATATTGACCATTGTACCAAATATCATTTTCTTTTGGATTAAGTGGACAATACAGATATATATTTGTTATGGAACTGAATGGCTTGCCATTGATGTACAGCTCACCATTTTCATCAGTATATATATTGACTCGATCACTCATATCCTGAATCTTGGATATGGTGGTATAGCCATTTACATTGCTTCTGACGAATACATTTCCTAATCTGTATTTAAAATCAGACAATCCATATTCGCTTGGAGATGTCGATGATATACTTCTGCATATCTGAATCTCGTTGGCAGTATTCACATAAACAGTAAAAATGATATTGTAAGCGATACAGTATTGTATAGTATAAATTGTTCCATCACTCACATTGTTAAATGTAAGGATATTTGGCAAATCACTGTCTATACTATAATCACTTATTTCAGTTCCGGTCAATGTAGAAACCACAATATCATTATGATAGTCATTAAGCTTGCTATCAATCGCTGCTATATATCTGCCGTTTGTAGCGTATGGAATATCCGATAATATAATCTTATTATCTTTTACAGTATAATCTTTGATTATAGTTTGCATAATGTTTGAGGGCAAATCAATTTCATATTTTTTGCCCTCAACATTTATAATCTCACCGTCAGGATCAACTATTGTTCCATCGCTGATAGTGACAATATATTCTTTTTCATCTACGTCGATATTGAGTCCTTTAGCTATACCAGGACCTACTATGAAAGATCGATCATAGTTGATTTGATTCTGCAAGTCTTCAAAGTTAAACTGGATATTATCACTTCTGATTCCGTCTGAGAAATCTACGCGCTTTAAAGACATTAGTTTATCCTTTCATATGGGCTTAATAATACAGGACAATGGCGTATTCATCTGCCGCTTTATGTTTATCTATAGCAGCCTTGATGATACTATCATATTGTCTGAACTCTTCAGGTATCTGTATAATGAGTGATCCGGCTCGTCTGTAAGCCATTCCTTTGATTGACCCTATATCAAGAATTGATTGAAAATCATGCTTCTTGTTTTTAGGTAATCCGCCTCCGCGAAGCCGAATGTCGTATAGTTGACGCTCAACCGTCTTGTCATACTGAATGTACAATATGCCAAGCACTATGCCATCTTCTGTACTATATTTGCCCTCTGCAATAAGTTGTAATTTATTATCTTTTACAGCTATATATACATTACTATTTGTTCCGTGTTTAATAATCAATGAGGCTGTATTTTCAACCAGACTAATACCCTGGTATGAGTCATAATAGTCTTTGATGGTAACGGTCAATGTATCCAAATCAAGAGAATATTTAATCGACTTATTAAGGTCGGTAGTTTTTACATATACATTGTTTTTATAATAGATTATGGTCTTATTCGGACAATATATAGAGATATATCCATCTGGTTTAGTGATACCTGATGAGCTGCTTTGCTTTTTAGAAAAGATGATATAGTCCGAAGCGTCAAGTGCGCATCCGATATTCGTATTGTCAAGTATCTCTGTATCAACATATGAAATATCTGATTTAGAAGCATCAAGAAGCTCATAATATGGCTTATCAGATACGAACTTGAGTTGTTTTGTAAGCTTATGATTGTTGACTACATAATCGGGCATCTCATCAGCTATCCATGATGAATAAGCTTTTGAAGAGTAAACATACGAGCAAAGATATATCTTCAGAATATATTCAATAATCAAGTTGATCTTTGAAATTGTTGGTTTCTCAAATAATGAAGATGGACTGTATATTATATACCTGTTATATTCACGATCTTCTTTGATAAATAGTGGAGCATACATAGTATCAGAATAAGTGAATATTTCAGCGTCCACTTGTTCCTTATAACGCTGTGCCAAGAATAATTTTAAGCCAGAATAATCTATAGTCTTATAGATGTCTGAAGATGTCTTATAGTTATGGTCAGTGCCATCATAATCATAAAGACTCATTACATTTGAAGACATAGGGAAGCTATTATCAGGAACTATTATCCAAAGATTTTTGCCAAAGAAATTCTTTTCATCTATAATTTTTGTACCATCGGCATTTATACCATCATTCGATTTTATAAAGCAAAAATCACAATCATCAGATGTCTGGTCATATACGAAATCATTCTGATCGTTTCCATTGAATACAATTGACTCTGGGCACAACCCTCTCACAGAAGCATCAAGAAAGACAGTCTTCAATGTGCTTATAAGAGATGTCTGATCAGATGAATTGTATTTGTCATTGAACGCCTTAACTGAGATATAATAGTTTTTAGTGTTATTATAGGTCTCATTTTTCTTACCAATGACTCTGTATTGAAATGTATCAGGCTGAATGGATGCCGCGATATTCTGTGGTATATACTGATATTTATCAGTGCCAATTCTTATTATATAATTATATGAATCTGTTATCTCATTATCGTTTTCGTCATAGAGAAGCAAATTCTGTTTATCAAATGTCTCATATGGTATAAGCGCAGTTCTTGAGGAAGTATAATAATTTGCGTTCAATGTCAGAGTGGGCTCCTCTGATTCATTTGTAATGTAGGCAAGCTGAACATCTGTTTCTTTATTTATTGTCTGTGAAGAAACAATATCATGAAGCCCGGGATGTATTTTCATAGATTACACTTCCTTTCTTATACATAGATAATATGAGTCATTGCCGAAATTATCAAAAGACAATACCTTGTAATCACTCATAACGGTGCTGGAATTTGGAGCGAAATAATACTTCAACTTCGAAGACGATGAAATCTCAATATCATATGTGTCTTTGTCGAAATTAGGATTGATACAATAACTCTGATCCTTCAAATAGTCAATAACGATATAGCTGAATCCAGAAGTATCTGAATTTATAACAATCTCATTTGTGAGTCTTGATATGACAACTTCTGAGCTGTCTATTTGTTTATAGTTATTATCGCAGCATAAACCTATATCATCAACGTGGTTAATAACACGATAGACACTATCATAATCTATGGTCTCATTTGTGATTCCATATATTCTCACCGCATTGATATTTTCACTTATGTCAAATTGAGTCTTGTAACTATTATATGTGCTTACAGGGTATACTTCCCTCTCAATGTTCGTAAATACATATCTGTCCTGATCATGGTCTATAATGTCAGTACCGTCTTTGAATACAGTATATATTCTGTAAGAGCTTGAAATATTGAGCGGCTCATCATATTCATCGGTAACTATAATTGGATCTCTTCTGCTGAATGGAACGCTTATCTTCTTTACGTTATCGGTTATGATATTTGTAATAGTGCCATCTTTCTCATAAATAGTAAGATAGAATAATGTCGCGTCCACATTCTTTAAAATAGAAAACGTATCTTTGTCTATCTCATCTTCACTCAGTGTCTCTGTAAATTCAATATCATCATTATAGTTTATATCGAATTTATTGGTTTCAAGATCATAAGTATACTGATATGTCTTCCCGAATTCAAATGATTTATCTCCGCTATATTCTTTGAGAGAATATTCTCCGTCTTTGAATAGATAAACCTCTTCTTTAGTACCGAATGAAGTAATAACGGCGGACCAGACAACCTTACTTATATTATTTTTATTGATAATAATATTGCTTGGAGGGACCTCTTTGTTGTCATCAGTGGTGTAAACATATCCGCTGTCTTTATCCTGATTCAGGATAATCTCAGAGACAGTTCCATATGTACCAACAAACTTAATATTAACTTCTGTGTCTTTTTCAAGGGTTATGGAATTATCCGAATAGTCCAGAATGTTTTTATCGGCGTCTTTTATCAAAGCGTCATTTGAAGCGAAAGCATAGCACTTAATATCATTCTGGTCACTCAGCTTGTAATGAAGATAGAATTTTCCTGCCGGGAGATCTATCTTCATCTGCTCTATCTCAGCCTTTTCATTGCATTCAGACACTTCAAATCCATCATTGAAGAATTTGATTCTTCCGCCGATGGTATTGTACATATTTATACTCCAATAATCTGGTATCTTGGAATTTGACTGAATATACTTAATAACATTTCCGGCATTCGAATATATGCCAATACAGAATTTGCTGATGTCCTTGGGCAGCTTATATAGTCTCGTATCAAAAACAGAAGTACCGTCAACATCAAGATATATATTTCGTCTGTATTTTCTGAACTTGACTTTGATGTTATCATTATGTATGCCAGGATATATCGTTGTCGGTATAGACAGGATAGTCCTATTCAAATAGCCAGTCTTGTATTCAATGGACGCCTCTCTGTAGCCAATTCTGAATAAGAATGTCTCACTGTCTGACGACAATAATGCAGAAGTGGCATTATTGAATAATACAATTCCAAAACCGGGCGTATTATAGGCAATTGTGAGTTCCACTTCCGCATAATCATTATATACGAAATCGTCTATAAGAATATCCTGATCAAAGAATCTTATACCATTGCTGGCATCTATTCTGCAATTATTCTGAATCATTATCGGATCTCCTTACATCAATATAATTTATTTTGACACGAGTATCATTCTGTAATACTTCAACGATTGCCTGGAAGTATCTCGTATTTTCAAACTTGACTGGTGTAGTTACATTACCATTTGAATCAACAGAAATGTCTTTCCAGTCAGTCCATATGTTATTGTCTTTATAAGACCTTATCTTTATTCTGAACGAAGATAACGGGCATTCACATTCCATATTGACTTTATCAATTATATAATCTGTCATATAATAAGTATCAAGAATAGCAGATGTGATAGAGCCGTTGGGTCTTATCGCGCCGACCGGCTGCTCTGTTTCAGTAGTTTTGTATTCTGCATACATCGCTATGCTGCCGATATATTTATTAACCGGCATAACTATGCTGAGCTTGACAAAGTTTCCAGAGAGAAGATCGCCAGAAAAACTATCGGTATTCTTATACGCAATAACTCCGGTATCTTCATAAATGCCATCTTCGGTTTGAGATACAAGCAAACGTGTCTGGAATCCAGTAAGACTTTCGAATGGCATATCGTTTATCTCAATTATGAGATTTTTAATAAGCCTGTAGTTATTTATAGCTATCGGTTCAGTCACAATTCTACCGACACTATCACTGGTAGTATACAGATAATTACCATGCTCGTCTATATTGACCTTGCTGCGAACTGATAAATATCTCTTGAAATCATCAGCATTCTTATATTCAAAGAGTTTTGTCATATCCCAGTCAATATTACATGAGTTGATGATATAGCCATATTGGTCTATATCGACGTTATTCTTATCAGTATATTTATTGCTGTCAAAATAGATTCTGTTATTATAATTATTATCAGTGACTTTCTCTTTAATACTATATCCAAGTATATCTATGTTTTTCTGCGCGTTAATATCAAGCTTGTCTGTATTTTCATACATCATTATATCATCGAATATATTGATATAATTTTTATTCTGAGATTCAGCGGTTATTATGAGATAATAGTTATATCCGGGATCCTGAGTAAACACAGCAGAAACTCTGTTATCTGCTTTTAATACATCAAGTTTTTTGACAATCTCAGCAGTCAATGATCTACGAAATCTCATGCCATCATAAGTGGTTTCTTTTGCGATATAGGCATTAAGTTTTCCGCTGAGATACAATGAAACATAATAATCTTTTGCAGTATCTGAATCCTTATCTACTGTGATGTCGTAATAAGCATATCCATTAGGCATATTAGAAATGAGTCTGATGCCGATATTATTATAGATTCCGTATTTTTCGAGAGACAGGTCTACTCCGAATGACTTCCATTTATAGAAGTTGTCACAGGTAGAAATCGCGCCGAGCTTATTATTTATAATCTTATCAGTATGCTTTATAAGGTCTATGGCGTATGTGTTGCTTATTGTATTAAGTCGCATACGCGAATTCTTTATATAGTTTTCATTGTATTTATTCAGAATAATCTCAGAGCCATTTGACCTTGTATTTTCAAATTTGACATTAGAGATATTTTCTTCTGATGTAGGAGTTTTGTCAGCAAGTAAATAGTATTCTTGCTCGCCAAAATAATAATACCCGTATTTGATGGACAGAGCATTCTCTGGAACTTTATTGAATACAACTGTGTTATCTATAATCGCAGGGATAAAATATGTGGGATAATCAGTGACAATAATATTATATAGGTCGCTGTCATCCACATTCTCTACAGTGTATACATATCCATCAGTTATGCCTGAAATAGTAGAATCATATATCTTTTTATATGCTTGTCTGTTGTATTCGGCAAGCCTATAAAGCTCATTCAGTGGAATAGAAACCGATTCAGGGACATAAATGGTATAGACAATATACAGATCGGTTGAAGGTGTCGAATCGAAGATGATGAGCCCCTTCTCTGCCTGTAATGTATATCTTACGGTGTTAGTCACAGGATCGCCAAGTCTCCAATTCATGTTACCGCCTATATAGATTATATTATCTATTTTAACATGAGGCAGTTTTATATACTCAGAGGTTATATTGGTGGCACGGACCGAACGAACATACTTATTTGTGCTTACAGTGTCATTGGCAAGATCAGCATTAGATAAATAAGTTTTGCTGTAATTAATATCTTCTTTGGACGCATCGTCACTGATAAGCGAGCTGATCTCATATCTTGACAAATTCCTTGGAGTAAAATCTGCCGGATTGATAGAAGATCCATCATCAGCGGTAAGATACTGAGATATATTATTCTCAGTAAACATATCACTGAAAGTAATTCTCGGAGAATTAGTAATTATATCAGCATTAAATGTGTAACTTGTAGATTCAACATTATCATAATCTATAGAGGAAATTATAGACAGTGAACTGTTTCCAAAGCTCCATGAACCAATGAATGTGTCCGTAAGGTTATTCTGGAAAACGGCAGTACAATTCTTATAATTTGTGATTACATAGATATACTGATCTTCAAATTGCATCACTGGTGAGAAGTTATTAGCCATCTCAACATCATTGGTAACTTTTGTATATGTCTTAACTTTATTATAAGAATAATGGATAATCTCAGACTTTTGTGTAAGATAACAGTATTCAAATGCTCCTGAATGAGAGTTGGTTATGTCATAGCGGTATTCGTCTTCATTCTTGTAAACGAATATCGGATCAAAGTTAAAATCATTGTCACTGCATACAATTGAGTAGACTGCCTTGTTTGAATCAATTCGAGCTGACTTAATTTTGTCTGCAACAGCTTTATTATTAGGCGTAATTCTTACAATAGAATATGTTCTGATGATTTCCTTAACGACTAATTCAGTTTTTGGAGGTTTTTCTTCTTCTTTGTCGTCAGTGTCGTCTTTACTGTCGCCAGTGTCGCCACCAGTCTCTTCTTCAGTATTATCACCGGTTTCATCTTGATCAGGATTAGTTGGATCCGTTGGATCAGTCGGGTCTGTTGGATCAGGGTCGGGATCTGGGTCAGGATCAGGCACAGGGACTTCCTCATAGATATAATCTTTGTGACACTTTACAAATGACTGAGTTACATTATTGAGATATAACTCATCATCTTCTGTAAGTTCGAAAATATCAGAAAGTGAGATTGAAGCGCTTTTTGTTCCATCGGTAACAGATAATGATATGTCATCGAGTCTGTTTGTTATATTGACTGGCTTAGATGCCGTAATCGTGTACTCAACATCAGTGGCTTTCAGGTCATCATTGTATTTCAGAAGTCTCAGCTTTATATTTTTCTTGATTGAGTGTCCAGACAAGTACTCCTGAATAACATCAAAGTCCTGCTTATATACAGAGATTTTAGCTGTAGCATCAGTTTCGTCTATGTGCTCTATGATTTCTGGTTTAAGATCATCTTTGAATCCTATACCATTATCATAAGCTGCTAAGATATGATCCCATACATGAGGTAGATAATCAATTCCGGACAATTTGAATTGCCATATATCCTCGTCCCATATCTTCATTCTATAGACATCAGCGTTTATCTCTGCCAGTTTATCTAAAATAGTAGTGAACTCATCATATTTAAGTTCAAGGTTTTCTGGAGTCGGGCGTTCAATTATAATCTTATTCCTGATCTCATCATAGCTGAGGTTTGGATAAGCTTCGTTGATCGGTTCAAGTAAATCATTTATGATTGCGTTCTTTAAACCTTCTTCGGTGCTGTTAGGAATACATCTGAATACATTAAGTATTCGATTCGTAAGAGATTCATTATCTTCATTGGTAAATCTCTTAAGTCCTACAAACGCGGCGAATTCATCGTAAATATTCCATACAAATAACTTACTTATAATAGAAGTATACTCTATATCATCAAGAATATATTTTACTTGGGCCGAAGTCTCATCGACATTTTCTTTTCTGAAGAATATTTTGTTGTCTTCATAGAAGTACTTGTTATCAGTGTTATAGAACTCTTCTACACTGGACGCTTCAGATAAACCACTGGGAGATATAAGCACAAAATCATTTGTATCTATCTCGCCTACAGTTATATAGTAAACATAGTATGGAATATCATCATATTTGTCACGATAGTTAATAAGAAAAAAATCTTTCTTATATTCATCTATAGCGGTCTGTATATCTGCAACCTCATAAGCGAGTGATTGCAGATATTTGCCGCCATTAGACGTTTTTACTCTCTTTCTTATATCCATCCATCTTGGAAAGTGCTTTGTCATTAAAGAGAGTATTTTATCTTGTTCAAGCATATATCTACTCCTTAATAGATCAGGTTATCAAAGACAAATTTCCTATGTATGGTTTGCAGATAAGAAAGTTCATTTGCTGGCTCACCGTTCATATACATCTGTACTATAACAAAATAATCGACGCCAACCTGATTAGTTCCAATCTTATTTAATTCACCTATCTCAAGCTTTGAACCTATAGCTATATTATTTATGTAATCCTGAATCTTTTTGGTAAGCTGAGTAAGTACATAACTCTTATCAGCGTTATCCTCGTATTCGATTCTTATAGCAAGTGAGACGTGCTTTTGTTCGGGCACAACATATTCAATGTAAGATGCTGCCGACTTTACTTTGTCTACTCTGTTTTTTACTTCAAGCTTTGCTGAAATAATGGTGTCGTCATCATAAGAATTAGGTATAATGTAAACTATAGCCGTTCCGACACCATAGACGAATGGTACATAAGTGGCATAAGAAGCGAACTGAAGATTCATCAGCGCATTTTCTATACTATCATAGTTTGCGGCTTCGCAGCTTATCATCCACTCAACAAGTCTATGAAGATAAGAATCATCTTCTTCATTCGCTTGTCTTGGGCAATTAACCATGTATCCTAAGTCATCAAGATTACTTCCAGATATTTTAGAATACAAATATGGATTTTTATTGTTTTCAATTTCTATATATGCCTCTGCGAGCGCATCGGCTAAAGCATATGTCTGATCATCAAGTACAGTACCATCCTGAACAGTGAATCCTGATAGTGTACTGAATGTATTCAGTATGCTGTCATGTATCTCTTTTATTGTTTTCATCTATATTTTTACCTTTAATTTATTTAAGGTTATAAGTCATAAAGAGTTGATTGTTATCATATATCTCAATCAGAATACCTTGGAAATATCCATTTGAAGAAAGACTTACTTTAGGAATTACTTTAACAGTAGGAGACGAGAGAATGGGCGCGATTGCGTCAGATATAACTGTCTCTATATTTGCAAGTACATTCTTATCTCTGAGATTCGAATGGATATATAACTCCATATCAGAGCCAAAATCAGAATTCTCTTTGAGATCTGTAAGTGTTGATCTGATTGCATACTCTAATTGCTTTTTTGTAGCGTTGTTGTCAAATACACAAGCAGCCTTTACCTTCTCAGATTCATCGTCATAGTTGAACGACAAATTCAAAGACTTTTCTGTTATGTCAGGTATCTTGGCTCGTGAATGCATAAATGACAATCTCAATGACTGTAAATCATCAAAACGCAGATTGTATGTAAGTCTTAATGAATTGTTTTCTACGGCATTTTCAAAATATATATCTCCTGATAATGTTGTAGCTAAGTCTACAGTACTCATAATGTACCTCCATTACCATCTATAGGTATTCCAAACTGTGGATCAATATCTGCAATCTGCGCAGTTGGATAAGCTATTGGGAACCTGATTTGCCGTCTTATATAAACAGCTTTATTAAGTGACTTATCCCAAGCCTTTACAAGCACAGTGCCGAAAAGATTTAAATCGCCTTGAGTACATACATCATTCTGACTGAATAACGCAGAGGAAAATAATATCGGATTAAGCCTATTATTATTTATGAAAATATCATCTGTTTTGATATTAAGTCTGTTTGTGATTATATTTTTCTCATAGCATATATCTGTCTGACTTTGTGATTCAGAAGATCCCTTTGACTGATTAAGAGTATCAGTGATTGTTTTATTCGTGCCGTTTTCAAGAAGTGATCCACTCTTATTATCTGTTGATACAATTCCAGATGTATTCTGTCTGTTTGGTGTGACAGATTCTCTTTTTATCTTTCTTAGATAATTATCTGAAATTGCTTTCAAATTTTCATTGCTCATTATAAAAAACTCCAGTTGAGTTGAGTATCTTAATCTATATTTTATATTACCATTGCACACTATCTAAATTGAAGACAAATAAGGCTGTACCGCGAAAGTACAGCCTTATTATTTTTAGAATATTGTACCGCCTATAGTGTAATTGAAAAAGTCGGTCAATATGTTTGTTTTAATATCATTCGTGTGCTTATATGAAGAATTATAATCATTTATGTGAGGTGAAATTATCTGGCATGAGCCATTCTTCATTTCAATTGTGACATATTCATTGTCATTTGGAAACCATCCTATTGTGCTACTGTTTGATAGAATAACAGGTATTTTCTCAAGAGATTGTCTTTCGCCGTTCTGATCAATGAATGTAATATCACAAACATTTGACTCTTCATAAGCCTTATTTACAAAAGCAGCACAAGTATAATATGTGGTATTTAATGATGTACTGTTCGATATGTCCTTGATCTTATCTTTAAAATTGTTATAATACATACATCAACCCTCACTTATTACTTCAGGATAAACAGAGATATTATATAAGATATTTTCATCATCCTGTTTTACAAAATCATAAGTAAACATATTATTGCAAGCCTGCTTTTCCATATCAAGAATCATCAAGAAAGTCTCATGATCCATGTTGTTTATATAGAAGTTTGTCGAATATCCAGTAGATAACCATGAGTTACTATAACCAGGAATGAGAGCGTTTACAATTGATATACTTACTTGCTTACCTTCTGAATTAGTATATCCAGAGAATTGACTTGGTATATAATACTTTATAAGATTGCTGAGTACCATATTACAATCAAAGCTTAACATAGACATATCAATGAGATCTGGCTGATCAGCTATCGAATGATAATAAGGGACATCCAATAAATTATCATTATAATGTATCTGAACAGTACCTTCATTGTAATCTGTCATAGTATGATAGCAAGTGAGTGTGCCATCAGGGACACCGGATTCTTTAAGAGAATCCATAAGATAATCTATTGGCTGTAATGCAGACAACCTTACATCATACTCTAATGTGTCGCCATCACTTATATACAAATTACTGAATGCTTTTAAAGTAGCCGCAGTTTCTGTATCAGAATCATTACCATAAAGATTTGTAATTCTGTTTAACGCGATACGGTTAACCATCATACCATCATAATTATTCATGTTGGCATTGACAGAGCTAAGAAGATTTATGAGAGCAGAAGATGCGCCGACAAGATCAGAGTCAGGCTCTTTCATCTTATTTCCTCGTCTCCACGCAGTAGTAATGTTACTTATATCTCTTGAATCTCCGCCAAGTATCCAACCATAAAAAATATTGCTGAATAAGAAATTATCACTCAGATCAGTAAGGAAGTTTTGTAACCATCCTTGCTTATCAAATGTTGATGAACCTACTACTAATCCTCTTGAACCACTTAGTCCAGCAGTATACACTTTACCATTTTTGGTGAGAGGATAAATTCTAAGAACCTCAAGATTACGATAAAATCTTGTTATATTGTTTCTTACAACGCCACAAATAATTGCTTCAAGAGCCATTTCTACAAGAGTTAATCCAACAGTTGTAGCAATAGCAGTACCAGTTTTAACATAGTATGCTTTTTTAAGAGCATCAGCAACATCATCTGTAGTGCCACTGACTGCTGATGCTATTTTACTTGCAGCAAGACCAGAAGCGACATTATCAATATTAGTCGCAGCAGTTTTTGTACTATCAACAACATTTTTGGTTATCTGAGCGAGATCTGTGGCAACATCCTTAGCTTCGTCAGAATTTTGAAGAAGTTTTATAGCATCAATATATTTTTGAATTGTTCTGCGATTTGTAAAGTCTGCATCATTTATATTATTCAATAGGGTCAATGCATCACCGATATTAGCATCGGCTTTACCAAGTGTTTGTAATCCATCTGATTTTTTAAGTATGTCTGCAATATTAGTTAAGCTGGAACTGATATTACTTGTTTGCTCTTTAAGTATGTCATCGAGATGGTTGGCAATATAAGAATAAATCTGTGCTTGATGACGTTCATCAGACGCTTTTGTAAGATTTACGAGATCTGATAGGCTTGATGTATCTATCTTACCAATACTATTGATTGCATCAAGATAAGATTCAAGTTGACCAGCTTTTGATAAATCATTTATCTTAGAGAAATCTATCTTAGCCAAGTTACTTGCAAGTTCTTGAATTTTATCACATTGATATGAAGCATTGAGATTAGCAAAGATATTAGAACCTTTAATAAAGTTTGCAACCTTATTACTTATCTCATCTCCAATAGGTAAGAAGTTGAGTATATCAGTAACGCTGCTTGCAAGCCTATCAGTACCTTTGGTTAACATTTTAGCAGCCATTTTAGTAAATGGTTGAGTTGTTCTGCCGAATAATGCTGATGTGCTCCAAATAGCACCACATACACCGACACAACTTGCAAGAGTAGATATACCTAATGAATGAGCTACTTGATAGTATCTGTTATCAATGTCTATCATTGGATCTACATAGATACTTGATGTAAAACCAGTCTGCGAATTAAGAATATGAGTAACAGCTTCAACCTCACAGCCACCTTGCATATTTTCATATACATCTGATAAATACATTACATCATATGGCTTAACAGAAGGATCTCCAATAGTAATAAGTTCACCTTGATACATTTCTTTGACAGAATCCTTTAGTGCTCTCGCGGTTATTCTGAATGCAATACTTTCATTGTCTATACCATATTTTACAAGAGCATTTGTATCTTCAAGAATATTATTGAGGAATGGAACAATAGTACCAAGTGGACTTAGTGCGCCATTATACTGAGATACAAAAGTCGTATCTACTGTCATTGACTTCTGATATTCAGAGTAGATGTCTATATCAGCGTAGATTGGGCCGACACGTTTAGTTGTCATATTTCCGAGCGCACCTTTTAATCCATATAGACCTACAGCATTTGTCTTCATAAATTCAGATGAGGTTGAGATATTATTTTCTATAATATCACTATATGAATTATATACGTGATATTGCTGGAATGGTTTCCTTCTCTCTTTTATTCTTCCATCGGAATCTTTCATATATTCATAAGCACAATAATAATGAGGAAGTCCATAAAAAACAGAACTGCGAAGTCCGAATGGAATGATACTTGCTATATAATCGGGTGCTACTCCAGCCATTACGTGCATGAGATCCCAGAAAGATTTATCAATAATCTGAGTAGACACTTTAGGAATATCATTAGTCGCGTAATCATATTGCATATAAGTTACCGCATTTGGAGAATCACCATTGAAATTAGGAGTACTATATGCTTCATATATATTCTGAACACACTCGCTGTTGCTGAAGATATTTTTAAAATCCGGGTCACCAAAATGAGTTATACCAAATGGATTGTCATCAAAGAATCTACCAGAAGAAATCTTATTGATAAGTTGCCTTGTCCATTTGCCTTTAGTCGTCAAGAATCCATGCATAATAGTTTTTGGTGTAGCACCAGCAGTAGCCCAATTCTTAATCTGTTTTACTATCGGTATATCTCCATAGTTTGTTATGTCTTCAGAATACTTAAGTCCACTGTTTATAGGATTAGTGAGCTCAACACCATCACCTTGACAAACTATATTGATATACTCACCAGTAGACACCTGGGTGACGACACCGTTAAATACAGTAGGAAGTGAGTAAGCATCGCCGCCATATCCCATTCTGACATGAATGCGAACACCGGGTTTGAGCTGCGCTCTCTCTATAGGATTCTGCTCAAGTCTTTCTTGATATTCTCTTAAGAATAACTTTCGAGGGCTGAAAATTGAATCCCAGAGATCACCAAAGCTATTATCTATAGAAGACAGTGTTTCGAGGTCATATGCCATTTCTTTACCATCTTCGTCATCAGTAGTAAATGTCTTAAACAGATTTGTCATCGAGACAGTGCAAGTGTCAGCAGCTATTTTACGAGACTTTGTTATTGTTATCTCGCTTATTGAAGACATATTATAGAAGTTATCATTGAGTTTCCATAAACCTATTTCCCTTCCCTCATCTACAAAAAGCATATAGAATGTAGGGAATGCTCGCGCCATTCTACCTCTCATGTCACTTGTAATCATATCATAGAATGAATCTCTGGTATAAATATATGGCTGACTCTCTTGATTTACCTTAAATTTTTCATCAATAATGCCAGTAGCAATAGATGAAACTGTATTCTCACTAGCACCAAGGTCTTCAATAGACTTAATAACTTCTCTACCGGCTAAAGACAACAGAAATTTATAGGTGAAAATATTATTTGTGCTATTTAATGCAAGCTGAGAAGAATGTAGCATATCATTAAGTACTTGATAGTTCTTGTTAGATATTGCGTCCATCATTGTGCTGTCAAGTCCATTGATATATACCAAAGAAGCTATAAGTGTGTTGCCCAATATCAGTTTATTGTAAATATCTGTTAGAGATGAAACAATGTTATTAAAGTCATCTTGTGATTCAAAAGTATTATTAGCAAGTTCTTTAAGACTTGCCTCTACACTATCTATTTCCTCATCTGATATTGTTTCTTTAGCAGAATCATATGCATCCTGTGCTTCTAATAATTGATCAAATATGGTTTTGGTGCATTTTTTTGCGATAGTAGCTTTAGATGCTTTATCATACTCTGCTTTAAAAACTGTATAATCTTTATTGGTATAAATTGTTTCAGTTTTATTTGACTCCATAATAGTGTGAAGTTCAATAATTTTGTTTTTATTATTTATTACATCTCTGGCAAGGCACTGAATTTCGGAAATCAAAATATTATGACAAATAAGATATTGCATTATGATTGCCAAGTTAATAACTATTTCAGCAGCAGCTATTTTAGGGCTATATAATAATCCTATCTTATAACCATCAATAATTTTTTTAGAATACTCATCATTGTCACTATAATATTTGATTTGATGTCTCATTATTGCTGGATTGAAGAAATAATATTTTTCATCATCTATTTTATTAAAATATGCTTTTTCGCGTTTTGTATCGTCATAGTGTGATTGTGTTTCAGTTAGTAAATCACTTAAATATGCATCAAAATAATTCAATCCAAGGTGTCGTTTAATGTATCTTCCAGAATATTGCGAAACTTTAAAAGGACCAAATGTAGTTTCTGTGTTAATTATATCTTTTACTTCTTCAAGTTTATTATTCTTACCAATCAATGGATAAATAGAATCATTTACGTTGGTAAAAGCATTTAATTTCCACGAATTATTATTTTTGTCATCTATATCGTGATAAGAGGATATACCAGTAAAAGAATCAGCAATAGATAAAATAGATTTAACAAGATAATTTTCAACATAAGTAAATTGTGGAGCAAGTGAACCACTTCTATTTAACTCTCCATTGACCGTAGCAACATAAAATAGAGATGGTTTATAATGTGGTTCAGCATATCCACTATCGTATGTTATATCAGGAAAATTATAATCGTTAAAGATGGAGGAAATCCAAGTTTTAATATCTTCTCTATATTTGCTATTACATTTATCAATATTGTATTTCTCATTAAAGTTATTTAATAGCTTATCATTTGATAAGATATTGCCTTGTTTATCAATTGACTTTTCATATATTTCTTGATAAATATAATCATCAATTCCATTATAGTATGGTTTTGTTCCATATTTATTATGGTCTCCAATGATATAATTAACAATATCTGTGGCTTGATCAAAATATTCAACAAAACCAGAAAAATCATCATCGCTTTCAATATTCCAACTTAATGAGCTTCTAAATAATCCTTTTGCGTTTGATGAAAAATTCCAATATTCATTACTTTTAAGGTTACTAATTATATTTACAAGATTATATAGCTCATCAGATGTATACATGTTTATATTTCGATTTACATCTGATATATTATATAAATCAAAACCGTTATTGATAACTTTGTCTGTTTGTATCTTTAAATTATATATTGCGTTCTTGTATTTTTGTACAGCTTCTTCAATATTCTGTGATATGCTACCCTCAAGTTTAGCAGTAGCATTCTCATTGTCATAGCTTAATAATTGCTCATTGCCATCCTGAGCGATATTGATATTTAACTGCCCACCAAGATAATCAGACATGGTAAATGTCTTATCATTCTTGTTTTCAAGATTGTTGATTATACTATCTCGTATAATTTTGTTGGTAGTAGTGGCTCCATATACAAAATAAAAATCTGGATCAGGATATATTCTGCTTGTATCAAATATCTTGTATTTAATATAAGTAAAACCATAGGCATTAAGCTCTGCTATAGTAGGAAGTTCAAGATCCGGATATATCTCAGCGGCAGAGATTTTGTCTTTTAATCCAAAATAGTCTCTTGTAGTAAATGTCTGAGTAGTTGCAATGGTTCTCGATCCAGCATTATTTACGTCAAGTCTCTTAAGAGCTTCTTTATTGCGCACGGTTCTATCCATCGCAATAAATCTCATATTGACTTGATATAGCCCTGGATAGCCATCGACAGTTGAAACATCAACACTTTCAATCATCACTTCATTAACACCGAGCATACGTGTTATATCAGTATTGATTCTTAATGGGCAACAAGACAGAATGAGCCTATAATTTCGCATATACTCTGCACAAAGTTTAGGCAAAAGATTGAGCGCAGAAACCACACTTTCGTCTTGTGTTTGTAGAGATAATTCGATAACAGTATCTTGTCCACCTAAATATTGTGGCGCATACCCGTCAATAGCTTTAAGATATGTATTAGTCAGATTATTATTGAATGAAGCAGAGACATTGGTTACTATAGCCGAATCCATTATAGTATCATTTGGATACTTGATAAACTTAAATGAATCCTCAGTATCAAGATCTACATCTTCTTTTATATCCATGACAGTAGACTGCATAGTGTCTGAAGGAAGTTCGAATGGACGCTCGTTTGTATAATAATTGAAGCAATATTCAATAACTTTATAAGCATTGCTATTTTTGATATTTGATGTGACAGTTTTGTCTTTATTCTTTTCCATAAATGGAATAACAAAGTAACCATCATCATTAAAATAATTGGTATAATTTGTTTCTATATCTATAGACAGATTTTTTAAGAAATTTATTATATTGTAAGTGTTTGTTTCTTTAGCCTTATTGATAACAAATTTAATATTATTATTATCTATATCAAAATTGCTTATAATATTACTTGCAATTAAATTCGAAAAATCAAATCTTTGTTCGGCTATCTTATTTACATCGAAATTAAAAGGTATATATCTATTATTAAAATACCAATATACATTATAATTGTCTTGTCTGAAATTTCTTGTAAATACAGACTTTAAAAATTGGTTTGCTTTTGTGAGTTGATAAACGTATCCATTTTCATAATATGTATCATTTTTATTAAAAGAGGATACGAATGAGCTATAATCAGTTATCTCAACTCTTGTTTCAGAGTCCTGAATAAGATCAGCATTAACAAATAAATGATTGCCATTACTATTTGTAGGACCGTCATTTAAAAAATCTACAAAGTTTTGATATTCGTCAGACAGGATAAAATCATTTAATGCAGGATATAGTTTACCTAATTCCGCAGCCCACTCTTTTACATCATCAGTAACTTTATACTGCGTTTTGATAGGCTGACTTATAGATTCCATTTTAACTTGTAGAAGTCTATTAAGATGGTCTGAATCAGGTATATAGAATTCTATTCCTGATCCTTCAAAAGACATAGGTTGTAAAGCAGTCTTGTTACCATAAGTACAATTCAAATACTCTTTAGAATCGAATGGGTATCTTGCCGCAACTTCTCCTCTATACAATGGTTTCTGATAATAATATCTCAGAGCATCATAATCGATACACTTCTCAAATAAATTGCTATACATAAGCGTATCTGCTGATTCACTGCCGTTATAAGGTATCTCAGTCATGTATGCATGATAGTTGAATTCTCTTAATTGGAGATTTGCTGAGATACATTTTGGATAGCCTGGTACAGTAGATATATAGAGGTTAGATAATGCGACAGCATCTATATTTAGTGTATCGTTGATATAAGTATTAGTTATAGGCATGAATGGGCACAGCTTAAACATAGATATAAGCGCACGAAGACCATTCATATAATACTTAATAGTCTCACCAGTAGGAGCAAGAGTATGCTCATCAAGCCTATGAGTCTCGCCATTTTCTGTGACCGGCACTTCAATCTCAACACCATTTATTCCACTATCCTCTGTGAAATACAATGTCATTTCAAGAATGCGCTCACTCTGAGGTGTTTCTTTCATCGCTGATCCACGTGAACGAATAAGCGGCACAGATTCTGCACTATTTCTTGTGACACATCTGATAGATGTAGGAGGGATTATGCACGCATAATCTCCAATCATTACAGTCCAATCTTTCAACTCAGTATCAAAGTCAAAACCAAGAATCTGTTTCTGAATTTCTCTCTGTCTTGTGATGCTATCAAAAGAAGCATTATCAAGAAGATCTTCTATTCTCTGCTTGTTATTATTATAAGTCCATACCTTAAAAGCACTTGAAGCAAAATTATAGTTGGCAACATGAGTAGGGCTATAACTATTAAATGAAAGCTCAAGAGCATTATTTATGATACCATTCGGACCATAATAATAAAGCAGATACTTAGTGACATTGATCCATTGGTCTCCGATCTTTTCTTGGATCTCTTCTGGAAGTCCAGGAATCTTTGTTTTAACATAAAGGCATCCAAGAAAACGTCCGTAACCATCCTGACCAAAATTAGAGAAGCCAGCGTATTTTGGTCCGCTGTTCTCAGAATACAATCCGCCTATATATCTTTTCAGAGTGCCAATCAGAGAGTCATCATATTGGTCATAAGTAGTTGGATAATCGCCAGATTTGTTGTTAAGCATATTATGGTCGAGCATCATGACGACTTCATTATCGCCTATAAGGTCGATCATTCTCTGTGTCATCTCATGGCTTATTTTATTGTCATTCGCATCAGCAGTCTTATAAAGATACTTACGTACAGTGATAGTGTCATAAGATATATTGCCGTTCTCATCTTCAATAGGACCGAATTTTTCTTCTGACTCATTTGTAAGCTGACACCAATATTTCGTACCATCTATCGTCTTCTGAATAAAATACATCGTATCAGATATATAGTCTTCAGACAATTCATCATACAAGAAGTTTTCTCTGCTGTCTTTTATATCACTCTTGGTAAAGTGTTTTGCAATGGAATCTACTTTGTCAGCTTCGATAAGCTTATACTTATATGTCTCAGGCGCGTTGACGCCGACGAAACGTACACCGACTTGAGCATTGTTTCCAAAGCTTGCGCTGGCATAAGTAAGGTATTCTTTAATAGTAAAGAGATTATCATTATAAGAAACCATTGCATTATTGTCATCTATATCAGACAATGGAAAATACACGGTATCAGAGTCGAAGTTACCGAGATATTCACCAGTTAAAATTGGCTTACCTTTAACTATAATAACATTGTCATCACTGTAAAAACCGGGATTCTCAGAATATGGTTTTTCAATGAAATACAGCATTTTAGTAAAGTCGCCATCATAATTTATTTTCTTTTCAAGTTCATAAGGCAATTCAGTGGACTTGAAATCATTTGTTGTTGGAAGAACAAAATTAGAGGGATCTATTTTATTGTAATTGTGACTATACAAATATGAAAGTATAGATTTTTCTGCCATCTTTAATAATATCCTCTCGTAAGGTTAGTATACAAATATTATTACTCTTGATATTCTGAATAATATAGTAAAAAGGCGGCGAATGACCGCCGCCTTTTATTTTATATGAGCCTATTTAGTATACCTTCTACATAAGCATCATTATCCTGTTGAGATGAATAAGAGAATTTTCTATTCATTGTAAATGAATAATTGCTAGAAGAATAACTCTGTTGTGTAGCCTGTGCCACTTTTTTCTCTGCATCATAATAACTTCCGTTGGTAGATGCTCTCATATTAACTACATATCCTCTATTCTGTCCCTGAGGCATATCCATCGGTGGCATCATAGGATTTACTGTGCCGGTCTCATAATTATAATTGTCATATCTATAAGCATCTTTCGGGACAGCAGTCTGAGCGTCTTCTTGTGGAGCACGAGAGGGATTGCCACCTATAATACCGACAGCAAATATCGAAGCGGCTATACCAACAGCACCAAGAGCAATATTTTTACTTACAGAATTCTTAATAGTCTGAGACACAGCTCTGGCAGCACTTCCAGTGGCAGCATGAGTAGAACCAGACGATGCTGTCTCAGTCATCACTTTAGCAGCGGTGTAAGCATAATCAGCATTTTCTTTAATAGCTGCATTATTGGATGATGCGGCAGAATCAGATATTTTATAAGCAATATCTCTTACAAATGAACCATCACTGGATTCTATTGGTGTAGAATACTTCATACTATACTGGAATGACCTATTGTCAGCAGTAGAAGTTTCTCTCATGACAGAAAGAGTGAGATCAATTGCGGCTTTTCTTTTGTCTCCTTGAGTTGCTTCTTCAAGATTAAGCGTTCTTTTAAGATATTGAGCTAAATATGTGTTTTGCTTAAAAGCATTATCAATATAATCATCATATTTGGAACCAATAGCTCTGTCTATGACTTCGTGTAAATTTTCTTGACCTTTATCTCGAACAGAAGCACTATTGCCAGTAAGCATATCCCTCATGCCATCAAGCATATCTGATACTGTACTTACCTGATCAGAGGATTTGACAGTATTCTTAGCGTTAATGACATTCTCGATAAGGTCTCCACGTTCTCTATTGATAAGCTCATTAGCGGCATGGTATCTTATGAAGTCATCACTGCCGACATCAAATTCTTTTGCTCTTAACAATGAATATTGATCACCAATACTCGTGAAGTTAGCAACAGCGTTATTGATGTAACCGACTTTCGCTTTTGAAGACTGTGCGACTTCTGCAATAAGTGCATCGTCCATACGTCGTCTGTCAACAAACAACTTCTTCATTTCAGAGAAGTCGCCTGATGTTGCTGCTTTGGTTTCAAATACTTTATCTAACGCAACGCCACTTTTTTCTGATTCGTCTTTTGCTTGTTTAAAAAAGTCTTCAAATTCTGCTAACCTTGAGCTGCTACTATACTCTGCATAAACATTTTCAAACTCATCGGCATCGGCTATATTACTATATGCTGTACCAAATGCAGAACGTTTAGCTAATGCTTCTGATGGATTAGTTTGTTTATCAGCAGATTTATGCTCTGGCATAACATTACGTCTTGCTTGAATTCTTTGTCCAAGGTTCATTTCGCTATCTTGCATTTGGTCACTAACGACTCTCTTAGAAGTAGTATAGAATTCAACTTTATCCGAGTCGTTATCATTCTTCATCTTTTTCTGAGACCATTCAGCTACAAATGCAGTATTGTCTTGGACGCCATTTTCAGTAGTATAAATTCTTGCAGACATAACGCTCTGATCATGAACGGTTGGAAATCTTTGCATAAACATAGTAATGCCCTCTCGCTGAGACGAAAGTTTCATTATGTCTTTATTCGAAGCACCTTCTCCAAGCTCACCAATAAGTTTTTGATAATACTCATTATTGTCTTTCTTAAGCATTTCAACATACTGATCTGCTTGATCGAATAGCCCCATATCTTCAGCAGATTTTGTATTGATAACCGCGAAATCAACAAGATTACCTTTACGTATCTGTTCTGTCAGAGCTGTTCCGTCATAAGTAAAGTTCTTATCAAGCTTCTCCCAGTTGGCAGTCTGTGTTTCAAGCATTGCACTTATATCAGCACGGAAATTCTTAAACTCACTGTTTATTGAATTCTTGCCAGTTACAATGATTTCTTCTTGCTGTTTGATAATGCTGTTTTTATAATTGATCATGTTTTGCTTAGTCTGTTCAATCATCTGATCTCTGGTGAGCTTACTATTGCTGCCAAAGTATGCAGATCGTTCTTCAAGACTAAGCGTATCATTTTGAAGTTTTTCTAAAATAGTGGCACTTCGTTGTAATGAGTCAAGTGATTTCTGGTATTTATTTTTTATTGCAATCATATCTTCGTCATTGCCCTTGAAAAACTTAGGGTCAATACCTTTTATTGCAACGTACCTATCATTGCTGAAATCACCACCAAAACCTTCGCCAAGATCGACCACCATATCATTTACATATGGGTTATTAGGTAGCTTAGTAGCTTCTTCTTGAGCATCTCCAATAGCAGGTATTATATCAGAAGCTTTGACTACATTAAAGTCGCCATCATCAATTATCTGTTTTTGTATTACAGAATTGTGTTGATTGAAAGTGCGAATCTTACCAGTGTAATCATCAACAATATCTTTTGCCTCGGCTTTATCCAAAGACGCACGTGAATAACGAGATGATTTCATTTCATAGTCGTATCCATTAAGCATAGTTTTGCTATAATCAGAATATGCACCTGAATAAATCATCTGATCACGACCGGATTCAGCTAATTCATATTTACCATTGACTTTTGATAATACGCCTTTTCTCTCAAGTGCTTCTTGTGTTTTAGAAACAAAAGTGTCTTGACTTTTCGCGCCGATAAATGGACTTAAAGTCGCATCATTATATCTTTGTCTGCCAATTACTTCAAGTTCCTGATTAGAGACTTTTACTCCACCAAAGAATTCATCAGAGTATTTGAGTCTGATGTCTCGTTCTCTTCTTATGGCAGTATCTCTACTTATTGCACCAGATTTATATAGCTGCTCATTGTCAGATAGTTCTTTGGCAATGTGTCCTGAGAATTTACTAGCAGACCAGTCTTTTGCGGCATTGACAGAAACAGTGGTAGTTATAATGTCATTTGCTCTTTCATTTTTGGTTATCTCATCATACTTTTTAATAAGTATATCTGAATTTATTCGTTCTACTTTTTCGTCAGTGAGCTGAAGAATTCCTTTCTTAGGATCATATATTGCTTTGCCATCAAGTACACTGCTGAAGAATTTTGTGATCTCTTCATCTGAGGCGCCCTTTTCTTTAAAGTCTCTCATGATTCTTTCTGACATCAAAGCGACATTGGATTCTACGCTTTCATGCTTAAGTTCGCCTATATTGGTAAACATATGGGCGTTTTCAGCAGAAGTACCTTTAAGTATACCATGCAAAATATCCGTAGGCGAATGCATTATTCTCTTAAATACCGCAACATCAGAATCAGCCATTCCTATTTGCCTTGCAATGACATCAAAGGCATCATCACGTATAGTAACTCCAATAATAGATTCGATAATATCATTGTTACCTTTTTGCGTATTGCGATATTTATCAAGAATGTCTCGCATTTCTTTTGACGCGCCAACAGACATTGTTAATGATGTAGCATAGCTTTTCTCTTCTCCGAAACCTACTTTATTAGCAAGGCGTATATCTTCGAGCTTAAATTTCATTGTAATGCCTTTCTTCTCTTTGAGAAGTCTGGCAGCAAGTTCAGCCTGTTCATCCTGAGTTCTGCCGGTAAAGACATCTATGCCAATTTCACTTATTGCTTGAGCAACATCTTTTTCACTGATCTCTATATTATTTTCATCATAATATCTAAATGAACCAATAGCATTACGTTTAGTCTTCTCTTTTGCTCCAATCTTTAGAGTTCCTTTAGATACAGACTCATCTCTGTCAAACATGACCATTGTACTGCCCTGTTTAACATAGAACTCTTTTGAATACTTGACATCAATTGAACCATTAGAGTTTATTGTAATTTTTGGTATCATATCAATGGCGTCAATTTTCCTGGTTTTATCACCAGTAGGACCTTCTATTCTATATAGTCCTTTATTGACAACATCGATCATTTTATTATTTACATCAGATACTGGGAGAGCATTAGCGAACTCAGTTGTTATAAACGAACCATCATTCTCAAGGTTTACAGTATTGAGAATTTCAAGTGCTTTGGCATATGTGTCATCTCCATATGTCTTAGATATATCTCCAAGCTGTGCGGTAGATATTATTTTATTATATTCTTCTTGGCTAAGGTGCGCAACATCAATTCTTGCAGAGGTTACAAGACCCTTGTTTGCCAATGCTTCGTGAGCTCTTAAAGTTGAATCACTCTCTATAGTTCTGTATTCTTTAGCACCTATAGCTTTCATTTTTTCTAAATTTAATGGTATAGGAGCTTTTGCGTTCTGATAACCAGTATTACGTTTCTGGTTTAAAAAATTAGATAAAGGAGTGTCATATCGCGGCGCATTAACAACATACATACCTCTGTCCATCAGTTTTTCCTGAGTAGCAGAAGCAGATATATGTTTAATCAGGTTTTTAGTATCTGGATCACTTGTGCCTTCGGCTATTGAGTCAAATAACGAATCTGATTCAGCGGTAAACAGTTCATAGAATTCCATGCCAAGATCAGCTACTTTTTCAATTTTCTGGTCGCCGCGTGATTTCTTACCTTTAATATAAGCCGCTTTTAATTCGTCATATCTGCCTCTGTGATTTGCTCTGTATTTATTTAAGAATCCGGATGAATCTAAGCTTTCTTCATCTGTAAGAGAAAACATATGATCAGCAAGGCTAACAATATCAAGCACTCCACCAGAAACATATTTGCTTGATTCTGATTTTGAGAAAGCATCGGGAGTATCACTAAATACACTTCTCATATCATAGCTTACTTGGTTTATAAGTGTTTGCGCAGTTACATTATTTCCTCTGGCTTGTTCTCTTACAATCGAACGCTTGCTTGAACGTCTGAAACCGTCTTTTTGAAAATCAGAATGAAGAACAATTTTGCCGCCATAACCATCGAATACAGCATGGGTATTTATAATCATATCTTTTGAGCCCATTTGCCAATACGCGGTGCCATTGTCTGACATACGCATTCTTGGTAAAACAAGATCCTGCCAATCAGTCATTGGATCTCTGACTTGTACACCATGATCTGTAATCTGGAATTGGAACCCTTCATCAAGATAAGAAGATACCATATCTTCTATATAACTTCTATATTCTGTAGCAGATGTTTGTATTGCGGTAGCCTTATCTGCTATTTCTTTGGCAGAAAATCCTCTTGTCTCAAGAAACTCTTTAAACTTTGTGCCTTTGAACGGATCATCAACAAGTGCACCATATATAGCATTTACAGCCGCTGTTTTGCCATTTGTTTTCGCTGAAAAGAAGTAATTAGAGCTTTGTGTTTTTACTGTTCCACTTACTTTATAAGCATTTCTGAAAGCATCTAACATATCTTCAATTGTTTTAATAGGTCTGTTTCCTTGTTTTAAGAAAGTGCCATTGGAACTATCAGGAGAGATAAACGGAATCATTCTTTGAGTCGTTGATTTACTTCTTATTCCACTATCATTAAGTGCATCATAAATAACTGAAGATAATATGTCTCCACGACTTTGTGTTTTCAGATAATCAAGTTCTTCCTGAGAATATCCGTCTTTTATCATATCAAGCATATCATCTATAGATAACTGAGGATTGAATAAATCAGATGGAGAATAGACAGTTTTGCTTGCGCCTTTTTTCTTAAAAGTCCCCTCTCGCATTAAACCATGTTTAACGAGAGAGTTTGATATTGCAGTTATGTCATCTTTTGCAACACCATCATATGATTTTATATCAGTTAATGATGACACAAATTTCCTGAGCATATTTATGTCAGACACTTCATCAGCATAGGCAACGCCGGTCTTTTTCTTATCTGATAATCTATTTAGTTTTTCAGCAAGCTTATATCTGTCAAAATTCTGACCAAAACCTATAGTCATCGCATCACTTGTCGCACCGGGACGAGCTAATCCGGGTAAATGCAGTGTTAAAGATTCGCTATCTAAAGGCTTAATTCTACTAGATGAAACGGATGTTCTTGTTCCATCAGAAGATACGTAACTGAGACTATCAGCAAAATAATCGAGTGTCTTTTTGAATGTGGCGTCTTTATCTGTTGATCCATCTATACCGTTGCTTGCAGCGATAGTATTGAATTCATCATATAACGGAAGTAATGATTCAAGTCTTTCGCTAGCATATGCGAGTTTATCAGCAAGTTCTGGAGCATTAGATTTGCCAGCGGCAGAATATGTAACACGCATTTCTGTAGCAATTTTAGCTCTGGCGGCATTGATCTGACTAATATCACCAGTAGCTATTGCGGCAGATAATTCTTTTATTGATCCTTGATGCCCCTGATAATATAAATTAAAATCAGAAAGTGTTTTATATGGCGCATCCTCAAAAGACCTTACAGCTTTTTCGGTTGTGTGATAGTCAATTGCAGTATTCATACTATCTTTTATACGTGCTTCAGAATTGCCATATAATCCTTGTATAACCTTTTTGCCATCTTTCTCACTTACTGTGCCAATTCTTTCGAAGTCACCTAAAGTAGCATCAAAGTCACGAGGATTTAAAAATAAGTACTTAGTGCTTCCATCAATTGTTTCAGGAGAATTAGAGTCAAGAATAGGACGCATACCAATCATATGAATCTGAGAGTCACCGACATACTTATCTCCCATTATAGACTTTAACTGATCAGTCTGTTCTGGAGACAAGTTTGTAAGATCTACTATTTCATGATCGACTAATTCATATGAAAATCCTTTGCTTAATCCAATAGGATAAGCATAATCTCTTACACCACTTCTTGCTGGATTAAGTGGATCTTTATAATAACCTGTTGATGCAATAATGGTTCCATCATTACCAAGCGAGAAACCAATTGGAGAGCTAATAGTGTCATGAGTTTTATAAATGCCGCCAACTTCAAAATCATGTTTCTTGAGTTGTTTTTCTCTATATTTCAGTCCGGCAGAGAAAGACGTTCCCAATTCTGTTTCAGCAATTCTCGCAGACATCTCAGTATCTGTTGACGCAATATGTGCGACTCCACTTGGACTTTCTCCAGGGAACATCTGAGCAAAAATATTACTCTGTTGAGCTCCTCCACGAGTTTCTTTGCCAGTAATGGCGGTATGCTGTCTCCATATCTCGGTTATATCTATAAATCCGTTGGCAGGTAAATTTCCAACTAATCCGCTTGCTCTGAGGACATTATTATCATAAGCAAGTACATTTGCACCAATACCAAATGTATTCGTACCATTAATGCTATTCATGTAATCAGACAAATATGAGAGGGCTGATTCAGCATTGGAATTGTCATGCCACTGTCTCAGTTTTCTTAAACCGCTTTCAACATCACCAGCAAGTTCAGCACCAGTATGAGAATCAATCATAGATTCAATTTCTTCTCTTGATTTTTTACTTACTGTCTGAATAAGGTTCATGCCACGAAAATTAACATTTTTAACAGTGGCTTCGTTGAAGTTCAGAATCTCTTGTACAGCGACTTTTTGCTGTTCAGTAAGATCCTTGAACTTTGTTTTGCCACTCATATATCCAGATAACATATTGCGTATATCTGCCTCTTGTTTTTCATTAAGACCAATAATAGCATGAATACTTTTTTCTACATTATCTTGACCACCAAACGATGATGTGGCTTCTTTGAAATTATGGTCAAGTACACGCATAGAGATTTCGGTTATAGCCGAAAAAGTATCTTTGCCTGCCTCATTTTTTCCGGTTATAGTCTCAAGGTCAAATACAATACCAGTAAAGTTTCCTTTATTTATTGCGGCTTGCGCAGCGGATATTGTCTTGTTAAGAGTATGAAGATTTGTTCTGTATGGAGTTCTCTGATATGAGTATCTGACAGCACCATTGACAGCAGTCATCATTATATTTTTTGATGTGCTTGTCTTAGGTGTTTTCATAGCAATATCTATAAAATCAAGCATAAGAGGATTACCAGCTTTTGCGGAAGTATCTTTGAAACTTCTGTCTATTCCAAGCTGTAAAGATGAAACAGATGAACCGCCAGCAATCTTACTTAATACTTTATCATTTTTTATTAAATCTTTTATTCGTCTGATAGGGTTATCATCAATAGTATAATCATCGGACAGAATTCTTGTTATATGTGAATTATCTGATAATTTATAATTGATCCTTCCATTATATTTTTTCTTTGCCATAAAGGTAATCCTCTCTGAATAATTAGTATATAATTATTATTACTTGATTTTAGTATATTGCTCTGAAGCCCAATGCGCTGTTTATCTTATTTTTTACGTTATATGAATTTATTCTATTGATCTCAGAAAACATTTGTAATCCAGGTCTTGATGATGGAGTCAAGCTGACATCTACATTGAATAATCCCAAGCCACTTAATGTGGACATAAGATTTGCTCTTACCGCTACCGGAGAACTCTCTTCTTCATAATTAGCTATGCCTGGAGTCTGTTGTACTTCATATGAGTTTGCGTTTGATTCATAGAAACCAAAATCTGAAAGCATCATACCTTCATTCTCTATTGTCTTAATTTCTACATTATCAAGACTTACATTTGGTTTCCATCCTTGCCATAGTATATTTGGAAGATAATGATCTGCAAAATACTCTTTATTATCTTCTATCTTTGATTTGTTTTCATTCCAGACAATATCAAGAACTTTATTTTCATAGTCAGAAACTTTTGACCTGATTTCTTCACGTTTCTTTGCATCTGTCTCTTTAGCAAATTCCATAAAGAAGTCACGATGGTTCTTAGGAAGTGCTTTTAATATCTCAGACCATCCAGCATCTTTTTGTAATCCATATATAGTGGATTCAGCGGCTTTTTTATAAGCAATAGCAGCACGGGTATATTCTCCACCTTCTATTGCTATATTATCTCCGCCATATTGCAATTCAGCTATCTTATCATCAATAGTTGAAAGAAGTTCATCGCGCTCAGAATAAGATAAGAAATCATTCGATAATACTGACTCTTTTCGTTTAATCAGCTTATTGCGTAATTTTTCATTCTCTTCCTGTATATACTCCATTTGGTTGAGAATGGTATCAATATCTACGCCTTCTTCTGATTTAGCCTTACGGGCAGCTTCATTATATAATCCAGTATATTTTATATATTTGAGCCTGTCAAAATACTCTTGAAGATCCCATCGTTTTTGTGCGTCTTCTGGTACGTAATCTCCGAACATCTCGTCCTTATCAAAATAAGCATTCTTCAAAGCGGATATACCAAGACCTATGACTGCTCCTATCTTTCCTGCTTCACTTGCATCAGATCTGAAGAATTTAGTTCCGGCAGTCGCGCCTATAAGTCCTCCTGCCACTGTTGAAATAATAGGATTATCTGAATACTTATAAGCTATTGCACCAAGACCAATGACTTCACCTATATCTACTCCTATCTGAGTATACTTGGTATTCATGGTAAGTAAAGATGAAGCCAAACCGCCAGCAAAAGCCATAGGGTTAGTAAGTGCCTCTGCTGATTTCATACCAGCTTTTATAAGTCCATTGGCATCAGTTCCATCAAGATATTTTGATACTCCAAATAAGGCTACATTAGCAGCTACTGCAAGAGGAGCCATTGCCATAGTTTTTCTGATAGTAGGTTTAATGAATCCTTCTATAGGATGATTCCATGTAGAATAAGAAGTGCCATATAATTCTTCTTCCTCCCAGGCTTCCATAGGAGTATTAACTCGCAAGAATTTATTATGAATATATGGAATCGGGGCGTGAGCAATAGTTTCTGTTAAATGATTCAAAGCTGAATAGCCATCAGAATATGCCTGTACACCAATCTCGGTGTCTCTATTTATTGTACCGGCATCACTATCTACAATAGACTTTGTTATATTAGTTCCATTGTTTGAATAGTCAAATACTATAGCTTCTGTTGTTTTATTGCCAATATCTTCTTTATTGACAGTTAATTTTACGTCAGCACCAGCGGTCATAAAGTCAGATAATGATTGACCAGAATTTAAATCGACACCTGCTACAGAATATTCTTTGTCAGAACCATATAGTTTAAATGTATTATTCGAGACTTCTGAAACAATACCATTTATCTCGGTAGTATCTATAGAATAATTTTTATTATAGAATGTATGTCTTGAATTCTGTCTTTCTACTCTGTCTTCTATCTCTTTGATTTCTTTCTGTAATTCCGGATCTTGTACAGAGCGTTTTGCTATTTTATGCCACTCTTTATATTCTTGTGACCACGGAGCTATATCTGCTAAAATCTTGAATCGATCGAAACTTCCGTAGAGTCCGAAATCATCGGGGTGCAGTTCATTCAGTGTTTCATAACCAGCTCCAGGGAATCTCATATCACCTTTAGGAAGCGCCGAATAGGCGTCTCCTACGCGGAATCTGGCTGGGATCCATAATGGCATGGTGTTCTGTATATTATTGATTCTTGTGACTGAATGGTCTTCATGTGGGAAGAAACGTCTTGCTATTTCCATGACGTCTCCACCAGATCCACCTATGTTCTCATCCCAGAATCTTCCTGAGAAAGAAGACATGGCACTGGCATCAGCCATAGCATATCTTTGTTTAGGAGGAGCTACGAGATCGAGTGCGAATCCATATATACCACCAAGCTCTTTTGCGGAATACGAAGCATCATGAAGCCATTCTTCAACTGAACGTGTTTCAAGAAGGTCACTCTTGTCAAAAGTTTCTTTAGTCGGATCAAATGATGGCCCTCCTTCAGTGTATCTGTCTGTGTCTATAACAAAACCATGTGGGTCATAACCAGAGATTCTATATCCACCGGCACTTCTCTGCTTTATGGATTCATTTACAAGAGAGATCTGGTCAAGTGGAATAACTCTTGACGCAGCAAAAACTATCGGATTATTTGACGCACGCATTTTGTCAAACGCAGAAAGATCACTTTTGACAGCACCATAGTATCCAGTCATATTTGACATACTGCTATTAGCATATATAGCAGCATCGCCAACCGATTGTTCTTGTGACTGATCTATCGGAGCATAATACGCAATATCTGAACCATTATCATAGTATACATTATAATCTGGTGGCAACTCTCCTTCACCAGACACTGATTGCGCATATGGTCTTCTTAATGCTGTAACACCGTCCGGTCCGAGCTGAATATAACTATTATTATTCGCCTTACGTTGTTCCTCTTCATTGCGTTTCTTGATAAGTGCTCTTACATCAACGGTAGTTCCTTGTAGTACTTCCTGATGCATCTTCTTCTGTGGTTTAAGAAGATTTCCAACAGTAGGATTGAGAATTGCGCCCCAAGGGGTTCCTTCTTCAAACATCTTACCAGTAACAGGATATGGTCTGTCCTCATAATGCATTTCTTCAAGCCAATATGGGTCAAGAATTGCATTCAGTGTAGACAATGGATGTCTTGGAGTAGGTATCCATGAATGCTTCCATTTTTCATCAGACGAACCATAAACAGATACATCATAATAATTAGAGCTTTCTCTTCTTAAATAACTGGGAGTAAAATAAGATATTTTGCCGCCACGGAATTCAGATGAAGAACCAAACGACCACCAACGTCCAGATCTTACCGGGCTATATCCACTTTCATACCATTCTTTGCGCTCGTCATATCCCTGATACTCCTGTTCATTAGACCAATATGAAAAAGCTGGATTAGACACAGAAGCGTCTCTTAATGCTCCACTTAATCCGGCAGCATCAGTTATTCTTCTTACTCCAAGATCAACATTAGCTATACCAGACAAAAATGTTTCTTTAAGTCCGGAACCAGTGAAATTATTTGACTCAAAGTCAAGATAACTGAGTCCATATAATAGTCCTGCGGCAGGCAAAACTCTTTTAAGCATAATATTGCTTGCAAGAGATACAGTGCTTTTATAAGCGTCAGCGGAGAAACCTAAGCCATATTGTTCGAATCCACTTAATAGTCTGTCAGTGAAAAAGAATGGAGCAAATGTCGCAGAGGTCATATCTTCCGCATTACCAGAACCAGCTATAAATTGCTTGCCGAATCTCTTTGCGTTATCTTTAAGTTTTTCGGTATCATTGAGATTTTTTATAATATCTAATGGAGATACGCCATTTGGAACAAATATATTATCAGAATACTCGTTAGTATAATAAGACTTATCATTGAATCCATTCTGCAATAAAGATACATTATCATTAACAAGCTCACGCAGTGTATCCTTTGCACCAGAATCCTTTTGAATAAGAGCGTCTACATTCATCATGGAGTATTCGTATAGCTCAGAGATATTATCTATATCTCTAATGTCTTTTTTAGCACTTTCAAATGTAGCACTATATAATGATGAATAGAAAGAACCAAGGGCCTTTTTAGCGGAATCTGTACCTTGTCCTATTGCGTCTTGAATATAAGATCCTTTATCAATTATGGAGTCTTCTCCACTTATTTTTAAGAACGCTTCATCTGTCAGAGCTCTGCGCAGTATACTATAAGCATCAGTTGAAGAATCTTGTCCCGGAATATAATTTGAGTTCACATGATTTGCGCTTAAATATTTAGCTGGATCTGATGCAAGCAACTTCAACTCTTTACTAAAATCAGAAGAACTGAGTCTGAAATCCCTATTGGAGCTAAGATCAATTAAATCGGAAATCATAGACTCGTTATCTTCAGATAAGATATTAAGGACACTACGAAGATGTTTGACATTATCAGATGGATCTGTAATAGAACCGAGTGAATTGTATAGTTTTGACGCCGATGTTCTATCGAGCGCAGAATATCCATTCTTCAGTATCTTATTGATGTCAGAATACTGAGCGTAAAGATCTTCTATATCTTCATAAGATGTAATAGATGCGAGAGTAGAAGACAAATCTCCATCAAAAACAGTCTTGGCTTCATTCCTGCCATATCTTGGGTCAGAGAATTTAGCAAATTTCGCGACCAATGCTTCAACAGGATTCATCTTATTAGATTCGTGGAAATCTAATATACCACCTCTTGATCTACCAGTATCAAAATCTGCGCCAAACATTTTTGTAAGACTTTTTCCTGCTACACTATTCTTTTGAACAGTTTTGATTCTGCCAGATAAATCAGTAAGCTCTTCAAAGATATTGTCATCATTGACTGCATTTATATTAAATTTAAATGCTTTACCATTGATGTCTAAAAATGTATCGGTAAGTAATGTGCTATCAGATTCTTTGTTTATAAGCTTTTCAAGGATAGGATTGAATGAACCAGAAAAAGAAATGTTTACGGGCTTCGTTTGTTTGTTGATAATCTCATCTATTTTGAGAACTTTTGAGACAATGGTCTCATCATAAAAGCTTTTTGCTTTACGTACCATTGAATCAATGGCACCATAGCTATGTAATTTGCCATCAGCACTTTCTCTTAAAGAAGCGTCCCAATATAAATCTCCGAATCTTTCACCATCTTTAGAATTAAGCAGGTCGGATAATTCGCCTATGGCATCATCCATTTGCCTGGAACTTTCTAATGATCCGTCTTTGTATTTTTTAACTACTTCTCGTACTGTCAGTGGAGTGCTGTCAAGAATGTCTTCTGCAAATTGATTAGAAGACTTTTTAACTCTCTTCGAGCCATATTTCTTTTCAAGGGCATCTATATCGTATAGTTTCTTTTTAAACTCATCTTCTATTTTTTCAGTTCGTCTATGAAAGGTCCCATCTCTGAGTTCATTATCAAACTTCTGTACAGATTTTAATGAGCCATTATAATAACCGTCATCATCGAGTTTATTGAATCTTCTTGCTATCTCTATTGCTTCGTTTGTTATAGTGTCTATCTCATCATTTTCGAATAATCCATTCGCTCCAAGCTTTTTTGCGGCATTCGTTCTGAACTTGAAAAGATTATCGGTCGATGGATTATAAAGCATTTTTGAATCTTTGCGCAGCAACGAATTGATAGCTGAAAATTGTCTTTTATTTATCTCAGTCTGATCTTTTTTCTTGAATCTGTCTGCAAGCTCATTTATGGCATCAGTGAGAACATCGTTTTTATATAAATTTGTAGCTGTTGCTTTTGATCTTGAACCACTAAGAAAAACTCTTCCAAGAGAATTTTCAGAAGTCAATGGATTGTATTTAGCAGAATAGTTGTCATATGACTCACTGAACTTCTTTACAGCCTTTTTTACATCGTATATGTCAATACCTTTTGATGATCTTTTCTTGAGTTCAACAGCAGATTCACTAAGTGCGTGATACGCCCGATTCAAAGTATCTGACATAAATGATGGATTATATCTGTTTAGTGCGGCAGTAGTAATACCTATAGCTGCGGCTGCTCCAGCTATTACAGGAATTGAATCAAGCGGACCACTTGTCCGTCTTTTTGTTTTATGTTGATCCTTTTTTCTTCTAGCCATAAAATAAACCTAATAAAGGGTCTGCTATTTAACATAGCAAACCCTTTTTATATCTTAACTTCTAGACGGGTTTGCCCAGTCTATTTCGGGAAACTTAGCCTGTTTTTCAGCAAGCTCTTCTTTAGTAAGTCCTGTAATCTGAGATGTTTCTACAGTATGCGTTTCGTCTTGTTCATCACTCTTATTGAACAGATCTTCTATGTCCATAGCATTTGTAAGTCCACGGAGATTAACAAGTTTCCATTCAGCACGTGTAAAGTATTTAATGGTTCGATCCCATCCCCAATTTTCGATTTCCTCTATATCATAATTTGGGAATGCCTCATTGATTATGCATGTGATATTATTATTTATAGTAGCCATTTCATCACGATAGTATTCTATCATATTGATAACAGCTTCTTTAGATAAGTATGAATCCTGTTTTATCTTATTGGCAAGCTCTGTTGGAAGTCCTGCCGCGCATTGACTGAAGTCATAGTTTTCAGGATACACAACACAAGTGGCGCAAATCAAATCTTCTTTCTGCAAAGCATTCAGATCATCACGTTTGCATATATCACACCAATCACGTCTTCCAATTGGCTTATAAATAAATACTTCGCCCTGAATAGAAGTGATGAATATATCACGATACTTATCCTGTAGATCACTTATAAGTTGAGATACATCAATAGATTCATCTCTGTCTTTATTGGAATTATTTATCTTCATCTAAGTCATCCTCATTGTCTGTGATTACATCATCAGCATTTTCAACTTCAGTTGTTTTAGGATACATATCTGCAAATCCACTCTTATAAATAATTTCATCAGAAAGAATAGCTGCAATACCGGCACTGTCATCCATAAGCTCTATAGCATTTTCAGGATATAGGATACCTATCTTACAAAACAGATATTGCTTTTCAAACATATCCAGCTTTGAATTAGTACTGAATTTTTCAAAAGCACACTTAGAATACTCCGCTCTGTTTATTCTACGCCAGATAAACGTAGTATCATCAATAACAGTACGATAGATCTTCTTATATTTATCTTTCCAGTATGCTATTTTTTCAGCAAGATCCATACCCTTAGTTGCTATTTTTTCCTTCTCGACGGTAGGGAGATCATCCTCTATTTTAATCTCAGTGTCTTGCGTAGTCTCTTTTACTTCATTTGCTTTTGTATTCTCAGTGTTGTTATTTATACTATTTAAACGCATATTAAATTCTCCAATTTTTTATGTATTTTATTTATATGTTATTTGTATCTCTGTAGTAAGATTGCGGCGATCCTCTTCTTTATCTACAGGATAATCAACGGATACAGTTACAATAGGAATGTCATTTACCATACTCATCTTATATAGATATGTAGCTATCATATAATTGAATCCGTTACGATAAGCACTTTTATTTGTAGAAACATGAGCCTTGAAATAATTATTTTCCTCATCATAAGTCATTATGAGATTATATGATGAGTTGAATATAATATTTACATTGGCATCTTTTAATTCGATAATATCTTTATTATTATTTATTATCTTGCAGATTATATCATAACTGCCACTATTATATTTTGCTATTACACTGTCAATAGTAGGGTCATCCTTGATTACAACTGTTTCGTCTATATCTTCAGAAACCTGATTATTAGTAGGAACATCAAAATCAATATCTCTGGCATAGAATGTATATTGTTCTGCTATGGGTGCGCCGCCATTTTCACCGGCTGTACCGAACTGTTGCTCACATGACATAAGGTGTACACCTTTAAGAATAACAGTAGTGGACAAGCTTACAACCTGATCGCCTTCAATTATATTATTTGTTCCATATGGTATAACAATATCGAAGCATTTATCCCACATTGGTGCTTTGACACTTTTACTTACAGTAGGGTTATTGCAAGTCTTACTGATTTTGGGAAGTGTCGCGCCACTATTTACGTTACTCAATGCATTCATAACCTCATATAGATAACTTGATTTAGTAAAGTTAATTATAAAAGATCCTTGTATTATGCGTGACCCCTGAGCAAACACATCAGTTACATATGAATTATAACCCATGATTGGTATAGTATTCTGAGCGACAGAAAAGTTTATATACTGTGCTTCGTCTATGTAAACATCACCAAAATATATTCTTGCTTCAACGGCGGCGAAATGTCTTGCTTTAACTAATCCAGATAGATTATTTTCTGCTAATGTACTATTATTGCTATTAACAATATTAGTATACATAGCTTTGCTGCCAAGACGAATATTATGCTGATTATAAGTGTTAATTGTATTCATCTGTAGCACCTCTTCTGTCAACCATCTTCATTTGCAAGCATGAACACACTTCATTCTTATCTTTATTCAAATCATAATAATAGTAGACAGTATATTTTGACATGAATTTCTCTGGCTTATCATTATATATATTTATAAAATCATTGACAGCAGTAGCATATGGTTTATTGCTGTTATATAATTCAGAAACCTTTGATACACAGTACACATTGTCTGATACAGCTATTTTATCAAGCCCATTTAACTGAGCCATTAAATTATTTTCTACTGCTTGAATGCTTTCAATGAAATGGTCAATATCACTTTGATAACACGCTCCCTCGGTTAATAGATATTCTGACATCAGGATAGCTTGAGCGGAGAATGACATCTCTCTACTTGTATTTTGCAAAACATTGAATAAGTCAATTAAAATAGCTTGATCTTTATGATATAATTGACTCATAATTGTATACCTCATAGACTCATCATTAAAAATATCAGTATTATACCTGAATTTAAATAAGTGAGATACAGACTGTTCAGCAAAAGAAGATGAATCACCAGATTGTCTGCCAGAATATATAATATACTCGGTATTGATTGCAAAAGAGGTTATTGGTACTAATGTGTATCCTAAATCATTTATATTATATGCTTCTGTATTGTTTGTGTTGCTGTTCTTAATATATAATTTGTTATGACCATATATAGACGAACACAATGACCTGATTTTGAAATAAAAATGCCTATCTAATGGATTATCATTTGCAGTAGAATCGGTATAAACTATATTTTCGATTACTGGTCTGTATCCTCTGTCTTCGTCATGAATATAAATCTGAATCTCATCAGTTTGAAGATCAGTTATATTTTCTTTGAAATACGCTTTATATAATCCATTTTCAAGACGCAATACTTTATTGTATACATTAGAGTTGCTTGATGGTATAGGATATTCTCTATATGATTGATCTTGGGAATTTACGTCTTTTATATACAAAATGCCATCATTTAATCTTACATTACTTTGAACGCTATTTTTAGTGATACGTATAAGACTTGTGCTGTTCAGATAGTCATGACTTATATGTTCAATGGATATTGTATCAAGTAGGTTATAATCTTTAGATACGCTGACTTGCGGCGCATTATCTTCTATCTCTCCATCGTCTTCTTCATATTTGAAAGACGGATCATCGCTTCTTAAGTAATCAATATCAAGTGCCACGAATTGATAAGTGTTTTCAGTATAAATGTCACTTATTGACATTACTTGTCCTTCATTTACAAGCTGAATATTATATATAGCTATTTTAGCTCTATTACCATATTCGTTGGCAAGTGTTATTGTAACATCGAATGGAGGTAGTTCATCAGAAAGAATATGACGCTCTTGTGTAAACGACTTATATTTATCATATAATGCGGTATACGCATTATTCTTATATGTATTGTCTTTTTTAGCGAACTGTTCAGCCATATGATACATCATATGCTTATCAAATACAGCGAAGACAAGAGTACCGGCAATAGTTCTTGGACCTTGTGTATATTCTTTTGGATTTACATTTCCAATAGCACGTACTGCTCTTCTATCCATATGTAATGAATAGCTTATTGTTTGCAATGTTCCAAGTACTATATTCTCACCTAAGATATTGCAAGTAGCGACCATATCAGATCCAGAGAATGAAGTATATGTCCTTGTAAAATCTTCAATTGCCAAGTTATGTCCTCCTTTTTCAGAAAATTCATTTGCTTATATTATTACTTGAAAAATAAGCATGATATAAACAAAAAAGGAGCCGCGATTGCGGCCCCCGAAATATATTTTAGTCAGCGTTAGCTGCACCAGTTAATTTGTGCGAGTTAGATAATTCGCCAGTACCCTGCATATCCTTCTGCATGTAACCAATTCTGCGAGCAATAAACGTATATGCCTTTTCACTGGTAACAGTGTCAATAGAATAGCCAGAACCTTCATTAAGTAACTCAACGCCATAAAGCGTAGTAACTGCTCTCTGACCATACTCATTAGCAAAAGTGATTGTAATGTCGAATGGAAGAATTTCATCCGCATATGCAATCTCTGCCTGTGTATCTACGAGATCAGCAGTAGTAGTAACGTTTGCGAGTCCATTAGGATCATCATCAGTATTAGACATGATACGATCCCACTCATCAACAGAGTTATAAGGAGTATAACCGTGCTTAGATGAATTTGCTTTGAACTTCTGTAATTTATTGAGCTGATTGTTTCTCTTGAACTCTTCGATCAGTGCATCACGATCAAAGACAGTAAATACGAGAGTACCAGCGATGCCGCGCTTGCCCCTAGAAAATGAGCGTGGTTCAGGAGAACCGAGACAATAAATTGGAGCTTTTTCCTTTTTATTCTAATAAGATCGCTACATCTTATTACGCTACACTGAGTAGCTGCACACCGATTAAGATGTGAGTAGACTATTTCTTCACCCTTAGCTTTACCTATTAGGGGCGACCCATTTCTTCTGCCAATAGCTTGCAGCTTTACGGATTTTCCAATCCATAGTCGTTTGACCATATCATTTCTGACTTGGAGACCAAACACGCCTTTTTATGTACTTAGGTTCTCACCATATACAATCTTTGTTGTTGTTTCTGAATTTCTTCACATTCATAAGAGTTTCTGATTCTATCTCTTATTGTAGTAACAAAGCTTTTAGCGATTACTGGTTTTAAGGTCGTGTCCTGCATACATTACTGTATACACGGAGAATTTGATGAAGATAAGTACGATAAATATATATCATGTTTTCTTTGGAAATATAAGTTAGAATCTTTATATAACCAAGTTAATATCTCTAATGCACGTTTTCCAGAAACTGATAATTTATAACATGAATGAGAGTCATATAAATCAATAATTGTTAGATCAGTTATATCAATCGGGATGAATTTTTGTATTGACGAAATCATTGATTTTGATCCAAGAAATTGAAGGTGCAATCTATTATTGCTTCTTTCAGTATAAATACTTCCATCTCCATCCATTATACCACGAATATAGTCTTTATTATATTTCGTCGGCATATTAGTTGGGAAACATATACTAGTTGTTTTGTTTTTATATGGAATTCCTTTACTAATAAGGTCTTCAATTATTTTTACATTACTTATACTTAATTTATATGTATTTTTAACTTTGTTATATATAAGCGGTTTATTAGTTTCTAATAAAGAACATATTTTATTCAGAATATCAATGTCACTTGCTGATAATTCAAGTTCAAGAGAATTAGAATTATTCTTAGACGAATGATACCTTAGATGCCCATCTGCTGCAATCAATCCAATTATATATGCAACATTTTCATTCCACTCTGAAAAGAAATTATAATTTAAATAATATTTGTCTTGAGATTTACGTTGTAAATTGAAGAATGACGAACCTCTTTGAAAAATAGATAACCAAGAACGATTGGGTAGCATTCTCATCAAATATTCTTTTGGAGCATATTCAAAGTGTTGAATTATGATTTGATCTTCTTCGCTTGTCCAATAAAAGCCATATGACTTTTTAGATATACCAATCTTATGGATCTTAGTAGCTATTGCAGAATATGATACATTAAAATGTTTAGCAAGTTCTTCAATGCTCATATTTTTTATATTATCTTTTAGAAACTGTATGTCTTGTTCCGACCAATATTTTCTTTTTTGCATGATATTCTCCTGAATAGTATTTGTAAAAATATTACTATTCAGGATATTATCATATTCACTTCGTTTCTCTTGAAACTGAATAAGTTATAGCTTGAAGTTCACCAATTACAATACCATTAAATGATGCTACAATATCCGCACCAGAGAATGAAGTATATGTTTTGGTGTACTCTTCAACCGAAGTATTATCAAATGCCATTATATTTTACCTCTTAACTTCTTATATAGAATCCTTAATAGTGATTCTATTACGGATCTGACGGATTTCATAGTAAGGAACAATAACATAGTCAATATCGATTATGCCAAGAACCTGTTGTGCATCATCCGATGTAACTTCGAAGTCATAGTCCTTAATAAGAGTTCCGATAAGCTTCTGAAGAACAGAGTTGACAGCGGTCTTGATCGAGTTACGTTTAGCAAGCGTATTAACCTGACCAATAAACGGCTCACAAGCATTTCTGATAACGGTCTCGACGCAACCAATGATTCTGGTGGTGCTGAGTCTCTTATACTCAGAAGTATTAGGAGCCATTGTAATACCGTCAGTAACAACTATGCCCTTAGTAAAGGAATTCTTAAATGTGACAAATCCCTTTTCAGTGAGCTTGACAAGCTGATAATTTGTAAGCTCGAAAGCAAGAGTGTTGATATCAATGGGCTGATTAGTAGAAGACTGCTCAATAGGAAGTGCTGAAATCATACCAGCATAACCACAAGCACCATTAGAGATGTACTTATAACCATCAGTAGTGGTGATATAATAGCCGCCAAATGTCATCGAAATATTGCGTCCGATTGAGTAAGGCACATTATCCTTATCAAGCATATATCTACCATTATTACGCTTTGCATACAGATCAAAATCAGTAGCGCAAGCCTTATCAACAATAGTAGCTATACCACTAATCGAGGTATCATTGATCTTACGATAACCGATAATACCATGAGTGGTTGCGGTCTTAAGCGAAGTATATGTACAATGCTGTGCGAGCTGTCTTGCAAGGTTATCAGTGGTCTTATAAGGAATGTACTTAGTAGTATCAAAAATCTCTGTTGCAAACTGCCCAGCTTCAGTAGTCTGGTCACTTACCTTAGCAGCGTCACTATTAAGATACTCATTTATATATGACTCGAAACCATCAGCATACTCGAACTTGAAGAACTTGCCAAGATCACTTGCCGCGAGATTCGATACGAATAACTCGTATGTGCTTGACTCAGCATATCTCGAAGTGACAATAATCTTATGAGCCTGTCCATCACCAACGACGGCGGGAACACAATAGAATCCATTGCCTTCAGACGAAAGAACCTGAGCTACAGAACCAAGGATAGTAATACCGGCATCAGCGTCAAACTTAGCAACATAAGTACCAGCATCGAAGCTTACGAGGAAATACTCCTTGCCATTCTCGCTGATCGCCTCACCAAGATAAGTACTATGGTCAATAGTAGAAACTGTAGCAGTCTTACCATCATCACCAGTAGTATAAGTAACCTTGAGAAGCTTCTTATTGATGTCATCAAAGAAGTATTCGCCATCAAAAGCAGCGTCTAAGTTATCAATAGTAGTCTGTGCGCCATCCTTATTGATATAGATCTTATAAGCATCTGTATCAAGTACGGCATAGAGAACGCCATCCTTAACAGAAGTAGCTTTATCAGCTTCAACGATGTTAATTGCCTTTGCAGCATGAGTCGATGCACAATCAGTCTTAGTAACTTCATCAATAGTATCGTCTTCAACTATCTTGAAATCAAATGAGAACTTATTATCTTCGCTGATGTCAGACTGCTCATCAACGATAGGAGTGATTCTGATTGCCTTCTTATTAGCGTCAGTAGTAATATACTGAACATCACCGGGAACCTTTGTAAGGAATTCATCCTTAGAAGGAAGTTTTGCATCCATGCTTTCAACAGCAGATGTGTGTGCAAGAACACGATAATCGGCTGGAACATTCTGAAGCATTGAATAGAGACCATCAGAAATTGCTACGATTCTATTCTGATTGGACTCAGGAGTTTCTCTGACAACATAATCCTTAGCAGTAGGATTCTCAATGTCAGGATTCTTGAGCTCAATATGGGCAGTGGTTGCGTAACCAGAACCAAGTGCTTTATAAAGATCAAAACCTGAAATATCTACTTGCTCATAATCGGTATCATCGATACCATAAACAAGCGAAACATTCTCAGAGTTTTTGATAAAGTCAAACTTCGAGGTTGTAGCAACAGAAGTAAAGATGCTTCTCAGTGCGTCATATTCACCAGCAATAGGATAAGCCGCGTTGATGTCAGTGTTTACCTTCAGAGTCTTATATGTAGGAACATTGGTATGCTTAACCCACATAGGACTTGCCGAAGACAGCTTATTATCAACGATAGTGATTGCATCGCAAAGGTTCTTATCTCTGCCAATAAAATATACACCATCAAAAATAGAACCAATAGGAAGATTGCGTGCTTCTGGATCAACAGAAGTAACATCTACACCATCTTTGATAATGCTGAGCCTGAGAACATTGTTTAACTGATAGGTGTTAAACAGATTGATGAGCTCAGAGATTTTTGTATCAACGGTATAACCATATGTATTCTTAAGATCAAGAACGGTCTCAATCATCGAATAAGCAGAATCTACAACGCCATTCATCTTTTCATAAATGGTAGCTCTGTCTGCTGGCTTGTAATAAACAAGCTTTAGATCAGCACCATTATTGATAAAGCGAATGTACATATTCTTGCATTCATTGGATGGATAAGCACCTGATACACGAAGCTTGTATCCAAAGTCGGGAGCAAGTTCGAAATCCTTATAAATATTCTTACCAGCTATACGGCAAGCGTAAATAGCGCGGCAACCCTTATCATAAACATCCTGAATTCCGGTAACCAGCGAAGCCTCTTTGTGAGTAGATGCGTCATAAGTATTACCGTAAACATATAAAGCGTGCTCCGGGCTATAAATCTTCATCACTTGATTTATAGGACCAGTAAACGCTGTACCAAGAACGAGAACAGTTGATGTATTGCCCCAAGCAGTGGTGTAATAACCAACGTTATAATCCTGCTGGATTTCAGTCAGTACGCCAGGCAGTACTTCGTCTTGGAAAAATAAAGAAGTGGTTTGTGCCATTAAAGGCTCCTCCTAAATTTTATTATAATTTAATTTTATCTTTGCGTATTGTTGTTTTCATGATAAACTTTTAGGGTATCATCGTCAGTCACATTATTGATTATTACATCATCAATGATTCTGCCAACATTATTATACAGGTGTTCAATGTGCACAGTATATCTGATATTTCTAACAGATATAACCTGTCTGAATAAATCATAGTTTGAATCAGATATTTCTTCTTTGAAATATAATTCAGCTACACCATTTCTCTTGAAATATCCTGCATATTTTATCATCATGCTTTCAAAGTTACTCATTACTTCTTCAGCTAAATCATATACACTTGCAAATATGTTGAATTGCACTACACAGTTATATTTTTGCGCATATACATTTCCAGCTAAATTATTGTCTTGATCTTTTACTACATCTCTTATACGTGGTTTAATTTCACCCATTGGTATACGAGATATGGTCTGATAAGTTATAATAGGATTATCTAAAACAATTTGAGGGTCAGTAACTCTGTACTTAAACCTATCACTATTAAATTCGATATTATATCTTGCAAGATCAAGACGTGTAACTTTTTGAACCATTTTGATAAAGTCAAAACACGAACAGCCTTTGTCAGATCTTTGCCTTGTTGTATTGGCAATTATCTCATTTGTTTTACCATCAATATAATGCTGTTTATGAATCTCTTTATTGTCAAGCAGTAGTTCTAATTCATCGATTTTTTCTTCCATCTTTATCTTCAAACCTCAATAAACAGCTTATATTTTTCAATAGAATTAATAGGCGTAATTTCAATTTCATTAAGTATCACAACGGTTCTTGTCTGCGTATTTTTTACAAAATCACATGACAAAACTTTATAATCTGCTATTGCAACATTTTTAACAGCAGCCAATAATGTATTGAGCCTTTCAAGAACAACTGACTTTATATAAGCATTATAGAATTTACCGCAAAATTCTGATAAATCCAAATACCTTTGCAGATACTTGATTATTCTGTCAATTGTTACACATTTACCTTGATCGGCTCTTATATTGAAATTATGGAAATTATCTATTGTGGCAGATCTTTTTATATTGTATTTAAAGAAGGACAATTCTCGCATATGGACATCATGCGTATCTATATCAAAAACAGCATTGCCACAATCTTGTAATGGATAGTCCTTATACTGAGAAGATGCCAACATATATACTGCTATGAGGTTTGCATGGTCATAATTAGCTAGATTATTGGCGACAAAACACAGATTGCGTCCATAATTGTTGATTGCCACTGATGTTCCTTTGAAGGTTCTTATTACTGATTCCATTGACTTTACGAAATGGTCAATATCTTCATAATAGTGAGCATGATTATCTGTCATAAATATTGTAGACAGATTCGAATCCTTAATGGAATTAAGCAGATACTCAGCATAGAATATCTTTCTGTTTTCATCTTCGATATATATAAGATCTGAGAACTTTATATTTAATGGGACAATATATGTAAAATCACTATGAGTGATGGAATTTATAATTTTAGGATAATCGGTGTCGTACTTCATATTTATCATAAAAATACTATTAGAAACACTGAAATCCAATGAATCCATAAAGGCATTATAAAGCTGTGAATCTTCACCATATTTTTTGGCTTCATATTCATTAGGGACTTCGTTTATAGTATTCACTTTATAATTGGTTGTTCCCTTTCCTATGACCAATATGGTTTCATCTTTATAATTAAGCATCTTTATTTACCTATAATCGCATACAGATTTTTGAAGAATATATTATTGTCAAGCTTTTTCGGAATACCACAAGCTTTTGTATAACAGAATCTTGCGTTAAAGCCTACATTTCTTGCAGTATCATTTATTATAAAAGCCTTATCATCATAGATAATAAGATCATCTCTGTCAATTGGAACATTATCAAGAAGATAGAAGTTTGTGGTTATTACTATTTGGTTCGTTGACCTGAAGGTGTCAGGAAAAGTAGATGTTTGCGGCGCACCTGTTATTTCGTATACTGTAATTCTGTATCCTGTCCCAAGACATTTAGGACAAGCAGGATCCGGATCATCAGAACCAGCTTCATGACATCTGCATCTTACTTTTTTATTAAGCTTGACAAGATAAAGTTTTCTTGAATACTTACGTATAACATATTGAAATGAGTCATGGTAGGTCATTTAATACACCCCGTTTTATAGAGCATATATGATCTATATGGAGGATTGTCATTTCTGATGTCAGTATGAAGAATATAACTTGATTTAACAGTTATCTTAGGAGAAGCAGGACCAGTATACATTGCATCAAATAATGAATCATACCACTTATCATATTCGTCCTTAAGTAACTTGAGGAGCTTTGTAATATCACCTATAGAGAATGATTTTTCATAGCCAACATCACCCATTGTTCCCTTTGTAATACCAAGAGAAATATTATTTACGCTAAAGCTTATAAGTGAATCATATGCTGCTTTATACTTAACAAATTGGAATACATTAAATGGAACATCATTATCGCCATATTTTTTATTAGTGACATATTCAACGAACTTTGAAGCGTCTCTGATATGATACAAAATAGTTGAATCAGTTACTTCATCACAATTCATAAGCAATGATCTTACTGCTTCTATTGTACTGTAAGCAGGAGTAATCTTGGTATAAACCAAGACTTTCTGATTAGTTAATTCAGAAGATCCATCGGCAGATTTAATTTTATTGATCCTAATTTCATAAAGACAATTATTCTTTATTCCATCATCAGGAGTGATTTCAAGATAATTATCAATAGCATTTACTTTGCAATTAACTTTTTCAAGCACTTAAATCAACCTCCTGTAAACTTCAATATCATCTGTGTCTTCAAGATCTATGTCACTACTGAATTCAATATAAAATGATTGACAATCATCGCCATCTTTGGGCACACCAGTTATAGTAAGTGGTTTATAGAATATTGGTTCATCACTGTCATTGTTGCTCTTATCATCTGAATTAGGAGTACTTACAGTGTCTTCGGATCTATTTATAACAAAAGTGATTATGTCACTCCATATGCCATAATTTTCTTCATCTATCTGAACCCTGGCCCTGGCATAATACTGACCATTTCCAAGTTCCATAACAGACATAGAGTTACGGTGAATTAAATTGGTCGAAAATACTATCTTGTTAAATAGATTATCAGTAGAGACTTCTATGAAAAATGAATTAGCAAACTTGACATCATCTAAATTAGGAACATCTTTTTTAGAGATAAATTCTTGTAATGCAAATATCAATTCACCTTGTATATCTTCAGAGAAGACCGGAGCAATAAATCTTACTTCTGTATTAACTGAGCTTTTGAATTCAATCTGATAATTGATTCCCTTAGTAAGAGCATCGCCGACAATATTCTTTATACCCTTTATGGTTAAATGATATTTACTGTTTGGTATAGGATAGTCTGGCAATATGATAAATAACTTATCGCCATCAGATTTTACTGAAATATCTATATAATGATTAGTAGAACAATCAAGCAATCTGATGTTATCTCCAACCAATGTAGATTCATCAACAGCGGCAGTCATAGTGACTGTAATAGTTTTTGTTTTGGTATCCGTATCAATAGCCGCAAAGTTAAATTCTCTGTACATACGGTATATCCTTTCAGGCAAGAGTTGTCTTTACTTGCCGCCTTTGCATCCGCTTTTGGATTTTGTCTTTGACTTCGTTTTGGACTTACAAGCCATTATTCGGTAACTTCCTTATCGGTATTTTTTTTGCGTCCACGCTTTGGTTTTGGCTCAGCTTCTACTCCAGTTTCTGTTTCTACAGACTCGGCCTGAGGCTCTACCTCGGCTTCGATCTTTTCATCTACTTCTTCAGGAACGATCTTTTCGTCGATTTCAACCTGTGGCGCGTCATTATCGACAACAGTATCAGCATCAACAGTTTCAACTATGATTTTCGATACAGTTGGTTCGGTAGTAGATTCATTTATGACAGCCTTATCTACATGATCATGAATTGTCTTAACAGGAACCTCTTCAATTTCTGTATTTAATGAGCCAACAAGAACTTGTAATACTCCAAATTTAACAGAATTCTTGATTCTCTTTAAATTCATACCTTCATAGATTGAAGCAGTAGGATTAGAAAGCGTAAGATGAATCTTTGTATAGTCATCGTAAAAAGCAACTTTACCAGGAGCGAGTTTTACAACAGCAATTTCTTTCATGTTTATTATTATATCCTCTCTAAAACAAATGACCATAGACCATAATTTTCATTTGGTCTATGGTCATTAAGATTATACTAAAACTTTATATATTAAAATTTATGGTTGATTAGACCTGTTCGTTCTGAACCTTGACAACAGGAGGAGTAGGATAAGTAGCAGCGACAGCGAGATTCTTACAAACAGTAATAGCAAGACCATTATTAAGAATACCAACACCGTAGCGTTCCTTACACTTCAGGTTTCTGATGTCCTTCTCGGGATCAGACCAGTTATCAGTAGAAAGTGCTTCTTTCTCAACAATAACGCCGACCTCACCACGATCAATACAATACATATCAAACTTTCTATTGACCTTATCAAACTTAATATAAGGAGAAAGATTGATTGCAAGAGGCATTGGAAGTCTGTTCTGAACCTGATCAGGTGAAACGATAAGAGGCTGATTAGCACCATTATTAGCAAGACCGAATGCAGCAGGAGTACCCTGAACCATGTTGTTCGGATGTACATACTGACCATTGAATGCACCATATGTAAGTCCATTACCAAGCATAGTATTACGAGCGAAAACTACCCAAGTAAGTGGATGCATAATAACATCAGTAGGATTGAAACCATTAGACATAAGGACAAGTACTAAATCAAGGAAATCTTCAACCGACATTGTGTCGTTAAACGAGCCATCAACATCTCTACCGGTAGTACCATAAGCCTCATTCTGAGAACGAAGATTATTATCAAAAACAGTATGACCATGAGTTGAGAACTGCTGGAAGATCCACTCTTCCTTATATCTAGCCATTGCGCGACCCATCTTACGTACATTCATACCGTAGATGTCCCAAGAAGAATCAGTGATTGCTTCTTCAGTAATGGAAACCTTGCAACCAATCTTCTTGACACGAACTTCGAGCTGTGAATTCTCAATGGTGTTGAAGTCAACAGTCTGCTCATTGTATCTGCCGCCTTCACCGACTTCAGATGCATGAATCTCACCAGCAACAGGAATGACGTAAGTTACCGAGTTACCCTTGTCAACAGTAATCTTCTGCATGAAATTTGTAGCAAGATATTCTGGTTCTGCGGCTTCTCTCATCTGACCTTCAATAACTTTAGGGATTAGCTTGACAGTATCAGTAGAAGTAAGAGCCTCTTGAATAGTAGTACGACCGTGAGTATAATCGCCATTAAGATTACGAACGGTCATCTCAGCAATATTTATAGACTCCGGAGAGATTTTCGATTCCTTACCGGCTGCCTGGTCAGCAGCAATGCTCTCACGGATTGTATTTAAATCATTTAAAAATCCATTAATATTCATTTATGTTTATGTATCCTCTCTAAATTACTTTGTAAGAAGAATCTTGACGGAGCCCATGCAGCCATCCCAGTCCATAAAGGTAGGAACACCGGATACACCGCGTTTCTCGAACTTGAACTTAACAGTAAATGCGGCAGCGGCAGCAGGATCAGCAGCCTTCTTAGCTTCCATATATTCATTAGCAACAGCAGCATCTCTGATCGAAAGAACTACGAGACCCTGAAGAGCATCTGCAAACTTAACAACTGCGAAAGTCTTTGCTTCGCCATCGCCAAACTTAGCGGTAACAACTGCGTCCTTAACGCAAGCAACTGCATCGCCATCGTCGATCTTGATCATGAGATTCTCAACATCAACTTCAGATACACGCATATAAACATCAACATATTCAGTAGCATTCTTGTCCTCAGAGACAGTAGCAGCATCCTGCCACGGGAATACTCTCTTGACAGCGTTCTTACCATCAGTAAGACCAGGAATACCAAGATTATCGAACTGGTACTGGTCAGGCATTCTGCCAGAGTAAGGACGATTAGACTCAAGCATATGGAGGTCATGCTCAAGGACAGTGGAATCATAAGGATAACCAGGATACTCACCAGTAGTGTGGTAAGCAGAATTCATGGTATTATCTTCACCATTACGATTAGTCTTACGATACTCATCAGGATTGAAATCACGGAAGTTACGTCTGTCTGCAAGAGCCCATGTAGCCCAACGAGCTGCGCCCTCAGGGAGAAGATCTCTATTTACAGAGTAGACCTGTCCAATAACCTGCTGTCTCTCAAACTCAAGCTCAGAAATGTTGAAATCAAGGCCAGTATAAAGATCTTCAGTATAAGAAAGCGGAGAAATAGTAATACGACCATTTTCGTCAGATTTAACAAGAGCACCTGGGAAGAGGTCGCCATATGCAGATCCCCAAGGATTCTGCTCTGCTCTGTCCTTAAATCCGAACCAGGGGAGCTCGACCATTGCGTCAGTAAGAACTGCACCAGGCATAATGCCATTGAATGCGTCATCATCACGAGTATACTCATTTCTCTGAATAATACCAACAGGAATGTTACCAGGACGAACATTATTGACAGTTACGCCATCAAGCTCTGCTTTACCTGAAATTTCACCAATGGTATAACCAGCATCTTTAAGCTGCCCCTTAGGACCACTATTTCCGAATGGTCTAAATGAAGAAGTAGTTGCATCGTATGCCTTTTCAAGACCAATAATCGGAACCCACTCCCTGCCAACTCCATTGACTTTCTGACCACGTGCATCAGGTGCAACATACTTAGCTTCAGCAGGATAAATATCAGTATCTTCACGAAGCTTAACAGGAACACCACCATTAGCAAGGGTGAGAGTATTGTAGGACTTAGGCATTCTGAATGCAGCGCCAGTATTAGGATCAACACCCTGACCATCCATCATTTCAGTATTGATGGTATTCATATAAGGATCAACTGCGACTACACGTCCCTTTGGAAGAACAATCTGATTGAAACCGTATGCGAATCCGTACTTGAAGAGTGGCGGAAGACGGCGGTCGAGTTCCCACTTAATATTAGGAACATCATGTGCATTTGTATTAAGGTTCATATTGGTGCGGTTAATTCTGTCTGCACCATCACGATAACCAGGGAGGCTTGCCTGGAATGTCTCACCACGAGCACCAGGACTTAATACATCCTTATTAGTAAAATTATTAGGATAAATAGCCATTTAACTTATACTCCTATAAATTATAAATTGTTGAAAAGTTTATTGCCGAGATTGTCCCACATTTCTTTGACATTTATCTCTGGCTTATTAACGGTATTCTCTTTCGTATCAGTATCAGAAATTATATTAACTGGGCTTTCAACTTGCTGAAGATTTTCTGTAATGTCTTTATTAGTTTCTTCGTCTTTGTTCTGCTGCTCAGTGATCTTTTTTGCATCAATATCACTACGAATATCTTTAAGCATATCCTCAAGAGATTCAATAGTTCTATTTGAAAGTTCTTCTGCTTCAACAACTGCTTGTCCACAAGATGTTCTGAGCGAATTTATCTCATTAGACATAAGAACCTTATACTTTAATGATAAGGCATTATATAATGTAGATAATTCATCAAACTGTTTCTTGTAATTGTTGCATTCAGATTTATAACTTGCACATTCTGCTGTAGCATCGGCATATCGTTTAAGTATTTCATCGAGAAGCAAATTGTTCTTTTTGCCAGATTCAGGGTGAGTATCGCAATCAGTTATAGTAGCAGCACCATCAGGTGTAGTTGCTTCAGTATTTTCAGTAACAGTTGTTGCTTCTGGCGCAGTTTCAGCAGTATTTTCAGTTTCAGTAGATTCTTTTGTTTCTATTGTTGTTTCAGCAGATTCCTGAACAGCAGAATCTTTTTCTTCTGATTCTGATACATTGGTAATAGTACCATTATTTTCAATTGACTTATTACTGTTATCAGTTGTATTATTTAACACTTTTTCTTCATTAGAAATTGCATTATCTAAATTTTCTGTAATAATCATGTCTTCTTGTTCCTTTATATTCTTATTGTCTGAAGGAGAATATATCTTTACATTATGAGCATATGGGTCTGATGGAGTTATTACGTAAGATAATTCCTTACCTTTAAAGGAACGTATCTCCCAGTAACATGTTTCGCCATTATATTGCTTACCACGTTTATGCTCGCATTCATGTTCAGCTATGTTTTCGCCACATATGCTGCATCTTACATCCAAAGCACTTATGCCTACAGAAACAGTTGCAAGTCTGCCATCACGAATTTGTTTTTTACCATCTTCGTCAGGCACATTTATTGTAAATAATAGTGCTGGAGTATTTGACCTCGTATCCTTTTCTTTAGATGATACATTTATGATTCTGCCAATTATCTTGCCATCTTTTTCATTATGGTGCATAATACATGGCTTATTATAAGGAGAAGTCCATGAAGGAATGCTGCCAACAAGTGATTCTGGCGTATACATAGTATAGTTACCAGTTATAATATTGGAGTGCATTCCTTCAATGTCAACCATAATAGAATCAGGGTCGATATTAACAGATGTATCAACAGAACTTTCTACGAGATTTATTTGTTCTGTTAAATCGATCATTGTTACTCTTTGTTATATGATAGCTTGCACTTGCAGAAAGCATGATACGATGGAATTTCATCAATAGAATAATGAGATAACTCTATTGTTCCATCATGTTCCTTGACATCATTACTGCCTTCAGAAAAATCAACTAAAAGCTCTTTGATGCCAAATTCTTTTGCCGCATTTGCATATCCATTCCAATAAGCCTTATCACCTAAATAAGAAAGCATATAAAATACTTTATACTCTTCATTATCAAATGTTTCAGTTATTGTTTTTTCGGATTCGCCATCATAATTATTCAGGATTGTTGATTTGATTGTATCAATTGTATCTTTCGCGCTTGTATCAAGTGATTGATCATAATTATTTATCATTAAATATGATGTATTGAAATCAGTGTCATTATCATCATTAAATTCATTGATAAATCTCTTTTGACCATCGCTATACTTTTGTGCGAAAATTTTATCAACATTTCTCAATAATTCATTGAATGAGATTATTAAAGAAAAGGATAAATCTGATTTATTTATTACTGAAGCTTCTTTTATATTTTTATATAAAAGGGATATATTGCTGTATTTATCAATCAAAGAATTTAAGTTTTCTTTGTCAGCAGATTCTTTTATTTTTACAGAAGTTTTACCATGTTGGTTGGATGGAGTGTTTATTGATTTGATTGTTCCATTAGATGAGTTTTTAGAAGATTTTTGCGTGCCATTTCCTTTTACTCCAGATACTGATTTTGCAGATTTTGTATTTGTATTAGAAGTAGCTGCATTATCAGTATTTGATGTTAAACCGGCTGTGGCTTTTGCAACCTTAATTTCTGCCGTAGCTTTTGCGTTAATTTGATCTATAGCAGACTTATTGGTAATCATATTTGTATATAACTCATTAGGATCAACATCTTCTGCCTTCTTATTAAGCTCATGTCTGACTTCAGAAAAAGTAATAAGATCTGCCTGGAACTTAGCCATCTCATGATTCTCAAGTTTTATCTTTGTATCAAGAGAGATTTCATTAAATGCATAATTCACATAGTCATTAGCATTGGATATTGGATCAAAGCCGCCTTCAAGCAGAAGTTCAGTAAGCATATAGTTCTCTATAAATACACTCAAGTGTCTTTGAATGTATTTTATATAATCATGCATCTGAGATTCCATTGAATCCGCATCTTGCTTTGCTCCGCCTCGTCCCATCTGAGACTCAGAGACTCCTAGGGCAGAAAATACACGTTTCTCAAAATAAGATAAATAACCAGAAGCATCAAGAGCAACACCATCAGCACCGATAGAATTTACGTTTGTACGTTCATTGGTAACAATACATCCATCAACATCCATACCAGCTACTTTTGCTGTTAAATCGTTTATTTCAGTTTCAGTAGCTCCCTTGCCTGCATCTTCAAGTCCAACTTTCCAATGATATATGGGCATTGCAAATCTATAAATAAGAACTGCTATATTGCCTTCTATACGCCTTAATAATTTAACATCTTCAAGAGCCGCAACAATTCTCGGTGTACCGAATTTATGATCAGCAGTCTTATCCATATAAATATGGATAATATCAAGAGGATCAAAGTATTGTTCATCGCCGCCAATATTATAAATATATCTCTTGATGGTTCCATGATTATTAAGTTCAATTCTTATATCACGAGGATCTATTCTGAAATAACCAGCTACTGGTTTCTTGCCGAATATGCCTACTTGTTTCATGTTCGGCACGTTAATATCATCTGATCTCTTTTTAACTATAAATGCATTTGAATACATTACGAGATCATCACTGATTTCTTGGAACAGAATATCCATTGGTTTACCAGTAGTAAGACTGAATATCTTAAATCTCTTGTTTAAGTACTCAATTGCACGATCATTCTCTGATTTTAATTGGTATCCAGCTTTATAGACAAGACTCTTATATTTATTAAGAGCTACATTGATATAAGAGTCAGACATATAAGCATTGTATATGTCGTCAAAGTTGCACTCGGATTCTGGTGATATAATTTCTCCACGATGCTGCTGAATCATTTTTATTGAGCCAATGAGCTTCACAAAGAAATTTTTCTTATTTTTATTTTCAGATTGCTGTACTTCTCTTATCTCTCTGAAATCGGATGGCAGATTGTTTTTACGAGCAAATTTACTTACAAGCTTGTTAAAAAAATTTTGATTCGTATTAGCCATTCTATTTTATATTAAAGGATACACAGGATATTATTTTCTTTGATTATAGCATAAGCATTGTCTTCGTCTTTTGTTCTGATTTCAGTACAAGCTAATCTCTCAAAGATAACAGTGTCTCCTACTTTAACATTGGGTTTTATTATCGTACCATCATTAAGTAATCTGCCCTCTCCGGTGGCGATTACTATACCAGTATCTGAATCCTTATTTGCTATCTTATTTACAATAAGAATTCCATTGTGATCAGATACTTTCTTGTCAGCCTTAACTTCGATAATTATATTATCATTTAATGGTTTGATGGTCATGTATTATATTTCCTCTCTATTTATAATACTTATTTATTTAAAATTTTGCGAGAAACAAATATTTGTGATTGCATATTCAGGCACTCTCCAATTAACTCTGAACATGAATCATAATACTTATATATATTTGAAACACAGTTACAATACTTATTATAGTACAACATTATAGTTGCCTGTAAAGTATCATATATGAATTTATCTTTTGAAGAAGCATTGTTTTTATATGCCTTTTCAGCTCTATATCTTATATAAAACTCTTTGGCTGAATACAATGATCTGAAATGAGTTATACAGTTCTGAAAATCAAATAGCTTTGAAAGCAATCTGCTTTTTTGATCATATATTATCTGCGCCCTGATTATATTATCTGAAATATGTTCAAGTCCATTTTCTATATTTTTTGTATTTTCAGAATATTGTTGGCTCATATCCATCTGTAATCCAAATGTATTTCCAAGTGCTAAGTTGGATTGATATGCTCCGATTTTTTCAGATATTGTATCAAGAAAATCATCGTATATTGTAAGAACAGTATAATCAAACGCGTCTACAAGATTCTTTTGTACTGTGTCTTTTTTCTTTTTTGCGGTATAAGCAGCCCCAGAAAATGATGACGATGATGGCAGGTTAACAATTTTTCCATTGGACAAATTTGATCTGGGATCTGTACTTATACTATTATTCTTATTACTATTATCAGAGTTATTATTTGACGAATCAGAGTTATCGAAAACCGGGTCTTTTATATATGGTAAAGTATTATCTATACCTTTTATTATATCAAAACATATGCTTGATATTTCCGTAGGGATATTTATAAGCAGTGGTTTGACATTCTGAATTTTGGTTCTCAAAAAATCAAGAGTCAATAAGTCTATTTGATTTTCATTATCATAACTCGTATCGTCAATTGTATCTGAAGCAGTTTCTATTGTTCCGATTGTATTATAATTTTTCTTATATTCAAAATCGGGTTTATAAGTTATTTGTTGTTTGTTAGCCATTTCATCATCCTACTCTATGGTCTTATAAAACAAAAAAGGATAGTACATCAGAGAGAGGGACTAATGTACTATCCACATGTAAATAAAAGAAATTGGAGAATAAAACTCTTATTTACGAATTATTTATTACCATAATGTTCTGCCAGTATAACGGGATTTAAATATATTTCTCGAACCCCATTGAGAATAACTTGCAGAAGCTTTTTTGCCTGTGCCCCATCCATGATGAACTTCATAATTCGGAGGTTTGTCTCCAGGAAGATCATCGTCGTCATTGCGAACCTTTCCATTTGAGAAAGGAGTTTTTAAGGAATTGAACATACTGTTGATCGATTTCGCAGAAGCCATTCTGTTATTGTTTACAAAATTGACTTTTGAAATTCTCTCTACTTCCTTGACAGTATTGACAAGTTCAGTAAATTCAAGGACAAAAGCCAAGAATGCTAATCCCAAAGCGTCAACAAAGTGTTCGTTTTCAGAACAGAATACAGGTTGATTATTTTTACCTATTCTTTCTACTCTATAATCTATAAGCTGTTTGCTTACAAGTTCATCAAATGGAGATAAGACCATTCTGTGTCTTTCAAATGCAATTGAAAGCTGATTAACCATAAAGGGTTTCATTGGCTTCTTTTGCATTTCGTGAGTAACGGGATCTTCTATATCCAGAGTGTTTGCAAATTGCCATCCTTTAACTTTATTATGTAATCCCGTTTCAGGATGTTCTTTACCATAAATGTGTAGTCTTTCAAGAATATATTCTCCACTGCCACGGTCGCAATATATCCACGCTGGATTATATATCCGATTAACAGATAATATAGCGTTAAACGCGGCATCATAAGAATACTCTGTTTTAGGTAATTCTACGCGCTTTACTACCTTAAAACATTTGAATTCTGGAATATAATCAAGGACTATAATGGATGATGATGCCTGATATTTATCGAAGTCAACGCCTACGCATCTGAATAGATTAAATGGCGCAGGATGGTCTTCATCATATATAAGCATTGTAGGAAAACAATTACTCTCTCTGCATCTGCGTTCCTGCAATACGTCTAATTTATTATAGGCATAAAAATCCATTTGTGTCGCTGAATCTATATCGTCTTTATTGAATACTCCGGCTTCTTCTGATCCGAATTCAGCTTCAATCTCATGAACATATCCTTGTTCTGAAAGCTGTGATCTGAACTCGGCCTCCATCGCAGGACACCAGTTAGGATTACACGAAGATGGAAAATGGAATTCTTTATAGCCAAGGCTTTTATCTGTACAGCACTCATAGAATTTCTTTCTTGCACCAGTTGGCGTAGAAGAAATAAACATGGTGATGTCAGGACGTTCTGCCGCTATGGTTGCTATAGTATCAAAGTCTGAGTCGCCCATGTAGTCCATCTCGTCAAGATACAACGCATCGCATTTCTGACCACGAAGAGAAGCTGCGCCACTGTTGCTGGACGCGCCAGTTGTGAAGCCAAGTATTCTTGAATTATTATTCATAGTCAGGTTATAAGGGCTTGATGTGCACTTAATCACCGACTGTTTTATCATTGGTGAGCTGTCGACTAATTCTTTAAGTCTTGTAAAAATAAGTCGAATCTGGTTCTCATAAGGCGTTGCCACAAGACACACAAAGTTAGGCTTTGTGCATACGTTATGCAGCATGTCTATGCACATTGTTTCAGTTTTCTTGTTGTTACTAATATACTCTACCCTGACTTGTTAAATCAGAGTAGAGTATATCGGATAAGTCATTTCTGCTTATCTCTTCAGGCTTTCCCTGAATGATCGGACTATATCTTCAAATAAAATAATGTATTGAAAGTTTTGTGTTGTTTTCGAAATATCAGATATGTACACTGTCTCCATCAGTCCAGATAACAGATGTGTCATCACAATTACATGGAGGAATTGGTCTTGGAGGTGCAGGAGGTGGGCACGGTCTGTTACTATTTGGCTTTGGTGGAACAGGAACAGTAACATGATTACCGGGTTTAAATTGAGGTGGGCAGCAACCACTACCATCAGGTTTCTGATCAGGTGGCAGGGACTCTGATCCAGACCTGATTATTTCAACACCTCTACCGAGATCGTGAGTAAATGAATCTTCAAGCTTATCGGTTAGTTCGTATAAAGTATCTTCTATAATGTCACGAATATCATCATAGAAACTTTCAGCAGCTTCGCAAGCACCTTCAATGTCATTGGTGCCATCAAATTTAACTCTGACTCTGAATGACTGACGGAGGTTTTTCTGGAATTTAACCGGGAAAGAAGGATTGTCCGCGTTCAGAGGATACATTTTTTCCACTGAAATAACTGGAGCATCAAAGCGTCTCAGAGCCTCGATCTCACATTCAGTAAACTTTATAGCCTCTAAATCGACAATAACAATATTCTTTCTGATTGTCTTATTAAATCTTAATTGCATTGTATAAAAGTAACCTCTCTATATTTAATTATAAGAGTATATCAGACTACAAATTCTTCTGGATTATAAGTATCAAAATCGCTCGCTGATTTTTTCCACTCAGTTACTGCGTCTTCAATACGCTGTTTGATGACTGCGACAAATAACTCAGCCTTAGCTTCTGCGACCTTATTCTTTGTTTCAAAGGCTTCTGCGAGTTTGTCGGTCATGATAATGGAATTTGCGTCTATTTTATAATCGACGATCATACCTTCATTGAGTTCAACAGTATCAAGATTGCGTACAAGCTCAAGTTTGATTGCATCAATTTCTTCTTCTGTTGGTTCGCCAATCTGGACTTCACCATTAATATATTTGCCAATGAACTTACCGCCAACATTTATTGTGGCAGGACCATGATCATCCAGAATCTTAAGTTCATCTTCTTTTGACATCTCTTCTGAGCCAAAAGAATCAAACATAATTTTTACTGAATAAACATCGTTTGTAAGATCGCGAATAATATTAAATTTCATTTCTAAAATACCTCTGCGATAAAATATTTATATAACTTTCAATACATTTATTTTATAAGTGCCTCGCCCATATATAATATCACTACTATATATGCCTACTTAGTAGGTAGTCTCTGAGCATACATTATATATTTTATAATGCTTCGCTGCTGATTAAGCAATCCTGGTAATTGTTACTTGAGATTATTATAATTTAAGTATATCAGGCTTAAGCAACTTCCAGCAATTCGGGGCATAAGGGCAAAACTCTACCCGTTCGTCTTCCACAACGTGCAACTTTTTTAAGAGAGTTATCTCTAAGCATTTCTGCTTGATACCATCTTGCGGTCCAAGGTACATATTTTTTCTGGGCACTGTCATAAGTAATAACGAATACTTGCGCCCATTTTACCGGATCCTTCAAGATGTCTTTTATTTTTTGCGCATCTTTCTTATTGATATTATTTAAATCTAAAGCCATATATTAGTATCCTTGTTGCCCATAAAGCTGTGCGTTAGATTGCTGTCCGCGAGAATCTGAAAGCTTATTTACAAGCCAAGCTGTTACACCGACACCTAATGCTATTTGTGGTATCTTCATATCTACTGCTTTATCTAATAATGATTTACCGACTTTTTTGGCGGCTCCTTCTGCGGCTTCTTTACCAGCAACTTTCGTAGCGATTTTAGTATCAGCAAGAACATTCTTTGCAGTATTGCTTGTAGCTTCATTAGCTTTTTTTGCCGCATCGCTTTTTGCCTTGTTGATCATGCTGTTGAATGTAGCATCATTATTTCTTGACATAAATGTAGAATAAATAGATTTACTTGCATTAGGAACATTTATCGTTTTCTTAAATTGTTCGCGGATACCATCAAATGTATCATAATTAGATGATCCAACGTGTTTTGTCGATTTTGCAATTTTTCTGTCACGCAGTGTTTTGACATTTTTTTGAATCATGTCCTGTGCTTCTTGCTTTGTTTGCACAGACTGTATGCCAGTTGATTTTTGAATCATGGATAACATACTTGATCCAACACTGTCATTATTCACGCCTTCTCTCATTCTATGTAATAAGGTGCGTTCTGCATTTATAGATTTTTCTGATCTTGTTAATGCTCTGACATTAGCATAACTTATAAGATTGTCTAAATTCATGATTACATATGAAGCATTGCTGCTTCATTCCCCAATAAAGACTGCTGTAAATTATACTTAGAGTTTTCAGCCAATTGCATACCAGCTTGTCTCATTGTATAAGCCTGTCTTGTGTCATTAAAAGAAGCGTTATAAAATGGCATACTTGAGCCATAGCTTTTTCTTGCTTCTTGTCTACTCATTTTGTTTATACCTATTGCTGCACTTGTAGCCATTTGTGGTACAGCTTGTGCAAGGTTAAGAGCGAGCATTGCGCCACCACCGATAAGTTCGCCTATTGCGAATTCTCCAACAGCTCCGGTAACAGAAGCAGCTTTACTCTTTCCTTCTTTTCTATTCTGTTTATAATCGGATATACCGAATCCGACGTTTAATCCAACACTAACGAGATCTTGTAAGCCTAATTTTTTAGTTTGGACTATTTTACTGATTACAGACAAATTTTAAGTCATCCTCTCCTATTATTATTAAGTGAGAATACTAAATCACCAGATGCACCAGAATCATCCATAAGTCTTATCTGCGGAGATACAGATGAGATATATGGATCTACCTGACCACGCTTATCATTCATATATGTTTTAGCGGCATCCTTAACACCTTTTATCATTGCTCCGCCAAATACTACCGCTTTGCCTAATCCAGATAAACTAAAATCAGATATAATGCCATCGGCATTAGATCCAGGCGTATGTTTAATAAGACTTGATGCAAAACCAGTAAGTCCGCTAAAACCTCTTGTTATAGGATTAAGTACACCACTTGCACCGCCAACAGTAGCGGCTTGCATTGTAGCAGACGCAGCGCCTTTAACTCCGCGACCTATAGCGGATGCGGCAGCTTCGACTCCAGAGCCTATACCGGCAAAAATCTTATCAGAATTCTGGAGGACACTTACTACGCCTTTTGCTGCGGCTCCGACAACGAATGGAGCAGACACTAATGCGGCACCGCCAACAGCAGCTCCGGCAATAGCACCTTTGACCATATTGCCACCTTCGAGAAAGTTGCTTAAAACAGCTCCACTTGCAGCTCCTGCCATTGCCCCACCGGCAGCACCATATCCAGCAGTAAGTGTACCGCCAACAGATAAACCAGGATTCCAATAAGCCTTACCAGTTTCCTTATCAGTACTGAAGTTTGCAAGCGTGCCACGAAATCCTCCATTTGTTGGAGAGAATCTACTGCGTATTATGCCGTTTTTATCTTCATAGTGAGCACTTCCGGTAAATCCGGTCATGAAAGCAGCTTTTAAGTTGCCGCCTATATTAGATACTGAGCCTATACCAGGCATCTGATGATTCCATTTAGGCGGTCCAAAATTACTTGGCATCTATATTCTCATCCTTTATAGAATCAATTTTAATTTGATTTTGCGGCAAATCTTCACTTGTTATTTCCTTAATATCAGTAGGCTCTTGTTCATGCGGATCATATTTTTTATTATACTCTTGATATTCAATATCCTTAAGAGTCATTTTTCTCTTTGTGATTCCAGCCATACATCCACATTCAAAACCACAGAATCCAAAAACACCGACTATAAGTGATGATGGCTCATACATAGTACGGTATACCATGATAGAATGATATACCGTAAATATAATCATAAAGATAAATAATGAAACAAGGGCTACGTCAAGAAATTTGATCTCTTTTTTTACTGATATTAAGAATTTATTATTATCTGACTTCTTACTTTTACGTGCCATATCAGATAAATGGTATCCCGGCGACATTCGTATTGCCATTTCTATCTTTATAAATACCGCCGCCTGACGCTAATCTGTATGCAGTTGATACGCCAAAGATTGATCCGGCTACACGTGCAGCACTGATACCATTCTCCATAGCATTTCCTTTATGATGAGCTCTTATAATAGCATCAGTCAGTTTTTCCGCGCCTTCACCTTTGCCTCTTGACAGTACGTTTTCAATGCCATCAAAAATTCCCTTAGCCGCTTCTGTACTGGCAAGTTTATTTATAGCTTCATTGCTCTTCAAAAAATTCTGAAAAGATGTAGCTGCTGACATATTGTATCACATTCCTTTATCTGTATTTGTATCTTCTTGATTATTGCTATCGCAATAAACATAAGTTGTATTTTGATTATTTTGCGGCTCGACGAATCCACCGTTTTCTTCAATGGTATTTAGTTTACTGAAAATATCAGAAATGAGATTGCCACCAGCTCCGGCACCAGTCTCCGCTTTGTCCTTACGAGTAGCATTCATAAGATTGAGTAATGATGAATGCTGTTTCTGACAATGCTCATACATTTCAAAAGCCTTACTAACTTCTGGATGAGTGAATTGCTCGCCCTCTTGAGTTATATTAGTCACAACTTCAATAATGGGATTCTGTTCTTTAGCCATAAGAGATTTACACCTTTCCATCATGATTTCAAGATTAACTATCTCTCTGAGTATATTCTGATCAGTGAAGTCATCATTTGATATTTCAAACTCATTGACATACTTCTGTACACTCATTTCTATCTGAGCGGTTTCTAGTGGACAATATTCTCCAACAGGAGTTAAGTCGTATTTATTTAAGCCGCAGCTTTCAATATAAGGACATGACTTACCTTTACATACGAGAGGGATTCTGCTATATAATCCAGTCTTTGTACTAAGCATAGTCATGGCGGCTTTCCGCGCCTCAATCCCTAAACTGCTATATCCCCATATATTCTGCTGAGATGACAATGACTTTTCTAATTCTTCTCTTTTGGCAATAGCCTTATCTGCTTTCTCTTTTTCTTCTGCCTCTTCAATGTCAATCGGAGTCATAAGGTCATAATAGTTATCGTCGTCATCATTAGCGGCAGAATATGTATTCGTATTTATCTCTGCCATATGTATTATTCGTATTCATCTTCAGATATACCATATAAGAACTTATTGGTTTTCTCATAAGCATATTTCTTATCTTCAATTTTTTGAATCTCTTCTTTAGGCAATGGATCGTCTTTAACTACACAACTCTCAGCAATAAACTTATATGTTATATCGAAATCGTCGCTGCCAAAAGCTTCTACATACACTGTACAATCACGCAATAAGAATCTATCAGTTTCTATTGAATGAATATCATCAAGATACTGATGTGTAACAAGAGTACCTTCTACACCATTGTCTTCCCACTGCTGCTTTTCTTTGTTCAAATAAGCAGAGTGAGTGAATGAAACTTTTCCCTTAACTTCTATTGAATTATTTATTTTAATTGTAGCCATTTTTATTTTCCTCTCTAAAAATAAAAAATATAGGTGATAAACCTATATTTTATAAGTTTATCACCTATATTATTACCAATGATTACTGGTATCAGCACCATTCAGTTGACTATTTGTCATTTATTTGTTTTATGCTGATAAGATCGGTAATAATCTTATCCTGCATATTTTTTATGATTGTCATTCCATTGGTGATTTCTACTCTTAATTTTTTAAGATCGTCAAGTTGTTTGCTGATATTTTCTTTTTCACTTGTTTTTGATACCAACATGGCTTCGACATTATCAATTGCAGAATTGAATTTTTCCGCGAGATTATTGTATGTCATTTCGACCTGCTCAATATTATCGAGTTTTTCTTTGGTTTCTTTAAGAACGCTGTCGATCTGTTTATTTTTTGAAATAGCCAAGGTGACGCATTTGTCGAGTTTTTCCTCTTGTTCATCAAGTTTTTTTGCTCGTGCATCAAAGCGCTTCTTTTGCTCGTCAATAAACTTGACAAAATTTTCATCAGTTGCCTTAATCATGTTGAGCACGTCAAGCACTTCTTTTTCGATCAGATCATTCATTGTCTTTTTGCGTTTCTCCTTGCACTTTTCTTGCGTTTACTCTTACTATCATCCTTACTATTGTTAATGATAAGATTGCTGTGAATATCATTAATTTTTTTAAATGTTGATGTAATAACACTGATATTGACGATTTCTTTTAATCGTTCTTCGCTAATACTGGTGGACAGGATTATATCTAATAACCCCCATGTATTATTCATCAATTCGTCATTTAAGTTTTCACTGATAATAAGGATCAAAAGTTCAGACAGATCATTGTCTATACACTCAAATGTTTTACTGAGAATGTCATTAAGATTTCCATTGCTGCCATAATATCTTATGCCAATTATTATTTGGTTACGATAATATTGTGTCCTGTGTTCTTTATCCTGAAGTCTTAAAGCAGTTATTCCCTCTATATACGCCAATACGGGATTTTCATTATATTCAGCAATGTATTTTTGTATTTGCATATATACTTCTTCGGGATTATCTGTAAGAAGCTTTTCTATATTCTCGAACGCTGCTTCACCAGATGACGTTTCATTCGTACTTATTATTTTGTCTATAGATTCATTGCCATTGAAATAACTTTCAATTTGATCCATAAAAATGTCAGAATCGCTAAACGTTTTAACTATTTCATTCAGGATCATTAAAGATCTGAATCTTGTCATCTGGAAATTGTCGTATGTCCATTTACACAATGCATATATTGGACCGAACAATTCCGAAACTCCTTCATGGTGCGGAATCTCTTGTCTTGAATATTTGTAAAGCCTATTATATCTGTGTATATATTTTTCAAGATTCTCAATAGCAGAGTTTACTGTAATGTCATTTGCAACAATCATATTCGAATAAATTGGATTATTAACGTTGTTCGAATATGTTATATTCCATAATGGAATGATGCCAAGCAGATATAACTTATACAGATATTTTTCGAGTTTTGGCTTAAATAATTCAAGCTGCTTTTCAAACGAATTGTTGCTATTAGGATTATACGCTCCTAATTTACGCATGGCTGTTTCTGTTGCAAATGAGCCATTTTGACCGCTAATAAATTTTAGTAGAATACAGTCAATAAAAACCGCTTCTTTTAATGGCGACATAGTATTGACTTTCATCAAATAAAATTGCTTGCTAAGAGATCCGCACTTCTTTGTTTCAATATTAGGAAAAGTTGGATCATTATCATTTTTTGCTTTTACTAATAGCTGATCTACAGCTTGATTATATACATATATGATCGTACATTTTGATCTTTTACCATCACGACCAGCACGCCCCATCTCTTGGTACATAGATTCAATTGATGAAGACATATCTATATGTATTGTATGCCTGATATTGGATATATCAACTCCCATTCCAAACGCTTTTGTGGCTACTATACATCGAATTTTTCCATGTTTATAGTCATTATAAGTATCATTCTTTTCTTTGTCATGCATTTTTCCTGTATATGGATATACAGTATTGCGACGCACACCATTTCTTGTAATAAAAGGTACCTGGGATAAGTCCTCACAATAAATAGGTGCATCGCTGGCAAAAGCGGCAAAAATCAAGATCTTGCGCCTGCCTTCCATATCTTCCGCATATTGACGTCGGAGTTCTTTTATTGCGGCCTTATCATTATCCACCTTAACAATATCAAAAAATAATTCAGATCTTTTTAGCGATGTTCCCTTAATGACATGAACATCGGATTTTAATGTCTTGAATTCTGAAATTATATCTTCAGTAACTCTTGGAGAAGACGTAGCAGATGTGCCAATAAGCAAGACTTCATCATTAATTTTAAGATCTTTTAGTATCCTGAATATCAGCAGATATGATGTTCTAAAGTCATGCCCCCATTCTGATAAACAATGTACTTCGTCAATAGCAATGTTTCCAAGTATATTTATATTCTTTTTAATAAAGTTGCAAAAGGCTTCATTTAAAAATCGTTCCGGAGAAATATACAAGATCTTAGTATTAAGATTGATAAGCGCACCGATATTTTCTCGATTATCAATTTTTATAGTGGTGCCAGGATTAAAGTTTGGTACAATCTCTTTGGTATCACTATTAATAAGAAAAGCATTGATGCAATTTCTTTCAAGAAGATTATTGCATTGGTCATCCATTAAAACTCTTAATGGCGATATGACAATGCTTACGCCGGGTGTTAATAAACTTACCAATTGAAAGCAAATAGATTTTCCACTGCCAGTTGGCAATAATCCAATTGTACCAATTTTCTTATTAAAGCCAGAGATTATAATTTCTACTTGCTTAGGTCTAAAATCGTCGAAGCCAAATATATTTTTTAAAAAGAATCTTAATGCCACTATCGTTTTATCGTTATTGATTATATTGTCAAATCTAAAACTATTATATCTTACAATGTAATAATTCTTGCAGAAAGCATATAAGATTTTATTCGTATTTGCATTTTTGTCATACCTGAAATAATCATCACGGCATTTTATTAGAATATGATTGCCAATATGCGAATCAATATTCTGATCATATCTGACTCCTGTGTCAACGTCTAGTATAATATTGGAATTGTCAGATATTTTTATAACAGGAAAATCAATCTGTGAATTATTAAGTGCGGCAAGATTTCGAATCCATTCTTGAATATCGTTATACGCTAATTCAAATGCTCTGTTAATTATATTATTATTATAGCATTCTTGGTGTCTAATCGAAACGTTTAACTCAATATTATTATTGAAATCAAAAATTCCACCTCTGAATAATTCTATAAGAATGATTTGAAACCTTATAACAAAAAGATAAAGGACATCATCATTGTCCAATTCTTTTCGTATAGATCCATCACTATCATGTTTTTTATGAATTGCTTCTGATAGATTTTTTAGAATATTTTTCCTATCGTCCTTAGAATAATTGCTGCAACGTGTCGGCACTCTTTGAATTTTAATTCCATACCGATCACATAGTACGTTGCGATATTTGTCAATAGCACGCTGTCTATCATCATTATGTTGTTGCCCATCAATTTCTATAATAAAACCATGAATCGGATCATAAAAATCAGTGGCAGATTTTTGTATAGCACTGGTTTCTCCGACATTATTATAATAAATAATATCAGACATAGGACATTCTGGCAAGAAGTATTTGTAAACATCACTGAATTGGTCATCACATTTTAAATATTTGTGATAAAATGCGCTTGCTGGGTTATTATCGCCAAAACCTTTGATGACATTATACCATTCTTCCTTATTATATGTGTTGTCAATATAGTATCTTATGCGCGGCTCTACAATTTCTGAAATATTATTTATTAAAAACGTTGAAGGCTTACATGGACAGCCACGAGAAAGAAGATTATATAAAATGTCAAGATAGCCAGAATATTCTTCTTTTATTGTTTTGACGGACTCAATGTCAGAAATAACAAAGTTGGGGTTTATACCGTTATAGCTGCATGAATATTTTTTCATAATGCCAACTCCTTATTTCTAAATAATTCTACCATTTTAATTATTATATCACTAATAATTCTATTTGTCAATAGGATATACGAAAAATCGGCATTTGCAACAAATTGCAAACACCGATTTTGTTTATTTTGCCTTCTTTCTGACTTCCCTACTATGCTCTTCCACAATAGTATAGCCATCGGGCAGATTAACTTTTAGTCTATGAGCAAGATCCAGGGCATTATCCGATACCTTCTGTCCGGCAGGTAATCTTCTTATAAATGGACTCAGATGAATCTCTTCAGTATACGTCTCAGAGATGCTGATAGTTTTAGATGACTTGCCATCAGAGCTCTTCTGATTCAAATCAAGCTGTCCATAGATCTCATCTAACATGTCAATAAGAACACCGGCATATTCAAGACAGTTATGAGTTATTATTGAATGGCTATCTCCAACAACATTTCCATTATCATCAACGATATTTACAGAAAATCCACCAGATTTTTTGACTACATCGTTATAATAATCCATATATGTTTTCTTGATATACCCAATAATATCGTCTATACCTATCAGAGCACAAGCGATAAGCAAAGCGGCAAACTCATATCCGTTATAACATAATAATGGGTAATCACAGCGCCCTTCAGTCAGGATAAAATATCTGTTTACATATTTGTTATGTACACGGATATATATCCTAAGCTTATTTTTATATATGTATTCACATACATAATAGTTAAAAGGAATGCCATTGAATTTACCTTTGGGACTATATGTAATGTTCACGCCATGCGTAAACAATCTTCTTCTTTTTGTAATGTCAATACTATACTTGAATAACCGACTGGCACAATACCTGTAATATATTTCGTAAACAGGATTATTAGATACAGAATCATCATTCAAATCCAAGAATAGTTTCATTCTGTTTTCTTCAAGATCACGAATTACATATTCGTTTTTATTGTCTATGCCTGTAAACTGTAAGAGACGAATAGTATTATCAAGATATTTGGCACACATGATAATTGCCATATCATTTAAATCTTCGCCCATACTATCCCATTTTGCTAAGTTTTTGCTATTGCTGGACTTCTTGCTATTATCAGATACATACTTCTCTAATACGAAGCATCTGCTACCATATTCGGTATTTATATCCGATAGCATTTTATTGCTGAATGCAATATTAAAATTTTCAGGCGATCCATATTCGCGCTTTTTCTTTTCATCGAAATTGTTTATGATGAGGTCAATGCTTTTTGACATCATTGCACTTTGTTCCAATGACACTTCTCTGAAGTCACAGCAAGTTAAAGAACCTCTCCTTACTTCGCAGTAATAATATACAGGCTTTCTCTTATCATTAAAATAACATATATCATAAGGACTATACTCATTAAGTATCATACAGATAATAGTAGTCATTATAGAATGAATCATAAAGCTATTATTATCGCATGAATACAATATAGACTCCACATCATCAGAGAAAGTATCTATCTTAATTGTTTTTGTGTATTTTTTGATGGCGGCTTGTAATTCATTAACCTTTTCTTGTTTTTCTGCGGAGTTTTCAAATGAGACGCATAAAAGTGAAATAGCAATTATTTTGTTTATTATATCTTCAGTTTCTTTTGAAACAAAGCCAGGATACCTTGCAAAAATCTTGCCTAAATACACATTGATAAGTGTCCAACCATCATTGTCTTCAAGATGATATTCTTCCATTATCTTTTTGGTGCCTTCATCGAATCTATACTCTCCATCAAGCATAGTTCCAACTTTTTCATTAGCAAATCTGGCAAAGACACCGAGTGCGTCTCTGATATAATATTTTTTAAGGTCCTTTTCTGGAGCCAATTGACTTATACGATTTATCATTAGTAATACCTTTCTCATTTTTCTTGGTTATATATAGTATACCACATTTATTTTAAAAAGTCAAGAGCATAAAAATAAAAAAGACCCGGCATGGTCCGCTAGCCCTCTCTAAAAAACAAGTTAAGAGGGACAAGAAGCGCGCCGGGTTCTGTTGTTCTATTTATTACTAAGTGGATATGCTTATTTGTATCCAAGGTAAATAGATTCAAGTAATGCAAAGTTGCAACAGCGTTGCTTTACTGTCAACTCATAACCGGTTAACTTGTCGTCTGGCGCCGTGACTAACTGATATAATTCATTTGCTGTTTTGATAATATTGTGATAATCGGCTTGGATCGCAAAGTATTGTTTTTGCAGAAACCTTCTATGCTTTGGATTAGGCCATGAATTTATGTCAATGTGAATGAGTGATCCTTGAGAAACAGGTATCATATTATTGAAGTTTATTACTCCGTACTGTCCTCCATTTATTTTTCTCAAATCTTTTGAGTTTTTCATTGTCTTATGCTTCGGTTTAGGAGAAGACAATGGAGCATAATATTCAATTCCATTTATATAAAATACTATGCCGATATATGGGCGTTTTTCATTCTTATTATAAGAAACTTGTGTATCGTATGTACGTAGATATTGAATATACGCATTATCAATATAATAAAAATCGAGCATAATAACCTGTTCTTTCTTGACTTATACCAAAATAAAAATACGGGGGCGTAAATGCCCCCGTTTTTAGGTTCTCACTTTGTGGTGGAGACGTACCGCTTTTTTAGGTCCTACTTCATGGTAAGGATGCACCGCTTTTTTAGGTCCTCATTTTGTCGACTCATGTCGATGGTAGAGGAGTACCGCTTAGATGATGTGATATAATCAGAATGCAATAATATTATATCGCATATCCTCAAGAATGTCAACAGTATCTGTAAAATACAATGTAAATATTCTATGAACTGTTCCGTGAAGTCAAAATATTATTACTATATAATTCCCTGCAAAAATGTGCAGCAGAATCATAAAATCGCTAAGAAAATGTGTTAACACTGATTCCAACGCTGATTTAACGCTGAAATAATTGTTGTAAGTATAAACTGTCAGCGTTAAAAAAAAGGAGTCAAACTGCCGCGGCAATAAACACTCCTTCTCTTTTTCTCTGGTTTTATCGTTGTCTGCCAACCACAGTTCCTTGAGATAATATATATCATTTATCATTTTATCATTCTACTGCATTAAATATATCTTGCTATCTTACGACTCTTAATGCGCAAGCCCACTAGCTACGTTTATGCTATTCATAACGAGCATCAGATTATTATTGGTGCCAGATCACCATTTTATTTTTTTTAAGTACCATAGAAAATGTTCTATAGTACGAATCAGAATCAATAATAGATTCTGAGTGACCTCTTCAGTCTAATATTTTCTTTCGATATAAATTATATAAATATAAATAATCAATACCTACTTCGGCTTGTGGAAACTATTTAACCCTAATTCAAAGCTCCACAGATATGCAGGAGCCGATCCTGTTATCTGTTTCAACGCTGCGATAAATAATCTTGTTATTTATCTATATATTTATTACTTATTATTTTCAATTTGTTGTTACAGCTTCTTCATCCTTCATAATTTCATCAGCCCAGTAGTCAATGCTATAATGTTCAATATAATCATAGCATTCATCATATAACTCCGCAACAAATGAATTAGCAGATATTCTTTCTGCTTCAGATTGCTCAATATTATAACGTCTATGAATAGAATTGGCAATATACTGTAAAGTTAAATTGGACATACTATTTTCTCCTCATTTTTTACTGTATATATGTATTTTAATTTAATGGACTTAAGTGAATCAATTGTATGAAACGATAATTGATCAGATTCTCCATTATTTAGCGGATTAAGTTGTTTTAAAAATAATTCCGCATCTATATGCCCGGTGCAATATGATTCTATCATCTGAGCTATCAATGAATCAGCCACACTTCCATATACAAAGTCACAAACAGAATCAAGATTATGAAAATCCGAAATAGCAAGTTCTTTTCCGACTCTGTTATTAAATATAAACTCTTTCCATTTATAATTTTCCGTATTAAAAATTATTCCAGAGCATTCATTAAGAATATTTTGATTCAAATCAAATACCGCAACAATCGGATCAGCAATATTGTTTTTATTCTTTCTATTATGGATCTTTACTTTTTTCTCAGCAAAAATTTCTGCTTGTTTTTTGAAAGTTGTAGTATAAAAGCCATTGCCAAAATCAGATGGAACTAACCCACAATTAAGTTTAATGCCGCTCTTTATGCTATCAGAATATATAGATATAGTTCCGTGATAAAGTAAATTAGGCAAATCTTTTATTGAATCGACATTTCTCATTTATTACAAGCATCCTTACTACAATATCATTATATCACACATTATTTATTCTGTCAAGCAGATGATAAAAAGTTACATTTTTTTAATATATAGCAATAAGACCTCGAAAAGTCGAGGTCTTGTATAATCAACAATTTAAAATTAATTATCTTTTACTTTTTCAGTTCCCACTTTCTGGTAGGGGCACACCAACTTTTTTAATTTCCATTCACAGTAGGATACACTGACTTTTTTAATTTCCACTTTAAATTGGTAGGACACACCAAGCTTTTTAAGACATTAAAATGTCTGGTTATAGCCAAGACATATATCTCCTGGCTACATAAATATTATATCACACAAAATTTAATTTGTCAAGTGGTTGCGAAAAATATTTTTTATTTTCCAAGAGATTTATTACCCTCTCTGAAATAGTATATGCGATGATCAAGAAAAGATGACTCAACTTGATGACTGGAGATTACTCTATAATTGTAATAATATGGACAAGGGATATAAAAATATTTTTTCTTGGAGATTTTGAGTACCGGAACAAGTAGAGTAAAGTGTGCTAAGAGATAAAAACTTTTTGCATAGACAAAGGCATGATGCTAATAAATATAAAATTTTGTTCAGGTGGGAACATTAACACAAATAAAAATATAAAATTTTTTGCTTGGTGGGAAAAGACTAATATGGATTAAAATATAAAAAATTTTTGCTCAGGGATAAAAACCTAATACGGACAAAAATATAAAAAATTTTTGCGAGGAAGGTGGTATTAATATATCTGGTTGGATCAATAAAAATGAGCCCCTGGGGGTTCATTTTACTGATCAGATATATAAGTATAAAAACAAAAGGAGAAAAAACAATGAAGGCAGTTGAAAGAAGGCTTGCTATGAAAATAGCAAAGAAGGCAATCAATGCATTAATGGCATTGATACTTAATTTTCTTATGGGACTGGTGTTACCACTTCCCATAAGAATAATCATCTTAATAACTCTCTTTAACATTAAGAAATTAGTGTTGAAGAGAGTTAAAATGGAGGTAGTTAAGCGTATTGCTTGACTACCTTTTACCTATGCTTACTATGAATAGTAGTAAGCATAGGTGTATCTAATGTGCCTATGGGTAGGTCCCAAGTCCTACCATGCAAGAATACAGAGGGGATATAAGGTGCTCACCACCATAGAGTAGAGAAAGGGTAAACTATATGAAGTTTGCTAACGTTAAAGCCCGCTGGGTCAAGGAGGCCAAGAAGGCTCTCCGTGGAACAAGAAAGAAAGGCAAGACCGACATCTTCGCTGCTACGACCATTGGTGATAGCAGTATGGCAGGAACATACGAACTATATGAGGCAGCTCATGCAGTAGGTATGTTTAGCGGATCCGTTCTTGTCTACGCATACGTGCGTGGGCTTATGAATAAGGACATGTACGTTAAGTACATGCCTGCCCTGAAGATTATGGAGAGTAATCTCTATAGTAATAGAGCCAATAAAGTGTTCAAGGACGCCATTGATTATATTAATGGCAAGGACACCACAAGCGCACTGGTCAAGGCTTCTGCTACCTTCTACAAGGTAGCTAAGGAAGGCTAATGACACATGTGGGGTATAGCTATGCTATACCCTAACTCTATATGTATCCTACCTCCACGGGTAAGAGTGGGCAACATATAGCTAAAAACTATACCGCTTACCGCTTGTCATGTGATGTAATAAAAACATACATGAACAAGAGGATTACTTGGTACACGGTAATCCTGAGTATCCGCGTGTGCATAAAACCTTACAAAAAAATAAGTCCTACCGTCACTCTTGTGTTGGTTCGTAAGGAGTAGTGAGTGTATTAAGGGTACACATAACTACAAGTGGACAAGAAAGAGGTTTCTCATGAAACAGAAACTCAAAAACAAAGAAAACAAACTTGTCCTAAGGATTGCCATTAAGGCAATCCTTAGATGGCTGATGTTCAAGGCATTAGCCATAGGTGTGGTGCTTTTCAGCATCACCGCATTCTGGAACGAGAATCTGACTCTCGCCCAGAAGGTCGTATCAGTCATTATCGGGATAATGTTCGCATTTTTCCCGATGATGGTGAAGTTTGATGACATCTTAGATGATGTCATCACTCACGAAAAAACCAAAAGATAAGTGACAGTAGGAGTGTAGTGGTTGCAACCACTACACTCCTATTATAGCACAACAGCCCATGTTTGTCAATAGGTCTTATTAAAAAAGACTTATTTGATAAACATGGGCTTATTTTTTTATCTCTGTCCACACAGTAGAAGTCTGTGTGCTGACGATGGCATGAGCCGAAACAGAGACAGTTTAAGGTCAGTTTAAACGTATCCGAATTCATCCTGAAAGGAGGTGAGTCCAATGCAACGCCTTGGTAAGAGGGATCTCGAAGAGCTCGCTATCTTTATTGCTGGCTGTTTGTATACTGCATACGGATTAAGTGTTGTCACCCCAATACTTTTTCCAAATCTGTTTACAGATGACACAAGAGAGATTTCGAATTGCCTGATTATGTTTTTGCCAAATATGATCAAGTCAATTCCGAGCACTTCGAGATTGATTGCTAAAGTTATTTTCAAGATCCTTAGGTGGACCAGAAAATAACTAGATCGTGGATGGTTGTTACACGCAGCCATCCATTCTCTTTGATTATTATATCACAAGTCGTTGCAAAAGTCAATAGTTTTTTTATTTTTATGGTTAGTGCTAATCCGAGCGCATAGCTGAAAAACGTAAGTAGTTTGCTACTATCTACTTTTTAAAAAATGGTATACACGTACATTCTATTCTCTTGAAAGAAGGTGACAGAATGAATCGTCTGAATGATGAGGAAGTGCGAATGCTGTTCTTCGTAACAGGTATTGCAATTACTTCTATTACAGTGCTTTCCGTATTAGTGCTGGCAATTGGAGTAGCTTTACTTATGTTCAATGAAACAGCATTGCACATAATCCTCGGCATAAGATTACTCATAGCTTTCGCACAAGGCATGATAATCGTATGCAGTGGTGCTCTCGGCAATATAGTACGTTGCATGTACTTATTGCACAGAGACGGCTACGTTGATATAACTATCCGTAAAAAGAAGTAATATCGTGTAGCTATAGGGATAGGTGAGGGAGACTCTCATCTATCCCTTAACCATTATATCATAAGACGATTAATTTGTCAAGTAGTTTGCTACTATCTACTTAAAAAAATAGTATATACGTTACAATCCCTCTCCTAAAATATTTTATTTAAGGAGACTAGGAGAGGGTTATTTTTTATAGTCGCAAAGCGACAAGAAAGGAACACAAAAAATGAAAACCATTATGAACAACACCAACACCATCTCCGCAGCAGACATCGCAAAGGTTCTTCTTGAGCGTCCTTACATCGTACTCAAGAAGGGCGGCAAGCAGATTTACGCTCTTGACGTCGCTTCTATTGAGACAGAAGGTAATGGTTACGACCTTCTCCACGGAACCGGCGTGCTCACCTCTGTTGATGGAGTTTACGAACTCGTCAACATCATTAGAGCATCTTCTGTCTCCGCAAAGGAGCTGAAGAAGGCAAACCGCCGCTATCGTGTCTTCGATAAGAAAGGGATGAACAACACCGTTATAGGCGTTGACCGTCCTATGGACATCGCCTTAAATAAGGCTGATATGACTGATGATGACATTATATCTGTCAACCTCAGTGACATCTATGCTAAGGCTCTTGCTAGCAAGAACAGTAAGAGAGCGATGGAGAACACGAAGCTTATCAACATTGCCGCAAATACATATGGTGTTCGTCTTTATGACGAGAAGCTGTATGTAGCACTTAATGGCTGGATTGCTGGCTCGACAGTAGTGGAATTGTACGACGTCGAGATGAAGAAAACATATCTCGACGCAGAGACGAATAAGGGATTGTCTTTATCAAAGACATTCATGCCATCCGTAAGAACCTCCAGCATGAAGAATGCTGGTGAAAAGTTCTTCATCATTGACAGCAAGGTTGAAGACTTTGAGAAGGCTCTGTGCTGCGGATTGTCTCTTAGAGACAGATTCAATCAGTTATCCAATAACGGATTATTATCTGTCTCTACAAAGCAGATGGTAAAGGAGTGGAAGTATCTTCCCTCCTCCATCGCAGGTCGTACTAAGCTCGATCTTTCCAAATGCCGTATTGCGGTAATTAACCAGAAGGGTCGTGTTGGAGACGGCAATGGCTCTGCTAAACCGGATCTTGTCAATGTCCCTGATAAAACTGCTCTCCAGATGAGAGTAAGAACGTATCAGGGCAAGGGCATGCTTATGTGTGAAGAGGAGACCTTTGCACGTGATCTGGAATATCTCAACAAGGTTGCTACTGTACATCCTGAGATGATCACGTACTATGGTGACCCTTCTCTCCCCATTGGCGTTATCGTTGACAGGAACTTTATCAAGATGCTCGATGAGCGTCTTGAGATTCTTCCTGAAAGCGAAAGAACTTCGTGGATTATCCACGAGTTTGGCGGCGGACTTTCTAAGTCCGAAATGAGCATTGACGAATGCTCCAAGTGGCTCAGAAGATGTGCCAATGACGATGATAAGAAGACAATCATGGATATGTTTATCCGTGGTTTCGAGAGAGGGCTTAAGAAAAAGACCCTTGCATGCTTCACGCCTGATACCGATGGTAGCTATTTACCTTCTATGCTGAAAGGCATAGACAAGTGGTCAACCATCAAATCGCTCGACTCCATGTTTACTAAACTCTGGGGCGCTGATTGCCGTCCTACAGCTTGGATGGGTGGATACACCCTTGGGTTAACTCAGCATCCTGTATTTAAGGACGCTGGAGCTGCCTACAGGAAGGCACGTGGTAAGGACGGACTTGCCGTCGTCTTCGTGAACACGGAGACGTGGGAAAAGTTAGGTAAACCTACTGAGGCGGTGCTCACAAAGTTCCCGTCTCCGTCTGAACGTGGTGCAGTTCGAGTAGCTGTTCGTGTTAATGACCATGTATGCAACAACTGCATCGGTCTTGACATGAGCAGAGAATCTATGGCTCTTCTTGAAGCTATGAGTGGAGCCGACTGTGACGGTGATAAGTGCAACTTCATGAGCACTGTCATAAACAGGGACGGAAATAACATCCGTACTTGGCTTGGCAATATACTTGAGAATGCCGGTTATCGTCACATGACGGTTAAGAATATTCTGCCTGAAATGGCGGAGACGGCAACTGTAGACTCTGTCCTTGAGATGCATATAAAGGACGTGAATGCACAAGCTGGCATGACTGGTGTCATGGTTTCGGCCATGAACATCATCAAGCTTAACGCAAAGGGTAATCCTGATGCTGAAGCTTATGTCGGACGCTTTGAAAACATCACAGAAATGAGAATGGAAGACATTCTTAGCTGGATGGAGTACATTGGGCAGAATGGATGCAACGTCAAGATTGACGACACAAACAGGGCTGCTTGGTGGCTTGACTGTGGGCTGATCCAGGATTGGCTTGCAGAGTTCACTACTGGTCTGTCAGGCTCTGGCGTTCCGATGCCTGACAATATCAGAAACTTCTTCTGTGCGTTTAAGGATGCGATTGTGACTTACTGGGTGACTTCGATAGAAGAAGCCAATAAGGCTGCTATCGAATATAACAAGACGGCAAAAGAAGGGAAGAAGAAGCCTCTTATCCAGCTCAATAAGGACAAGCTTGTGAGGAGACTCACGATTGCAAACTCTAAGCTTTATGAAGCAGTTGAGGCTGTGATCTCAGAGTGTGACCAGTGGGCACACAAGAGAATCACTGAAATCAAGTGGGTTTCTGACAACGCTGTGACTGTTGAGGAATTCTGCAAAGCATATAAGGTTGATCCAAGCAAGGTTGACGCTCGTTTCGGATATGTCGGCAACTATATGCCTGACAAGTACAAGAGATATGGCTTTGGGCACATAAGTGCCGCAAGCCATAATCTTGGAAACAGCGAGGTATGGAAACACTGGGCTGGCACTTTCGCGGCGGCTCAAGACTATCGGAGAACCAAGAAGGAGACAAATGGAGAATACTCTGTTCGTCTCGCTCGTGTAGCAGAGCTTTGCAACGCTGCATGGAACAAGTCGAAGTATTCGACTATGTTCATGGTGAGTAGATATGTCCGCCAGATCGGTTACAATGTGACTGATGAGGTTGCTTTGAGCTATGAAAAGGAGTATGAGGGCAAGTATGCGCTTCCTATCGTACTCATGAATAGTGACAAAAAAAATGACTATACCACCACTCTCGCAGAAATCAAGAGTGGCAATATAGCCACCGGAACCATTAAGGGTGATCGTTTCGTAGTAAGCAGCACCATTAATGGTAAGAATAAGAATGTCGGGCTTCAGGTAGCAACTGAATCCGACCTTCTCATTAACGGGCTGAACTTACGCATAGACCAGCTCGTTAATGCGCGTATTGACGACAAGAACCACAAGGAGTACTATGTTGCTCTTTGCACTATCGTCGACTAATACGCTTACATTATACACCACAAATCTTGTTTTGTCAAGACTTTTTAAGAAATTTTCTTAAAAAGATTGTGGTGTAAGGTTTCCATTACCATCTGTACCTTTAAACAGGTGGTATACCAGTCTCTATATGAGACAAAAATTTATAGCCTACTAAGTAGGCAGAAAGGAGTACACTATGATGTACTACTACGTTGTTAATCACGCAGAGGAGGTTGGACTTTTCAAGTCCGATCTCGACATGAAGGATGGAGGTTCTGTATTTGCAGGACTCCATGACTTCACCATCGTCGGCTACAGCGTCGACAAGATAGAGATTGGTGGTCTTATCATCGATCTTGGAATCATCAACGACGATTCCGTCTTCTTCTCCGCTGAGAAGTGGAGAGAAGACGGATGGGCTGTTATCAAGCCCGTCGAGGTTTTCGATGCAGATGAGCTCGCGAAGCTCATTTCCGCAACGGTTAACGCGCAGTTAGCCGAATACATCGGCGGCGGCGTCAAGGAGGATGACGACACTGAGGACCTCAGCATGATCCCCAGCGTGGATGAAGACGACATGCCGTTCTAATCCATATAGGTTTCCTGAACCGCCTGTACCTATTAAAACAGGCGGTATCCCAGCCCTCATGAGGCAATATAATATATGGAGTCTATATGTTGGTTACAATAGGCTCTGAAAGGAGAGTGATGCTAATGAACCATTTTATAAATACCGTAATCCTGCTATTACTATATGAATACGTAGGACTATGGTATAAACGTCGACAGCCTAAACGACGATATTCCCCTTCGGGGCAAGACGTTCGCTTTTGCGCTCGTCCTTTCTTTCTGGTCGGCGTTTCTTTTCGGAGGTTACTTCTTTCAAGCGCGGTCATACCTCCGAATTTCGTCCGAGCGCATCACTTATCTTTCATCCTTTCCCTTCGGGACAGGAAAGATAATGGCAGACTCACACTGTTCATTGTGAGTTCTCCTGGATATAGTCTATCCAGATGCCATCGCTTAGAAAAACAAAGGGATTTTTTGGATAAGAACATATCTTCAAGCTTTTGCAAAATCGCTTGAGGATATGTCTACATTTCCGGGCAATACCTTAGCTTCATGCTATTTTATAGCATCAGAAACAAAGGGATTTTTCGGAAATAGAGTGGCTCAATCCAGAGTCATTTCTGATCCAACCCGCGCAACCCTTAGCACAATAGCAGCACTTCACTCTCATTTAATTATTTGAGGAAGTAGCCGCTATTCTCACTGGAGACCGTGCTTGTGCGAGTGCCTACAAAACCAGTATATCATATTCCCTTCGGGGCTCTGGATATACTCTTTCTTGTAGGGCGTACTTGTACAAGTGCATTCTCTTGTGAAAACAAAGGGATTGCTTGGAAAAATAAAACAAAGCACCCGGATAAGCTATAAACCGGGAAGGAGAAAAATATGAAACTCAAACTCAACGAACTTGTAAACGACAAGAGAACCATCGTCACTGCCCTCTGTGAGGGCAGACACGAGATGCCCGAGAATGTGGTTGGCTCGATCTTCCCCATGACGGTCGATCCGACCAACGTCGATGAACTTGATCGCATTGCGGTTGAGTTTGTCAGATCAGTTGACGGCAAGGATATCCACCTTGTCGTCACTGGTCTGTCAGTTGCACTGGTAGCTGTCATCAAGGCAGTGACCGCTTGTGCAAATGACAACTCAAGTGCCACGAGCTTAACACTCTGGCACTTTGATCGTGCCACTGGAGATTACTACCCACAAAAGGTAGTAAAATTTCCAGAGATATGTCCGTTTTGCGGGCATATCATAGCCCCAGGTGAATGGGGCTGTAGCGCATGTGAGTCAACCTAATGCGCTATATACGCAGAGTGGACCGATTAACTTTAAGTTAATCGGTTTAATGCGGCAGCTCGGTCACAAGCCCGAGCAAATTCATAACAACATAGCTGCATTTCTCCTATTCACATGGGAGATACAAGGAGGATACTATGGATACCAACACCAACATCATCATCGCGTACAACGGAAAGCGTGAAATCTTCACGATTGTCGCCAAGAAGCACTACGCGCTTGGCGACACCATCGATGGTAACAAAACCGTCTATGCCATCGTTAACAACGATAAGGCATATATTGCGACAGCGATTCGTGCAGACGGAGACGGCGAATGGTACCGAACCATTTTGTACCACGATGGCAAGTACGATGTGAATGATCCGGAGTACGTCGAGTACCGTAGGCGCGGAGATACATGGTGTCTCCATAACGGAGATACCCAGGATTTCTACGAGAAATACAGGCGAAATCTAGTAAGATACATAGGTGACGGGTTAAACTGTCTTCTTCAATTCGAAGAGACATTTACCCAAACTATTGGATTGAACCTGTACGATAAAGGGTACACGAACAAAGCCATTAGAAATGGCGAAGTCGTGTATTCCGAGTGGATACAGCGTGGACACCACTAATCGCAGAGTGGACCAGCCTATTTATTAGGCTGGTTTAATGCGGCTATTACCGGTCACAAGCCCGGAGTTTCGCAGATTAAAAGGAGGTACGAAATTATGAAAACATATTTCGTAGTCAACAGAAACGACCGCTCTAAAATTGGATATTTCCAGTCCAATCTTCTTCTCACTGATGGAGCAATCCTCAGCGTAAGAGGAGAGGGTATCTACTCTGTGATTGCCTATGCAGATAAGCCAATTAGATTCGGTAATTTTCTTTGCCCGGATTATATCCAGACAAAAGATATGCTTAATTCTCATGAGCAGGAGTGGACATTATTCAGTCCTGTTGAGATCAAGAGCGCCGAATCTCTTATAGCTGTTTATAAGACGGCTATAAACACAAGATTAGTATCTTGTGTCTGCATAGGCTGATTTTACCATCATTTCCCTATTGACTGTATTGTAGATATGTGTTATAATATATCCATAATGCAGAAAAGAAAGGAAGTGTAGGTAAAATGCGCAGCCTGAACATAGGACTTTGTAAATCTCAAGAGACTCCTTATCCTGACTTTATATCTGAATACATATTCGATATAGATTCAGTAAACAAAGAATCTCTTGAGACTTATGGATCCGAACTCAGTACACAAGCATTTATGTTTGTTACAGAGTTAAAAAGCAAAATGCTTGGCGCGTTACGTCTTAACATTTATGTCCCTGAAAAATCAGAAATATTGTTAGTGATGATATTGCGTGCCATCTATTGCACAGCCTATCTTGAAGTAAACATTTATCACTACATAAAACCAGAATATGGTTTTAGTGATAGTGATTCAAATAGATGGGTATCTCAAAACTTTCAACTAGTCCCTGAAATAGACAGGGATACCATGATGGTAAGACCACATTCAATGAATGAGGCTTACTACTCATAACGAATCCGAATAAGATATAATAAAAAGAGTCTTGTATAGTTAATATACAGGCTCTTTTTGTTATATATAATTCCCTTCGGGGCAAAGGAGTAAATCAAATGAGCGCAAAAACCAAAAACATTATAGCAAATATAATCCTCGCAGTAATGTATGGCATAGGATTCTGGGGAGCAATGTTAGCTGGAGGCGCAATTATCTATGGATATTATATCCATAGTCTTGTAGCAATCGCAGCAGTTGTTACAAGTATATTGGTGGCAAACAAAGCCGCCGATTATATAATCGATGGTGATTATATCACCAAGTCGACTAAGCGACTTTAAATAGACATCAGGCTTAGTGCGTTCTCTGGATATATGTATCTATATATTCAGAGAGGTTGTAAAAAATCCCTTGTTATAAAACAAAGGGATTTTTTAGTATATGAGTTTACTTGTATACTATAAAAATATCTTTTAACGTTGCCCACTACTTCAGTGTGGGAGAAAGTGTGATCCAAATGATGAACATTACAATCGTCCCGAGCAACATCTTCAACTTAGGAAAATTCGAAGTCCGAATCAAGGCTTCGTATGACAAGATCACCACGAAGTACCACGGTGACATCAAAGTAGCCAGATACCTTCTGTACACTCCGTACAAGAAGGGCTGGCGTATCTGCCAGGCAACGTGGGACAAAAGAACCTTCACGCTTCCTCGGCTTGATTTCTTCTATCTCAATGAGATGGGAGTATGTGTTCCCGCTGCTGGAAAAGTTGACGATGATACCAAGCGCGTCATTGCCACGCTCTGTGACAGCTATGATAAGCAGGTCACTATGGCGAGAATCAACGGTCATAGGCACCAGACAGTCGAGGAGCTTCTCAATGCTCCGTTTGACAACAACAAGGTTGAGGAAACCGCCGAGACAACCAATGAATCTGCTGAGACCGAGAACAACATCCCTGAATTCCAGGAAGTCGTAGTCCAGTAATGGATCTATTATAGAATCTATAGTATCGGAGTAGTATCTGATACTATAGGGTCTGTAATAACTCACACAGTTCACTTAACTTCTCAGTTTCTCTTCGTTCCTAGTTCCTATGTTTACCTAAAGCCCGGTACTGGATCTATTATAACGCATCCAGAAAATAAAATCAAGTGACTTTTTGTAAACTTTCCGTATTCAGAAAAAATTTCCTTGTACATTATCTTGACAGGTTAATTTCAAAATTAACAACTGTATGGTATAATTTACTTGGAAACAATTAACAAGGAGGCAATAAAATGATCAAGCGTAAGCAAACGATGAATGCCATGATTCCGTACTTAATGAAGAAAACAGACATGGCAATCATAATTCATCGACTCACCGTTGTCGACAATGACAATTATGGGCTTCAGATGAAAGTTGACTTTACAACAATCGAAAATAATAAGCTCATCAGGCTCAATGATGAGCTTATCAAGAAGATGAGCGACAGAGAGCTTGTCTTCAAAGATACGTGGCATAACGCTACGAAGTCCTTCCCCGAAGGCAGAAGAATCCCCTGCTCCGCAATAGTCCAACTGTGTTATGGCGATGCGGGCGAAACCCAAGAGTCATTATTACTTAATGGCATCTGGGGTAGACGCGAAAACAACAACACTTATAGCTTTGCTATCAAGTGTTTGTCTAGCGATAATGAAATCATCAATAACAAATACCTTATCAATGATACTGATCTGGTAGATGTCTTACCTGACGACTTTATTCACTTCTCCTGCCTTGGCAATTCGCCTTCAGGAGAAAGACGCAATATGATTCTCTGTGGATCCGATCTTTACGATTGGGAAGCAATCATAAACAATGCGTCCGATGACTTTCTTAGTATCAACAAAGCTCCGAAGGATTACCTTCACATGGCAAAGGAATCAGCTAAACTGTTCCAGTGTCTTGCTGGTTCAAAATCCTTTGGTATCTGCAAACGGATTGCTATTTATAGCAAGAAGTTTGCAGAGAACAAGTTCGATGGTATGTGCTGGGGTGCATCTGAAGCGCTGGCGAACCATATCAAAGAATCATGTGGTAAGGATATTCATCCCGGCGCCCTTAACGGTATGTTTATCCAGGGCAGAATTGCCCAGGGTAAATATGGATACATAACGCTTCCCTCTCGAATGATCATGAACAAGATCAACTATCTCGCTAAGAGAGATGATACTCCTGTTCAGGAATTCACATGGGAAGAAGTTAAAGATCCTGCCATCAAGTCCAAAATTATCAACAAAGAAATCCCTCTCGTCATCATTGGCGATAAGGATGCTCCTATTGATATATTCATGGACGCAAATACACTTAAGTCAGTATATGATGTGAGCATTGCTCCCGAATACACTGTTTTAAGAGTATTAAAGGGCGACTCAAAAGTTCACTTCTCATCTACTATATTTGCTAAGTGCGCTATGAAGAATAGCGAGCTTACAGAGAAGATGACGAAGAAGCTCTTTGAGTATGACTTCACTGGTACTGCTCAGAGATCACTTAAGTCCGAAGGCAGAGTCTTATCTCTTGACACATTCGATGGAGATATATTCATGCGAGATGTACTTGTAGGCGCGTTCCCTGAATACAGCCGCAAAGATTCAAACGTAGCTCTTGATATAATCAAGAATCTCGTTGAAACAGCAAATAAGAAAATGTCCAACATGGGCATCTCTATGCGCGGATCAGGCAAAGGAATCGTTGTCGGCCCTGAAAACCTCTCCCAAGAATGCTTACTCGGAGAATTCGAGATGTACAACAGGCATCTTATCAAGATGTTTGCTGATCTCGATATACCGGAATCCGAAGCATTCGTAGCAGGATTCAAATATCCCACGATGGATGTTGATGAGTATGAGATTTATAATCTCTTATCGCTCAATACCATCAAGGCAAGACTCTCCAAGACAGTCAAGAATGAAAATCTGCGCAAGAATCTCGAACATGAATACTTCATGTATCAGGATTCAATAGCAGTTATGCCTTGCTCTGAAGTATTCAAGGAAAAGCATGCCGGATCTGATTTCGATACCGATATGATGCAATTCCTTATGCTCATAACGGATCAAGCTCTTGACATAATCAAGGAAAAGCATCCCGAGCTTGTAGGAGAGATGAAGTGTTATAACGACCTTTATCATATCCTCAAGCACGATCCCGTAATCGTTAAGATAGACCAGTAATGGTCTGTCTTAGCCCTTCGGGGCAATAGAAAAAACAAAAACAAAGAATCAAAAGGAGAACACAAAAATGGCAAATCTTGATTGGAATTTCGGTCTCGCAGACCAGGGCAAACTGACCTACAACAAGGTATCTGGAATAACGTTCAGCATCGGTGAAATCTCTAATGATGTAACAAAGTCCCAGCTCATCGCAAATGTTGATGATGAGATGAGAGTTAAACTTATCAAGGCACTCAAGCTCGTCAAAGACAAGGATTATATCAATCCTTATGTTGGTCTGGTCAAGGATGAAGACAATGTCGTTTCTATCTCTTATGAGAGAGAAAAGAGGCTCTATGATGAATTCATGCATTGTGCCCAAACCAAAGCAGATTGGATTAAGTTCTTATCTGACTATTCCAAGGTAGGCAGAATGAGACAAGAGCTCACAATCGACTATGCAAAGAAGTTAACCGACTTGTCTGGCATAACCGAACTTCTCATGCAATCCGTCATCTGTATGGGCATGAAAGGAGCTAAGATCTCATTCGATAAGAAAGAGGGTATATCATATACTCTTCCGTCTATCAAGAATCTGATCGATGCAAATCCCAACAAGATCATTGTTGGAGACCCTCTCTGGAAAACAATCTCAGCATGCATGAGTTATGTCCAGAGAACGACAGACACTTCTATTCTTGATTATATTCAGGAGCAAGAGCCTGTATATGAGATCGAACAAGTTCTCAGGGATATGAAAGAGCGCGACTCAATCTATCTCGAAATCAAGAATATGTTCAAGGATCTCGTTGGGTCAATCAGATCCGAAGACAGTGACGGCAATGACTTTGACGATACAACATCGCAGGCAGACAATACCTTCAATGATGGTATTGCAAGACTTGAAAATATGCTCCGCGCAGCAACCAAAGACATATCTCCTGAAGAGAGGGCAGCAAACATCAAAGCCTGTGCAAGACGTGGCAATGATGAATCCGAGAATACATTCTATCTGCATTTATGCAAACCTGAATATATTCTCTGGCTCGATTCTCTCGGTCTGGCTTCTGTTCCCTTTGTTGGTGAGCGTCTTTATGACGAATCCGCCAACGAGAACAAAGTCAAAGAAGGAGATGTTCTTGAGTTCACTGATGGTGAATGTGATGATGGTACTCATGTATGCTTCATTGAAAAGCCATACAGTGGCAAACTCAAGATCTTCGCAAAAGATGGCAAACTGTATGCTGGCAAAGCAATCAAGGATGCTGTCAAAGTCCCTGACATCAACAATAAGGCAACCGTCAAGGTGATGATGTCTTATTATGCCGGTGAAGATGTCAAAGCCAAATACGAGACAATCACAAATCGTGCCAAGAATAAGACCAAGATAATCAAGAAGGACAACAAGTACTTCATGGTTATCAGGTCTGCCGATGGCGAAAAGCTCAACATTCCTGTCTTTGTCCATAAATCTCTCGAAGATTTTATCGTAGGCAAATACGGAAATATTGTTGGCACAAGATGCAATCTTATTCATGGCAATACCAAAGATGTATATGTCATGTATGTAGATATTGACTTTGATTGATTGTCTTTTTTATATAGCTTATCTGGTATAATCTCTTATATTTATATAATGGACTTTACCGGATAAGTTATATAACTCACACGCTCTCTTGTTATAAAGTTGCTACTTCATTTTTCATTTTTGTGTTCCTTGTAACTTTATAATTTGTTTTTTTCTCCTTTCTTTTAATGCTATACTTATTATGTAAGTGGTTCGCCTCCTTACACTATTTACATGATAAGTATATGCATTATTAGAATGAGAATTAACTCACACACTTTTTTGATTATATATATTCATTTAATTTTATTTTACTTTATATATAATCATAGCTTCTTGTTTGCTAATATGTATATGATAACTCATTTTATTTATTTTATATCTTATCATGTATGTATTAGTGGACAAGCAGTCCACTACAAAAAATATTTTATTTTAAAAGGAGTTCTTATCATGAACAATACCATCATCATCATCGCCAAGGAAGAGGCTGTCTGCCGTTACTCGCTTTCAACCAATGAAGAGGGCAAGACCGTTGCCAAGAAGTGCACTCCCGAAGCAGTCGTTGGCAGCAACGTAAAAGCTGCAAGCCGTATCAATGCCCTCAACGATGTCGTTCATTGCCTTCAGCAGATCGACAAGAAGGACAAGTTAAGCAGCCCAATCAAGATTCTTACTATTGATATGGTGCTCAATCCAATCACCAATGGCACTCCTCTCTTCTGGTTTGCCAATGAAGGGAAGACAAGCTCCGGAGAAGAGCTTAACAAGAAAGAGATTGACCTTTGGACAGAGTTTTACAGCCTGTATGGAAGAAACGTAACAAAGGTTATTTTCGGCTCGGTTTCATCCGCTGTAACATTCGCAAGAAACTCAAAGTATCCTATTACCAAGGATATGAGAACAATCGCAGAATACATCAATTCCGCATGGGATGACGTCAACGCAAAGAGCAAGACTGTTGAGGATATGGAGACAGACGAAATTTAAATCTACATATCATATTCAATAACAAATATATATATAAGCGGCGTTCTCTACGAGAGACAGCAAGGGTTGTCCGTCAAGCAACCTCTACTCTGAAAATCTATTGATCTGACCAGAGAAAGACAAAAGATCATTCATATATGCATAATATAACAGTAAAAAGCATATGTGTATTTCAGCCTGTTCATGGGCTCAACAAATTCCCATGTAAAAGAAATAGATAAATTTGTTGGCGTGCAAGCATTGCGTGTTAATGCTACATAGAAAGCAGGCAACTATCTTAAATAGCCTGAAGTTTATCAAAATCTTGTAATGATAGACTATGTGACTTCAAGTGTCACGATAGTAACAAGATAAGTAATTCCCAAACGATTGTCAGTGTCTAATAAGAATTGCTTTTGGTCGAAAATCCATGAACATTAATGACCTGACCGTATACGTATTTACTAGATTATATGCAATGCATGGCATATAGTCTGTCCTGGCAAGTTATAGGTTAACTTGTCAGGATTTTTCTTATTCAAAAAACAAAAATATAAAACATAAAAATACAAAAGATAAAAGGAGTATATTATCATGGTGGTTCTGAACAAGAATGATATGTCAAGCATTATGGCAGGATATGGTACATGGGGAGACATGACCGTAACGCTTAAGGATGGTACAAAGTTTATTGTGCCCAAAAGATTCACCACTACCGAGAGAAAGAGAAAAATTCTGGCACAGCAAATCAAGGCAAGAAACTTCAAGGGATTCACCGTACTCGCATTAGGAGACGAGCAGTAACACAAATAAGCAAAATAACAAAAGACAAGAAAGAAGGAATATACAATACTTATATTTACGGATGGTGCCTGCATGGGCAATGGTACAGAAAACGCTCGTGCAGGTTGGGCTTATGGGGTTTATGATGACAAGACCCTTACAAAGATTATAGATCAGAAAGGAAGAGTAAAAGGCACCCAGACAAATAACCGTGGCGAATTAACAGCAGTTTACGAAGCACTTAAGTATGTAGCTTCTCTTGACCCTACAGGAGAAGAAATCAAGATATATAGTGACTCAGAAATCACTGTAAAAGGAATTAGAGGAGTATGCAATAGAAATGCCAATAAAGATATTTGGCATCAAGTTGAGCTTTTATGTGATATTATAAACTCAAAACAGCTCAATGTAGATGTCAATTTTATAGAATCACATATGGGTTCAACAGATTCAAAAGACCTTCATAATTTGAATAACGAGGTCGATAAGCTTGCCAAGATAGCAAGCAGAGCACTACTATAAAAACAAAAAAACAAAAACATATACACACACAAAGGAGAATACTAAAATGGAATTCACTATCAACGGAGTCACTTATAACAAAGAAAGCTTCTGCGAGGCTTTCAACGTCAACATCGCAGATTTCGACGAGGTTTACGCAGCGGCTAAGGCAAGAGGAATCGTTAAGGAAACTCTTAAGCAAAAGAGTCCTTTCGATAAGTTTATGGATGAGTTAAATCTCCATAACGCAGCAAACGATGTCAAGAACGAAGAGGTCTGGGAAGAACAGAAGCGGCGCGAAGACAAAACCGAAAACAAATGCAAATATGAGAAGGTTACATTTGAATTCAGGAACGCATACGAAGCCAAGGCTTTCGTAGACATGGTTACAGGAGAGGGTCTTTCTACAGAAAATATCGATTATACTCCTGACAACAAGATTATCCTCAAAGAGATCACTCAGGCTGAGTATAACAAGTTCGCTGCATGGTATCAGACCCGTAAGTTTACCAATGAAGCAGTAAGAGGTATTGGTAAGACCACTACCACTGCTGCTAACGTAGGCAAGTATGCAGCAGAACAGATCGCGGCTCCTATCGCAAAGTCCGGCATCAAAGCACTCGGTATGCTTGCCAAGACTATTACAAAGACCGCAGTCAAAACCGGCTCTTCTCTTCTTTCAACTATAGTTGAAACTGCATCTGATACCTGCTCTGACATCAAGTCTGATCCTGAAGTCATTAAGGCTATGGATAATGCCAACAAGGCTAAGAATAGCATAGTAAATGGCACAGGAAATACAATTCTTACGAAAGGAATAAGCATCGGCTGATATTATATATGGACAGCGCATCTAATTTCCCCGGAGGATACTATCCTCTTGCAAAAACAGTACACATGTTTACTGATGGTGCCTGCTCAGGTAATCCTGGGGCAGGCGCCTATGCCTGTATCTTACAATACAAAGAACATGAAAAGATAATCTCTGATTATTCTCCCAAAACCACAAATAATATCATGGAGCTTACAGCAGTAATCAAGGGGTTTGAATCCATCAAGTACCCCTGTGATGTTGAAATAACTTCTGATAGTAAGTATGTGGTTCAGGGCGCAACCGAATGGCTCCCTAACTGGAAATCCAATAACTGGAAGACAGCAAACAAGAAGCCAGTAGCTAATCAGGAGTTGTGGCAGAGACTCGATGAACTTATACAAGAACATAAATCAGTTAAGTTCCATTGGATCAAGGGGCACAATCAACACTTTTATAACTGCAAGTGTGATAAGATAGCCACCGATCTTATTAAGCTGCATCAGAATATCCCAATAGACAATAGCATAGAAGAGGATCCACAGTATACGATTGATACAATAGCAATGTGAGTCTAATATAAGGATAAGGATAAGAATAAAAATAACCTGTTTTGATATAGAGGTATAAATCTATATTGGGACAGGTTATTTTTTTATTTTTAGGGTTATTCTGTTATAGGTTGTCTGCGCAGATATACTCACACAACTTTTTATATTTTATTTTATTTTATTTTTTTATATTTTTATTTTTATATTTTTATTTAAAGTTTTTATGGAATCAATTTGCTAATATCAAGTTATTTTTATTTTTAAGTGTACACAAGCAAATAGATTCAAAGCAAATATAAATAGCCCAAATCATTTTATTTTATTTACAAGGGCTCTTTTATAATGGCGGCGCACTACTCTATACCCTCTCAGCTTATATTATATTTCCTAGGGATATTATATATTATATATACTGTATAAGGGGGCGTGCCTGTGCGAGCGCCATTCTATATATATGCCCGAGCGCAGCGAGGGCTTATATTTAAGTCGTATGCTCTTATTATAATCGTATGTATTTCAAGCGGCCGTATGCCCAAACTAATTATAAGCTATAATATATATAATTATAATATAAATTTGGACGCATGAATACAATAGGATCCAAATACTATTATGATAAGAGCATAGACATATACTCAGGACTGTATATAATATATAAGAGTATATATATAAGAGATATACTATGATATAAGTATACGGGTCATAGAATAACTCAGTCCTGTAAAACATAGATTTTGAGAAGGCAGTCGGGCTCGATTTATTTTTTATTTTATTATTTTTTATTTTATTTTAAGTTTTATTTTTTGATTTGTTTTTATAATATATGTTTTGAAGATTGCAGTTAAAATGATTCGCGTTCAATTTTTAGATGACTGTAATAGCAAAATGAGTCCTTCTCTGCCCTCTCATTATCCAAGAGCCAATTATACATCAATATACATTGATTATGCAAAAAACCCTATTCTACCCCTATGTAAAAGGAGAATAAATCGTGTATAATTATACGCAATATACATTTTTGCATAGTATATTTGGCATTGAAAAAATATTTATCCCTTTGTGTGTAAAGATAATTCTTAATAGTAAACCCTTTCCTATAGGAAAGGGTTTACTATTAAGGAGTGGTTTTAGCAATATAATTTTATTTTAAGTTATATAAATGGGCGCATAGAATGCCCTTAATGACTTCTCTCTATAAGAGAGAGTATATATATAAAACTATGATCTATATAGTCTAAGAAAATATATATAATATAAGTTAAGTAAGCCCCCTGTATCTAAGAGATATAATTTAAAATAAAATAAGCCAAGTTATTTTTATGAGTCATGATTTAAATATAATTTATATTTTATTTTTTATGATCAAGGATATATAAAACAATAGAGTCATAAACATAAATTATAATAAAATAAGTGGTCAGAGCCATAAAATAACTTTTTATGTAGTATTTTGCAAGAAAACGAAAGTGGGCTTGCAAAAATACTATAGTCTATATATACTGATTTTGAATAAAAGCAGGTTTTTATGCAAGATGATATATTATAATCTTGCAGAATATATATTTACCAACGTATATAATTTTATAAATTATAGTCCATGAGATATAAGTCTTTATAAGACTATATATACTGGTAAACAAAAAGCGTTTTGCTAAGAGAATATTTATATTCGTTTTAAGGCCATTTTTAAGCCAATTCAGAGGGGTTAAGAAACTTTTTAAGGAATTTATATTAAAAAGGATTTTGGACGCAAATAAACGCTTAATTTTAAGTTTTCGAATATATTAGCTATATGTATGGCGCTTGATAAGAGAAGACAAGACATATAGCTAAGAGAAATTTAATTAGACTCAAGTGGGCGCTCGGGACACTTGAAGATAAGAAAATATTTTAACTATTTTGATGGACCATGTTAAAATAACTTAAAAGTTATAGTAAATCCCTTTTCTTTAGAAAAGGGATTTACTATAAAAGGTCCTTATATGCGCGCGTATGCATATAAAATTTTTAAAAAGTACCTGGTTCTAAATATATTTTTATTATATTTTCGATATATATTTTTATTAAACATAGATGGTTCAAGAATATATTTATATTGTATATCGAGCTACATATATCTGATTAAACAGAAATGGTTCAAAATATATTTTTATTATATACTTAACGCTATAAGATCACTTAGAAACAAGTAGCCTAAGAATATATTTATATTATATTTTAGATATACGATTCTATTAGCTATATACAGCTCAAGAATATATTTTATTATATATATACCCTCTCTTAGAATATATAAAGCCTATTATAGCTTTGGTATAATAAAGCCGCCAAAATATAAGTAGGTATATATATCTCTTAGACATAAGAGTTTTTATAGTCTTGTTACTATGAAAACACTTATATATAAGTGGCAGTGTGCATATCTCTTAGATATAAGTCGGAGCATATTCTTTACTTCCCTCTCTCTTCTCTCTTATTGGCTTGTCTCTCATTCTTTCTCTCTCTATATATGTATGTATATTCTTAAGAAATAGGATTTTTTATGATTTGGAAATATAGATGAAAGTAAAAGGGATTATTTATCCTGCGCCTCGATTTTAACTTAAAATATAATAAAATAAGATTTATAAAGGATTAAAGCATCATGATAGACTTAATCGAACAATATAATAATTATATAAAAAGCCATATAATAGAAAACAGTGATAATATAAGAATATGCAAAGATATGTTATGTGCAATTAAAGGTGCAGCTAACAGATATTCAAATATAATAGATGCAAATTCAAATAACACAAGATTTATATATCACGACCATCATATAGTCAATGGATATTATTATGTAAGTGATGCCTTATATATAGAAAATAAGAATATAAAAAATAATGATCGTAGTTTATATTATATGGATCATACAAAAGTTGTATATGGAAATGTAACGCGCGGACTTTTAGATAAATTTAATTCTATATACATTAAAGATAAGAATTATATAGCCATTGATAAACACAGAAACAAAAGAATATATTATCCAGAAATATTTTGGTCTCCTGCGTCGGAAATGAATGATTATATAGATATAATATATTATCGGTTAAAAATAAAAGTTCAGCCTATAGATTCGGATGAAATAAAAATAAGATGAAGTAAAGCAAAAAAGCAAATATGATAGATTTAATCAAACAATATAATGATTATATAAGAAATAATATAATAGAAGGCGATGGAGATATAAGAATATGCAAAGAGATATTACGGGCGATCAAAAGATCAGCAAATATATACGCTGATATAATAAATAAAAGACAATACTCCTCAAGATATGTAGCTAATCCAGATGTAATCAACGAATATTATCATGCATGTGGTGGCTTATTTATTAAAAGCGAAAATAATAAAAATAATGATTATGGCCAATATATAGATCCATCAAAAATCATATATGGAAATATGACGTGCCAACTTCTGGATAAATTTAATATTATATATATTAAAAACAAAAGTTATATAGCGTTTGATGGCGCCCGAAATAGAAGAATATATTATCCAACATTACTTGGTTATTCAACGCCAGGAAAAGAGATAACAGAAAGTACTTATATAGATTCTATAACTTATCAGATAAAAATGAAAATTCAGCCTATAGATTAGATATAATAGACATGATAGACTTAGTAAAACAATATATAGATCAGATTGAATCAGCTTGTGTAATAAAAGCTATTTTTAAAGCTGTTAAGATATATGAAAAGAAGTATCCTGTTGTATTCAATATATGTAATTATTCTTGTAAGTATTGGAACAATATAATGATAGAAAGTATAGAGATAAAATCTGGGCGCACTTATGGTATCACTATTCTAAGAAATGATTTTAATAATAAAAGAATGATTCCTTATTATTTGAATGAGATAGGTCAACTTGTATGCGCCGCATTAAATATGCAAATATATAAGATAGATAGATTAGATAGAAATAAGCTATGATAAACTTAATAAAAGAATATATCACTCAAACTAAAAGTTATAATGAAGAATTTAGCGGCGAATATCCGTTAATATTTTCTTTACAGAATGATTGTCGTATACTGAAAGAGTTGTATAAGGATATGCGAATATACGCCGAAAAATATAAAGTTCACTTTAATTTAGAGAATTATCCACTTGGTATTATGATCACGACTTCTGATAAAGATTATAACTATAGCTATAGCTCTATGGTTGCTAAACAAGATTGTGAGTCAAATAAGAAAATGTATTATTATTTGAATATGTTAAATAGAGATGTAAATGCTGTACTTAAAAGAAAAAATATATATAGAACCTGGATATAATATAGACTCAAGCTATGATAGATTTAATAAAAGAATATTTAAGTAAAGACAGATCAGAGCCGGAAACACAAGAATATACAATAATTGGCGATTCTGCGAATGCAATAAGCATAATACAATCAGCAGCAAAAGAATATATGAAGCTTTATAGTCAAATAAGTATTTGTATATTTAAAAATGAAACTAATGATACATATACTGTATGGACAACAAATCGTAATAGCAAAGATCTTGATGACGCTTGGTATTTTAGTATTGACCCGAATTCTTTATCTGAATACTATATAAATCTTGGTTTAGATCAGTTAAGAGAAGGTATAAGTAAAGTATTAGGCGGGCAAAAAATCAAATCTATAAAATATAAAAACGAAAACTATGATTGATTTAATAAAAGAATACTCAAACTATTATATATCAATACAAGAAACACAAAAATACGAAATCCTAGATAATATCAAAGACGATTGCTGTGTTATAGACATCATAGAAATAGCTATGAAAAAGTATATAGAAAAATATAGTGGAGATTGGTTCTGCATCGGAAAGTATTCACATTATTTCGATTACCCATACGATGTATATACTATATATATTATAAATAAGCATCGACAGTATAAGAATTATAAAAGAAAAAAAGGAAAATATGAATACAGATTTGAAATCAATTATCCTTATTCTAAGCTTAAAACTGATATGAATTACTATTTTGATAAGTTAAAAGACAATGTAAGTAAAGCTATTGGACACGAAGCCTTAGGCTATAAAGTACGATAATGATTGACCTGATAGAAAAAGTAGCGCAGCAATACGAAAAAGATAAAGAGCAAATAGAATTAGCTAAATGGGTTATAGATTACGTAGATAAAAATATAACAGATATAATAACCGACAAAGAAGATCCCTTACTAGATGTCGATAATGATGAAACATGGATGCTGGACATTGATTTTCCATATATAATATACGGTCATGGCAATGCAACAATTTTTAGGTATTGGCTTACAATTTTTTCAAGAAGATACCATAGGCATTTTAAAACATTCGACAATATAACATATGAATTCACAATAGGTAAATTTCTTGATTTCAAAATGGATAAGTGGAGAATGAAAATGCACGGCATATATGCTTTATGCGTTACAAGAAAAAGAATAAAACATCATGATTGACTTAATAAAAAAATATTTGAATAGCAAACATATAGATCGAAATAAGCTGCGCTCTGATCTACTTGCAATCTTTGATCATGAAGCAAAAATATTTGATAGACCAGCATTTGGAGGACAACAAATATATGGACGTATTCATGTAGATAGCGACCATAGTTTTCCATTGCCTATAGAATTTGATTATTATATAAAAGGTCGTTATACAAAAGATGATTTGCTTGATTTTGAAAAGAAATATATTACAAATCATAGTTATATATTCAAATACAAAAATTCAAAAAAGAAAAGAATAAGAGTGTATGAGCCAAATATAATATGGAATGAATTAGAAATAAGCAATAATGGATATATAAATGTTATAGAATATGTTATCGATATACCATATTAAGTAAGATAAAAATAAGAGATAATGATTGACTTGATTAAAGAATATATCCATTGTGAATATATAGATCCAAAAGAAGCAGCAGAGTATATTTTTGAATGCGCCGAAAAATTCGTAAATGAAAAATTGCAGAACGAAACCATAGACTTGAATTATTTTAGTGGAACTCAAGTATGGAATATGCCACCAACAATACTGTTTAAGAGCAAAATTCCCTATTCAGAAGAATGGATAAAAAATTTTGGTCGCGCACTTTATAATATCAAAAAGGACAAACTTATTATCAGAACAATTAACGGCATTAAATGGAAAATTCAAGTTGCACAAGGCTATGATTGTAGACTCCTTGGTAATCCTTACAAATGGATTAGTGGAATGAGTAATCTGTGTGTCGTAGTTAATAGATATATAGAAGAAAAACAATAGTATAAAATGGATAATATTGACTTAATGGATGATATTGAATTATTGTATGATTATTATAATCATTTTGCCCCAGCTCCAAAACCTGAACATATAAGCTATAATATTTGTTATGAAGGATATGGAAGTGAAGAAAATTGGCACGCCGAAACTTGCCCATATACTTTTATTAGCAATATTAGTACTTACGAAGAAGCTCTAAAGGAATTAAGAAGCATTAAGAATAAGGGCGATAAAAGCTTTTACGAACAGACAAAAATGGATACAAACGAAATAAAAGTTTATATAAAAGCAATTATTCATAGCTGTGGCAATGTTTATGAAAAGCAATATCAATTTGTATGGTTCAAGAAATCAAAATACTAAAAAGAGGTACAACAATATGACACAAAAAAGATCAGATATTATGTATGTGGTATCGGCTATGACGAAAACGACTGTATAACAGACGACGAGTGGAGTTTTGACGACTTCGACACTTACGAAGAAGCTTTGAAGCTATATAAAGAGCTCGAAGCAGTAACCGATACTGCGTCTTTCTTTGAAGGCAAACACTTAGATACATATCAGATGCTGATCCAGCTCGAAGAGTGTGAAGAATCAGATCTGTATGGTGCAGAATGTATTGATGTAAAGAAAGAGTTGTGGATCGAAAATCCGCGCTTTTTAAGATAAATGCATGATAAATTTAATTGAAACATATAAGAATAATATAAATGCACTTGAATCCAATCCTTTAAGTAAAGTATTAAGGTTTATGTTAGAATGCACCGATGATTATCATGCCATATATTGTGAAGATGGCTTTCTCGGAAAAGCTGCCACAGAATTTCATGTAAAAGTATATTTGTTGGTTTACGAATATGCAAATAAAGAAGATATGTGGTTCTGTTTTAGTATATGGAAAGATAACACAATACGAGAAAAAGTAAAAGTAGATGAATGGCTTGATTTTTATAACAATAAAATATTAGGGCGAAGTTTCTTTTATAAAAATCATTTATATGTTTTTAAAGATGTAAGATATACAACTTACGAAAAGAACAATGAATATATAAACTGCTTATCATATGATATAATAAAATATAATCTATCTTTAAAAGAGAAAAATTATGAATAAGAGAGAATCAAAAAGAAACAGTATAAGGCAATTCTCGGCACAATCATCTTTTCTGAGACTATGAATCCTAAACGCTATGGACATAAGTATACACTATTCTATTATGACTTTGATCCGCAGAATGAATGGCAAGCTTATGATTATTCAGTGTTATGGTATATATATAATAATGCTTCAGTAAAAGATGAAATAAGAAAGCTACATTATAATTTCAAGAAAAATAAATTAGAATATCCTATTTATAAATACAGATATTCTAGAAAGATATATGTAAGGAAAGATAATGAGATATACTGCGAATAAAAATAGGTGGGTAGCCTTTGTCGCTGCCATTTTCATGTTATTTGTACTCTGCTGTTCTTGTTCAACAGATCAGGAGAATAATATAACTTCAGGAATCGTTATAGATAAATACGATTATAGACCACATTATACTTCAATAGTTAATAAGATCCCGATTACGTATTATTATTCAAAACGCTATAGAATCAAGATACAGAATACAGTTGAAGATCAGACTATTGAACAATGGATAGAATTAGACAAAGAGACTTATGATGCATATGAAATAGGCGATTGGTATCCACGAGAAAATTATGCTATTTTAGAAACAGAAGCAACAGAATGAAATTAAGAAAATTCATAAAAATATTTAATGACACTCTTGTGGTAAAATATACAACCAAAGAAGTACCAGATAATGATCGTATAGTACTCTGTGTGTATGAGAGATTCCGTTACTGCAATAACTGTAAAGACAAAATACAGTGCTATCAGCTTTGTAGATATATAAATGGAAAATGGTATTTTACAGAAGGAAATCATTTTAATTTTAGGATAATCAAATGGTATGATTTACCAAAACTAAACGACGAGGAATAAATATGTCCAATAGTATAGAAGTGCCGCTTACACTCAAGAATCCGGTAATATTAAAGTCGAATATGTGGTTCGACGCGCAGCTTTGCCCTCCCATTATAGACATTCCAGTATTACATGGAAAGCGATCAGAGCGTATCCTCTGTTGTGTTGAACAGAAAGATGGGCGAAGAATGGTCAAAGAAGGCTATGCCTTTATATATTCAGAAGATACCAATCATATAACATGGAAAATTCCAGGGACTATATATAGAGTAACTCATTGGACATATATGCCAGAGTTACCGAATAAATAAAAAAGGAGCACAAATCATGGACGCAAAAGAATTCCTTAAAGTGTACAATAGGATGTGCACAACTCTTAAAACACAACACAAGTGTAATAAAGAAGATTGTCCTATTGGTAGAATATACACATGGGATCCTAATAAAATAAGACCTTCTTGCTACGATATTGTATGTAAATGTTATTCTGAAGCAGTTGACATTGTTGAAGAATGGTCAAAAGAAAATCCAGCTAAGACAAGACAGTTAGAGCTTTTAAAAATATTTCCAAAAGCAGAAACAGATGAAGAAGGCGTTGTAATGTTATGCCCTGCAAAAATAGATTCAAGTTTTAAATGTAGAATAAATAATGCTACATGCAGTCAATGCTGTAAAGATTATTGGTCAGAAGAGATCGAATAATAATGAGGTATTTTTATAATGCACGATTATATCAATGAACCAACCGATTATATCTGTCCATTTCTTAAAGCGTATAATATCGGGGACAGATATACCGAATGGCAGAATGTTAAGTATAAGCTACCTGTAGCAAATCAGTATGTTCTTATTTATGTAAAAGAAAAAAATGATTATACTATGGTTACATGGACCTATGGTACAATCACTTATCAACCAGAGGGTATTTGGTTTAGTGAAGATAAGTGGTATTATAATCAATATAGAATAGAATATTGGATGCCAATTCCTAAAATACCAGAATAAAAACAATAATGGATTATAAGAAAAATTTAGAGCTAATCAAAGAAATAGAAACAGCTACACAATCTGTTACTAAACATGTTACTGTACCTAAGCTGGTAAAATGTAAGGAATGTTATTATAGCGAGCCGCTTCCCTTCCGTAAAGAGCATATACAGCTATATTGCCGGACATATGATATATGCAAGAATAAAGAAGGATTCTGTGACTTAGGAATACATAAATGAATTAGAAGAGGTTGATCTGAATGGCTAAAGAGCATTTTGTCAAATTCGAAGAAAAAGTATGGCATGAATGCGGTAAAGAAAAATATTATGACTATGCACACAAATGGATAAATGCCAGTCACGTTCAATATGTATCAAGTAATAGTAATGAAGGCGTTAAGATATATCTTATGGGACGCAATACGCCGATAGAAGTATTTGGGTACGCTGAAGATATTATTAAAGAATTGGAGGACGCACTATGAAAGGATTTATTGAAGTTTATCTAAAAAATGATAATACGCTTTTAATAAATGTTGACGCCATTGAATCTATCATGGCTTTAGGCAATTATGATACAGTAATTTATATGAAAACTATTCTAAGTAAACATGATAGCAGAAATAATGAGCAAGAACTATATCAGCTTAATTATGAAGTATGCCATTCTTATGAAGAAGTTAAGACAATGATCAAAGAGGCAATATAATGAATAATGACTATATGACATACGCTAAAGAAATCGTATGTGACTACGCTAATGAACATATAGATAAGACTGATAGTATAAGGATAACTACTGATAGTGTTTATATCGTATGGTTCTGTAAAACACTTCAGAATTGGAAAGCATTACTTAGTACTACATTACCAGATGGTATGTATTACGAAGTTACATACAACGGAGATAAAAATGAAACATATCTCGATGCTTATAAAAAGTTCGAAAATAGATGTATAAAAGATAATAACGATAAGCAATAGAGTATAGAATAAAAAATGGGGCTCGAAATTCACGCAACAGGTATAGATAGAACCTTTAGGTGTTCATATATCGGATTAGTATAACACAATTACTAGAAGATATTTAATTAGTATATACATATCCAAAGCCAATTGTTCAAAGTACAATTGCATATGCGCTTAAGGCGTATTTGATATTCTTGATTGAGAAATATAAAATCATAGATAAGAAAGATAATAATATATATACTATAAAGGAAAAATAAAGCAATGTTTAAATGGATAAGCACAAAAGATAGATTACCAAAAGACGGGCAAAAAGTACTGTTTTATGGTGATTTTGATTTTATGGTCGGCTGGTATTATCCTGACGATAAATACTGGATGCCAATAGCTTCTGATTCAATTTTATATCAGCAGGAAGTAACTTATTGGACAGAATTACCTGAGCCACCAGAGGGAGACAATAATGTCTGAATGGATAAGCGTTAAAAACAGATTGCCAGAAATCGAAACCGAGGTTTTGATACGAACGCAATGGAAAAGCTGCGGTGATCCGCGTTCAATAATTACTACAGCATACTATGAAGATGGAACAGTACTCGAAGATGATAGCCGTTATAACTGGGCTGAAATCTGGGAGTGGGGAATATACGACGAGGAAAAAGATGGATACAGAATCCCAAAAGGATGGTGGGAAAGCAACCACTACATCCACGAAGACCATTATAACAATGTCGACGATGAAGTGACGCACTGGATGCCATTACCCGAACCGCCAGAAGAAGAAAACAATGGATGCAGTTGATTTTATAAAATATAAAGACAGAATGTGTAGTCACTGTTACTCACCAGAATACAGTATACAACATAAGCATTGTCCTATAGACGAACTTAAGGGATCAGAGAGTTGTGCCGATTATATCAGAAAGCATCCAACAAAAGTAGTTGCATTGGTTGAAGAGTGGGCAAAAAATAATCCAATAAAAACCAGAAGATCAGAGTTTTTAAAAATATATCCTAATGTTGAAATGTCGCTTGATGATCCAGATAATAAGACATTGAGAATTCCTCCATGTTATTTAGATACAAACTATCGAGCTGAAGAAGATGATGGTACTTGTAAAAGAGGTAACACTTTTAACGGATGCATAAATTGCTCTAAAGCTTACTAGAATGAAGAAATCAAATAAGATATGAATAAATATTTAGAAATAGAAGATTTATTAAATAAATTTCACGTTAGATTAGTATGTCAAAAATGCCATGATGTTTTTGATGTATATGATTCAAGCATCCATCATTCAAGAAAATCAAAAGATAGAACAATTTCGTATTATATTAAATGCCCAAGTTGTCAGAATAAAGTATTAGTGCATTATGATTAACATTGTAGAAAAATATAGGTTTTACAGGACTATAGTGCATGATATTATATCTGCCGCATATATGAAAACATATGCTGGTGAAGTTGCAATAACATATGAGTTTATAGATTCTTATATGAATAGATGCAATATAAACTTAAATAAGCCTATTGCCAGATTCAAAGGAAGATACAATAGAATTGATCATCCTTTCACAAGAAAAGATATTAAAAAATATCTGCCAAATGAAATAGTTTTGGGTTTTGTTTTTAATGAATTCACAGATAGTCAAGAATATAAAATCATAACTTCTATAGATGATACCGAAGAAGTAGAAGACAAAGATATATGTTTCCATGTAGTAGTGCAAAGAAATAATCCAATAAAAAATGATACAAAATATAACCCCTGAAATAGTTTATTGCTATGAGTGTAAGTATGGTGCTGAACCAGAAATTGTACATAAAGAATATCCAATACATTGTTTTATGTATGATGTCAATAGGTCTGAAAATGATTTTTGCAGCAGAGGAAGAACTAAACGAGATAAAAATACAGTTCGAAAATCACCATATTATGTACTTGATATAGCTAAGTACATTGTTACCAAATGTATAGAAGATCAGAAGTCCATTACAAATTTGCAATTAAATGAAATAATGTATATCATTCAAAGAGACTATCTTCAGAAAAAAGGGGTTACTCTTTTTGATGATTTATTTGAAGCATGGCGATGCGGACCAATATTGGTAGAAGTTTACTATTTCTTCTGTGGAGCCGGTGCAGCACCGCTTACAGATACCTATAAAAGCGAAAATATCATAATCGTCCCAGAAGATAAGAAACGTATAAATAAAATTATAGCCAATACAAGAAAATTAGATCCGTGGGATATGATGGTATTAATAAATAATAAAGATAGTGCGTGGAAAAGAACATATGACACATTTGGAAACAAATCTCTAATCTCAAATGAGATGATAAAAATATATGGATAGGATAATATGACACAATATCAATATTTAGTTATTTTCTTTATATGCCTTGTCGATATAGGAATAAGTATATATACATACATAAAAACTAAAGACAAATTATCTTTTTGGTTCATTTGGTTATCACTTGTTTTAGCCATATTAAATATGTGCTGCTATATACTATTATGATAAATCTAATAGAAAAATATCTGAGTCTTTATAATAGCAAGCCGATCAAAGAAAAAAGAGATACATACTACAGTATATTAAAAGATATATATAAACGTCTTGCATGTGGAATTGGTCAGTATACTCCAAAAGAAGATAAGGTAGATACAACGTGGTATAATTATGTTTTCCATTTTAACAAAGAAGAACAAGAAATAATAAATAGCCTTAAAGATCTGGATAAGCAAATAGAGTACATAAATAATTATATTGATGATTTGTGCGATCTGTTCCCTACTACTTTATGTATATACGCAAAAGAATTGAGTCACAGCTATAAATTAAACTTTGTATGTTTTGGCATAACACATAAGATAAGAGAAACAGACATATTGAAGAATCAATATAATTTGCTCATGTATTTTGAGTCAATACAGCATGAACCAATCTTTTCTAAGTGGGAAAACAATTTCTGAAGACAATATTTTAATAGAACAATAATAGTTACTATTTTATTTTTCGTGTTAATTATATTGTCTTCAGATTTTTGTGATGTGTTTTTATAAATAGAAATAAGATTTTATAAAAAATATATTGTTTGAAAATAGCAAGTAATCAGCATTTTATGCTAAAACGAAAATGTATAAATATAAATCATTTTTAATAAAAGAGTTTTATACAGCTTCGTTTTAGCATAATGTTATAGTTTTTAAAGGAGATGTGTGTTTTGATTTATGTAACAGGCGATTTTCATGGTGGTCATGATAGTAAAAAACTGACAACAACCAAATTTCCAGAGCAAAAGAATCTGACTAAGCAGGATTATGTAATTATATGTGGAGACTTCGGTTGTATCTGGGACGGATCTAACAGCGATAAGTATTGGCTTAATTGGCTCAATGATAAAAATTTCACTACTTTGTTTGTAGATGGAAATCATGAGAATTTTAATCTTCTTTATAATACTGATAAATATCCTATTGTAAGAAAGTTTGGCAGCGAGGTCAGACAGGTTGCGCCGAGCGTGTTTCATCTCATGAGAGGTGAGATCTATACAATAGATAACAAGAGGTTCTTTACGTTTGGTGGCGCAGAATCTATAGACAAGATGTTTCGCAAAGAAAATAAGAGCTGGTGGTCTCAGGAACTTCCGAGCAATGAAGAAATCGATAATGCTATAGACAATTTGGCCAACTGTAATCACCCTATAGATTATGTGATTACTCATTGTGCACCAGATTTTATTGTAAGTGATCTGGGCTATGACCGGCACGATTACATCACCAGATTTTTCGACAATCTTTGTGACGTCTACAAATTGAAATTCAAACATTGGTACTTCGGACACTATCATATAGATAAAGAGATTCGGCATATAGATCCAGACATAGATAAAAAATTTACAGCAGTCTATAATAAAATAATTGCACTTCCCTCTTGACTTTTAAAACATTGTGGTGTATAATAATATAAAAAAACAAGAAAGAGGCAAACTATGAAAGAAAAAGGAATCAGTTTGGTAATCTTCAAGCTAAACGATGACACAGAAAAACATTTCGGAATACTTATGTCCGATAACAGTATTTTATGTCTATGCTGCGGTGAAATTTTTGAAAAAGGCAATTATGAGCTCATCAAAAATTACAACGGATTCGATTATGTCGATGATACATTGAAAGAGTTTTTTGACAGATCCATTTTCGATGAATCTATCGAAGATTAATTTATCAATCGAGGTAAGTATAAATACATGCTTCAGAGACCAGAAAGATTTAGTGTTATAACAACAAGAAAATGGCAGTTACAGCTTATGCACGAACTAATGCGAGAAGCAAACGACGAAAATCTGTATGATTACTGGATACGTTATGCTGTGCCTGATGAACCATCGGATTCAGATTTCGACTCAATCGCGCAAGATGAAGATGCTTTCAACGAATGTTTCAAACTTTTTCAAAAGTTAATAGCTGACACAGATTATCCGACATAAGAATATTGGTAATAATATAGATGAGAAAAAGAAATTCTCATCTATATTATTTGTTTTAGGAGATTTTTGTTATGAGATACCAGAAAGCTAAAAAAGGTAATTATTATTTTAAACGTTTCTATAAAGAAAAAGCTAAGTGGCTATGCTCTATTGGTGATTATAATCCTGCTAAAGGTTATATCAAAGATAGAATACATACAGATGGTATTGATATTTATCTTCCAGAAGATAAGCAATATGTAAAGTATCCTAAAAATTCCAATGCACAGAAATGGTTAAAAAGATATAGTAATCGTAGATTTAGAAGAAACATTGTAGACGAGCTACCGATTAAAAGTAATTATAATAGAAAATATACAGAATACTGGTGGACGTTATGGTAAAACAGGAAGAGTTTATTATGCCATATCAAATAAAAGATATATCTGATTATATATTGTGGTATTGTAATCAGAAACAATATTGCATTAATATCTTCAAGTTTCAGCAGACACTATACTTTCTTCAGGCAAAATTTTTAGTAGCACATAAAAATCCATTGTTCGAAGAAAAAATAGAAGCAGTAGATTGGGGCATAAAAATAGATCCAATATATCATACGAACTAATAGTTAAAAATATAAAGGAGTAAATAAAAAATGCCAACAGCAGCACTTAATATTATAGATTTTAAGAAAGCTACTATTATAGATTCAAAGAACAAGAAGCATACTGGTGCATTTAGCACCAAGAGATATTCTAGTGATAAGATCCCTGATGGATTTATCAAGTACGAATTATCTAAGGACGTTTGCGATATTGAGTCGCCTAAGCTCAATAGATTTGCCTTCGAAGACTTCATAGGATCATTTTTTACTAAAGAAAATCTCATTAAAGATAACAATGCTAATAGCATTTCAATTAAGGAGATTGTATTGTGACCAGAGAAAAGTTCTTAGATAATATAAGCACATATTATGAAGAATATAGAGCTAATTGGTCACGAAAATCTCCAGAAACTATTATCTGTCATGCATATGATATTGCAAAGTATCAGATGATAACAGAATATCTTCAGTATCTTCTTTCTTTTGATAGTACTGATAGGATGGATGATCTCGATAGAGATGCTTACATGATTTTAAATGACAATATCATTTTAAAGCTTGATGATAATTGCCACTTTGATTTAACAAGAAAAATATATGATTTCGAATTGAATTATGATGATCCGATGTGGACAACATATGAAAATATTTCACAAATCATTATAGATTATAAAAACGAATTAAGCATTGACAATACACCATACGATGCAACAGAAGAAGAATATCTCTATTGTTAATCCAAAATCAGAAAATAACAGGCACCGATCTATTATTATATATATTTGAATTTTAAGATGAAATCCGAAAATGTTTTACTAAAGATAAAAAGCTATATGCTTCGTATATTTAATATGGATCCGCGCTCACGTAATGCGCAACTTGAATTGATAATAATTTATTTTCATAGATTGTGTGCCTGATTATATATAGCTCGCAGCAATGCGAGCCTTTTTCTTTTATCTGAGCGCATGAACTCAGATAAGAGACCAGCGGGAGTGCAAGGCAGCTACTGTGTTTTACGAGAGTGATCATTAACGATTACACGGTAAGGTAAAGCTCAGAGCCGGGGCTTTACTCATCCCGCTCCATTTGCTGAAATGGCGAAACTGGCAGACGCGTCAGGTTTAGGCCCTGATGATCTTTAATACAGATCTTACGAGTTCAAATCTCGTTTTCAGCACCAAAAATATTAAAGGATATAATAAAAAATGCAGATAATTACAAAAGAAAAATACGATAAAGCAAAACAGTGTCTAATAGACAATGGCATTGAATTAGACGAAGTAAATATAGTCTTACAAGCATTATGTTATATTTTATGTGATGAAGAAACGGAGCAATATTTTGACTAGACAAGATCAAAAAGAAGTTAGAACCATATTTAAAGATATATTAGATCTTAAAAATAATTGGAATCAATATAATGCAGATTCATTTGACCCAAAGTTCGTACACGAAATCCAAAAAAATGTTTTACGTTTGCAGTATAGACCAGATTGCATAGTACCAACAGCTAATGATTCAATTCAAATAGAATATAGCTGTGAAGAATGTAATAATCAAGAGATATACTTAGAAATAGAATTCTTTACAAATCATCATATAAAAATGTTCTATACAATTATAGATAAGGAGAATAATTCACAGCATATTCTTGTTAAGAAAGAAATAGAATCAATTCAAAGAGATGATTATGAAAAAATTAATAGATATGCTAAAACCATTAAGGAACTAGCAGAAGAAAACGAGGCAAAAAATGTTAAGAGTATATCAAATTAAATGGATATGCAATAATCCAATTTTGCTTCAGTGCGTACTTCCAACATCTATACAAATGTATAGTAAAGACTATGAAAATATGTCAGCCAAAGAAATTGAGAAAATCATACATGATTTTTTGTTGGAAACATATGAATATGAACCATTTAAATTTAAGTATCGAATACTAAAAGATAAGAAATCAAAAATAAAAAAGTCTTATTAAAACAGATTTTTTATTATAATTAAAATTATTAGTAAATAAAAAAACAAGGAGTTTTTATAATGGCAAGCAAGATTTATTATTATGTAAACAACGACAAGAGAACTGTAACCGCAGTTATTTATGGTACTATAAAAGACGCACTTAATAGGCTTACAATTATTTTAAAGAATACGAAGAATGTAAATGACTTTTTTTATCGTGATATAATTTATTCAGCAATTGATAAGTATAACTGTGGAGATACTGTATTCAATGAAGATAGTGGCATGCTTTATGGTAAAGATGATAAGATCAGCTCGACAATTACTGCTGAGCCTGATATTGAATTCAATGAAGACACTATCGCACGACTTAAGTATATTGCTAAGTGTAGCGTAAAGAATAAGTATCATAAGCAGCTTGAGAGTACTCTGTCAAAGTATTTTGACTTCTTTGTATCTGTTGCAGAGAATATCAATAGTACTATTCATAATAGTGTTAAGACAAGAAGCGAGCATCAATTCTCATATATAGATGTAGCTGATTGGGAAAGGATCAAGGAGAATAGACGTAAGCAGTCTACTGATGAGATTTAATTTATCTCTCTTCCCTTCCATCTTTTTTTTTATTTTTCTGTTATAGGTTGACTCTGAAATAGGTTTTTAGCAACCTATAATAACTCACACATCTTTTTGTCTTATTTCTTTTTTCTCTCTCATCTTTTTCATTTTATTTTTTATTTTTTATTTTTCTAAGATGAGAGACTCATTTTTATTTTTTACAGATATAAGGCATTTGACTAATTAGTTTTTATAGCTGGATGGCGTTATTTATAAGATGAAATATAGACCCTTGTTATTTTAATGATGAGATGAAATATTTTAAATAATAATACAATTTAGATAATATAAGCTCATTCTAAATTAGAGAACGGTTGAATATAAATATTTAAGACACTAATTTAAATAATATAATGCAAACTTATATTATTTGTATTAAAAAATAATATTATCTAGGTATATCCTAGATAATAAGCGGGCACTGTCAGTTGTCCGACGATGCGACAAAGGCGAAGAAGACTTGGTTTCGTTTGAACTTCGATTCTGTATTTTTTTCAGAATAAAAATACTTTAGTTGCAAGCTTGTGATTTTAATCGTAAGCAACTGACCCAGCTTTTCTTTTTAGCAAAAAAAGAATAAATAATACCTGCATGAGCAGGACTATGCCGCTATGGTGGAATTGGCAGACACTCGGGATTTAAAATCCCGTGAGATTATCTCATACCGGTTCAAGTCCGGTTAGCGGTACCATTGGCGTCGTTTTGCCGCGTGTTTGAAAGTAGTGTATTGCTATATGGGGCTTAAACTATTACAAACAAATAGCAAATCATTATATATTGTACTCGTTAAATATTTTTGGATTGTAGTAAGGAACAGCGTAATAAGCAGGAAATGAGTCAATCCCGGATACAATATATTTCTAGACAAATACTGCAATATTTTAATTACATAAAAACATTTTATTATTTTGTCTAGGTGTTCATTTTTGGAGAAAGACGGTTACAGCAATATTTAACAAGAAGAAAAAGCATTAAGTATGGTTTTACACCGCACCGTCTTGCTCCTTTCTATTTTTCTATTATAAAAAGGAAAGGATTTATATTCTCACTAATACTCATGGGCAAGCCCATGTGGTTGTTCAACAACCAAGAGTGAGTAGCCTAAGCCTTAAAATAAAGGCTACGTTAAGAGAGAATATATAGTTACCTACGGATGTAGTACCAAGTCTATAGCTCTAAGGTATGTGTTTAAACAGTTCTGTGGTATAGGAACAGTGTTGCATGCTCAAAACCTCTCATTAACATTGGCGATGGTACACTAACCGCTCTTTGGAGCGAGTAATTAAATCCTATTTAGAAAGGAATGCGTACTTATGGTTTACGTCTTAAACAAAAACGGACGACCTTTAATGCCTACAAAAAACCACGCTAAAGTGCGTATTCTATTGAAATCAAAAAAGGCAAAGGTAATAAAAAGGTGTCCGTTCACTATACAACTTTTATATAGCAGTACGAACTATACACAAGATATTAACTTAGGTGTAGATACTGGTAGCAAACATATCGGGATCTCTGTCACTACAAAAGATAAGGTTCTTTTCGAGTCTGATGTGGAATTACGAAACGATATAGTGGGTTTGCTATCTACTCGTAGACAAAATCGTAGAACCCGTAGAAATCGTAAAACAAGATATAGAAAACCTCGTTTTAATAATCGTAAGAGAAAAGATGGTTGGTTAGCACCTTCGGTACAAAATAAAGTAGATACTCATTTGATGGTTATCCGTAAAGTGCATGAAATTTTGCCTATATCTAAAATAATCGTAGAAGTTGCAAGTTTTGACATCCAAAAAATCAAGAATCCAAGTATTGCAGGAACAGACTATTATGAAGGAGAGCAATTAGGTTTTTGGAATGTAAGAGAATATGTACTGTTTAGAGACGAACATACATGTCAGTGTTGTCATGGCAAATCAAAAGATAAGGTATTAAATGTACATCATATTGAAAGTCGTAAAACAGGTGGGAATGCATCTAACAACTTAATTACATTATGTGAGACCTGTCATACTGGCTATCATAAAGGTACTGTAGAATTGCCAAAGACCATTAAACGAGGTATGAAATTCAAAGATGCGACGTTTATGGGTATTATGAAATGGGCTTTCTATAACAAATTAAAAGAAATTTATCCAAATGCCAGTTTGACTTATGGCTACATTACAAAGAATACACGCATTGAAAATAAATTACCAAAAGACCACTATATAGATGCAAGGTGTATAAGTAACAACCCGAAAGCTACATCTGACGGTTGTATATATTATCAAAAGAAAGTACGTTGTCATAATAGACAACTATATAAGAATACTATTCTTAAAGATGGTTATCGTAAACGAAATCAAGCACCTTATGAAGTAATGGGATTTAGACTTTACGACAAAATTCGTTGGAAACAGCAGGAATGTTTCATCTTTGGTCGGCGTTCTACAGGTAGAATGGATTTAAGACTTTTGGATGGTACAAAAGTTAATGCATCCGTAGGGTACAAAAATCTTAGGTTGTTGGAAATGCGTAAAAATATGCTTATTGAATTAAGAAAAGGAGGTCAAAGCAGTTTCTCCCACAGACAAGCCTGTGGGGTTCCACGCTGAGAATTTCATGACTAATAATTTTAAGAATGCTATGCGTTTAGCGACTAATTATACCGATACTGAAAACGGCGCACTCACTCATAAGTCTACTTTAAACGATGTTTATGATATGTTCGCGATGGGCGCAGCTATGCGTGAAAGACCTGATGCAGACATTGTACTTATGTTTAAGAATGCTTGCGCAGAAGATTTAGATCTTGCTCTTAAGTGTCTCTTTTATATCAGAGATATAAGAGGTGGTCAGGGAGAGAGACGCTTCTTTAAGCTTTGTCTTGAATGGCTAGCAGAATCCCAGTATTACAAGAAGAAGATTGCCTACAGAGAAGATTATCTCAAGAATTTCTTTGATGAAATCGTAACTGTAGGAAGATTCGATGATCTGTATGCTTTTGTAGGAACATATGCGGAAAAGGATATGTGGAAGTATCTGAATGATACCATTCAGGAAGATCTCAAGCTTCTGAAAAAGGATATGCCGGTATCTCTTTGTGCCAAGTGGCTTAAAAGTGAAAATACAAGCTCGAAGGAGTCCAGAGAACTCGGCAAAAAGACTCGTGAAGCTTTCAATATGACTCCCAGACAGTATAGAATTACACTTTCAAGACTTCGTAAGAAGATCAAGATCGTAGAAACTACTATGTCTCAGGGAGATTGGAACGATATTGATTTTGCCGCACTTCCCTCTCGCGCTGGTTTTAAGTATCGCAACGCTTTTATGAATAGTGAAATTATTGGAGATAAGTATAAGGAGTTTATCTCTAATAAGGACACGAAGGTTAAGGCTGGCACACTTTATCCGTATGAAATTACAGAAAAAGCATTCGACTCATTATATTATAGTAAATATAATGATAGTGAAAGAAAGGTATTAAATAAGTATTGGGATAATCTCAATGATTATTTCAATGGCTGTTCTTTTAATGGTATTGCAGTCGTAGATACTTCTGGATCTATGTTTGGTACACCGTTTAATGTAGCATCATCACTTGGTATTTATTGTGCGGAAAAGAATAATGGTCCTTTTGCAGATTGTTTTATAACTTTTTCGAATAAGCCCAAGTTTGTCACAATCAATAAGAATCTTGATATTGTAGATAAGGTTGATGTCTTTCGTAAGAATGCTGAAATAGCAAATACAAATATTGAGGCAACTTTTGATCTTATTCTTAATACTGCTATTAAGAATAATTTGGATCCGAAGGATATGCCAGAGAACCTTATCATTATTTCAGACATGGAATTTGATCAGGCAAGAAGTTATCCAAGAATTCCAGAAAAGACTCTTATAGAAAATATAAAAGATAAGTGGTGTATGACAAGGTATAAGATGCCTCATCTGATTTTCTGGAACGTAAACGCAAGACAGAATAACATTCCTATGTCTCTCGAAGAAGGAGATGTAAGTTATGTATCTGGATTCAGCCCGAGCATCTTCTCTTCTATTCTTACTGGTAAGTCTGGTCTTGATCTTATGTATGAGGCAATTGATAAGCCAAGATACGATTTCCGTGTAACTGAGTATTAAATAAAATATCTCACCATATGTAATAATATGGTGAGATTATAATCTTAGACAGAAACAGCAAATGTTTTGAATTTATAATTTATTTTTTTGCAGGTCATAAACATAAATACTGTCTAGTAATTATTGTATATTTTTTAAAAGACACTTATTTGGTCACTCTGCAATTTTTTACCAAATATAAGATATGTTCTTTAAAAATAGTGTCTTGCAAATATATTTTGCTCCTTTGAAATTAATAATAAAGATAAGTGGCTGCTTATTTTGGCAGCTGCTTATATTGGGGTGTCACCAAGCGGTAAGGTACAAGATTTTGACTCTTGCAATCGTCAGTTCGAGTCTGACCATCCCAGCCAATGGCGGAATCAGCCATAAGTCAAAATGATTTAGCAGGCACTGCTATAAAATGTAGATAGACACTATCTTAAAGTGTGTAACGGCAGCTCACAGTAAGTAATGCGTAGCTATTGGTTAGTTCTACAATAACCTGAAACAAAACGGTCAGACTAATCGATTGTAGAATTTTTAAATATGCTATAACATAAAAACCACAAAACCCAAAAAGTATAAGTGTGCAAAATTATGTATGTATTTGTATATGCACATCTACAAATACTATATCTTTGGTAAATATAAGGTTTTAATACGTAAAAATAAATATTTGCAATTAGATATGATCTATAATTGCAAGTATGAACATTCCCACAGTGGCAATGAACATACAAATGTCGTAAATCTTGGAAAAAGTATTTATGACCTTGTACCTCCATGAAAGATTTTTAAGGAAAAATAGAATAAGATAAAATATACTTTTTGTTTTTAAGATTTCTCTTAAAATGTTTTGTGGCTTTTATATTATAGCATAAAATAGATATTTTGTCAATAGTAATAATATAAATACAAATATCGCAGATATGGATGTTGGTTTCCAAGCTGGGCTCATAACCCGGTCGACCGGGGTTCAATTCCCCGATCTGCAACCAATAGGATCACACTTCAAAGACCTACGGGCTTGAAGTTCTCCTATGTTACTCGTCTAACCTAGTGTAGATCGAGCTGAGGTCTCGTCTTGTAGCTATCGAAAACCAAGATAGCTACGGGCGTTTCCGTTACAAAAAAATAATATGCTTCGCTGGCGCAATCGTTAGCGCAACCGCCTTGTAAGCGGTAGGTTGTCGGTTAGAGTCCGACGCGAAGCTCCATAGGTATTGCTACCGCAGATGGCAATATCGAAACAAACAATATTTGATAACAGCGCTGGCAGACCGCTAATAGTCTGCTGTCCTACCCCAAAAATACCGTAAAAAACTACGGGAATTAACGCCTGCGGAGATTATGCGAATCAGAGATGACCGCTAAATCGAAGAAACAGGAATTCCGCGATGTTTTAGTCGCAGAAAAGTAAGACATTGAAATTTCAGTGTTAGAACCTCCATCTTTTTAATTATGGAGAAGTTCAAAGGTGAACTCTACCGACGATTCCAAGGGGAATAGCTCTAAGTATAGTGACCGACTGACTGAGCTAAATAAGTGAGATAGTCTATATCTTCAGAAGACAGACAGAGAAATATAGATGATGCCTGGTGACAAAAGGGGCTTGAATAATGAGTCGGATCTGTGAGCAAAATAGTACTTTTGTGATTGTAAGCTATTTTGCAATACTCGTTGGCAATGAGGAAACGTTATAGGCATGTTATCCGCGTTAATTGCAAAATCACAATATATGCTCCTATGGACAAGTGGTTAAGTCGTTGCCCTTTCACGGCAGAAACTCCAGTTCGAATCTGGGTAGGAGTACCATATAGGTAAATAAAAATATGACTGGTATTTATAAAATAACAAATAAACTGAACAATAAATCATATATTGGTCAAAGTACAAATATTATAAAAAGATTTAATAAACACAAAACGCAAAATAGCTTGTATAATCATCAATATAATACACCATTTCATAAAGCTATTAGAGAAGATGGTATAGAAAATTTTATATTTGAAATTTTAGAAGAATGTGGTAAAGAAGATTTAAATCAAAAAGAGATGTATTATATTGAAAAATATAATACATCATTTCCAAATGGATATAATATGAGCTATGGTGGCAAAACAGGTAGTTTAAATAAGATATATTCATTCGAAGACGTACTTTCTATTAAGAAATTAATAAAAGATAATACTATGTTATTATCTGATATAGCAAAACAATATGGCGTAACATTACAAACAATTTCTGATATAAATGCTGGCAAAAGGTGGCATGATGAAAATGAAATTTATCCATTAAGAAAACGTGTCAAACACAATGATATATGTAAAAAATGTGGTAAGGTCATTTTTAAAGGCACAAAATATCATTTATGTCGTAACTGTTACAATCAAAGCAAAAAAGAAAATGCTATATAATTGATATAGTATTATACGAGCATGTAACTCAGTTGGTAGAGTTTGGAACTTTTAATTCCACTGTCTCGGGTTCGATTCCCGATATGCTCACCAATTATCCAGATATAGTTCAGTTGGCTAGAACGCTAGATTTGGGATCTAGAGGCCGTGAGTTCGAGTCTCACTATTTGGACCATGCCCACTAGGGTCTTAGAGCCTTAGAATGAAACCGTGCGATTTGGCAGCACGACTTTCTCAAGAGTTTAGAGTAAAATCTGAGTTGCTATTTGACTTGAAAATAGATAATCGCGTGTAACGGTTTGAGAATATTACACATTTGTTTGTGACTCCGTTTTACGGAGCCTTATGGAAGAGTACCGAAGTGGTCATAACGGCATAGTCTTGAAAACTATTGTGTCTTTAATTAGACTCGTGGGTTCGAATCTCCACCTCTTCCGCCAGATAAGATAGATACAGCAATTATTTTAGGAAAAGATTTGTAAGCTTTCAGCCAAAAACATCTATCTTGTTTAAAAAGACAGCTACAGCTATTTTTTACATATATTGATGATTATTTTTGTACTGTCTTGTATTTGCTTCTTTAGCTCAGTTGGTCAGAGCACGGGGCTGTTAACCTCGGTGTCGTTGGTTCGAATCCAACAAGAAGCGCCAGCAGACTTATAAATACGAGGACCAGATTATTTTGTAAGTGCTGTATATCTGTGATATGCAGATTAACGTCTAAGCGATCTGTAAGATCGTTGCTCACAGAGTTCGTATAGGTAGCCGACGACAACACGGCTATCTATACGATTATTTTTTAAGGAAAATTATGAGAACGTTTAAGATAGAAAAAAATCCGAATGAATGTGGCAAATTATATTATCGTGATACCGTAACGTTTGAATCAGGTGTTACTGTACTTATTGGATGTAATGGTTGCGGCAAAACTTCTCTGCTTAGTCAGATCAAGTATAGTTTAGATAAAGAAAATATACCATATATATTTTATGATAATTTGCATGATGGCGGAGAGAATGCCAGATCAAAAGCAGGATTCTTTGGAGACATGAGTTTCTTAGCTGCTGCTATTCAGTCGTCTGAAGGCGAAAATATTGTAATGAATATGTGCAATATAGGTTGTAAGATGGGAGCTTTGACTAAAAAGTACCCAGATGCTAAAGAACTATGGTTTTTATTTGACGCAGTAGATAGTGGATTATCTATAGATAATATCATAGATTTAAAAGAAGGTTTGTTTGAAGCCGCAATAAAATATAATCCTGACAAAGAAATTTATATTATTGCTTCCGCAAATGAGTATGAGTTGTGTCATGGCGAGAAATGCTTTGATACTTATCTATGTAAATATGTAAATATAAATTCTTACAAACAGTATAAGAATTTTATTCTTAAATCAAGAAGAAGAAAAGATAAACGAGAAGAAAAGCATAATCATTAAAACATAAAAATGTCAATTATAGATTACGGAGCCATTGCATTTAAAAATGGCAAATTAATTTCCACTAATATGTTTACTCCCATGAAACAAACTGTCGGGTGGAGAGATACAAAGAAAGATGTTTACAGATCGTATGACTGTAATGATAATTACGTATATAAGCCATTAAATCTAAAAGGTAATCATTTTGTTTATATCGGCGACAGAGATTGTACTATCGCTTTTTATAAAGGATGGATGGCAATACTTGAAAAAACTTATGATCCTGATACTACTAGCGATGAGTATTTAAAAAGCAATCATTTAACGTGTTATGATAGAAGATGGGAAGATTTCCTTTATAATAATTATACATGGATTAAATGGGAAGACTATGCAGGCGGAGAAGATATAACAGTAACCAGAAAAAATGGATACTTTGTATGTAAGTGGAAGTATAAAGGAGATAAATATAAGGTATATTTTGGTTATGGCGTTGATTTCAGCAGCTATAAAAAATGGCGTATAGTTAATTATTATAGGTGTCCTGCGTCAATCTGGAGAGATATAAAATATTGCATAAAAGATTTAATTAACGATATGCGTTATAAAATCAGAAATATGGGCCATTAGCTCAGTTGATCAGAGCAATCGGCTCATAACCGATCGGTCCTAGGTTTGAATCCTAGATGGCCCACCAATAGAACAATAATGTTCTTCTTCAATCCGATATTCTCCTTTCTCATATCAAGAACAAGTATTGCCTGGATATATTCTAGGTAATGGGCGGGTGCTGTCAGTCACCCGATGATGTAGCAGAAGTGAAGAAGATTTTAATATCGCTTGAACTTCGATTCTACATAATTTTTAGTAGAATAAAAATATTCTAGTTACAAGCTTATGATTTTAATCATGAGCAACTGACAAGCTAATACCTCCTTTTAAAATTTTTTTGTTTTCCATGTGATTTGCCCTCCTTTCAAATCTTTTGTTAATATCGGATTATTTTTGCCCTGCCCAGTTTAAGTTCTGGGTGGGGCAAAAAATTTTTTTACCTATTTTGTTTTACTTCAACGCCTGGATAACACATAGAACAAGAAAAATATAATAGAAAAAACAGAAAAGGATAAATAAGATTATGAGCAAAGATAGTTTTAAGATATATAATCCAACATTTGCTATTGTATTGAAATTAAATAGACAATTCGATCCAAAATATTTAATTAGTGTGGGTCAAATTGTTTTTGAAGCCAATAATCATACATATGCTTTTGACGCAGATTCGAGTTATATTTATTATTTGAATGATACGTATGTTGGTATAGGATTAGAAGATATAGTAGATCCATTTACAGATGAAGAAATTACTTTTGATTCTAATGATCTCAAAAATATTACTAAATTCAATGAATTCTATATTTTTATTGAAAGCAAGGATAAGATTAGTATAGAATCAATAAGCGAGTTTAGTATAGAATTCAGTGATTTAAATTGTAATCACACAAGAATAGATGTAGATCATAATGTATTACAAGATTGCTTTGAAAATACATTATCATATGAATTTTATAATTTGTCAGAAAATAAGAGTTATTATTATAATGGAAAGGATGTGAAGTAAGTGCCCGCATTAAATACAAAGGTGCCTTTTATACCAGTAATGTTTGCAG